GACAATCTCCATTGTTTGTTCTTAAATCTTCTCAAAGTGTGAAGCCACTGTCTTCTCCGCCATCAATTTTTCTCCATTTTTACGCTTGGCTTCGGATTTTATTTCGTCGAATGCTGAACAGAGATGCGCTTCTGGCAGACGGTGTTTTAAACAATACTGTTTTTGACAGTGTTTGCAATCACCCACCAACAAAGCCCTTTTCATCGTGCAACTGTCCATTTGGCATATGGTCTTATTCATTTTGGTGATGGTAATTCGTTATTATACCAGTTCAATTTTTCTATATTACTTGAAATGGATATCGGAGTTGATTACTATAAAGTCCTTGAGATTGACCAAAGCACCTCAACCCAAGAAGTTCGTCGCTTGTATCGTAAAATCTTAGACAAATGCCAACAAGAAAAGACCCAACCGAGTCGAGAAGTCCGTTTTGCTTTTGAAATCTTGTCTCATCCAGAGAAAAGAGCGGAGTATGATACGCTTCGGAAAGCACGGGATGAAGACGTGATTTATCTGGACGAGAATGTCCTCTTTCAAAAGATGGGGATGATTAATCAAGTCTATGACCAAACTCCTGAGACAGGAAAACACACCAAAATGCTTCGAGGCAAAGACATTGTTGTCGAGGTTCCAATTACTTTGACGGAAGCCTATCAAGGAGGACAAAAAGAACTCAATGTCGAAGTCAAGTATCCGTGTCGAACTTGTGCCATTGAATGCGTCCGCTGTAAAGGAACTGGAAAGATTATGGCCTTTAAAGCGGTTTTGGGAGAGTATAAGCAAAAGATTGAGACCCCATGTAATCCTTGTAAAAGTGTCGGTTATACCTTTCGAGACAACTACAAACTGTGTGCGGAATGCAAAGGAGCGTCGTGTCTTGTCCAAACCAAAAGGTTGTTTTTCAAAATCCATCCTGGGATTGAGACCGATACGACACATACACTCGCACGGTATGGAGAACAAGTTATCCGAGGAATACCGGGTGATTTAATCATTAAAATCAAGGTCAATTCCGAAGACCCACGGATTGAACGAGCGGGAGACAACTTACGAATTCGATTAGAGATACCTTTTATTAAAACTATCACCGGAGCGAAGTATTCTCTTTCACTTCCCAACGGTGAAATGGTTGAGATTGATACACTCAAGTGTTTCAATGAAGTCCTCAATCCTTTTAAACTGTATGTCTTGTCGGAAAAGGGGATGCCGGTGTATGACCCGGTGTCGAAGAGTGTGATTGGATATGGAAATGCGATTGTGCAGTTCGTCGTCGATTATCCCAAGTATCCGGAAAATCTGAAAGACTTACAGTCGATTGAAGACCAGTTTAATAATGTTTTTGGAAACCCTGGATTAGACCGATAATTTTTTCGTGCGAACAACGCAGGAAGGAAAAAAATTGATTTTTTTATTGGAGTATTGGAACAAGAACAATACCTGTATTCGAAGATGTCTTTTACCCACCAAGAAACTACTACTTTGCCGGCTGGTTATGACCCGAAGAAGTGGGCACCGGCTGCGGGTTACTACCCCAGTCTGTTCAACACTCCGAAGGTCTATAACCCGCCGACCAATACTGACTTTGCTTACATTCCGATGCCTTTCGCTCACGGCACCTTGGGTGCTCGGTTGGTCATTGGCAAGAACGGTTCGGTCTTCAAGGCCATCACGACACAGTCCTTTGTCGATTACATCTGGTTCAATACCGAACGCGGTGTCATCGAAATTTGGGGAGCAGCGAACAACATCGAGAATGCGGTGCAGAGATTGCAAGCGCATATCGAGCGGATCCAGAAGCAGTTGAGCCAACAGTAAAAAAGGTAAATGGAATTAAGTTAAATGTGGGTTGTATAGACACATTTTTTTTTACTTTACTGGAAAAAAGTAAAGTAATTGTATGAGTTAAATCAAATATAATCGCCGAGTAAAATAAAACAATGGCGTTGAATGTATCGAATATCAACCCATACGTTGTAAATTACAGTAATAATATCGCGACGGAAGGTGCTGTGATTTTCAACTTTTCCGTCGGCCGACAAATCGTAGCTTTGCGTGACTCAAATGATAGCAATGTCGGTATTGATCTCCTATTAGGGGCGACCGGTGACATGTATCTGAATGTTGCTGGATCACAAAATGTAAAGATTACCACTGCCAATGACGAAACGACCTCAATCCAAACCATTGGTAATCGTGGGTTCGAGTTTATTAGTGATAATCGAGTGACGTTGGGAGACGTTGAGATTTATCATGACGCTGATAACAAGCAACATTTTTGGACAGCCATGAACGAAATTCAATTGAGTAATCAAGTCACTGTCTCCGGAGCAGGGGTCGTTCTCGGAGACCTTGTCGCCGGAGGCACAGTTGAAACGACTGATGAACTGGCCGTCATTCGAACCTATGACAACAACAAAAAGGTTGGCTTTGGATTTCGGATTACGGATGATCAAAATCTCGAACTGGTTAAGTTCGATAACGTTCGGAATGTGACTAAACGTGTCGCTGTTCTCGGAAAAGGTGAGGCCTCTGTCCCACAAAATGATACTACTGCCTATGTTGCTTTTAGCAGTAATACAGTCGATACTTCAAGGTCGAACTTAACTTCGACTTTGTCTGCGGGACCCATCACCCTTCCGCCCTGGGTGACGATTGCACCCAAGACTGACAATAGCATCGTTTATTACAAAGGTAATGTTGGAATTGGCACCAGTGTAGCGAATTATCTTTTGGATCTCTCGAATGGAACAGCTCGGACATCGAATTTGATTGTTCGGAATAGTGCAATTGAACAATCACATACGGCGGATCGGATTTTGTATGTCAATGCTGAAAATGAAATAGTTTCGAGCGGTATCTCTGAGCTGTTATTGACCCAGAACCCAGTCCGGTCATTCTATAATAATGGTGCGGTATTGTATGTTGATGGAAACAAGTCCGTTGGACTGGGGACATCGTCTTTGTCGGGGTCAAATGCTTTAGAGATTAGTGGAAACATGAGAATTGCTGGAGACATTCTTCCGGCTTCAAACTCGGTCTATAGTTTAGGTGATTCAAACAACCGTTTTGGTGAAGCTTTTATTTCACCCAATACAGTTTATATCGGGGACATTGCAATTAAATCTACCTCGAATGGTGAATTACAAGTGCTCAAAGTCAATCCCGAAACTGGAGAGACTACTTTGAATACAGCAGTCGATTTTGTCTTTCCATTCAGCAACAATATCGGTCTCAATGTAGCGACACCCAGTAATGCCAAACTTCACGTTTTACATGATGCCAGTTCAGATATTACGTCTTTTCTGGTTGATAAGGGGGACATCAGTTCAGACCATTTATTTTCTGTCCGGACAAATGGTAAAGTTGGTGTTGGTAGCACATCAGTCTTTACCCCAGCTTTGTTGGTGTCCGGGACATCGAATAATTTAGCATCCGGTATGTCGGTCGGTGCCAGCAGTGCATTTAATGTCGATATCTCGAATGGTCTGATTGTTCAGGGGAATGTCGGTGTCGGTATCACCAATCCGGCAGCGGCTCTGTTTGTTGATAATCTTCCAATTGGTCTGGGCTATCAAACCTCTACCGCCCCGACGAACGGAGTTTGTGTTCAAAGTAATGTTGGTATTGGTGTCTCCATTCCAGTTCCAGCTTTACACGTTGGTGGAACCGCAACTGCAGGTGTCGCCATCGGTTCCGGAGCGACCTTCAATGCAACAATTCCGGTGAATACATTGGCGGTTCAAGGTGCAATCGCCGTCGAAACCACTAATCCAGGTTCAGCGGCTTTAAGGGCTTCGAACTTGGTCATTGGTGCGACAACAGCAACTTACAATACAACCCCTATCGCCAATGGTTTGATGATTCAAGGTAATTTTGGAATTGGAACGGTCAGTGCTTCAGGTGCCAAATTGAGAGTTGGTTCCTCGAATGGTATGACCATTGGTTCGGGTTATAACGTCGTCGCACCGACCAATGGTTTGGCTGTCCAGGGCAATTTGGGTTGTGGAAAGACCAACCCGGGTTATACTGTGGATGTGGTGGGTGATATCAATTTCAGTGGGAGTTTCAATCAAAATGGGACAATGTATGTTAATAGTCAATTTACAACGACTAGCGTAACTAAAGTCTTTTACACGACTGGAAATGTTGGTTTCGGAATAACCAATCCGACTTTCCGACTGGATACCAATAGTAATCTGAGTGCCAATATGCTCGTAGCTGGATTGGATAGTAATACTTCAACTGCACTCAACACTTCGAATGCAGTCTCAATCCGTCCGGGAAATACGACTTACACCATTGGAACATTGACCAGCACTAACAACGGTCTGGTTAAAAGAGTTCGTTTGAATACACCTGGAAGCATCAACACTGGTTCTCAGACGGTCTCGGTCACCAAACACGCGACTATGTTGTGGAATAATTCCAGATGGGACACGGAAGTCGATGAGTATTCACAGTTTTCCTTTTCTTCGAATGGAGAACAGTTATCAATTACCGGAAGCAATATTGGTATCGGAACCACTCAACCCGAACAAAGACTGGACGTCGTTGGGGATATCCAAACCAATGGAGTATTGTATCGAAATGGAACCTTGTATAACGGTGACCCTTATTTAGTTAACAACAGTAGTATTTACAATTTGGGAAGCAATATTGGTATCGGAACTTCTCAACCCAGAAGTAATCTGGATGTCAATGGAACTGTTCTTTTGAATAATGGTGACGCTCTGGTGACAAATGATTTAACGGTCGATGGTAATCTGACGGTCAATGGTGAATTAACTATCGTCAATACAACTCAACTACTGGTTGCCGATCCAATTGTCACCGTCAATGGGGATGACAACAGTCTGGCCGGTCTTGAGATTGAAAGAGGAGACTCTTCCAATTACTATTTTGCATTAGACCAAAGGACTTCCCCCGAAGCCTTCAAAGTTGGAACTTCAAACGACCTTCAAACCGTTGCCACTCGAGACTCTTCTTTCCAAAATGAAGGTGTTCCTTTCTGGAAGAACGACCAACTGTCTGGAACGGATAAGTTTGTTGTCAATTCAACGACTGGATATGTCGGAATTGGCGGAACGACCACTCCAGGATACACGCTTGACATTACGGGAGACATTCGAACTACTTCACGGTTATTACAAAATAATGAACACTATCTACAAAGCTTCTTTGTTCAAGGTTCATCTTCCAATCACGTTGTTTTGTCTGATGGTAGTAATCTCAGTATTGGAACTACCTCGGCTGGAGATGATAGTAATGGTTTGTATGTCAGTGGAGACATCCGACATGACACCCTTGGAGCAAATAAGATTTTGGTTACCAATGTCAATAAACAAATTAGTTTGAGTTCGAGTGTCTCTTCAAAACTACCCTTTTTAACTGGTTCGTCTTCCAATGTTCAAGAGAATATCAATCAGTATCTTTCAATCTCAAGTGGAGTTCTGAGTGGAACACTCGGTATCGGAACAACCGTTTCAACCCCAGATTATTCTTTATACGTTAATGGTGATTTGAAACGGACTGATTTTGTAAATACAAATTTAAATAAGATTTGGGTGCCCGGTGCGAATGCTTCATGGTATCCAACGACGACGGCCACCAGTCTCGTTCTTCCATCTGGAGCCGGATTTTCACTATCCGATGCTTCAACTCATTATCTCTACACTGGAGGATCTGATCTGGAATACAATTTCCAAATTGAAGGAACGGTCACCAGTGCTCCCACGAATCCAGGTGACGACTTCTTCATCCAGTTGCCCTATTCAAATGTCGCAGAAGCCGGACTACAATTGGGTGAATTACATTTGAAAGTCAATAACGGTTCAGTCTATCGAGGACAAGCCATTGCGACATCGAACCCACTTCAAGCTCGTCTGGAGTTTATCTCGGGTTCAAATGAGTTTCGTCTGGGAGACCTGACGTCAAGTGATTTCATCGTCATTCAAGGACATCTCTACACTCGACCGGACAATTCTGATTTACCTCCGCTGGTCTCAAATCTGGTCGTTCCAAGAAGCTACGTCAATGCGGAGTTGTCTCAATCAAATAACAACGTGAGTGTCGGTCTATCGAATGGAATTGCTCGTTTGAACATTACCGAAACCGACAGTTCTGTTCCGGCCTTATTTGTAAATACAATTGAGGATGGCACTTCCGTCTCTTTACCGGTCTTAGAAGTCATCGGGAAGACCAAACCGATGTTCTCTGTCTTACGTTCAGGAAAGACGCAAATTGGGAATAGTCTCTATGTCGCCAGTAATTTATATGTTGGAAGATATCTCGTCTATGATACAACCAATTTATCTGTTGGAGAGAGTAATCTGCAACTTGGAACGAGTGTCGGTAATCCAGACAGTGGAACCCTTGGACTGGAGATTTTCCGTGGTTCATCCAATACGGCATTTGTGGTCTTTGATGAAACAGATGGTTTCTTTAAAGTTGGTTTGTCCAATCAATTGGATACTGTCGCCACCGTTGGCTCTGCCAATGACAGCAACGCTTTAATTTGGAATGGAGATGGATTTATCGCCAATCGAGACCTCTTCATTGGAACCAATGCCGAAATTGGTGTTGGAACGTCTTCTCCTTCAGCGACTTTTGATTTGTTCGGGGAAGTTAGATTAGACAGCACCGCAGGTTCTGAGACCATTGAGATTAATAACGTCTTCAATCTAACGAATGGTGACCTTCAGTCGGATAGTTTGATTGGGACTTCGGTTTTAGGTGTCGCGAGCAATCAAGATAAATTAGTTAAGAGTTTGAATAATGTGACGGTCACCGAGCTCAATCAACTGTCTGGTTTGAATGCTAACTTGAATACTCAGATTGCGACAAAAGAGAACAATTTGACTGGGGCGGTCTCTGAACTGTCTTCTTCGAATTTGACTGCTGGGAAAGTCTTAGTCACCGATGGTTCTGGAAAAGTGGTCGTGTCGACTGCAAGTGATATCGAACTCGAATACGCGGTCAGTGGTCTAAGTGGAAGTGTCATGAGTTATCTCACTCCGAAGGTGGACAGTTCAATTAATGGTATTAGTGATATCAGCGGTTCAATTACTACCGGTCGATTTGATGCCTCTAATGATTTGAATGTTTCCGGACAAACTGTCATCAGTGGAAATGTTGTTGTTAGCAGTGGAAACTTTGTATTAAATGATAACACGACTTTGAACACTGAAGAGACCCTAATCCGAGACAATTTGATTACTGTCAATAATACCAGTAGTGCTCCTCAGGTCGGACAGTTGTCTGGAATTGAGATTGAAAGAGGAGACCTTTCAAACTACTATTTCGTCTATGAAGAAGGAAGCAATGAAAGTTCGGGTGGGTTTAAGATTGGAATGAGTAATAGTCTGCAAAAAGTGGCGACACGTTCGACTTCGATTGAAAATGGTTCGGTCGCGGTCTGGAATAGTTCGTTGTATCAACTTGAATCCGTCAGTCAATTGACACACTCGAATGGTGTTGTCAGTGCTCGTCAATTGGAAACAAATACGTTATTATATCAACCAAATGGTCTGAGTGTCGGTTCGGTCGCATCACATTTGAGTTCCAATGCCTCTATTTACACATTTTCAACTTCCAATCTGTTTTTAGTGGCTTCAAGCAATTTGTATTTACAAAATGAAAATGCGGATCGTTTCCGGTTTAATATGTCAAATCAGGAACTCAATTGTGTTGGTGATTTAACCGGTTTCGACACTGCCTTGGCCTCGGATCTCCGATTGAAGACTGGTATTCAAGAAGAAGGTGTTCGTGAATTAGCTCTTTCAACCATTGAGAAACTCCAGCCGGTTTCCTATGAATGGAAGTATCATTCTCGTCCTCGTGAAGCTGGATTTATTGCACAAGACGTTGCAACATTTGCTCCGGAACTGGTCAATTATAATACCACCAATCAAGCATACGCGGTCAAATACAGTCGTATAGTCCCGTATTTGGTCAGCACTATTCAGACACTGAAAGAACGGATTGAGAAACAACGTCAGTCTATTCTGGAAAAATTAAGAAAGTAGGAAAAATACGAATAATAACAGGTTCTTTTTTTAGTGTGATTTAAATCATTTTATATCTAAATTGTAAAAAGAGGTAGATGGCTCTGGACAGTTCAAACCTCAACCAATACTCGGTGACGTATCTCGAAGACACATTTACACTTTTTGACACTCTCGTCACTAAACAAGTTGCTGCCCTTCGGAGAACCGCCAATAAGAATGAAGGTGTCGACTTAATGCTCGGAGCGACCAAAGACATTGTCTTTAATGTTGCTGGTTATGATGCAGTCAAATTAAAACAAAAATCAGAGAACGACAATACCACCGTTTTCCAAGCCATGAGAGAACAAAAACTCGAGTTTAAACCCGATGACTCTCAAAGAACACTTAAACTCGGTGATATCACCATTCAACGGAGCAACAATGTTCAAAAGATGTCTTCGACCATGCAAGGGATTGAGTTTGATGATGACGTCAAAATTGATGGTTCCGAAATCGTCTCTGGTGATCTCTTTGCCGGTGGTTCGGTCATGGGTCGGTCATTGAGCTTGGTTCGTTCTTTTGAAAATGAAAGAAAAGTCGGTTTCAGTTTCCGTGTCACAGCTGACAGCAACTTGGAAGTCGTCAAGTTTGATAACTCGAACAACTTGACCAAGCGGATTATGATCTTTGGTCGGGGTGACACCACCAGTCAATCCAATGACGGCTCTTTCCCCATCTTCTCCGCTAGTAATATCGATACCAGCAACGCAGGAAGTAATGATAATGGTATCTCCAGTGATCCGAGTTTAGGTAGTCAATGGACGACGACAGAAGATAGCAACGCCATTTACTATACCAGTGGTAATGTTGGTGTTGGCACAGTCGATCCACGATACCCTCTGGATGTCAATGGAACGATGCGGACTTCGAACTTGCTGGTTGAAGGTGGTCGAATCTCGAGCGACCTCTTTACCGCCAATTACGTCCTTGGAACGAATGCGAATAAAGAAATTGTCACCACTGCGGTCTCGGTCTCTTCTTTAGCCTCCAAACCAGAGAGCTTCACCGTTAATGGAAGTAATATTTACCTCTTAAACAGCAATGTCGGTATCAACACCAGCACTCCTCAAGCTCGTTTGGATGTCATCGGTAATATGAGAATTGCGGGTGATATTCTTCCGGTCAGTAATGATGTTTATAGTTTGGGTAGCTCGAACGCTCGTTTCAAAGACCTTTGGTTAGCTGGTAGCACTCTGTATCTCGGAGCCAATACACGGATCCAAGCCAGTTCAACTGGAACTCTTTCGGTCTCGGTTGTTGATTCGAACGATGGAACCGTTTTGAGCACTTCAACTGCGGTTGAGAACTTGTATCCGGTCAATAGTAATATCGGTATTGGAACCAAAACACCGGCGGCAAGACTTCACGTTCTGGGGTCAAATAATGTCTCCTTAGCCATGTTGGTCGAGATTGGTGATGCGGGTGCAACTACCATCCAGGATAACATTGATGCCATTGGAACTCCTTTGATAAAACTCTTTACTTCGACTGAAACACCCTCTTCAAGTATTGCCAATCTTGGCAGTGTTTCTGGAACTTTCACGGCGACAGGAACTGTTGAGACGAGAGCCTTTTTTTCAACTGGATTGAATGGTGTTGGTTTTACTGCGGATGATGGTCGTTTAGTTTCAAATATTACTTTAGCTAATCTTGGCCTGTCTGGAACTTTGAAACAGTTCTCTATCTCGATGTGGTTTCGTTCAACTGTTTATGATAGTTCTGTTGGAGGAAAAGCCATTTTGTCTATGGATGGTGATGGAACGACTAATTACACTCGGTTTGGTATCAGATGTTATGGAGCCGCCAACTATAAACCCAGCTTTGCCACTGGATTTGGAGGCACCGGTGATCAGTTCGATATCTCCGCTTTTACAGCTAACAATTGGCATCACATTGTCGGAACTGTTGATGCGACTACCAATTCGAATAACTTCAAGGTCTATGTCGATGGAAATTTAGTTGGAACCACTTCTTTGAGTGGCTATACACTGGGTCCCGATACCGAGGTCTTCAAAATTGGTGAGCTCTTTACTCATACCGCAGGAACTGCTTATTCTTCAAGTAAATTCTCTTGGGGTCCCCTTCGTCTTTACAACAAAGTTTTGAACACAACCGAAATTGCAACTCTTTTCACAGAGAAGAATTACACCCCATCGATTTCGACTCGTAGTGCAGCTTTTGCCGTCACCAACAGTGGTAATGTCGGTCTCGGCACTTCCAACCCGGCGGCGGCTCTACGGATTGCCAACTCCAATGGTGTCGCCATCGGTGATTCCAACGCTTACAACGTCTCACCCCCGGCCAACGGTCTGATTGTTCAGGGTCGTGTTGGTATCGGTTTGACTAATCCGGCCTCTTCGCTGGTCGTAGCTGGAAATGGAGGTGTCGCCATTGGTAGTAGCTCGACTTTTAACTTCGCTGCTCCGCCCAACGGTTTGATTGTCCAAGGAAAAGTCGGTATCGCCACCACCAACCCCAATCCGGCTTTATACGTCGCCAGTAGCTCTGGTATGACTATCGGCTCCAGTGCCGCCTATAACATCGCCGCCCCAACCAATGGTCTGCTTGTCCAAGGTAAGATTGGTGTCGGTGTAACTAACCCCACGCCTTCGCTTTACGTTGCTTCAACCAGCGGTGCCGCCATTGGTGCTTCAGCCAGCTACAACGTCGCTCCTCCATCCAGTGGTCTGATTGTTGAAGGTAAAGTCGGTCTGGGTGCGACCAACCCCACTCCGGCTCTCTACGTCGCTGGTGGTGCTTCGATTGGTTCCAGTGCGACTTACAACACCACTGCACCGACCAATGGTTTGTGTGTCCAAGGAAATCTGGGTGTCGGTAAGACCAACCCCAGTTATCCTTTGGATGTCGTGGGTGATATCAACTTCACTGGCACCTTCCGTCAAAATGGAAGCCCTTTTGCGGGTTCTCAATTTACCACATCCGGAACCAACGTCTTCATTATCGGAAGCAACGTTGGCTTCGGCACCAACAACCCAACGGCGGTCGTCGATGTCAATGGGGCTCTTCGTGCTGGTGGCTTTATTGGTGGTTTAGACAGCAACAACGCCTCGACCATTCCGTCAAGCAATCTTTACAGTATCCGTGCTGGTGCCGGTGCGACTTACGTCATGGACAGCAACTTGAGTTCGGTGCATAATGGTCTGAGAAAGATTGTTCGTTTTGAGACACCGGGAGGTTTCTTGTCGGTGGCCGGAACAGTCCATTATGTCAATCGGACAGCCGAATTGTTCTGGACAAATGACCGATGGGTCGTCGATGTCCTCAATTACTCGGATTTTACTTCGAGCGGAAGCAATGTCTATTTACAAAGTAATGTCAAGTTTGGCCTCGGAACCAGCAATCCTGAGTTTTCTTTAGACGTCAATGGAAATATCAACTTTACCGGTTCTCTACTTCAGAATGGTCAGCCGTATCAAGACTCCGTCTTCGTCAAAGATGGTAGCAATGTCTATGTCATTGATAGCAACGTTGGTATCGGCACTTCTGACCCTCAAGCGACTTTGCATGTCGAGGGTGGTTTGCGTGCCACTGATATAATTGTTTCAAGTAATCTCGAAGTCGCTGGGAACTTGACTGTCAATGGAACCACGACCGCCATCAACTCAACAACTTTGGAAGTTGCTGACAATCTGATTGTTATCAACAAGAACCAAACTGGAACTCCTCTCTCGACGATGGTCTCTGGTCTGGAAGTCGAGAGAGGCTCGGCTTCGAACTATCTCTTTGTCTTTGAAGAATCGAGCCAGTTGTTCAAAGTTGGTTTGAGCAATGAACTCCAAGCCGTCGCGACTCGGGATGACGTGATGACCGACAATGCGATTGCAGTTTGGAATGGTTCGGCCTCGAAGTTTAGTAGTGTCAGCAATGTCGTCGTCGATCCGGCGACCCAGTTTGTCGGTATTGGAACCACGGCTTTACCACAATACACTCTCGATGTTGCTGGTGATATTCACTTTACTGGAAATGTCTATTCGAATGGTGAGATCTTCCGTCAAAGTCAGTTTAGAAATGTTGATAGTAATGTCTATCTGGTCAGTGGAAGCAATCTGGGTATCGGCACCACCGCACCCAAATCGGCTCTGCATGTTGTCGGAACCATTACCAATGACACTTTAACACCAAATCGTGTTGTCATCACCGATGCTTCGAATGTCTTGACTTCTTCTACAGTAACGACAACTGAATTAGCTCGTTTATCCGGAGTGACCGCCAATATTCAAACCCAACTCAATAATAAATTACCTTTAACCGGAGGTGTTCTGTCCGGTAGTTTGGGTATTGGAACAACTTCGGCTCGGGCAGCCTTGGACGTGGTTGGAGACGCGTTAATCACCGGATACATTCTGAATGACAGTAATAATGCGATTTGGTTACCGGCGAAGAATGTCAATTGGAATACGGGTGTTATCGTCGGTCTGAATGCTCCTTCTGGAGGGGCGATGACAATCAATTCGAGTAATGGAGAGTATCGTCATCTGGGTAATGACGTGATTTATTCACTGACAACCAATTTTACTATCGACACTCAAGCTAACTCCGGTGATTATACCTTGACACTACCTGTTTATTCGGCACCGGTCTCTGCCTCAACTGTTATTGGTAATTTGTTGATGACGGAGACTGACAGCAACAACGTAGTTAATACTTACCCAGTTTATGCCAAGATTGACGCATTGAGTTCAGGTTTGTCAGCTAAGCTGGTCAAGTTGTCTGGAACGACGGAGGAAAGCTTGACCACGATTGACGTTGGCTCAACGGTTCTTCTGCAAGGTTCATTGAAGTATCGGGCAGCGATTAACTCGATCTCTTCCAATTTAGCACTTCCGGAAGAACTTAAGGTCTCAGCTTTGTCTCAAGACGATAATGGTCGTTTGGCGATTAACATTCCCGGAAATGTATCTTCACGTGGTCGTTTGGACGTAACTGAAACTGAAGACAAACCGGCTCTCTTCATCGACCATCGAGCAACGACTCTAACCAATGACCTCTTGACGGTTCAGCACAACGGCTCACGTTTGTTTGCCATTGACAGCAACGGTGACGTGATTGCAAATGGAGATGTGAGTGTGGCTGGTGACTTTATTGTCTCTGGAAGCACGACTATCACTGGTGGAACAATCAATAATTCGATTGAGAACAATAAGCTTATTCTCAACTCCAATTTGACCAGTGGTGTCCCTCCTTCGTATTTACAAAGTGGTATTGAAGTTTTACGTGGTGACTCGAACAGTTTCCTCGTTGTCTTTGATGAAGCTGACCAGAAGTTTAAGGCCGGTCTGTCTGGCGAACTAAAGAACATTGTGACGACGAATGACGATTTAGCCAATAATGGAATTGCCATTTGGGACAACACCAATAAAACAATTAAGACCGTCTCCGGTGTAGTCTTGGATAACAGTAGCAATCTGGGTATCGGAACGAGTGCTCCAAATGCTAAACTACACCTGTATGGAGATGCCACTCAAAAGCCTCTCTTCAAAGCGTCGAGTTCAGTGGCGACGACTTCAAATGACGTGCTCTTCAGTTTGAACTCGTCGGGAACTGAAAAGTTTGCTGTTTTGGGAGACGGTTCGCTACGTGTCGATAACTTGACCTCGGATACAGTTCTGATCGCCAATGCTGGAAAGCAGATTATCTCAAGTTCAATTACTTCAACTGAGTTGGGTTATCTGTCGGGTGTCACTTCCAATGTTCAAGCTCAATTGGATGGAAAACAAAGCACAATCACCGGTGCAGTCAGTTCGGTTGTCTCGTCGGATTTGACAGCCGAGCGTGCAGTTGTCTCGGATGGAAGTGGAAAGATTACGGTTTCGACTGTTACTTCGACCGAGATTGGATACTTGTCCGGTCTGTCCTCCAACTTGACTTATCTATTGGACTCGAAACTGGATAAGACTGGTGGCACGATTACCGGTGCTTTGTCAGTGGCGAGTAATGTCACCGTGGGTGGTGATTTGAGTGTGGCCTCGAATGCAACTTTTAGTGGTTCAGTGACTATCTCTGGTGACCTGACGGTCAATGGAACAACAACGACGGTCAATACTGAAAACTTGTTGATTACAGACCCGATTGTGACCATTAATACCAGTCAAACAGGAACACCGGCACCGTTTTTATTGTCAGGTATTGAAGTTAAGAGAGGAACTGAGAGCAATTACTATTTCTTGTATGAGGAAGCGTCTTCTCTTTTCAAGATTGGTCTGAGCAATGAACTCCAAGCGGTGGCAACCCGTGATGACACGATGCCCGATGGTTCGGTCATGATTTGGGACAGTGCCAGCTATAAATTTACCAGTGTTTCTGGTCTAACAGTCGATTCAAGCACTGGACAATTAACGGTTCCGTCTTTGGATGTCTCTAGTAATTTGTATTTAGGAGGAGGACTGGTTTTAACTGGTTCAGATGGTGTCAGTTCAGTTTCAACTCCGATTAACTCGAATGGAGCGTTGTATATGTCGAATGAGAGTATGTTTATGACGGCGACCAGTAACATTTATATTCGTTCGACGGAAGGAAACAATCTGTTCCGGTTCAATATGAGTAATGGAAACTTTGTCGCAGTCGGAGACGTGACGGCATTTGATACGGCTGGTGTTTCTGACCTTCGGTTGAAGACCAATATCACTGATTTGACGGGTGCATTTGAGAAGGTTTCGAAACTTCGTCCGGTCTCGTATATCTGGAATGAACGGAATGGTGCTCGGGCTGGACAGAAGGATGTTGGTTTCATTGCCCAGGAAGTGATGGAAGTTGAGCCGTCTTTGGTCACGGAATGGGACGCCCTGGATAATGAAGAAGAGAAGTATTATGCGGTCAAATACGATAAGATTGTGCCGTATTTGGTGCAATGTGTCAAAGAATTAAAGGAAACTGTTGATTATCACGACAGCTTACTTCGTGAATTATAAAAAGAAGTGTATTGTATTTAGATACGGAGTATGATTGTATGCTGTATATCTGTATTCTTAATTTGAAGATTTCTCCTAGGGTGATTTAGATTTCAGATCAAAAATTAAAACGACCTGAAAACCTTCAAATTTCGTAAATACAGAGATACATGACTTAGCGTATCTCTGTATTCCTGTATTACTGTATTCTTCTGTATCTGTATTTTAAAATTGAAACTCACCAATCTTGGATAGAATATAGACACAAGCGTTTTTAATCTGTGTCGATACATTAACAATCAGTTCCGGTTCATTTACTGAAATTACCTGCAACCCAATTGAAACACATTGTAAGATTACCAGTCCCAAAACAGCATTATAGACACTCTCGAATTTGTCATTCACTTCCGTTTCTTCAATTTCATATGTTTCATTTTCATACACCGTATCCAAAATACGACGCATCGTCTTTTTATGAACCCGTAGCAAGAGGTCTCCTAAATCCACTTGAACCTCCGGAATTGTTAGAAGGTCGTTTATGTATTCCATGTAATTGATGAATTGACTCTCCGAGACATTATTTTTGAGAGTATGATAAATGTCCTCGATATTGGTGTACAGACTTTGGACATTGTTAGAAGACAAGTTGTTTTCGAGGATATACCGCAAAGGTAGATACCGTTCCGCACGTGAATCGGGAAAATCACGAGCAATCAAAGGAAAAAGCTCTGAAATCTTCATCATCACCTTGGAACTCATTCATTTCTTTAAATCATTTGTCTTGATGTAATTACAAAAAATATATTTCTTCAAAACAAATGTCTTCCCCTCACGAAATTAGAAAAAAGATTAACCTCTTCCACGCTTTTGTCGTTGCCCCTCTCCTGGCCTACATCGGATACAAAGGCGCTCAAACCCCCAGCTGGCTCTTTGGAGTTCTTTTGATGTTAGGTCTGCTCGTCCATTTTTACCATCTCTACAAGTTCTTTGATTTGTCCAAGATCCAAGAACAGTTTGATGACAAGTCCGCTCAACCTTTGCAACCCTTTGCCAACGTCAAGGAGGCCAGTGGTGAGAAAGCCGACGAGTCCGGAAGTGTTATGCCTTATGGATACTTCTAAATAGAGTCTTGAAACTCAATTCCAAGACGACGAGCAAATGTTCGGTCAGTCGTCTTGTCCCCAATCATCAGACACTTCTCCGGGTCGAGCTTGTATTTCTCAATGGCTTCAATACCTAATCCGGATTGTGGCTTTCGACAGAAACAGGTAATGACACCGGCTCGATGAGGACACCAACGAATGATAAACCGTTTGGATGACAATTTGAGTTTCTTTCGGATGGTTTCCATTCTCTGTTCAACTTCTTCAACCGTTTCTTTTCCTGATCCAATCGATGATTGATTGGAGACCCCAATGACGAAATTGTATTTACAAAATAACTTTTTAATTTCAGAGACCGGTCGAAGGAACTCAAGGTCTTCCGGATTACGAGGAGGTGGATATTGAATCAATGTTCCATCGATATCGACGAAGAGCGCTGAATGATTGTAAATACTTTTGTCGTAGCTTATATTCGGTGCTTCGAGGTGAATAATATGGTCAAATCCTTCGGCGGAAGTGGGTGGCACCCATTGTTTCTTGGCTTTGAAGAAGACGGCTGATGGAAACAAATCTGGACTGGACTTCTTGTATTCTTTAAGGTCTTTGGCATCGAAGAAGAGCCTTCCATGATTTTGATACATCCGACGCAGATGACGGATTTGACAGTCTTCAATCGTAGTGTCAATGACCACCGCCACGACCGGAAGCCCGTGTTCTTTCGCCCAATCAATAAAGGGCTTTCGAGCTTCCGGGGTCAGATTGGTGTTGTCAATGACAATCTTATTCCCTGAACCATCTAAAAAGCGAAGAAGATCCGAGGCCTTTCCGCCATAGGTGTCCCGAGAATAAACGGAGTATCCTTTGGAAGCGAAAAGTTGATTGGCGAGAGTCGATTTACCTGAGGCAGGGAAACCGCATAAGACGATAAGTTCGTTTTTCTGTAAGATGGGAACGGATACCATTTACAATAAAAATAAGGTTTTGTTTAATTAGAACTCATACTCCATAAAAACACCAATCTCCCGAAGTAAGTCATGCAACTTGAGAGTTTGGTAAGAAGTCTCAAGGTCAGAATGACCACCTAAGAAAGTCTCACCGATGAAAATCTGGGGGAAAGTTTTATGATTTGTTCTTGCCAGTAACACGTTCTTTCTCTCTTCGTAATCCGGTGCTTCCGAATCGTAATAAACTTCAGTGTAAGCTACATTGTGTTTGGTAAAGAAGGCCTTCGACTTGTCACAAAAGGGACAACCCTCCTTCGTATGAATGACGACACCCGACATTAATCTTTAAAGAATACTACTCTTTAAATCGTGGTCAAGAAATAAGGGATGGCGACATTAGCGGTCACCAGGTTTGAATACAATGCAGTGTAATCCATTTGACGTTTGATGCTGACTTCACGCATTAGAACAGTCAGGACAACATTGACAATGATTGTAAAACCGATATCGACGACAATGGGCTCAATAAAATCGACGCTTGACTGAATAAAGCCCAGACCGATAAAGACGGCAAAGAGAACCGTGGTTGCAACTGCATCAATCAGGAAGTGCTTGGCGGTCAAGACACCATCCAGATGGATCCATCGACGATAAATCAGCGCTCGAAGTAATTTGATGGCATAAAGTATGGCAGCAAAATGCATAAAGTCTATGGGTGAAGGTGGTTGTTCTTCGAGTGAGTTGTAGATTACAGGTTGAGACTGGAACTCCGACTGTTGGGGTTCCGGTTGGAATTGTTCTTGGAATTCTGGTTGTGGAGGTTGTTCGGGTTGGTATTGTTCATTTGGTTGTTGAGCGGCAAGCCGGTTCCGTTCTTCTTCAGTCATTTCTCCTCCGTAGTATCGTGGAGGCTGAGTCGTTCCAGGCGCCGGCGGGTAAGGAGGATAACCGTAATAGGTCGGCTTCGAAGCTTTTAACAAGGCTAACTCACGCGTGTCCTTTCGGTCTTGTTCTTCACGTTTGTTTTTCTCCTTTAGGTCAGCGATATCCCTGGCATATTGTGCTTGTTTATTCATTGCTGTGCTCATGGCATTGGCTTCAACAAACTTACTTTCTTTTTCTTTGGCATCAAACAACTCATTTTCTAACAAAAAGAGCTCATTGGCCATCTCTTTCGCGTCCGGAATGACATACGATGCCGGGTTCTCGATGTATTTTTTGAGTTTCTTCTGGATAACGGCTTCTTTATTTCTTCTCTTTTGATCCAAAAGTTCCCGGCTCTCTTTATCCGCTTCGTCATTCAATAGTTTCATTTCTTCCATTCGGTCAATTATCGCATTCAGCTCTGCCACGTCCTTTGAAAATTCTTTCGGCATCGGGAACTTCCTCAACTCATCCAGAACGTCTTTCCATTCTGGATTGTCTTCTTTCGCCTCGACAAGTATCTCATTGACCTTGTTCTTGAACTCGTCTTCTTTCCCAATTCTTTGTTTCAGTTGGAACTCGATACCTCGTTTAGATTGTTCTATACGGGAAACTAACTCAGCAGTCTTGTTCTTTGCTTCATTCGCTAATTGACGAGCCAATCTAGCATCACCCGCCAATTTTTTCGATTCAATCACGAGTTTTTCATAGTCTGATGTGTCGAGAGGTGGTAATTGAAGAGTTTTATTTTCTTGTTGTTTGGTTAATTCCAATGACTTTGCTTTGACCTCTTCTATCCGTTTCATCGCTTTACCAAAAGTCTGACTGGCAGCCGAGCCGACTAATGAAAGTGAAACGACAAGATAACCAAGCACGATGGCAGTGGATGTATCCATTACCTTACTTTAATTACATTCAGACATAAAAATGAGAGGTTCTAAACCACGATTCGTGCAATCGGTTGTCCAATACGAACCCGTTGTCCTTTCTTGATTAAAGGTTGAACACGGTTCAGAGGTAGCCAGATGTCACATCGACTACCAAACTTAATCAGTCCGAGAGGCTCTCCTCTTTCAATTGGATCGTCCGGCTTCTTAAAACTAACAATCCGACGGGCAATCAAACCTGCAATCTGAACGACACTGACCTTCCCAATCTGAGTTTCAAGTGTCGTTTCTGTCCTTTCATTCAGAGCACTCTTTTCAAAGAGATAAGCTGGAACAAAAGTCCCGTTGTAGTGTTGAACATTGACAATCCGACCTTTCATCGGTGAATACTGGACATGGACATTATTGACATTTAGGAAAATGGAAATCTGTAAGTGTGTTTTGTGTCGAACAACCTCTAAGACTTTTCCATCGGCTGGTGAAATGACCAAGTCAGATGATAGTCTGGACAAGTAATCTGAACTGGGAGCACCATCACGATAAAAGGTCAGTAGTCCAGCCAATAGAATAAATGCAAAGACGATGACTTTACGTGATTTCGTCAATATTCCAATGACAAGGAGAACTATAAAAAGTCCAATCCATTCTGGTGCATAAAATATGTAATTTTTCATATGAAATCACGTTATTATTCTATAGATGTTTTTTTGAATACCATAATTTCTCTTGCCGTTGAGAGCGGATTACTACGGTGAATGCATCGTCGGGCAGTAAAAACTTGATGGTCAAAAAGTTCGGTCGGAAACTTTGTTAGATACTCTTCCTTGTAGTGATTACAGAGTAGAGAGTGAGCTGGAGACAAGATGACCCAATTGGCGAGATGGTCGTGGTCATCAGCTGAGAACCCTCCTTTAGAGTAATCGACAAAAGACCCTTTCTTCTTGTCATTCTCGACCACCGAGATATATGGACTGTCGATAAATACAAAATCATTCTGACCGACTTCGATTTCACTTAAGAAAAGACGAAAGTCCTGACAAGAAAAGGTGATTTCGTATTGATTAAATGCGTTAGAGATGGCTCGAAGAAGTGGTTCATCACATATGGTCACGTGTTGATAATGACCGAAAGGCACATTGTAATTACCCTTCTTACATTCTCGATACAAACCTCGAAAACAGGTCTTATTCAAAAAGATAAATAAGGCGGATAAAGTCGCAGTCTCTTCGTCGGTGCAGGGAGACTGTAACCGATTGATACTCGCTCTTAGGTCGTTGAACTCTCTACGACACGTGTAATACATAACTTCTTGTTCGGGGGAACACTCGGAGACTTCTGGATCTGGGTCACGTCGGTCTCGATATTCTTGTTGCAAATCACTCAGCTTTTGAAGCAGACCATTCAGATTGTCTCGAATCACCGAGTAAGATATCATTAATGACAGATTGATGTCATTAATGAAGAACTTATTACATTCAACGGTTCCATTCTGAACGGCGGAGATAAAATCAAATAAGACCGCACCACCTCCAACAAAAGGTTCGATGTAATACCTTGCTCTTGCAGGGTAATGCTGACGAATTAAGCCAAGGCTCTGTGTCTTACCACCAACCCATTTGATAAATGGACTAATCGCCATTTTAAAAGAGTAAAGACTGGGTTTTTAAATACTTAAAAATTAATTTAAGGAAAATCATTTTTATATCTTATCTTGTTAATGCAATAATTCACAAAATTTAAAATGAACTCCGATAAAGAAGACTTACTACACGATTTTGTGATTATCGATGACATAACACCCCAAACGGCTCTTTCCTTGCCGGAAGACCATTCTCTGGAAACGATCTGTGAAACAGTGGCGGCCGATATTGCCAAAGACCTGGTTAAAGACGTGATTTTTGAACATAAACCAAAAGAAGAAGTTCTGAAAGACATCTTACATGACGTGGTTGAAGACATCTTACATCAAAATGCTTCCAACCATCAAAGTCTTCCACCAACACCGAATCTAACTGTCTCTAATCCAATCTACACCGTAACAAATACAGTCAAACCCATCGCCCGAGTTTCTTGGGTCTTGATGTCTCAATTACCCAGAGCTGCACGTCTGGTCTGGAAAGCGTTAGAGATTTATCACGACATTCATTCCGATGTCCGAAAGTTGTTTATCTTTTACTTTGGACTACGTCTGGCCACCGGATACTTTATTACTCCATTGTCCGCTTTTATTTAGTTGTAATTACAATTATTACTTTAATCTAATAAATGACCAAATCTTTGTATCAAAGCTACTTTAAAGAACTACTTGACTTGGCTCCTTCCTTCGGCTCTTTTCTTGGGTATCGAAAATACGATTGTTGTCTCGAAGACACCTACTCAAAAGAAAATCTAAAGAAATCTCGAAATCTGGTCAGAAAATACCAGAAACTGATTTCAAAACTGTCATCGCAACAAGAGAGGTTCGATATCGATGAACTGCTTCTTAAATCGAGTTTGAAAAATGCAATGGTCATGGACAAATACAAATGGGAATATTTACCTTATACCTCCTATGAAAATGTTATTGTCTCTTTCCCTTTTCTGCAAAAAACACTTTACGAGACCAAATACGATACAGACGAAAGCGTCTTGAAGTTGATCTCCCGACATCGTGATATGTCTCGTTCAATCCTGACCAATCTCGACAACATGCGCAAAGGAATGTCAAAAGGATACACTCTCCCGAAGATGATTTGTCAAAATATGATTGACAACTTAGATACTTTCATCAAAAGAAGAAACTATCTTGTTCCGATAAAAGCTTCTCCAGATGTCACTCGTAAATACAATAAATTTATGGAAGAGGAGTATGCTCCTGTCCTCGACATGCTTCTGGCTTTTCTGAAAGAACTGTATCTTCCCAACTGTCGAAAATCGATTGGATTGTGTGGTCTTCCCAAAGGTCAAGAGATGTATTCAGCCGTCTTGAAGAGGTATTTGACCCAAGAAGAGACACCAGAGAGTGTTCATGCTTTTGGAATGGCAGAAGTTCGGCGGATCAGGAACCAGATCCGAAAGCTAAATAAAAAAGACGACTTGAATGTCAATACTTTTATCAAAAAGATGAAGCACTCCACGAAATACAAGTTCTCCAGTGGAAAAGAAATTGTCTCCGCCTTTCAACGAGCCCGGAAGATGATCCGTCGAGAATTACTCCCTGACAAATTTGGTTCTAATCTCGCGAATACATTAGTTCCCTATGAACTGCACTCGGTTCCGAAAGAGATGGAACAGACTTCAGCTGCCGCTTTTTATTATCCTCCAGCGATGAAAGGCCTCCGCCCCGGACGGGTCTTTTTAAATGTCCGGAACCCGAAAGAAGTCCGAACTTTCAATGTCTTACCTTTGTCTTTACACGAAGGAGAACCCGGACATCACCTCCAGTTTGAATACATGCGTAAATTGCCAGAGTATCGTGTTTATGGAGCCGAAACGACCGCCTTTTCCGAAGGTTGGGCTTTATATACCGAGACATTCGTTCATGACTTGGTCGATAAAAAGAAAGCCACTTTTGAAGACCTATTTGGGAGATACTGCTATGAAATCTTCCGGGCAGTTCGTTTGGTCGTTGATACCGGTATTCATTACTACGGTTGGTCGTATAACAAAGCTTTGAAGTATATGATCCGATACGTTCCTCTTTCGACTTCGGAACTGAAGACGGAACTGGAACGGTATATCTGTAGTCCAGGACAAGCACTGTGCTATAAAATGGGAGAACGTCTCTTTTTACAGTTGAGGGAACGATACCTGAAAGCAGTTCCAGGTGCGACAATTCAAGACTTTCATCGGATAGTTTTAGAAGACGGTGCATTACCGATGAATGTCCTGAAAAAGAAGGTTGAATATATCATTCATCAAAAGAGAGCTTAAGGAAGGGTTATTATAGGTTGTAAATGAAAAGATGGTTAATTTCACCACCTAAACGGATTATCAATTATAAAGTCACCCGAGACCTTTTAATAAAAATGAGACACGGCATTGAGAACCCTTCCTGTGAGCACTGTATCCCCAAAAGTATCATCAAGAAGTTTTCAGATGACATTTATAACTTGACTATTCTCGAAGAAAAAGCAAATCAACTTCGTAGTAATTACAAATTAGTTTCGTGTCTCGAGAACAAGAAAATGTGTGTTCAGTTTCAAAGTGGTGGAAGATGGACAATCGACCACCGAAAAAGAGTTTGCCAACCGGCTGAGACCTTTCGAGGACGCTACGCCCGTGCCATTGGATACACGATTGCCTTGCGACCAGAACTTTCCAGTCTCATTTTTCGTCGTGTCATTTCACCCGAGACCCTTCTGGCTTGGAACCATCAGTTTCCTCCAGACTTATTTGAGACGGAGGTCTCTGAGAAAGGTCTTGATTTACAAGGGAACCGAAATGAATTGGTATTTATACCGGACTTACTTGACTGGATAATAAAAAGATTATAAAAGGAAAAGGGTTTTTTTTTGGTTTTTTGTTTTAGAGAACAAGACTTTCCAATTAGACTATTACCTGCTCGATGTGTTGTTCGTTAAGGTATCTGACAAAGACCATGTAGCCTCCGGGCTTCTTCTCGGCGAAGGTTTGTAAGAACTGCTTGATTTCTTCCGGGTTCTTCTCGAGGAGCTCCTTTTCCCTCAGAAAGGCTTTAATTTCAGTCTTGTAAGTCTTGGCAGTGCTTTCCTTGGTCAGACCCGTATCGACGATGAACCGGTAGAAGTCTCCGAGGAAGGTCGGATCTTCAACACGCGGGCGTTTGCTTGCGGTCACAACACGCTTGGTGCTCTTGACAATTGGAGTTGCCATCGGAACCTCAATCACAGTCTGAAGTTGTTGGAACTCCATAATCGCCTCAAAGACAAACTTGGCCGAATCGGGATACTTATTCTGGATGAAATCGTAAAACTCGCGGGCATTGATGGAAGACATTTCGAATTGAATGATACTTTTCAAAAACAAAAGGACTTTCAAATTTTTCCCAAATCAACGTTAGTCCTAACTTTTTCAGTCGAGAAGTTCGTGTAGGACTAACGCATTGACAACACTAAAGAATGTCAAGATAGCGATGATTTTGAGGAGGTCTTTTTTGTCAGGGAAGTGAAATTCCAGTTGAGAAGTATGTCCATTTCTCCCCACATTGTAATGAAACATACCCTCGATAAAGAAAAGAGTGAAAGTGACCAAAGCGATAACTATTCTTCGCATTTGTTATATATTTAAATTAAATTAATTCAATGTTGAACCGTCTCTTTTTGGATCACCCGCAGAAAGAAGGTATGACTTATTTACAACACCTGAAAAGAGCTTGGACATTTTCCTGGCAAATGGGTCGAGGAACAGTCGCCTTGTTCATTCATGGTCTTTGTCCGTCAATGTGTGAATACACTGGAACTCAGATTATTCGAGAGCTTCATACTAAGATACAAAATCATGAAGATTGTAATTAAGTCAAGTCAGATTGCCAATGTAAAGACCCTTTTCTTGATGCCACTACAAACCTTGTTATCTCGACCAAACAGTCATTTCTCCCATGAAAAGCACATGGTCGATGTCGTTGGATAATTTGCATCACGTGTTCTGCGGCTTGAGTTGGGTCGGATAAATGGGCAATCATCACCGGAAAGTATTTGACCAGGTAACAGGCTGCGACACAAGGAGCTCGTCTTCGTCCTCCTCGAGAATGAATGAGCACCGTCTTTCCTCTTCGGATCGCGTTGTGAATATTGTCAATAACGATGTTCATATAGTAGTTAAACATAATCGGGTCATTATGCCAAACATTGAGTTGGAGTGAAGTGCAACCAGGCGGATTCGTCCGGTCGATATTGTCAGTCAGATTGATTATATGGTCGATTTTCAAAGCTGAAATCAGAACAGCATTGTTCGCCATCGTATGGTCGGAAATATATAAATTATCGGCAACTTTGCAATAAGAATTAGCGGTGTCAAAGAGATTAACAACGCTGTAATAGATGTAACTGGCGACGTTTTGAACTGTATATAATGGGTCGGTTAGTTGCATGACTTTCTTATTTTAGTGTTTCTTTTCTTCTGTATCCCCTCGAATACCACATTCTTTCGAATTTTCTTGGAAAAATAAAGTCTCGACCAGTGCCCCGATATTCGGCACTCCAATTGTTGAAGTCGTTTGCCGACAGTTTGGACACTCCACTTCTGCTTTTCCATAGACCGCAAAAGCATAGGTCACCAGTTTTAGGAAACACGGAGTTGTATGAAAGACATGCCCACAATTCAAAACGACCGAATTTCCAGGCTCACCTGCTGGTTCTAAACAGATGCTACAAAAATTTTCCATTACTTTATATTAGTTGTTTGATTTCTTCTTCCGATGGAATTAACTGATTGAGTTTTCCTTCTAATCTCTGAATATCATCTTTGACCCTTTCAATCGGAAGGCCTTCATCGAGAAAAACAACTTCCCAAGTCTCATTTTTCTGTAGCACTCTCTTCAAAGTCGCTTTTTTGATTTCATCACAAAAACCAGAGTAAGTTATATTGACAATTTGATTGACTACCGTCTTTGAAGAAGGTAATTCTTGATAAACCCGATTCTCAATTACCCATCGTTTTATTTCTTCCGTCAATTCAATCTCTGACACTTCTGATTTACAGACCGTTTTTCGATTGAAATGTTGTTTGATACAAGAAACGGTTCGGGTTTGATATCCACAACGAGGGCAAGTGTATGGTGGTAATGGATTAGAACGAGGCATTAGAATAAAAATAAGGACTTTCTTTTAAATAGTCGATTACAGAGCAGTGAAATACGAGACATAGACTACCGCCTTCGGGTTGGTTCCTGTAATTACAAAATCAAAACGTCGGTTGGTCACCAGACCCGACCCAGAAATACTGACTGTCCCGGTCGTTGAGACACCATTGTTTTTGTAATAGACTTCTGATAAATAAGAGTTGGTTCCACTGGGGGTATAATAAAAAGTGTAGTTCCGAGTAGCGACAAAGCCATCGTCATTCCGATAGACGATTTTGATTTCTCCCTCCCAACCAGTGCCATTGGTCGGAGCTGGGAGTGTCCAAGTATCACCGTTATTGACTTGACCGACAACTGCATTATTTTTCTGAAACGAGTTCGATGACACAGTTAAGGTTCCATCAATGACACGAGCATTTCCATAGACGTCCAAAGCGGACAACGGATTAGTTGTTCCGATGCCGACAAATCCGGATGAATTGACACAAACCTTTAACGACCCATTACTCATAATCTGAACGATATCACCGGTTTGAGTTTGATCCAAAGTCACAACCGGGAACCCGGACGTGGTCTCAGTCACATCAAAACGAGCTCTTGGATTTTGATTGGGAGCACGATTGAGTGAGACCCGACCATCTCCGTCTTGACGCAACGCAGCTGGGATGTAGGCTAAAGGAGTATTCAGTTCTGGATTGGCTTTGGTCTTGGTTTTATAGATAATTGTTCCTTGGAGGGTGATTATATTCTGAGCATTTCCGAGAGAAGTCAGACTTCGGTCATAAGTTCCTGAGAGATACCGGATTTTAACTGAAGAACCAGTCGTGTCATTGGCCGGTATTTGGGCGTAGGCTTTAAAAGTAGATTTGATGTCGGTGGCTACATTGGTCACGGTCATCCAAAGGTCGCCGACAACTGTTTCTTTGGTGTAAGTGGCGGCTGGAACTTCAAGGGCAAGTGAATAATCGTCAGACAAATTTGTAGATACATTTTGAATTGTTGCTGTCAAATAGAAATTGTAGATAACTTCATTTCCAAGATACCGATACATCGCCGTTTGGTCAGAATAACTGACAACACTGGCTCCCGTCGGTAAGGGTGTTTTGAAAGCAGGGGCGGTGCTGGCGGTTGTCCATTCAATCATCGATGGTGGAAACCACTGTTCCCCGTTGTAGCGTAAGATACCGGAGAAGTTAATATCACCTAAGACATCCAGAGGCTGTGTTGGATTTGTATTACCGATACCGAGGTAGTTATTGCTATTAACGACGATGACTGGAAAACCATTGCTGGCGATTTGAAGACGGTCTCCGAGGGTGCCGGTGTGGTCGACAAAGAGTGCGGGGATATTGTTCGACTTTTCGAGAATGTCAAGGTGGCCTCGTGCAGTTTGATTCGGGATGTTGGGGCGATTAAAATAGACCCGACCGGTGGTGTCTTGATACAATTTGGCCGGTAAAAAGGTTGATGGAACCGTCAGTTCTGGATATAAAACCGTATTGGCTCGATAGACCACTGTTCCTTGCATGGTGACGGTATTTCCAATTTCTAAGCTGGACAATGACCGGTCATAAGTTCCAGACAAGAACCGAACTGAAACAGTTGTATTATCTGAACTATTGTATTTAGCATAAGCTTTGTAAGTCGTCATCGAGACCACATTTTCAATGGTCACCCAGAGGTCACCCACCACCGCACCATTTTCATACAGAACCGTGCTCAAGGGTGCCGGAAGACTAATTGTGTAGTCTGCAGTTGGGTCAGTGGGTTTAGAGACGACAGTGCCTCGGACGAAAAAGTTGTAGATAACATTGTCGGCAACATATTGATACTGCCCATTCTGCTTGATGGCATTAAAGCTTCCTCCGGTTGGAACGGAAATGGTGAGTGGGGATGGAAGAGGATACCATTTGGCTTGTCCACCAGGAATCCAGACCACGTTATTACTGTCAGAATACAAGACACCATCGACTCGCATACTTCCGGCGACATGGAAATCAACATTAGGGTCGGGAGCCGTCGTTCCGATACCGACATTACTTCCGGGATTGACGTATAGATTTAATCCATTTTCGACAAAACCGGTTCCGGCTCCGGAACCTCCTCCAGAAACAAAGAGTTCATTATTTGAATACAGATTACCGATAAAATTAATATTTCCATTGATATTCATAACGTAAGAACTATCTGTGGTGGTTCCAATACCGATACTTCCCGTGGTTGCATCGACAATCAGTGCATTATTGACATTGGTCGAGGAAACATGTAGTCGTGCGTTTTGTGCAAGCGTCGTTGTCCCAACTCCAATCCTCGTTCCGGGTGAGACCGTCAAGACATCACCATCATTACCCGTCCATTGACTACTAATATACAGTTGGTCATTGGAATACAGAGCGCCAGTAAAGTTGATATCGCCACGAACATCTAAAGTCCGGGTTGGAACTGTCGTTCCAATTCCAATTGTCGTGTTCGGAGAAACATATAGCTGAGATGTATTACTTCCAATCCATTGACTACTGACCATTCGAACACTGTTTGAATACAGGTCACCAACCATGTTAATGTCACCTCGGACATCTAACGTTCGTAATGGATTATTTGTTGCAATACCGACTTTGGTAGTGGGACCAGCTAGAAAAACATTTAAACCATCACTACCAGTCCATTGACTGGAAACAAGTCGAGTGCTGTTAGAAAATAAATTTCCAATTAAATTAATATCCCCACGGACATCTAAAGTTCTCGTCGGAATCGTTGTTCCAATTCCAACTCTCGTATTGGGTGAGACATAGACATGACTAGTATTACTACCTGTCCATTGACTACTGACCACTCGAACATTATTGGAATACAGGTCGCCACCAAGGATATTAATGTCCCCTCGAACATCTAAATGACGTTGTGGAACAGTCGTTCCGATACCGATACCCATTGAAGTAATTGTCATTGCCGGAGCGTAAGGTGTATCTGTTCCGATACCAGACGTTGTATCCGAACCGAATTGAAACTGGAATGAACGTGTCGTCGAATTCCCCAAACGAAGAAAGGCATCATTAGTGTCACGAGCCAACCAAAGATGTTTCGTCGTATCAGTTCCATAAATCTGAACTCCGGCATTACTGTCTGTGGTCAAAACAGATTTGACAGTTAAGTTTCCCTCGGATGTAATCGTTGCATCTGGCGTATTAACGAATGCTTCTTCGGTATTGTCCCAAATACCGATGGCTCGGTCATTCATGAGATTACTTCGAGTTGCAAGGGTTTGGAGGGCTCCAACTTGTCCGACTTTAAAGAGATGCGTTGCTTCTTCAAAGACAATTTGATAGTTGGTCAGATCTCCACGTTCGATTTCCAGACCACTGATTAAATCCGATGGTGGTATCCCGGTCTGATTTTTATTCAAAACGACAACATTGTCCTCAATGACTAATTGGGTCGTTTCAATACTCGTCGTATTACCAAAAACGGTTAGATCACCATGCACCGTCAGATTCGAATTGACAGTCAAATTAGAAGAAATTCTGACATTTCCAATCACGTCCAACTTTTCACTTGGGGTCGTTGTTCCAAGACCTAACCGACCATTAAACAACGTCAAGGTTGAAGGAAGATTGGAGCCAGTTCCAATCAGCAGTTTATTGTCATTATCCACCGTTCGCAGAACTACGTTGGTATTACTTGCGTCGGTGAAGAAGTAATTTTTAGATGACGCAACTTGCAAATATCCACCGCCGGAAGGCATTTGGCTGATTTACATTTAATAATATTTTAGTCTTGTCTGCGTTTGCAAAGACACACAAAACGTGCCATCGTAAATAAATTAAGATGGCGATACGTTATAAAAAAGACGTCTTATCTACTGTTGCGAATGACCAAGTCAAAACCTTATTTGATGGTCAGAAAGAAGTCAAAAACATTACAGTCTTTGCTATGTTCCGGAATAATGCCGACTACCTCGATTTCTTCACTCAAAACTGTGATGCAATCGAACGGATGTATCCCCAAACCACTTTTACCTACTATTTTTTAGAGAATGACTCTTCTGACAATACCCGAGCCAAATTAGTTGATTGGTTTAAAAATGGAAATAAGCGAGGAAGAGTTTTATTGGGGCAGTTAGACCAAGACTATCAAAATCGAGGTGAAAACTTTGAAAGAACGATTACACTCGCTCATTTAAGAAATACACTTGCCGACACCGCCTTTACCAATGGCAATGGTCTGGAGAGTGATTGGACTTTATTCATTGATAGCAATATTTATTTCCAGCCAGATACACTTTCCCGTATGTTTGAAGAAAGTTCTCCCAAGGTCAATCACGTTGGAATGATTGCTGGATACGGGAAACAAGTTCATACCACCCAAACTTTGAAAAGGATGGGGATTGAAGTCAAATTACCTTCGGAAATTAATGAAACCGATGTTATCATAGATTTTGAACACTATTATGACACATTTACCTTTATTGATGGAAATGGACTCAACCATTATCCATACTGTGCTTTTAAGAGGTGTCAGATTTGTCAGAAAACCCGACCAGCGAATTATCCTTTACCTCTGATTGAACCGACCCAGAATGTTTTCGAGGTTAAAGGATGTTTTGGTGGTGTCGCTTTGATTGATAGCGAAGTTTTACGTCATCCTCGGGTTCGTTGGGGAACCTTGTCTTTTGATGCAACGAACTCGAAGTCATTAAGCGACCACGTTTTGTTTTGTGATCGAATGTTGGCGACGACTGGAAAAAAAGTAGTTATTGTTCAGTCGATTGACAACATCTACCGAACTTATTAGTATCGAAGAAAGGGTTGCTTCTCTGAGTTAGTGTAGGAATACAATTCCGACCAACCGAGTGTCCAAAAGAGTAGAATCAGGACAATGAGTAGAATTTCAACGTTTGAGAATTGCATGGCTCTGCATATTAAGATTGGCTTGTCTTTATTTCACTTTTTAAGAAAGCGACGAGGGTTTCTTTGAACATGAACGTATTCCGGAATAACGACACGAACATGTTTGGGTTTCTTCAGACGATACTTCGGAGTCGGAGGAACTTTAGAAGGAACTGAGACACCACAACCCATTTTGTTTTTATTGAAAAAACGTTGATAAAACATCAAATTTTTAACGTTGATTAGATTAAATACACCACTCATCCATTTCGAGATGTCCGTCTTGAGTGTCATTAACTTCCTTCTTATTTTAATTATCATTGGTGCATTATACTATTATTATATCGAAGACCAGCTTTCACTTAAATCACTTGAAAAGAACGCTCGTATCAGCTTCAACAATGTCAAAGACGATATCTATCAAACACAAGACAAGGTCGCCGCCGAAGACCAAGCCATCCGTAAAGACGTGGTCTCTTTAACCAAAGAATTAAAGACCGGCGAACTGGATGTCTCGAACAGTTTAAAGACGAAATCTCTAACCGTCTCCGAGACAACCAAATTAAATGAACTCTCGGTCGATCGAATTATCGGTGACATCCGTCTCAATGACGGTCGTTTGATTTCCAAGAATGTAGCGACATTTAACGACGGTCTTGATATTCAAGGTTGCACTTTACAAAAGAATAAAGACAGTCTCTTAGCCGTCAGTTGTCCTTTGTCCTTGTCTGGTGATCTGGTTGTCGATCCCAACTCAAAACTGGTGACCAGCAATGTCAGTGTTGGAGAACAGATTGTTCTTGCTCCTGGGATGCATGAAGGACAAAATGATTGGCTTCGTTTGCTTAACAAAGACGGAACCAAGGCCTCTTCGGGATTAATTGCCGGGAAGATCTACATTGATGGTTCGACGACTTCAGTCGGTTCTATTTCGACCAGAGGGCAGATCTGTATCAATAATGCTTGTTTATCCGAGACCGATATCACCAAATTGAAGAACTTAATCAAATAGGTAAAAATTGACACCCTCCAATTTAAAGACAAAGTGACTACAGTCATTGATGTATCAGATAGCATTTCAACTCGACCCTTCACTCCACCAGAACGTGATCGAGTGGCACAAAGAACAAAATGAAGACACCGTCAGTCGCGATGTCTTTCTCTTAGGCTACTCTTGCTTCGCATCAGGTTTAAAAGACTACTTTAAACTCAATGAACGTGCGACCCTCGAGACGACTTTAGAACAGACTTTTGAAAATCGGGTTCGAGCTGCCGTCAGTGAAAGTGAATACCGTTGTCAGTTACTCAAGGAACGAAGTCAAGAACTCAATAATGAGATTAATTCTTTGAGAGAAACTGTCCGCTTACTTCGTGAAAGCTCGAAAACGAACGTCAATGAAGCGATTGAATTGGAACGACAACGGTTTGAACAAGAACTCCAACGGACTCGAGAAACATTAACTTCGGAATTGAAACAGACCGAGAAATACACGAATCAACTGCTGGCCATGAAAACGGAAGAAAGTCTATTATTCAAGGCTAAATGGGAAGCAACTTCCAAACTTCTGGCTGAGAAAGACCATGAATACACGGAGCGGATCGCTTCTTTGTGTGCTTCGGAAGAAATCAAACAACTTCGGGATCAGATCGCTTCTAAGAATGCAGAGTTATTGATGCTTCGAAATGGAAACTTCGTCAAGGGTCTGACAGGTGAGTTTATGTTGCGAGAACGTTTGCAGAATATGTTCCCGGATTGGTTGTTTGAGCATACAGGGAAAAATCCTCATGAATGTGATCTCCATATGTCGAATGCTTCTTCCGATACCATTTTGATTGAAAGTAAAAACAAGGACGCAATTACCAAAAATGATATCGACAAATTCTATAGCGATATCTCTCACGCTGAAACCATTCAGAAGCGGTGTATTGGTGCTATCTTTATCAGTATTCGGTCAAGGAATATTCCTTGGAAGGGACAGGTCTGTTTAGAGTTTGTCAATGGAATACCGGTCTTGTTCATTGGATTTTCAGGAGAAGACGAAGTCGCTCTCCATTTACAACAATACAGTATTCCGTTTATTCAGTATTGCACCTTGGTTGCCAAACAAACGAATACAGTCGAAGGAGGAATGGACACTATTTTTACGGTAATGAACTCGCAGTTTCAGAGTATTTTGTCAAGTAAAATCCAAATTGATAAGTTAAAGGGACAGGTCTTGGAAGTTCTGAAGGTCATCAGTGAATTAGAGAAGAATAATCTCAAGACGTGTCAATCTTTGGAAACTTTTCTAAAGCAACATAATCGTTTAGAGTTGAACAAAAAGTATCATGTTTGTGAAAGATGTAATCAGTATTTTACGAATAAAAAGGAATTAGAAAAACATCTGCGTTCTTGTTCTGGAAGAGTTGATGCAGTTTAACGCAATGCGTTTTTTTTTCTGATATACTTATAAATTATACGAAATGGCAAAGGGTCCTCTAGGTAATGCAACTCGTTCTGCTGCGAGAGCCGTAACTGGCATGGGTAAGACTGCTGTTCATGGTGTAACTGGCACTGGCCACGTGGCCGTTGGTTTGGCTCACAATTTGGCGACTGCCGTCACCAAGGCCGCTCACCGTCAATTGACTGTTGTCGATAAGGCTGCGTCTGGCACTCTTAACAACTTGAGGTATGGTGTTTCTGGTGTGGTGGGTCCCGCTGCCGACCTCGTCAATAGCACTGGTAAGACCGCTGTCCGTGCTGTTGGCACTGTCGCCAAGAAGGTTGGTTTGAAGAAGGGTGGTTGCGCTGGCACTTGTGGTGGTAAGAAGGCCAAGAAGGCCAAGAAGTGAATGGTTTAAAAATTTGTAATTACAATTTTATTTTTATCTTTCTACACCCGGAACACCTTTTAAAAACTCAATCACCAATTCTTTTGGAAAAAAGCGATACACCTGATGACCACCACACGGATCTGGATGGTAAATGTGTTCAACTGAAAAGCGAGCTGCCATTTCACGAGATGGAACACATTTTGGATCCATATGTTCGGCAAAGAAGACGTCCTCATTCTCCGAAAAGTTCTGTTCTCTCGATGGTTTCGGTATTGAATACAATGTGCAGATTGCCAACATCGTTGAGACCCGTCGTAAAGAAAACCCGCCATTTCCAACTAAACAACGACACTTGACCGTTGGATGTCCTGTCCAAGGTGCTCCAACGTAATCGTATTGAAAGAAGTCCCGGTCAATCTGGCGACGAAGTAAGGTGTCCGTTTGAAAGACTAAGATCCATTCGGAATTGGTAAAACGTTCATAGAATGCAGTGCTGGTTAAAAGTTGGTTGTATTCATAAATGGTCAAGTTCGGTTTTCCTAAATTGACCCATTCGATACCTTTCCATCCGTCAGTGATCTGTCGAATGTAAGTTTCGTTCTCCGTTCCATGAAAAATAGTCAGTCCAACATCTGAAGAACCACCATAGACGTGTGCGACATTGCGTAAGACACCTTGAAGCCAAGGGTGGTTTCTCGGTTCGACAATGACCAACCGGAGTTTGGCATCATTTGAGAAAACAGTTTTCTCTGGAGGTGGAGGACGGATAGATTGTAAGACTTGATCCCAAATCGGTGTATTGTCTTTTTCATAGACAGTTATCATTTTGTATGTTATATTCCTTTCATTGTTTATATCTTTGTGCCTTTGAAAGCAAATGTATTTAAAGGTAAGTTCGGTTGAGAAGAGTAATACACTACCATGGACGCTGTTGCCAAGTCAGTTCTCTCTTATTCTCTGGGTCAAGTCGATGCCTTCGTCGCCAGTGTCAGCGCGGAGCATCCCGAGTGGGCATCTGGTCTGTCTTCGGCGGCTGCGTCTTTCCGGGCGGAACAGGTCGCGGCACAGAAGAAGTCTGCTTCCACCGGTCGTCGTGGTGTCAAGCGTGGTGGTGATGAGGCTCCGGCTAAGAGAAAGCTGTCGGCTTACAATGAGTTTATGGGTGCGAAGATGCGCGAGCTGTCGTCTCTGCATCCGGAGACCAGCAAGCGCGATCTGATGAAGCAGGCGGCGGAGCTGTGGAGGGCTCACAAGGCTTCGGCGGCCAAGTAAAGTCGTTTGCCCCAATTTTGGTCATCTTTTTTATACCCATTTGTAATTTTCATTTGGTTAATTGTTTTGGAAAGAATTTTTTAAAAACCTATAAATGTAAATTTAAGGATGAACGAAAGCTACAAAGACGTCCCGTTTGAGAAACGTGTCGAGCTATCACAGCGTATCCGGTCAAAGTATCCCAGATACGTCCCGGTCATTGTAGATCGACGTGATAAAAACTCGCCTGCCATCTCCAAACACAAATTTCTCATTCCTCACGACGTTTCTGTTTCGAAATTGATGGTAACGATCCGTAATCATATCGATATCAAACCAGAGATGGCGATTTTCTTGACCGTGGTTAGTTTAACCAAAGGCTTGAAGAGTAATGGTATCATGCCAACCGGAAGTGCTTATATCGGAGACATCTATGATAAACACAAGGACGCAGATGGTTTTCTGTATATTGTCTATTCTCTGGAGAATGTTTTTGGTTAAAGAGACTTAAAGAGCTCAATACAAGTAGTATTTAATGGATCCACTGGCCTTTTTCGTTCATTTTAACCCCGGAGTATATACCCCTCCTCTCTTTGAAGAAGGTGTCTGTAAAACGTATGTGTATGTCGATCCGGCCGACGACCATCTAATGGGTTTAGTCATTGGAAAGAATGGTTATTATTTCAAGGCCATTACACGTGCATCTCGGACACGATACATTTGGTATAATAAGCAAACTCATCTCATTGAGATTTGGGGTTCCGCTCATTGTTTAATGAATGCAGTTCAACGGATCCATCGAAGAATTGACCTCGTCAAGGAGTATCTTTCTTCGGTTCCTGAACCGATGGAAATTGAGAATTCAACTGTTGAAGAAGACAGTATTTAAAAAGAAGTGTCATTTGATTTTATAAGGAATGTCGTATTCACAAAAAGTCGCCATCGTCTCCGGAGTGACGGGACAAGATGGCTCTTTTCTGGTTGAACTCCTCCTCGAAAAAGGATATCATCGTGTTATCGGTCTCATCCGTCACACTTCGCTCTCGCATCTCAACCGAATTCCACCCTATGTTCTGACCCACGCTTCTTTCGTTCTTAAAGAAATCGATATGACTGATAGTGTCTCAATTAATTTACTCCTCAGCAATATCAAGACCGAGTATTTCACCAAAAATTCATTGACTACTTTAGAAATCTACAATCTGGCTGCTCAATCCCACGTCCATACCTCTTTCCGTCTTCCCGAATACACCACTAACGTCGATGCTCTGGGAGTGCTCCGCTTTTTAGAAGCTATTCGTCAAAATAACTTGATTTCGGTCGCTCGATTTTATCAAGCTGGAACCTCAGAACTCTTTGGAAAGGTGGCCGAAGTTCCACAAAAAGAAACCACTCCCTTTTATCCAAGGTCACCTTACGGAGTTTCAAAGCTGTATGCGTATTGGATTACTAAGAACTATCGGGAGAGCTACAATATGTATTGTTGTAATGGAATTCTGTTTAATCACGAAAGTGAGCGCCGGGGTGATAACTTTGTCACCCGGAAAATTACCAAGTCGGTCTATGCAGTCTTGTCTGGACAAGAAGATTGCATTCAATTAGGTAATCTGGATGCTCAACGTGATTGGGGATATGCCAAGGAGTATGTTTATGGAATGTGGTTAATGCTTCAACAAGACCAACCCGACGACTACGTTTTATGCACTGGACAGTGTCATAGTGTTCGTGATTTTGTTGAAGAGTGTCTTCGATTTATTGGGGTGGATATCGTTTGGGAAGGAACTGGGATTGACGAAGTCGGTCGGGACAAAACAACGGGAAAGGTTTGGGTGAGAATTAACCCTGAGTATTATCGACCGGCGGAAGTCGATCTACTAATTGGAGACAATACCAAAGCTCGAGAGAAATTGGGTTGGTCGCCGAAGGTCTCCTTCCAGGAACTGGTCAAGATTATGATGACTACCGATAATATTGCTCTTTAAAGCGTCGTAAGTCTTTCATTTTTTAATATACATTTTTAAGTAAGTATATCTCTTAATTCAGAGACATGGATCCAGCATCTATGCTACAAGCTCAAGCTATGGGAATGATGCCCGGTGGAGCCAAATTGAGTGGGATTGGAACCAAGATTGCCAATATCGTCACCAAGTTCTCAGTCTTCATTCAAGAGTTCCAAATGACCATGGCCTCGGCAGGAATTATCTTTGTCGTCTTACTCATCGGATACGTGGTCATGAAAACACTTTACAACCAGTATCCTCGTTTTGGTTTCCCAAGTCATACCGAAAATCTTGAAAGTATCGATAATGAGTTTGTGGTCTCCACAGCCAAAGCCCTGGCTTACTATCTCTCCGGATTTGAACTGGAGAATGTCCTTCTGAATAAATCTTCACACGAACATTTAAATTTACCAGCCGGTGGATTAAAGCAGATCCTCGATACCGTCAATCGTCAATTAAACTTCCATAAAGAAGGCAGGCTTTATTCAGAATTGGCTGGTCTGGTTGAAAGAGACCTTGGGAAAAATGCCTTGAAAAACATCCCCCAAATGGAAACCTATTTCCGTAAGAAACTGACCCGTCCATATGAAAAAACGACAGATCGGAGCAAAAAACAACTTGAAAACGCTCGGGAACTCTACGAGATTGTCCTCCGAAATCACGCTGATGTTGAGACCCAACTCAACTATATTAACGATAATTCACTTCTCAACTTTATTGACTTTGAAGCCTACGAGAAAGATACTCCTCAAAATGACCGAACAATCATCTTTTATGGAAAACTGGCAAATATTCGGAGCCGGACGATGCTACAGATCTTTAAGCAACTACCCGAACCCCTCTCCACCAAGCTTTCCTCGAGTGAAAATGAAATCAATGCTTTTATCGAAAAAATTACCAAATACAATGTTGGGGTCGTCACTGACTTTGAAAACTTACGGACGCTTCTCTTTGAAAGAACCAAGGGTAAAGTGACTGAAGAAATATATAACCAACACATCCGCCAGTATAAACGTGGTGTCTATGACCTGAACACTCCGGAGGCCATTGATTATCCGATCCGAGAAAAGTTCTGCGAACACATTCGTTTGCTCGATGAAAACATTCTGGCACCACTTCGTCGTTTGAGAAGCGAACAATTTCAGAGTCTGGATGGAAATCTGTTCCGAGGTCTTCAGACTGACGTCTATTTTGCTCTGGAAAGACTGCTCGAAATTCAATACGACCTCGAAGATGGTTCCGGAATCAAAAAATTACTCACCGAAGAAGAGACCAAAAAGTTTAGTGAAAGATACTTACGCGTCATCAGTAATCTACAGTATCAACTGTATCCTCAACAAATTAATCATGCAATTTTTACCGTCTTATATCTCTACTACGCTTTCCCTTCTAATTTCTTGAAACAGATGCAAGTTTTGAGTGAGTTTTATATGTCCTTCAATGAACTCTATTTCTTTAAACGTTTCGAGGCGGCGACTAAACTTCCAAGGAAATGGAGACTACATGACAAAGACGACACTTGGACAAACTTCCAAGAACTCATCGTCGAAGAATATTATTGTATTTATATCTATGAAAAACTGGCAAGAAAGACCTGGCCTTTGCTCTGGAGATTTGATGTCCATTTTCGAAAAGCATGGGGTGTTTGGCAATCGGTTTATAAAAAGCTAATGAACCCCGAAACCTATATCCCAGGTGTCAAGAGTAAAATCAGAGAACAGGAGCGTGCAGTTCAAAGAGAAAAAGCTGTCGCTGATAAGAGCAGAAATCAAGCTGAACTTTTCACCAACGGTAGTGATTTACTCGATAAGACCCCTCAAGACCTTCTTGATACCGGGAAGAAGATGGTCAATACTGCAGTTGAAACTGGAAAGGAGATCGCCGATCAAGCTATTGATACTGCGGTCGAAGTTGAGAAGACCGCCAGAGAAAAACTGGGTCAGACCGCCAAAGAGAAGCGTCCAGTTATTGAAACCTTCTTAGGTTTTGATATCGCCGACTTTGTCAATAAGATTATCTCGATTTTGGTCAATATTCCTAAAATCATCGCCGATGTCCTCGGTCTCTTACCCAAGGTCTTTGAACTGGTCTTGTTGGCCAGTAATCCACTTCAATTGGTCATGGGTCTCATCGGTGTTGTTGTCTGGATTGTCATGACCGTTGTCGCCAATATTCTGAATATCGGTGATGGTGAAAGTGTCTCCATCGGCTCGTTTATGGTTATGTTGGGTCTCTATATTAAGACCCTTCCAGTCATTGCAGGGAAGACCATTTACAATGTTCTGATGTATACCATTATGCTTTTCTTCGGATTAATCTTAACCGTTCTTGATGCAACCATCTTTAATGGAAAGGCCTCCAGCTTTGTTTATCGAAGATTTATGGCCAGTGAAAACTCCCCTTATTCCTGGTATAAAAAGAGTAATTATCATTACAAAAACCGATTTGAACGTCAGCTCGGTTTATTCACTGCCTGGCCGTGTCCCTCAAGTTATCGACCGGCGTATGGTGGAATGGTCTGCAAAAGATTACCTTCTTATATTCCGAAGAAATGCCCGCAAGCCTCAATCGTCAGTATTGCCAAAGGAGATGGAACGAGTGGAGCAACTTTTATTTCGGATAGTATGCCCTACACTGATTTTGGACAGATGTCAAAGAATGAGAAATACAAGCTCGTCGAAGAAGTCCGCCAAGCCAAGTCTGAGTATCAAACTGCCTGCACCCAAAATTATCTCAAGTTCTATGACCCCATCTCCAAGAACGTCTGTAGTAATCTGGAAATCACAGCCAATACCAGTCAAGACCGTAAAAACTTAAAAGCGGTCTGCAAACAAACTTACTGCACCAATGGACGTCAAGAACCTTTCTGCTATCGGTTGAACCAGTTTGCACCGACAGAAGAAACAAAAAAGAACTTTGTCTCCAAGAGAAATATCTTCACTCAAGCATTTATGATCACTTCGATTGTTATGATTATCAGCGCCGTCATGTGGTATGCCAAACAAAACGCTGTCCTCCGTTTTACTCTCAAGCCAGCGAAGTAATCACCGCTCGAAGTTTGGAGATATCCCGCATTGTTTCACTGTTTGACAAGACCTTGGCTAAGACTTGATACAACATACTCGGTAAAATAGATTTCCCAGTATATTCCAGATAAATCGATTTGATATTGTCCTTTAGAATTTCGTGATACTCCAAACTACAATACAGTGTCTCCCGAATACTCTCTGAAGTCTGTTGCATGTTCTGTTCATCACGATACTTCTTTTTATACGTCTTCCGCTCAATCTCGTCAGGCTCTCGACGAAGAATTGTCTCAAAGATACCATTCATCTCGGTGTAAAAACGCTCAGTCTCTTCTTTCAGACGAGTAATCGTCGTTCCAACTGCACTGTCATACAAATCGAATTTGTCGGCTTTGATACTTTGAAAGATATACTCTTCATCTTCCGGTGCAATCTCGACATTGAACAGATCCAGGTAAATCTTTTCAATACTCTCTCGCATCTTCAAGTTGTAACCCGAACTTTCGACCAATTCGTCAATGATGATGTCTTGGAAATTCGGCAGGTCGACCGTGTAGTTATACCGCTTGATGTAATCAATCTCGGAAATCGTTTCAGCCAGATACTTTTTGTAAATAGTCTGAACAATCTTCAAATTGGTAATGTGCTTCTGATGTTCCGTACTCAACCAAACTTTCATCGTCTCCGGAGCTTCGTGAGAGACAGTCGAGATATGAACCGGGATGAATTTGAGGAATTCATAGACAGAGATCTCACGAGAATAAACTTGCAAAAAGGCTTCGGTCAAACCATTAATCTTTTGATTTTTGAAGACATTGTAATTATAAATTAAAGTGTCAATCGTCCGTCGAACATCCGAGACCGTCTCCAAAATCTCATTGATGTTCTGATCACTCGGTTCCACTGAATGATACTTGACCCATTGTTGTTTCATGTATTTGAGTAAGTCATCCGAGGAAGAGACTTCTTCGACTGTATTATCGACCCGTTTCAAAAGGACATCATTGTTCAATTCATCAATCCCATACGACGGGTCGGTCTGAAACTTGGAGACATACGCACTTAGCAGTTCCGAAGTGATCTCAACCTTGTGAATTAGTTTGTAAAGACGAGTGATGATATCGGAATACTTTTGGACAAAGAGAGGATGCTGTCGGGTAAAGTTGGCGATGTCATCTTTGGTCACGATGTGACGATAAAGTCCTCGTTCCGCATTCGAGACTGATTTCCGAAAGTGGGTCATAAACTCGTTAAAGACTTCTTCCGAGTAAGAACGTTCATCAACCAAAGCGATAAATCCGGTATGAAAATCGGCTGCGACTTTTCGGTTATACGCCTTGCTATTGATAATGTAATTTTCAAAATGGGTTGGAGAGTTGTTCTGCTTACTTTGAACAAGCCAGTCCATATAAAATTTACGATCCATCCGGACATCCGGTGGATTAAAGTAGCGAACATACAGTTCTTCGTAAGAAGTGAGCTCTTCGTCGGACATTATTAAGAGTTGATTGTAAAGTGTCTTTAAGTTCGTTGTTGTTATTTACTTTTGTTAAGTAAAAGGAAATGAAAGCTCCAGTTGTTATTATTAATCGTTGTAATTCCGCTGGTAAAGAGACACCAACACAACCACCCAAACAACAGAAGAAAAAGAGCTTTTCTATTCAATTTGGCTCTGATTTTCGTCGAGGTATTTCTAATACTCATTGCGCCATTGGATATTTATTGACCAATGACCTCCTTCGTTCGGTTAAAGGAACCATTGATGTCGCGAAGACCAATTCAATCAAAAAGTCGTATTTGTGGGCATACATTGTTTATTTATTGCATTGGAATCGAGAAGTCCAACCTTTTGCCAGTGTCCTTTATACTAAAACAGCTTCAGAAGCACAATTAGTTAATTTAGTTTCATCAGTTCTTGGAACTCAAGAAAAAGCATTTAATAAATCACAGTTGGTCTCTTTCATTAATACAGTCACTTCGAAATTAGATCTTGTCATTCCAGTTTTAAATAATAACCGTCTGGGGTCTGCAAATACAATTCCGTCTCCTTCTTTATCAAGTATTTTGTCAAACACTAACACGATTTCACCACAACAAATGTCCAGAGTTAATGTTTATGGACAACCTGCAGTCTATAATCAACAAGACGGGAAATTATCAATTGACCTTGACCTGTTAGTCTCTCCAGTTGAAAAGTAATTACAAAATTACACAAGACCCAGCACAACCTTTCGGCGGCATCTGAGAAGGTTCTTTGGTTTTTTTATTTAGAGTTACTCCAGTTGTATATCCATGAATATACAAAGTGCAGAGTAATTCAAATGGATCCATGATATTCCGAGCAGTTCGGGCACTACATTCAACAAAAGGCACTCCATACGCATTTGATAGTGTATGTATCTCTTCATTTGAGACGGGAAGGTAGTCGTCATTTAAAGGGGTTTCGCATTTGGTCGCGATCAGGACACCGTGTAAGGGTCGGTTGAGTTGTTTCAAGGTGGTATTGACATCAAACATTAGATTGGAGATATAGGCAAACGATTCTTTGGAGGATGGGTCAAAGACAAATAGAAATGTATCCACTCTTTCGAAATACTCATAGACAATCGGACTGTAATTTTTATCACCACTGGTATCATAAACGTGGAGTTTATTGATAGAGTTGTCGTCAGACCGGATAAAAGTCCGAAGGAAATCTACGCCGATGGTTGATAGATATTCGTGTTTGAACTGTTTGTAAAAAGCCCGTCGTAAAAGAGCAGTTTTACCACACTTTGAACTACCTAAAACGAGAACGGAGATTTTTCTGGTGTAATTGAAGACATCTTCTAAGGAGTGATAGTCTGTGTCTTTTTTCTTTAGCATTCTTCTATTGACAAAGGAGACAATTTACTTACTCCCCGTAAGTATATAAACATTTTACAACGGAGTTAAAGAAAGTATGAAAGTCTTTGTCATTAATTTAGATGAACGGCCTGAAAAATGGGAAACACTCAAATCCAGACCCGAGTTTTCTTGTTTTGAATTCATTCGAGTTTCCGCAAAGACTGGAAACGGTCTGACCTCTGAAAAGAACAATTTGACGAAAGGACAGATCGGCTGTTTCATTTCTCATAAAGCGTTATGGCAAAAATGCATTACAGAGAACTTACCTTGGATCTGTATTGCCGAAGATGATATTTATCCACCCAAGGGTTATTCTTCTCCCGCCTCGACCTTATCGAAGGTGATTGAAGAAGAAAATCTATCTAAATGGGATATTCTCTATTTGTCTCGATGTGAAGATATGCGTGATGCACTTTCTGTCGGCAAAGTCTCATATGGACTGTCTTTTTTAGAAGAAGAAGTTAAGAACATTGATTTTTTACCAAAAAGAGTTACAATAACTCCACCCAGAATGGGTTTGCATTTTTATATTGCGACACAAGACGGTTGTCGAAAATTGTTGAATGCATGTGAAAAGATTATGGCACCGGTTGACGTTCAAATCTGGTTTGGTTTCGAAAAATTACGTGCATTTCGTCTTGAAAACTCGAGTCTGGTTTTAGAGAACCTCAGTGTATCCGACACCAGTGACCTTGGTCTTTGGAAACGATTTCAGTCATTGCTGACAATGACACCGGAAAAATACAATCCAGTTTCAACCTTATCTTCTGAGGAAAGAAACGTTCTTCAGAAGTTATTTAATTTAGCGCCAACACAAGCTTTTGAACTTCTGGAGAACTCTTTTCAAAAAGAAAGCTATAAATATTTATGGTGTCAGTCTCTTCTTTTCCAAAGGCTAAAAATTACCGACGAGGCAATCAGTCTTATCTCAAAGGCAATCAGCTTACAACCGAATGACAGTGAGTTCTATCATTCGGCAGGAATGTTTTTCTTGAATGAGAGAATGGAACAAGACGCTTTAATTTCATTTTGGACAGGTCTAAAATCTTGCACGACGAACTCTCAATTAGAAAAACTACTCCAGATTGGTCTTCTAAAGGTTCTTCTCCGAGACAAGGTTCATACTCAAAAAGTCTTAGATTATGCTGAAACGGTTATTATGCCACAGTTTGAAGGATGTATCGAATTAATGGAACTGATGTGGCAAACATACGAATCTTTAAAAAAGTATGCTCAAGCGATTAAGTATGTCAGAATGTGTATGAACTTTCTTCCAGATGAACACCGTCTTAAATACAATTTAGGGGTGATGATTTTACATGCCATCAAAGAAAAAAGACCGTTAGATCCACATAATACTCTTGAAAAGGGTTTAGAGTATATTCATGAATGTTTAGTTCTGATGCCGTCATTTGTTCAAGCTTATTTAACATTGGCACGATACTATAGTCATCAAAATGATTTTGAGTCGGCGTATCAGGTAATGAAAGAATGTTTGCAACAGTCACCCTCTGCAATTCAAGCACCGGAAGTTCAATTACTGGTTGCAACAGTTGGATTGGATTATGGTGATTTTCAATTAACTAATTCAATGTTGATGGGTCTTTCGAAAGTTTTGCATATTCGTTCGTCTGATTTGCAAAATTCGACACCAAAATTCAAACAGATGATTTCCGAATATATGCTCGAACTGCATCGATATTACAAGATGACCAAACAATGGGAACTCTCAAGAAAAACGATTGATGAATTGATTGAATCGAGTAGTTTAGTCACAAAGAGTCTCAAAAACATTCGTCATTATCATATGTGTCGTAGTTGTTTGGATTTATTATTAGATGGAGACAACCCAAACTCTTATCAGTATAATCCTTTCGAAGTTATGGGGTTGGAAGATATTGTTTGTCGTCATTACCAAGTTCATCCATGGAAAGGGGAACAGATTGATTCATTAGTTATTGTCTCGGTTGGTGGGTTTGGCGACTTATTCATGTTCTTACGTTACGTCTGTTTCATTCTTGAGCGACAAATGGTTAATTTCGTCTATTTAGTTTGGGATGACCGCGTGAATAAGTTGATTGATTATATTCCATTCATCTCCGATTTTATTGCAAAAGATAGATTGCTGGTCTTATCTGACCTCGCATTTATGAACCTGTTGCTGGAGCTTCCTCGTTCCCCAACACATATTATCGATGTTATGGCTCTCCCATGGATTTGTATGCCTTATATCCAGTCAAATCCGAAAGTAATTGAATCCAAGTATATGGAGGTCACCAATCCGCAACCGTTGTCTTTCTTTACAGATCGACAAATTGTCTCTGAAAATACATATTTTTTCAAATGGCAAAGCAGTAAGCAGAACTCCATGCGCAGATGGCGAGATATCCCATTACATTACTTTGAAAATTTATTTAGAATACCTAATACGTTTTGGATTACAATAGATAAAGACCTTGATGACGATGACATAAAATTATTGGATAAATATTCGAATGTCATTGTCCTAAAAAATATGGACAATGATGCATTCTATGATACTTGTCAGGTCTTAACACAAGTGAATTCTGTTGTCACGGTTGATACATCTATAGTCCATTTGGCTGGAACATTGGGAGTAAAATGTCATCTGTTACTCTGTGCAGTTCCAGAATGGCGCTGGGGTATTTCGGGGAACAAGACAAAATGGTATTCAAATGTGACCATTTGGAGACAAAAAGATTTCGATGATTGGACGGTTCCGATGAATCGATTGAGAAATGAACTGCAGACGAATGATGTGACAAGTGAAATTTCGATTTATGCTCCGATTTCATACGGTGAATTACTGGATAAACTAAGTATCTTACAGTTGAAGGAAGATAACTTAATCTCTTCTGCAGGGAAAGAAGAACCGCTGGGGAAGGTTCGAGATGAAAAAAATATCCTTAATCGGATCCGAGAGAAGTATCGAGAACAAGAGACTCCTAATGTTATCACTGCATATACTCAGTTGTGTCAAGCTAATGCATCCCTTTGGAATTTAGAGGACGAGCTACGTCAGTTGATGGAGATTGAAGAGACAGGAACACGTTTTATTGAGGTGGCGATGGAGATACCACGCGAGAACGGGAGACGTGCAGAGGCAAAGAGAAAGATTAATACATTAATGAATTCTGCGCTGACTGAAATTAAATTATATTTATAGTCTTTGATTGTATAAAATGGCACTTCCAACCACAAATCTGAAGTTTTCGAACCTTCGGTCATTAGGAGGAACAAATCCTATCAAATTTAGTGGTTATTACAAAGACGCGGTATCTGGATTTGCTTCATCGATTACCGGTATTCCGAATAGAGGAAGTTCGATCCGGATGTCTCAGTTTCGAGGAAAACAGAGAATTATATCAACTCAACAAACTAAACTGACTGCCAGTGATAAAGAAGCATCAGATGGTTTTGGGTTTTCAGTATCGATATCATCAGATGGTAATACGGCAATTGTTGGCGCTTACGCTGAAGACCCAGATAATGTTGGAAATGCTGGTTCTGCTTACATTTATACAAAAAATGGAACTACCTGGTCACAACAGACTAAATTGACAGCTAGTGATAAATGGTTTTCTGACATTTTTGGGAGTTCAGTCTCGATATCTTCAAATGGTAATACGGCAATCGTCGGTGCGTATCAGGCAGACACAGGTAGTATTAGTGATTCTGGAGTTGCTTATATTTATACACGCAATGAAACGGCTTGGACACAACAAACGAAACTGATAGCAAGTGATGCAGGAAGTGGTGATTATTTTGGAGTTTCAGTCTCTATATCCGGAGATGGTAATACGGCAATTGTTGGGGCATATTTAGAAGACCCAAATAATGTTGGAAATGCTGGTTCTGCTTACATTTATACACGCAATGATACGACTTGGACACAACAAACTAAACTGACTGCCAGTGATAAAGAAGTAGCGGACTTTTTTGGGAGATCAGTCTCGATATCATCAGATGGTAATACGGTAATTGTGGGGGCGATGGGGGAAGACCCAGGTAATGTTGGAGATGCTGGTTCTGTTTATATTTATACACGCAATGGAACGGCTTGGACACAACAAACTAAACTGACTGCCAGTGATAAAGAAGCATCGGACTTTTTTGGGAGATCAGTCTCGATATCATCAGATGGTAATACGGCAATTGTTGGCGCTTACGCTGAAGACCCAGATAATGTTGGAAATGCTGGTTCTGTTTATATTTATACACGCAATGGAACGGCTTGGACACAACAAACTAAACTGACTGCCAGTGATAAGGGAGTTTCTTATTATTTTGGATATTCAGTATCGATATCATCAGAGGGTAGCACTGCAATTGTTGGCGCTTACGGTGAACACCTAGGTGTTTTTTCAGGTGCAGGTGCTGCATATATATTTGTGTAAAAATATTCAGTCTTATCAAATCAATTTACTTACTCCGGAAGTATGAAGCCATCCCATACAAAAAATCATACAATGCAATCTCTTCCATTACCGTATTCACCTGATAAATCCAATTACACGGAAGAATTAGTGTTTGATGAGGATGCAGAATAATATCCGCTCCCAAACGTGGCGAATTGTCTTCTGTCATCTTACCCAGACGATAGGCGTATGTTTTCTCAACCAGTTTCAAAAACTGAAGTTCATTTTGATGTTTCGGATGCAAGACCCGAACCGTTTGCTTTTCTTCCGTCGAGTTATACACCACGATATTCTTGGCCAGGACTTGCCGAAACATCTCCGGGTCAGAAACTATTTCCGATGGAACTGAGACCCGACTTTGATTGGTATAGTAAAACTTAAAAACGGTCTTAACCAATTCATCGACCTTTTCGATCCGGTCATCAATGACAATCGGTTGCTTTTCAAAAAACAAGTCTGGGTTCATCTGGGACAGACTGGTCTGAATAATGTGGAAGTCTGGAGGCGACTTCAAGACGTATTTAAACTGAACCACGACAATCAGAACAATCAGAAAGGCGATTAAAAAACGCATCTTTAATTTAGGCAAATATACCTTTTTCTAAAGGCTAAACGAGTGAAAAGTATATAAAGACAACAGCAGGTGGAAGAGTAGTTCAATATGTCTTCTGAACAAGTTTCTTCCTCTGACCAGCCTGCCGTTCTCGAGATGCAGGTTGAGCAATCTTGTGGTCAGTATATCGGTCACTGCAAGTGGTTTTATAACAAGCTCGGTTATGGATTTATCGTCATCTGTTCCGGTGAGCTCAAGGGTCAGGACATCTTCGTTCATCACAGTGGCCTACACCCTCTGAACAGCAACTTTAAGACCCTCTTCAAGGGCGAGTATGTCCAGTTCAATATCATCGATGGTAAGAACGGTAAGCAGGCAGTGGATGTGACGGGTATCCATGGGGGTCCCCTGATGTGTGACAACGTCTCCAGTTCCCGTGGTATCTTCGAGAGCGGTGCGCCTCGCGGAACTGGAAGAGGTGGTCGTGGCGGTTTCACTCGTGGAACTGGTCGGGGTGGTCGTCGTTTTGAGAGGAGCTCTGAGGTGCCTCAGGAGTAAATCTCATTTGTTAAATCTTAATAATTATTTTTCATACAATAAGTATTTTATTGTTTGAGTTTTTGGACACTAATTGATTTGCAATGTTTCCAATCTATTCCTCCTTTTTGCACCGCATCTGTTCCGACAAGGACAACTTTGACTGGTCGATGAAAAGCCATCTGTTGTTGACGATGCTTAATTTCTTCTCGAAGTCGAGAACTGTCATTATACGTCGGAATACAGTTAAAAAGGTATTTACAACTGTCGTCATTGGGCATGTAATTTTCGTCAGGTTCATCATCGTCTTCTGGTGAATAAACTTGAGCTGGAGGTTGAGAATAAACTGGGGGTGGGGTTGGACGACTTATCACTCTTTCAAAAGACGGTTGAGGAGCGTATTCTTCTGGTTTTGATTTCTTTTTGTGTGAAGGTTGAGAAGGTATCGTCGATTGAGGAGTTATCGGTTTTTGTTGTAATACGGAAGGGGGGTTGTGTATTGTATCTCGTTCTCGTTGAGGTCGGGGAAGAACTGGTAATGACATTAAATCGATGGAGAAAAAGCGTAGATAAGTCGCCAGTGCATCAGTCAGTCTTTCGATACATGGTGATAGAATTGTATTTAAAAAATGAAGGGCAATGGTTCCAGAGACAACCGGTTCAAATGTGTAGAGTGTTTTGAGAGACGTAAAATACTTGACAATAGGTTGTGATGAAATCGGATTGGAAGGGACGATAAACTGAAAGAGAAGTGTCTCAATTAAATCAAAGTATCGGTTCCATTTTACTCCAATTGTGATTAAAAGTTGTTCAATAATCTGAGTTTGGGTCAGAGGCGACGCTGAACTCGATGAAGACAACTTTTTAATTATTGTAATTACAAAAAGACAGACCGTATTGATGTCGTCTTTTGGTGTATGTTTTTTGATAAACTTGTAAATCACACCAAGTTTATTTTTGATATAGTCTTTGGGAGAAGTTTGTGCTTCTCTGGAAAAGACACCGGTTAAGTCTTGAATGGCGGAGTTGGTTAGAGCTCGATTCGGAGTGAATTTGGAAGAACTGTAATCAATTCCACTTCGATGCATTCTCTCTAAGATTTCAACCAAGGCGGAAGAGACATCAATCTCCGCTTGGTCTTTTTGTAAGAGAACGATGTGTTGTAGGCGAAGTGCAAAACGAGGGTCTTTGGAGATATAGTGATTTGCCCAGATACTAATGACGACATTGGTGGCATTTCCAGATTTGGATAGATGAGCAATACAGGCTCGTATTGTATCGATGTCTCCTTCAAAGGTGGCGACTTTTAAACGGTCTGGATAAGTTGAACGCTTACTCATGGGAATACACTTATTAAATCATCTTCTTTATTATTCAGGATTTTAAACATACGAAAATACGATAGAACTGTATGTCTGTATCTTTCATTTTTGAGGGGTTTGAGGTCGTTTTAATTTTTGATCTGAAATCTCAATCACCCGAGGGGAAATGAATTATTTTAAAATACAGAAATACAGATACAGTGCCGATAGTGTATCTTCAAAATATAGACCATTTTAGGTCTTTCTAATTTTTGATCTGAAAACTCAATCACCCTAGGAGAAGTCTTCAAATTAGAAATACAGAAATACAGAATACAGCTACAGCATACGGAACATACAACATACACATACAGTCGATTTACTGTATCTTCAAAATATAGACCATTTTAGGTCTTTCTAATTTTTGATCTGAAAATTAAATCACCCTAGGGGAAGTCTTCAAATTAGAAATACAGAAATACAGAATACAGTCTTTTCGTGTATTTTCAAAATATAGACCATTCCAGGTCGTTTTTAAATTTTGAATCAAAAGAGTCACAGCCCTAGGGGAAACCAATTATTTTTAAAATACGAGAATACACATACAGTCCAAATCTGTATTTTCAAAATATAGACCATTTTAGGTCTTTTTATTTTTGATTCAAAAAAAGTCACCACCCTAGGAGAAGTCAATTATTTTGAAATACAAACATACAGAATACAACAATACAACATACACCGCATACGATGCATCGAGTATTTTAAAACTCATCTGGGTCAATGAATTAGCTCGATAAATATTTTTTGATTTTTTTCAAAGACCTGAAAAATTTTTTTGAGGGGGGGTCATTACGAGAAAATAAAAAGTCATCAAAGCTCTCTAATTCAAAGACGATTTATCGTAATAAAAATTCTCAAGTCTCTAAAATTCTGAAAACAAAAAAGCAAGAAAAAGCAAGAAAAAGCAAGAAAAAGCAAGAAAAGGCAAGAAAAAGCAAGTAAATTTTGGAAGACGATACTTCGTAATAAGAAAATGAACCGGGACGTGACTTCTACAGTCCATTCGGTTTTTCTAAATTTTTCAAAGACATGAAAAATTTTTTTGAGGGGGGGTCATTACGAGAAAATAAAATCTCTAAATCACTCTCCAATTGAAAGACGATACTTCGTAATGATTTTTTGATTTACTCCGAAATTCTGAAAATAAAAGAGCAAGAAAAAGCAAGAAAAGGCAAGAAAAAGCAAGAAAAAGCAAGAAAAAGCAAGTAAATTTTTGGAAGACGATATATGGTTTATTAAAATGAATTAGCGAACCATTTGGACAAGACGATACCGTTTTTCTATTTTTTCCAAAGACCTGAAAAATTTTTTTGAGGGGGGGGGTCAAGACGAGAAAAATAAAACTGATTGGTTTGATTTATTTGAAAGACGAAACATCGTAATGAATTTTCAAACTACTCTAAAAATCTGGAATTAAAAGAGCAAGAAAAAGCAAGAAAAGGCAAGAAAAAGCAAGAAAGAGCAAGTAAAAGCAAGTAAAATTTAGAAGACGATAACTCGTGTCTAAAAATTCATCAAGGTGTCTTTTTAATGGTCATTCCGGTTTTCTATTTTTTTCAGAGTCTTGAAAATTTTTTTGAGGGGGGGTCATTACGAGAAAAGAAAACCTCGAGACTGGATTGATTTTGAAAGACGATACATCGTAATGAATTTTCAAACTACTCTAAAAATCTGAGAACAAAAGAGCAAGAAAAAGCAAGAAAAGGCAAGAAAAAGCAAGTAAATTTTTATAAGACGATATCTCGTAATAAAATGAGAATACGTGTTTGGAAACTGACATTTTCCGAGCAACTTGTTAGACAAAAGTGTGTCTTCCAATAAAAATAATCTGTTTCAAGACGGTTTTATGAACCATCTTTACTTTTCCTCAAACATCTTGTTCTGAAACTCAGTGTCAATCTGTATCAAATTGATGATACACTTATTCAATTGTTTGATATTACTGTTCGAGTTCTTTTTGATAATCTCAAGAACGTCCTTCTTGAGACGATTTTCCTGTGCCCGAGTTAATTGTTCATTGGCCTTGTTATATAAGGACATGTATTTATCAACTAAAGAAAACTCTTCTGTTTTCTCATTATATCGTTCATCGTCCGGATTATACAAGATTTGATGGTCATTTCGGTTTTTGATAAATGGATCAACATGAAAACAGGCCAGTAAAGTATAGTAGTGCATCAAACACTCTTTGAGTTGTGTCTTTTTGTGTAAGGAACCTTTATCCACCTCGATTTTTCTTATCAGAAAGACTTCCATACTGTACAGATAATACGTGCAGACCGTTCGTAATAGATTATGAATTCCACTTTCGACTAAAAAGCCTTCCCATCGACGACCATCCCAGAAGAGGAGTTTATTCCGTTCTTTGTCATAGACGATATTGAAGTTCTCAATGTCCTTTTGAAGACAACCATCAACGGTGCTGATTTCGTCGATAATTTGCAGAAGTCCAGAGGTATCAATTTCGTAAGACTTGTAGCTTCCTTTTTCTAACTTGGAGACGTTTTCTCGATACAGCTCTTCAACTCGAGTTTCAAAATCAACTAATTCAATATTTTGATACTCAGCCAATTTAGAAATCTTCAGAAAGGTATCCAAGTTAGCGATGTAGTTATTCATCGTATTGTAATTATTAATCGTCTGATTGATATGCATGTTGTTTTGTTGTGTAATTTCGAAGGATTGGGTGGGAGTGTATTTTCGATTGGTCATAATACTTTCTTTGATTTCATCGGTCAATTCGACATCGTGCAAGATGCCAGGACAGGTCTTTTTCAGTTTGTAAAGATGTGACATTATGGAGCTCTTTTTTGATACATGATATCCACAACGATAACATGTGTAATCTACAAGATGTTCTCTCGGCATCTGGAAGAAATAGAACAATTACCCTTAAATGATAATAGAAAGAAAAAGAAAGAAAAGGCAAGAAAAAGCAAGTTGGCCTAATAATTTACGCACTACAAGAAGTGCATCCTTGATTTTCCCAATCAACCGGCTCTTCCACCGGTCTCTTGGGTGAGTTTCTCTCGATATTCGATTTCGACTTCGACGGGTCAATAGTGAATTGTTGAACCGTCGCCTTGGGCTTCGTTCGGAGATAATACATTCCCGTCTTCAGACCACGTTGCCAAGCGTAGAAATGCAGACTGGTCAGTTTCTTCGTGTCCGGTGCATCCATAAAGACGTTCATACTCTGAGATTGACAGACAAAAGCTCCTCTGTCGGCGGCTAAATCGACGATGACCCGTTGCTTGATTTCCCAAACCGTTTTGTAAAGGTCTTTAATCTCTTGTGGAAGACCCGGAATACCCTGAACACTCCCTTCATTGACAATGAGGTGGTCTTTCATCTCAGAGTTCCAAAGTCCAAGCTGAATTAGGTCATTCAGAAGATACTTGTTGACAATAATAAACTCGCCAGCCAAGGTCTTTCTCTTATACAAATTGGAAGTAAATGGCTCGAAACACTCATTAAAGCCCAAGATTTGACTGGTCGAAGCGGTCGGCATTGGTGCCAACAAGAGACTATTCCGGAGACCATGAGTTTGGATGTCTGCTTTGAGAGAAGCCCAATCGTAGCGGTCGCTCGGTTGAACTCCCCAGAGGTCGAACTGAAGGAGACCTTGGGATGCCGGACTACCGACGAAAGTGCTATAAGCACCCGGTGGGAAGTTGGGGTCACTCAGAGCTTCCTTTTCACAAGGATGGAACTGAAGCTTCTCGTTGTTTTCACGATACCATTCATTCCGTTTCTTTGACAGTTCCATTGAAGCCTCGAGAGCGGAATGGTAAATGGTTTCGAAGATCTCCCGGTTGAGACGAGAAGCCTCCGGACTGTCAAAGGGCATTCTCATCAAGACGAAAGCATCAGCCAGACCTTGAACACCAATCCCAATCGGACGATGACGGTAATTAGAGAGTTCAGTCTTCCCAGTTGGATAGAAGTTGTTATCGATAATCTTATTCAGGTTCTTGGTGACAATCTTGACTTTGGCGTGGAGTTCATTAAAGTCATAATACTTCTGTCCGTTCTCATTAGTTTTGACGTAAGTCGGAAGAGAAATCGAAGCCAGATTGCAGACGGCACTTTCGTTCTTATCGGAGTATTCCATAATTTCAGAACACTGACCAGTCAGAATACCGTTGAAGATACCTTGATGCAGTTTCTGCTCATTGAAACAGTATGTGTCTTCGTATTCATTGTTGTCTTCGATTGAAGAGACTTGTAATCCTTCAACTAACTGATTGTCGGGTAGCTTGAAAGTAGGCACATTCATTCCAATACTCAAATCTTTTGCTTCGACAAGACCATTATCGATAATGAACTTATGATAAGGAGTGCAACGCAAAGATAGTCCATTACTCATCCTCACCGTAATAAGTTTTTGATTCACACCTGTCTGGCGAACAATTGTTGAGCTGAACTCCTCACCATTCCACACTTCAACTTCTTGATCCACTAGGTCTTTTATCGGGAAATAGCCATTCGATGTTAGAATTTGTGTATCTCCGGAGACACACAAATTACTGGACTTAATGACCCCCAAGTTCTTTTGATTGCTCTTTCGGTTCGCTGCGTCCTTGTAGCACATATACGGCGTTCCGGTCTCAATTTGAGACTGAAGGATTTTTTGCCAGAGTTCTTGAGCACGAAGTTGCTTTCGGAACTTACCTTCACTCTCGTAACGTTCATAAAGGGTCTTGAACTCTTCACCATACACGTCACTCAAGCCACGACATTCATCCGGACACATCAAACTCCAAATGCCATTGTCCCTTACCCGTTCCATAAACAAATCCGGAATCCAGAGAGCATAAAACAGGTCACGGGCACGTTCTTCTTCACTCCCATGGTTCTTTTTCATCTCCAGAAACGGCTCAATATCGGCATGCCAAGGCTCAAGATAAACCGCGATTGAACCATTGCGTCTTCCAGAGTTATGGACGAGACCCATATCGGTCAGGTAGTTGTGGTTGTCCTGCATGTTAAAGTCATAGACGTAGCCAGAGTGTTCGACTTCTTCGATGGAACGGATACGTGTCCAAAGGGAACCATCGTATTCAAAATAGTCATTGGAGACATTCGGATTATCAGAAAAGATTGAATGTGGGACAACAATCGAATTACTATTTCCACCCGAAGAAGCCATGACACCACAACGAAGAAGCAAGTATCTCATTTGATACGTAAATCCTTCAGAACAACAGAGAATAGTAGTCTTTTCGTCAGTCCAAGACAATGCACGGGTCTCACAGATACCTCGGATGAGCGCCTTGGTCTTATCCAGAGGAAGATGGAGATACTTGTCGGAGATGAAATTGGTTTGAATATCGAGTAAAAGCGTGTCATCATATAATTGAATGATGGTAAAGTCATTTTCAGACTGTTCATCAAACTCTATCCCTTGATGTTTCAAGTAATCTTTAACAAAAGTCAGCGTCTGACAATCATTTTTAGCTGTATTATCGAAATCCAAGACAATTTTCTTTCCATTAATAACTCCTCGACAAATCAAGATACCATAATAACGGAAGAAATCTGTGTCATAATCAGGGTAATTTTGGATATGCTTTGGTATCGGAAAGGTGACGAAATCACCTTCTTTCAGTAAATCAGCTTCAATAAAAGAAGGCTTAATCAAACCATCTTCCATCCGTTGAATAATCTGATTGTTGTTTAATCCAAGACGCTGGGCGGAAAGTGAATAGACTTGATGTTCCTTTGTGACGTGTATCGGCTTCAGACTATTGACCGTCTCAATCTTTAGGATTTGCTTTTCGACGTGGTTCTTCGCAATCTGTAGAACCGGCTTGAAAGTGCCATCCAGGGTGACAAGCTCATCACCGACCTTAATCTCTTCCATCCGAACCGCACCCGACTTGCCATAAACAATGGTATCACCCCGAAAGCATTGATTAACGTAGCGGGCAGTATTGTTAAAAACACGCAACATCGGGACAATTCCGGTTGATTTACCGTTGGTTCCACGGATAATCGAGTTTCTGGAACGGACATTGTGAATATGAACACCGATACCCCCTGCATATTTGGAGATCAGAGCACAATCTTTAAGAGTATTATAAATCCCATCGATTGAGTCTTCTTCCATCGCAATCAGGTAGCAACTGGACTGCTGAGGGACATTGGTGCCAGAATTAAACAAAGTCGGGGTCGCATGAACGAAGAACCGCTTACTCATTCCGTCATAGGTCTCCAGAGCGTCTTTGATATCTTCGCCATGAATTCCGAGAGCAACCCGCATAAATAGATGTTGAGGACGCTCAACAATAACGTCATTGACTTTGGTCAGATAAGCTCTTTCCAGAGTTTTAAAGCCGAAGTAGTCGAAATCGTAATCCCGACTGTAATCGATATAACTATTTAGTTTTTCTTTGTGTGCCATGACGGTTTTATACAGGTGCTGACTGATCAAAGGAACTTCGTTGTGATACATCAAACTAATGGTCTCAGAGAAGGAGGGTGATGTATTTTTGTGATGGTTGGAGATGATAATCCGGGAGGCCAGAATGCCATAGTCGGGGTGATTGACAATCAACGAGCAACACATCCGGGCAGCAAGCTCATCCAGTTCGGAGGTCTTAACGCCATCGAAGATTCGGGAGCAGACCTTTTGAGCAATGTCATGAGAATTGACTTGCAGTTCTTTGGATAAGTTCAAAATCCGATTGAGAACTTTATCGAAAGAAACGGTTTCAAAAGAACCATCACGCTTCTGAACACGCATCATCGATTGCTGTATGTCCATAAGTGCAGTGTCTTTATATACAAAAGTCAAGAGAAAAATAAAGTCATTTTAATTATTCGACTGTCGGTTTTCCCAAACATTTCATCACATCAGTATACATTTGAATCTTCGAAAAGTCAGACCAATCCTTCGCCATCGCGTATAATTTTGTATATAGATCCGACAGTTCTTGAGCAATGAACTCTTCAATTCCTTTCGTCCCTTCAGCGAACTTGAGACGGAAGACAACAATACTTTCCAGAGGATGAGGGCAGGTATAACCAATGTATTGTATTGAAACTCCTGATTTAGGATTGTCGTCCGGACTGAATGAATAGTCTGGAGTTAATGCAGTATAAGCCGGAGCACCTACCGGGGACGGAGACATTGGTGCATACTCTTCGTCGTCAAATCCGTATTTGGGTGTTGCGACGGTATAACCCGGACTTCGTGGGTCATCGGGAGACATCGGAGCATACTCTTCGTCATTCGCTTGTGGAACGGCTGCCAATTTAGCACCACCACTGACCTTACCTTGGTCTTTGAGGTGTCTATCGATAATAAAAGTTTGAAACAAGTTTCCAAAAGTATGAGTTTCACCTTTAATCACCAATTGATACAATTCACCGACCTTTGACCACTCGACAATCTCGGTCTTCTTATTCGCAATCGCGGTCTGGAATTCTTTGTGAATACTCGAGACTTTCTGTAATAAAACGTCAAAGGCTTTAAAGAAGATAAACTCGGGAGTGAATGCGGTTTCACTTTCGATTTTGAAGACGGCTTCGGTCGGTTCTCCGTATTTGTTCTTTTTATAGCACTTGTATTTTCCAAGGGTCTCAAACTCTTCAACCGCTGTTCCTTCTAACTTTTTCGAGACTTTCTTCGCTTCGTCTTCATCGATAACGAACTCGTAAGTGCAGAGACTGACGGGTGAGAAAGAGGCAGATTTCCGAGCAGTTCCAATCTCTGGGTGTGCTTCAAGGACGATTTCGTCTCCATTGGCCAGGTCAAACAAGTTCGGTTTCAGTTGTGCAATCAAAATCGGAGCTTTGGTAATTCGGTCGTGAGGTAAAATTGACCGTTTTCTGCTATCAGAGACCAAATCACCTTTGTCTTCATTGTAAATCTCGAAGTCATCGGTGGTCACGTCAATGATTTGTGAAGTCGTATTCTTCTTTTTCAAAGTGAATTTGTAGGCTCCGGGGTAAAAGTTTTCATCGGGATGAAAACACAAGGGGATTAAAGAGACCCGATGAGCCAGATACTCGTTGTGCAAAGGGCTTGTATTTTTAAGCACTCGAATACTGGTTTCATTCGAGTGGTTTTGAACGTCAAAGTGAAATCCAATCGTCGGGATATCACTCAGAATTGTCCGACGGAGGGCATTGAGGGTTGCGACCTCAGAATCTTTGACTGTAAAAGTTACCTTCTTATTGGGGACAAGTTGTTGAAGGTTAGAAAAAATTACCATAGCCCCTTTTAATTAATTGAGGCATTTTGTTTTAAGTGAGTTCCTTAGCGATCCTTCTTCGTCTCAATGTCAATTTGCTCTGAAATTGTATTTACTTGGGTCTCCTCATCGACAACTTCATTCTCGTCACCACTCTCATTGTCCTCGTCCTCATTCTCGTCGTTCTCGTCGTTCTCCTCGTCATCAACCTCGTCGTCGATATCATGGTCATCGACATCTTCACTACCATCAGTCTGACTGTCGTCGGTCACTGCATCTTGGGTATCAGTCTCTGTATCAGAAATCGGCTGAACCTCTACCACGTGTTGTCTAAAGAGACAACGTCCGCAGAGCAGAGGAGTTAGAAGTAAAAAAATGTAAAGTAATGCCAGATACATTAGTAAGCTAAATTACATCTCCTTATTTTTCTTAAGTGCTTTTATCCCTTTTCTTTTTTACTTAAACTAATCGTCCAAGTCTTTGATTGAATACTCAGACAATGAGAAGGTGTATTTGGTCGTTGAAATCTCAAAACTACTCGAAGGTTGGGGTTGAGTTGTTGTCTTTCCCCTTTTGATATTACGTTGAGCAACGAGTTCTTCCTGAGCCACAACAATTTCCGTGTCATATAAAGCTTTATCAGCCTTGTAGCGAAGAATTTTGTCCCAAACAACTTCCAGTTCTTTGTAGCGTTCTTCCATAAAAGCACGGTCACGATAAACTCGTTTGACATGATACAACTTTAAAGACCAATAAGTTGCTTTGACATTTCCAGTCGTCGGGTCGGAATGAATACGTTCGATTTCTTGTTCCGTCCAAATTTGGATACTGTCATTCGACAGACCCATCGGGGAATAACTGTATTTATAAGTGTCATCTCCATCGTGTCGGTATTCAATAATGCACCCTTTCTCATAATGGTCTTTGGTTAAGTATCCAGTGTCATCGGTGTCGGAAGAATACTCATTGAAATCCGGATACTCTTCCATTTCACATTCGAGATAATCGCACTCTTCTAAATCACAGACATCAAGTTGCCCTTGGATTTGATAGTAGTATTGAGTTGGAACTGTCCCGTCGATTTTACGACGGTAAGGACACTTAATCTCGAGCATAATCCCGAAATCACTGATGCCGTCCGGTGAAGCCCCAAAATGACGAACTGTTTGATGAGGAACCAGACCAAACTCATGAACTGTGACGGAATTGCGCAAGGCGTAGATACTTGTCGCTACCGGTTCGTATTTAACCCCCCATTTCAAAGCCGGTAAATTAGAGTTAAAGGCAGCTTCTTCGGCGTAACCACATTTCTTGATGATAAAGTCTCGTTGGGTTCCGAACTTTCCTTGACCCAGGGCTTGAGCCAGGTCGCTGGCGGTGACCATTCCTTTCCGAAGAGCATACCATTCGGGTGAGCGTTGTTCGACGACGGGGACACTTTGTAGTTTATGTAATTTTTTATTGTAATTGACAATTTCAATCAATCGTTTTGAAACCTTATCAATATTAACTGGGATGTGTCGAAAGACTGAACAACAACCATACGCCGCCTTGGCGATAGTATCATACAGTTCAGGGGACAACTTCGCTAAATCGGTTTGACCTTCATTCAGCAAACGGATAACGTAGGCAAGTGCTTGGTCAATCATGATTTCTCGAGGGAGAGATGCATGGTGTTGTCTATTTTTGTCGTTCATCGTAAGTCAATTTGAAAGTATCTACTTAAGTAGAAATTACATTTCAATTTTCACATTAATGGTTGTTCTTCAAAAGTTTCATCACAACCCCAACGAAATCCAAGCCGGTGTCGATGAAGCCGGACGAGGTTGTTTAATTTTTGGTGTCACCGCAGCAGCCGTTGTCTGGGATCCGGAATGTCAAGACCCACGACAAGAACTGATTAAAGACAGTAAGAAACTGAGTCCGAAAAAAAGAAAGGAAGCTCGACAGTTTATCGAAGAAAATGCATTGGCCTATTCGGTCTATACTGTGGATCAGAATGTCATTGACGACATTAATATTCTTAATGCGACGTATCAAGCGATGCATAAAGCACTGGATGGATTAAATCGACAGATTGACCGTATTTTGGTCGATGGAGACCGCTTTCGTCCTTACTTGGATCCGTCGGGTGAATATGTTCCTCACCATTGTGTTGTTGAAGGAGACAATACGTATCTTTCAATTGCGGCGGCGAGTGTTTTGGCTAAGACGTATCGGGACGAGTTTGTCGAAAAGAAAGTTATTGAGAATCCAGAACTTGACAGATACAAGTTAAGTAAAAATAAGGGTTATGGAACCAAAGACCATATCGATGCGATTCGCAAATACGGAATTACGAATTATCACCGAAAGAGTTTTGGAATTGTCAAAGACTACGTTTAGAGGATCTTGACACCGAACTTGGCGATACGCTTGTATTCGGTGCTGTTGTTAGTGCCAGTGAAAATCTTGACGAACTCCAACTCGTCGTCTTCGTTGATACGGAAACCGTAGCTGACAAAGTCGTTGTTCGAGTTCTTGATGGCAGTGATACGCATGGAACCACCCATCATCTCCCAATAACTTTCAGTGTCAAGGTTAGAAGTGCGGATGGCGTTCATACCTTGAGTGCCGTAGTTCCACTTGATAGACTTCTCCCAGAGGCGGTTGCCCTCATCAACTTCACCACTGGGCAAACCATCAATCTCGATACCAGCACCGTTATTAGTGGCGTTACCATCCTCAACAGTGGAGTTGCTGTTGCGAGACAACAGGATCAGTTTGTCCTCAACGGAGATTTGAGTGGTGTTGATGGTGTTCAGAGCACCCTCGATATCGACGTTACCCAAGATACGGAGAGTGCCAGTGTCGATGGTCATTTGACCAGTGCCCATAGAGTCGGACTTGATAGTCGAGACCGTCAAAATCTTAGTGGAATCGATGGTCACGTCATTCTCAAAGTCAGTTTGACCATTGACGGTGGTGGTGCCGTTCAGAGTAGTTCCGTTATAGACAGTCAGACCACCGTTCAAAGTAGCAGCGCCAGTAACACCCAGAGTGCTTCCGAGAGACGCTTCTTGGAGAACAGTCAATTGGTTAGACATAACTGCGTGACCACGGACGACAATACCGTTGCCATACTCGACAGGGTTGTTAAAGACGACACTACCGTTGAAAGTAGTCAAACCATTAACTGTCAAAGCATTGGACATGACCGCAGCACCCTCAATGGTAGCAGTCTTCTGAACGTGGAGGTGGTCTTCCAAGAGAACGTCATTGCTGAAAGAAGCGACGCCGAGGACAGTCAAGGTGTTGGAGAGACCGACAGCACCGACCAGAGTTGAGGTTGCATCAACACGGAGGTTATCCTCGATTTGGACGTCATTGCTGAAGGAGGCGACACCCAGAACGGTTAGGTTGTTGGACATGCCAACAGCACCGACCAAAGTCGAAGTGGCATCGACTCTCAAATTGTCCTCAATCTGAACGTCGTTGCTGAAAGAGGCAACGCCCAGAACGGTCAGGTTGTTCGACATACCGACGGCACCGACGTGAGTGCTGACACCATCGACCTTTAGGTTGTCCTCAATCTGAACGTCGTTGCTGAAGGAGGCGACACCCAAGACGGTCAATTGGTTAGACAAAGTAGCAGCACCGACCAAAGTCGAAGTCGCATCAACGCGGAGGTTGTCCTTGACCTGGACGTCGTTGCTGAAGGAAGAGACGCCCAGGACAGTCAATTGGTTGGACAAAGTAGCGGCACCGACCAGAGTAGTAGCAGAAGCGACGTGGAGGTTATCCTCAATCTGAACATCGTTGCTGAAAGAGGCGACACCCAGAACAGTCAAGGTGTTGGACATACCGACCGCGCCAACGTGGGTGGAAGCACCATCGACACGCAGGTTATCCTCCAAGAGAACATCATTGCTGAAGGAAGCAATGCCTTGGACAGTTAGGGAAGAAGACAAATCAACAGCACCAACCAAAGTAGAGGCACCATCAACACGAAGGTTGTCCTCGATTTGAACGTCGTTGCTGAAGGAGGCGACACCGAGAACGGTCAATTGGTTGGACAAAGTGGCCGCACCAACCAAGGTTGTTGCGGATGCGACGTGGAGATTGTCTTCCAAGAGAACGTCATTGCTGAAAGAAGCAATGCCTTGAACAGTTAGAGAAGAAGACAAATCGACAGCACCAACCAAGGTAGTAGTGCCACCAACTTGCAAGTTGTCCTCCAAAAGAACGTCATTGCTGAAGGAAGCGATGCCTTGGACAGTTAGGGAAGAAGACAAATCAACGGCACCGACCAAAGTCGTGGCCGCATCAACACGGAGGTTGTCTTCAATCTGAACGTCATTGCTGAAAGAAGCGACACCCAGAACAGTCAGGTTGTTGGACATACCGACGGCACCAACGTGAGTGGAAACACCATCAACACGGAGGTTGTCTTCAACCTGAACGTCGTTGCTGAAGGAAGCAACACCGAGGACAGTTAGGTTGTTAGACATACCGACATCGCCGACGTGAGTGGAAACACCATCAACACGAAGGTTGTCCTCAATTCTTACGTCATTGCTGAATTGGGCGAGGCCAGTCACCAACATATCACCGGCCAGGTGGAAGTTGGCGAGCATAGCAGTAGTGCCGATACCGACATTACCGTTGCTATCGATGCGCATCCGTTCAAAGTTAGAGGTAGTGAAACGGAGAGTATCATCGTTATCACCGGGAGCAGTCTCCGCCTCAATCTTAGTATCACCATTGACGTCAATCACACCACCGAGGGAGCCCCAAGCGTTACCGGGACCAAATCCCTCAAAACGAGACTGCTCAGTGTTGTAGCGGATATAACCGGCTTGAGCGGAATCAACGGCATAAGGACGGGCAGCGGTGTTGCCGACGGGGACACGGAGGATGGGACCATTTACGGCGACATTGGATTGGAACCTGGCTTCACCGACCAAACCAAAGTCATTCGACATCTCAACCGCCTGTAAGAAGACCGCCTTACCATCGACGGTCAGTTGGTTGGACATCTCAACAGCACCAACAAAAGCGGAAGCACCATTGACCGCCAACTTGTCCTCGATCCGAACGTCATTGCTAAACTCGGCCAGACCGAGAGTGACAACGTTGTTGGACATGGCCACAGCACCTTCAACATTGAGAGTGCTCTTCATAGTCACATTTTGAAGAGCAGTGACGGCGTTAGAAAGAGCAACAGTGTTTTGGAAGGCAGCGGTGTTCTCAAAAGTAGCCGCCTTGTTGAAGTTGATCGCCTGATTGACGTAGAAACCGGAAGAGTTGGTGGTATCGAGGTATTGGTAGTTGTTGGAGTCGTGAGTAGTGAATTTACCGAGAGTAGTGGTCGCCTTCTCGTCATCAGGAGAGACATTAAAGGCGTTATTGCTGCGAGCGATAATGTAAGTGACAGTGTTATCTCCGTTGTTGGAGAAGTCAAAAGCGTGAATGTCGTTGATAGTGACAACGATTTTACCGGAAGAACCGACTTCGAGAGCAGTCAGGTCTTTACCATACAACTTGGGGACGAAAACGGGACCAAAGACGTTCTGGAAAGAAGGATCCGGGTAAGAGATAGTCGCACCGCTGACGTAATCGATATTGACTACAGGGACACCAGTCGTAGTAGTATAGTTCAGCGCCATTTTTTAAGTATATTGATATAAAAAACAAAGATACCAGAAAAATAATAGAATACGTATTTACAAAATTAGTTACAACATATAAACACAACCAACCAAAGCTCGGCGAAGTATTTTCCCTTGATATTCGAACTCCTCACACTTATAAATCTTCGAGTTAAGGTCAAAATCACAATCACATGTTATTTTTGCCACGGTATAATTTTTGATATCGTCTGTTCCTTGAGCTTGTCCATATCCATCCACCGATGAACTACAAATTAGATCACCATTTTCCAAGTTTCCTTGAATGTTGCAGACCCAAATCGCACCTTCTCCAACTGATTGGACGATGAGTCTTTGTTCGGAAGTTTCGCGATCAATATCAAATTTAATATTACCAATTCGAAACTCTCTCGACACTCCTTCCATCTCCTGACCACCAATTACACCGAAGACCCGTTTATCTTTTTCTTTCGAAGACAATTCAACAATGGGGATGGCTTCATCAATTCCAATCTCCGGTCTTTCTTGAAGGTCGCTATAAGTCCCTCCGGCGATGACAATCTTACCAATTAAATGACTGATGTCGTCTCTTATCTTGGATGCACAACGATGTTTACCTGTAAAGTTAAGAACTTCTGGTTGGAAGTCATCGGTGAAAGTGACTGTGGTCTTATTATTGGAAATGAAAGTCAAATCGGAAGCAATCTGTGATTTATTCGTTTTGACACACATATTCCAATAATAGTCTGGGTTCGAAGCGGAGTTGAGGCGGATACATCCTGTATTTACAATTCCTTTCTCAGTGTTTAGTATTCCTTCAATGGTCAGATTGGAGGCCATGACCACATCGTTGGAGAAAAACGCAGTGCCTTCGAAGATGGCATTACTTCCGAAAGAGACATTGGAGTTGAAACCGATATCACCATTATTAATATTAAAAGCGCCAAGGAAGACAGTGTTATTAAGAGAGCAGAAATGGACATCATTTTCAAAATAGACCGGTTTGGTGAATTTGTTATAGTCGGTTCCGAACTGAGCACCGGGAACAATCAAACTGGGTAAGTCAGCCGGATCTGTAAAGGCTGGAGCTCCTGGACAGCCATTCGTCGTAAATTTAAATGGAATGACCTTTTCACCATACATATACAAGTCTTGAATATAGACATTCGATTGCATTCTAACATCTCCAGCGATGGTGACATTGTTGGAATAAAAGGCTTCACCATTGGCGGTGAAAGTTCCGTTGAAGGTGGCATTTTCAGTAAAGATAACTTCTCTTTCGAATTCGACGTTTTCTTGTTGGACATTGACCCATCCGAGGAAGATACGATTATTCGAGCCACAGAAGAAGACTTCATCGGTGAAAAAAGTCGGTTTGTGGATGACATTGATATCAGTTCCGAACTGGGCACCGGGAACGATTAAACTGGGTAAGTCGGCCGGGTTTTCCAGAGTTGCAGACTCGGGATAGACATTCGATTTAGTGAAACTGAAAGGATAGACGCGATAACCATCGACGTAGAGTTCTTTAATTTTGAGCCGTTCGATGGTGGCTTCTTCATTGATGGTCAAGTTTGAAGACAGTAGATTGGAAGAGAAAATACTTGAATTGACGGTCAGGTCTCTTCCGACAGTCCAATCGTAGGTGACCAGACCGCTATCTTGAATGACGGCATTTGAACCAATGGTTACACTACCAATCACATCAACATTTCCACCAATCGATAGATTTTGATTAAACTCGACATTGGAAAGGACGGTCAGGTCTCCATCGATTTCGAGATTTGAACTCAGATAGACCGAAGAATTGAAATACGTGTCGGCTGAAAAGGTTGAGATACCTTGAACGTTAAAGGAATTATAAAATGTCGCATTTCCTTGAGTGAATAAGTCACCATTTAAAAAGGTGTTGGATTGAGTGGTCAATACCCCAAGGATTTCAACGTCATTCGAAAAACTGGCGAAACCTTTGGCATCTACAGTTGAGTTGAAGATGACACTTCCTTCTGTAGTCAGAGTTCCTTGTGTCGTCACATTTCCATTTGTAATCAAGTCACCCTGAGTAGTCAGTGTTCCAAGGATTTCCACGTCATTCGAAAAACTGGCGAAACCTTTGGCATCTACAGTTGAGTTGAAGATTACGTCACCTTCTGTAGTTAAACTTCCTTGGGTCGTCACATTTCCATTAGTGATTAAGTCTCCTTGTGTCGTCAAAGTTCCAAGGATTTCGACGTCATTGGAAAAGCTGGAGAAGCCCTTGGCATCGAAAGTCGAATTAAAGATGACACTTCCTTCAGTGGTTAAACTCCCTTGCGTGGTGACATTTCCATTAGTGATCAAGTCTCCTTGTGTCGTCAAAGTTCCAAGGATTTCAACGTCATTGGAGAAGCTGGCAAATCCTTTTGCGTCCAGTGTCGAATTGAAAACGACATTTCCCTCAGTTGTCAGAGTGCCTTGCGTGGTGACATTTCCGTTAGTGATCAAGTCTCCTTGAGTAGTCAGTTTCCCAAGTATCTCCACGTCATTCGAGAAGCTGGCATAACCTTTGGCATCGAGAGTAGAGTTGAAGACGACATTTCCTTCGGTAATTAAACTCCCTTGGGTGGTTACGTTGCCATTGGTAATCAGATCACCTTGAGTGGTTAAAGTGCCGAGGATTTCGACGTCATTTGAGAAACTGGCATAACCTTTCGCATCAAGAGTAGAATTAAAGACGACATTTCCTTCGGTGGTTAGAGTGCCTTGGGTTGTCACATTCCCATTCGTGATTAGGTCTCCTTGTGTCGTCAGTGTTCCAAGTATCTCAACGTCATTGGAGAAGCTGGCAAAACCTTTGGCATCAAGAGTTGAGTTAAAGATAACACTGCCTTCGGTGGTAAGAACTCCTTGAGTGGTCACGTTCCCGTTGGTGATGAGGTCGCCTTGGGTGATTAATGTGCCAAGAATATCCACATTGTTCGAAAAGTTTGCAAATCCTTTTGCGTCAAGTGTTGAATTGAAAATGACACTTCCTTCTGTGACTAAACTTCCTTGAGTAGTCACATTTCCATTAGTAATCAAGTCTCCTTGGGTCGTCAGTGTTCCAAGTATCTCTACGTCATTCGAGAAACTGGCAAAACCTTTGGCATCCAAAGACGAGTTGAAGATGACACTGCCTTCTGTCGTGAGAGCTCCCTGTGTCGTGACATTACCATTGGTAATCAAGTCTCCTTGGGTAGTCAGTGTTCCAAGTATCTCAACGTCATTGGAGAAGCTGGCGAAACCTTTAGCATCTACAGTAGAGTTGAAGATGACCTCACCTTGAGTGGTTAGAGTTCCTTGAGTTGTGACATTTCCATTAGTAATCAAGTCTCCTTGGGTAGTGAGTGTTCCAAGTATCTCAACGTCATTCGAAAAGCTGGCAAAACCTTTGGCATCCAAAGACGAGTTGAAGATGACACTGCCTTCTGTTGTCAAAGTCCCTTGAGTTGTAACATTTCCGGTTGTAATCACATCCCCATGAGTAGTCAAAGTTCCAAGTATCTCTACGTCATTAGAAAAGCTGGCGAAGCCTTTGGCATCAAGGGAAGAATTGAAGATGACACTGCCTTCTGTTGTCAAAGTCCCTTGGGTCGTCACATCTCCATTGGTAATCACGTCACCCTGTGTGGTCAGTGTTCCAAGTATTTCCACGTCATTGGAGAAGCTGGCGAAACCTTTAGCATCTAATGTAGAGTTGAAAATAACACTTCCCTCGGTGATTAAACTGCCTTGAGTGGTCACATTCCCATTAGTAATCACGTCACCCTGTGTCGTCAGTGTTCCAAGGATTTCGACGTCATTCGAAAAGCTGGCAAAACCTTTAGTGTCGAGAGTAGAATTGAATGTCGCATTTCCTTGGGTCGTCTGATTACCCTGGATAAATGAACTTCCTTGAGTGAAATTGTTCCCATTCGTAATCGTGTCACTTTGTATCGTCAAGGAACCAACTATCTGAGCATCACTATAGAAGAGAGCGAAACCTTTGACATCTAATGTGAAGTTGAGGAGAGTGCCTCCGACTGTGACTAAACTCCCTTGGATAAAATTATTCCCAACGATACTTATACTGCCTTGTGTATTCAAATCACCACTCACTCCAACATTATTATAAAAGTTGGCTTGTCCATTGACATCAAGGGTTGAATTAAAAGTCGCAGTTCCATTCGTAATTAAATTACCTTGAGTGGTCGCATTCCCATTCGTAATCAAGTCGCCTTCGTTAATGAATGTCCCCAGAACTTTCACGTCATTGGAAAAGCTGGCAAAGCCCTCGGTGTCCAGCGTGGATTTAAATATGGCATTTCCTTCTGTTGTCAAACTTCCTTGTGTAATCACATTCCCGTTTGCAATTATATCACCTTGAGTAGTCAGTTTCCCAAGTATCTCCACGTCATTCGAGAAGCTGGCAAAGCCTTTCATGTCAATTGTTGAGTTGAAAGTCGTGGTTCCATCGACGATTAAACTTCCTTCGGCAGTCACAGTTCCCTTGTTAATCAATTCTCCTTGATTAGTCAAGGTTCCAAGTATCTCCACGTCATTTGAAAAACCAGCAAAGCCTTTTGCATCCAAACTCGAATTAAAAACGACTTCCCCTTCGGTAATTAAACTTCCCTGGGTCGTCACACTTCCATTGGTAATCAAGTCACCTTGGGTCGTCAGTGTCCCCAGGATTTCCATGTCATTGGAGAAACTGGCAAAACCTTTGGCATCCAAAGATGAATTGAAGATAACCTCACCTTCGGTCGTTAAACTACCCTGTGTTGTCACATTTCCATTGGTAATCACGTCTCCCTGGGTCGTCAAAGTTCCAAGTATCTCAACGTCATTAGAAAAGCTGGCGAAACCTTTGGCGTCCAAGGTTGAATTAAAGATGACACTTCCTTCAGTGGTCAATGTTCCTTGAGTGGTGACATTACCGTTGGTAATCACGTCTCCCTGTGCGGTTAGTGTTCCAAGAATTTCAACGTCATTGGAGAAACTGGAGAAGCCCTTGGCATCCAAAGTCGAGTTGAAGATAACATTCCCTTCAGTAGTCAAAGTGCCTTCTGTTGTCACATTTCCATTGGTGATGACATCCCCTTGAGTGATCAAAGTTCCAAGGATTTCCATGTCATTGGAGAAACTGGCAAAACCCTTCGCATCTAAGGTCGAGTTAAAGATAACACTCCCTTCGGTGGTCAAAGTGCCTTGCGTAGTCACATTTCCATTGGTAATCACGTCTCCCTGAGTGGTTAGTGTTCCGAGGATCTCAACGTCATTTGAGAAACTCACAAATCCTTTTGCATCAAGTGTCGAATTGAAAATAACACTTCCCTCTGTGACCAAACTGCCTTCTGTCGTCAAACTCCCTTGAGTGGTCACATTCCCGTTGGTAATCACGTCACCCTGTGTGGTCAGTGTTCCAAGGATTTCGATGTCATTGGAGAAACTAACAAAGCCCTTGGCGTCAAGTGTCGAATTGAAGATGACACTTCCTTCGGTGGTCAGAGTTCCTTGGGTCGTCACATTCCCATTGGTAATCACGTCTCCCTGGGTGGTCAAGGTTCCGAGTATTTCTACGTCATTAGAAAAGCTGACAAATCCCTTGGCATCTAAAGTCGAGTTAAAGATGACTTGACCTTCTGTCGTCAGTGTCCCTTGGGTGGTCACATTCCCATTGGTAATTAGGTCGCCTTGAGTAGTTAAAGTTCCAAGTATCTCTACGTCATTCGAGAAGCCAGCAAAACCTTTGATGTCCAGAGTGGAGTTGATGATGACTTCACCTTCCGTGGTAAGAGTTCCTTGCGTGATCACATTCCCGTTTGCAATCACGTCACCCTGGGTGGTCAGAGTCCCGAGGATTTCCACGTCATTGGAAAAACTGGCGAAACCTTTCGTGTCAATTGTGGAGTTAATGATGACTTCATTTTCAGTGGTGAGAGTTCCATGAGTAATGACATTTCCATTCGCAATCACGTCTCCCTGGGTGGTCAAGGTTCCGAGGATTTCGACGTCATTGGAGAAGCTGGCAAAGCCTTTGGTGTCAATTGTTGAGTTGATAATGACTTCACCTTCGGTGGTTAAACTCCCGTGAGTAATCACATTTCCGTTGGCAATCACGTCGCCTTGGGTAGTCAAGGTTCCGAGGATTTCTACGTCATTGGAGAAGCTGGCGTAGCCTTTAACGTCAATTGTTGAACTGAATGTAACACTTCCTTCATTGACGATACTTCCTTGAGTGACAAAAGCACCTTTGGTAATAATATCGCCATAAGTAGTCAATGTCCCAAGTATATCGACGTCATTCGAGAAACTGGTGTAGCCTTTGACATCCAGAGTGGTGTTGATGATAACTTCTCCTTCGGTGATTAAACTGCCTTGTGTGGTCAAAGTTCCATTAGTAATCACGTCTTCAGTAGTTAAAGTTCCGAGTATATCCACATTATTCGAAAGACTGACAAAACCTTTCGCGTCCAGGGTCGAGTTGAAAGTTGCATGGCCTTCGGTGATTAAATCTCCTTGAGTAGTCAAATTGCCATTAGTCAATAAGTCTCCCTGAGTGGTCAAGGTTCCAAGTATCTCCACGTCATTGGAGAAACTGGCGTAGCCTTTAGTGTCGAGGGTTGAATTAAAGATGGCTTCACCGTCGGTGGTAAAATTACCTTGCGTAGTCAAGTTTCCGTTATTAATGATATCACTTTGTGTTGTCAGAATGCCAAGGATTTCGAGGTCATTTGAGAGACTAAAAAAACCTTTGATATCGAGATTAGAATTAAAGACGACTTCTCCACCGACAGTGAGTGTTCCTTGTGCAACAACATTTCCATCAGTTAGAATATCTGAGTGAGTTTTGAGATTACCGAGGATTTCGAGGTCATTGGAGAGACTAACGAAGCCTTTGATATCGAGATTAGAATTAAAGACGACTTCTCCATCGACGATGAGTGTGCCTTGAGTTTTCAGATTACCCAGTAATTCAAGGTCGTTGGAGAAACTGGCAAAGCCTTTGATGTCGAGGGTCGAGTTAAAAGTGGCATTTCCTTCGGTTGTTAAATCACCTTGCGTTGTCAGATTGCCATTGGCAAGAATATCACCTTGATTGGTTAAAACCCCAACGATTTCAAGGTCATTGGAGAAGCTGGCGAAGCCTTTAATGTCAAGGGTCGAATTGAAGGTAGTCTCGCCATCGACGGTTAAATTACCTTGATTGAGAATGTCTCCTTGGGTGGTCAGAGTGCCGAGGACTTCCAGGTCATTGGAGAAACTGGCGAACCCTTTGGTGTCGAGAGTCGAGTTAAAAGTGACAGTTCCGTCAGTGGTTAAGTTGCCTTGGGTAGTCAGATTTCCATTGGTCAAAATATCACCTTGATTTGTCAAATCACCGAGAATTTCAAAGTCATTCGAGAAACTGGCAAACCCTTTGACATCCAGGGTCGAACCAAAGAGGACGGCATCTTCATTTTGTAGAGTTCCTTGATTAAAAAGGTTGCCATTGTTAGAAATGTCTCCTTGATTAAGAAAACTACCATTGTTGGAAATGTCTCCTTGATTTAAAAAATTTCCATTATTCGAGATGTCTCCTTGGGTCGTTAATGTTCCCAGGATTTCCAGGTCATTGGAAAAGCTGGCGAAACCTTTGATGTCAAGGGTCGAGTTGAAAGTGACAGTTCCGTCAGTGATTAAATTACCTTCTGTCGTCAGGTTTCCATTAGTCAAAATGTCTTGGATCGTCAAAGTGCCAAGGACTTTCAAGTCATTCGAGAAACTGACTAAACCTTTGGTATCGAGAGTTGAACCGAAAGTCACTGCTCCTTCGTTGGACAAAGTGCCTTGATTAAAGACATTTCCATTGTTTGAAATGTCTTGGGTCATCAAAGTGCCAAGGACTTTCAGGTCATTGGAGAAACTGGCAAAACTTTTGGTGTCGAGAGAATTCAAAGTAGTAGTTCCTTCTACAGTTAAATTGGATTGAGTAGTAATGTGTCCGTCGGCCAGAATATCACCATGAATTTTGAGATTACCGAGAAGTTCGAGGTCATTGGAGAAGCTGACGAAGCCTTTGGTGTCGAGAGAATTCAAAGTAGTAGTTCCTTCTACAGTTAAATTGGATTGAGTAGTAATGTGTCCGTCGGTTACGATATCTGAGTGAGTTTTGAGATTACCAAGGAGTTCAAGGTCATTGGAGAAACTGGCAAAGCCTTTGATGTCCAAAGTCGAACTGAAAATCACTGCCCCTTCATTTGACAAAGTGCCTTGATTAAAGAGGTTTCCTGTATTCGAGAAGTCTCCTTGGTTGATTAATGTTCCAAGTATCTTGACGCCATTGGAGAAACTGGCGAATTCTTTGGTGTCCAGTGTCGAACCGAACGTGACTGCCCCTTCGTTGGACAAAGTTCCTTGAATAAAGACATTTCCATTATTCGAAATGTCTTGAGTAGTTAGATTACCAAGAATCTGAACGTCATTGGAGAAACTGGCAAAGCCTTTGGTGTCGAAAGTCGAGTTGAAAGTTGCACCACCAATGTTTGACAAAGTTCCTTGATTAAAGATATCTCCATTGTTTGAAATGTCTTGGGTAGTCAGATTACCGAGGATCTGAAGGTCATTCGAGAAGCTGGCGAACCCTTTGGTGTCCAGAGTTGAATGAACAATCACTTCTTTTTGGATCGTTAATGAACCATCGAAGTTCGCATTTGATGCAAGATACAGATTGGATGACAAGACTGTATCTCCTTTTGTATTCAAATTACCGAGTATTTGAAGGTCATTGGAGAGTATCGTTTTTTCGAGGACAGTTAAATTGCTGGTAATCAGTTCTTTGGAACGAATTGTTCCATCAACCAGAAGGTCTCCTTTGATATGAGCATTGCTATTGACAGTTAATTCAGCCAGAGTGACATTACTGAGTGAAGTATTCCCGAGGACAGTTAAATCACCAAGTGCAGTAATATTTTGTTTGACGAATAAACTACCGTCCATATTCAAATCAAAAACCGAGGTCAAAGCCGGTTGCTGAAAGAAATCACCACGAACGGTAAAATTACCCAGAACGACCAAGTTTGAACTAATGACTTCTCCTTCAAACGATGCATTACTACCAATCAGCTCTTTTGAAACGTTGATTTGGGAAGTAATCGAATTCAAGGCGGTTAAATTGGAAGTAGTGATATTCGAAGCTACATTGAGTTCTAAGGCGGAGACATTACTCTGAAAGACGACTACGGTTTCAAATAGAGCATTGGAATGAAAGACCGATGCACTACTGACTTCGAGATTGCTGGTGATCAGATTGGAAGAGAACAGATTTTGATTAAAAGTCGAGTTGGAAGAGACAGTTAAATTACCCAACAAATCGATATTCGAAGTTGTCATCGGCATCAAAAAGTTGGCATTGGAGAAGACATTCAAAACTCCTTGGACTGAGACATTCGAAGTCGTGACTTGTTGATTGAAATTGACATTCGACAAGAAATCAGAGACCCCTTTGAAAATAGAATTCGAATCAACAATTACATTTTTCAAATATGCAGTTCCATCAACAGTCAGATCACCTTTGACAACCGCATTGGAAGAGACTTCGATATTTGATTTGAAGAACGTTGTTTCGGTAAAATAGGAATTACTATAAAAGTTAGCCAGACCATAGATATCTGTATTCGAAGCAGATAATTGATTGGTGATACTCGTATTTGTAAATTGACCATTTGTAATCTCGGCAAAGTTCGAAACATACAGATTACTCAAATATGTATTCGAGGTGGCTCTCAACTCGCCATCAATAACGACATTTGAGTTGGCAATCAGATTACTCGAAAAAGTGACTGTGTCCAAAAACTGAACCGGAGAATTAAAATACGCGTTCGAATACGTATTTAGCACTCCCCGGATGTTCGTGTTGGAGGCTTCTAAAATCTTAGTGATATAAGCAGACTGGATACTGGCATTACTGATATTCGCCCAATTTGAAACATACAGATTACTCAAATAAGTATTTTGATTAACTTTCAGATCCCCACCGATTTCGACATTACAACCAATGAAGAGATTACTCTGCATCAAAACCTCGTCAGTAAAATCGACTTTTCCTTTGAAATCCGCATTGGAATATGCAGTTAAAGGGTCATGAACATTCAGATTGGATACGTCCAAAGTGCTATGAATAATTACGTCTTGAGTTTCGAGCTTTGAAATAGTAGCGGTATCCAAAACAGACAATCGGTTTAAAATAGTCTCTCCATTTCCAATAATGGTTCCATCAACTTGAAGATTGGAGGAGACCAAGAGATTACTTTGGATATGAACGTCTTTTTGAAAATCAGCATTCGAGAGAGCAATCAAACTCCCATCGATGGTCGTGTCATTTTTAACTTCAAGATTACCATAGACAGTAATCTTTTCATTTGAACCCTGAATGAGAGTTCCACCTAAGAAGAGGTTCTCTTTAATTGAAACATTGCTGTTAAAGTTTGCCACATTTCCGAAAGTCGCTTCACCCGCGTCTCCAATATTTAAACCATCTCCACTCCCGATTGTGATTTTATTAAACTGAACGTCTTTCAAGAACCTTAATTTGGTATTGAAAAATAGAACGTCGGTCTTATTACCATAAAGCACGTTGTCGAGATTGAAGAAATAGTCCTCGGTGTTGGTAAAACCTTGACCACGAGACATCAGAATGAAAGAGTCGTCCCCCGAATTAGCAACATTGTCAGCGATGATCAAACTGTGATTGCCACTATTAATCGAACTATAACCAATTGTTTTGGCATAATTGGCGGTGGAACTGGCTTCGGTTCCGATCGAGAGCGAATTACCACCTTCGGCTTTGGCTAAATGACCGAGTGAAGTGTTAAAGTTGGTGCTGACGTTATCTTCGGAGTTATTGGTTCCGATAAAGACGTTTCCTTGACCGATGGTATTTCGAAAACCGGCATGATAACCGATAAAGACGTTTCCATACCCAAAATTGACAGCACCAGCTTCATAACCATAAACTGCAATCGCTGAGCCCATTCGAGGTCCCGCTGTGATATTACCGGCTCCCAGACCAACGATTGTCGATTGATTGGTATCAACGGACAAATACGTATTTGTTTCGAGGTCAATGACCGGACGACCTGTTGTAAAGTTGATGCTTAAATTACGAAGACCTTGTGTTGTTGTCATAAGCGTGTAAGGGTATTAAAACCCGTATCTACTATTTCTGAAGAAATTAGAAAAAAGAAATCATACCACGGCACTTAAATGTTCAAAGTCCTTCTATTCCCACCCCGACCACGTCCGGCTCTGCCTCCTCTGGGAAGAATACCACTGACACTCGCATCATCCGGAATTTCTGAAATGTCCGACTCCGACATCGTGCTCATCGTCTCTAACCGATCATTCCCAATCGAATTGTCAATCGACTTGAGAATGTCATCAATGTTAGAGGGTCCCTTCATCTGAGGGCGTGCTTGTTGTTGTGGAGGAGCCCGTTGTTGAGGTTGTTGTCCCATCGGAGATGCATTGGAGGGCTTCGGCGCACTAAACATATTGGCAAACATACCCGACATACCCGTCGGGTCATTACCACTGCTGGCCATCGTGTTGGCCGTCGCGGAGGCGAACTGACGCATCAGATCCGGGTTCTGTTTGAAGACCTGATCCACACCCGGAAGGGAAGACTTGAACATCGTATTAGTCAGATGGAACATAAAAGCACTTCCACCCACCATCATCAACAGTTTAACCTCTGGAGGCATCTTCGCCTTCCCCTTGTATTTGTCATGCAGCTCCTCAAAGACTTCATCGTAGTCGGTGATGCTCTCATGCATGTTCTCCGACCAACCATCAAGCTGAATGTCCAGAGGGTTGAACTTGTTATTCATAAACTCGAGACCGGTGACCGCCGCCATCAGCATCTTCCGTTGAAACTTGATACTAATGTCAGCTTGACGCTCCCGAACGACACGGTCGTATTCGGCACGCATCTCTTCCAAACTGGAACCCATGGTAAATTTACGAGGGACACGAATACCCTTCTTTTCTAAACGATCGAATTGATACAAGAGCTCCTTCTTTTGATTTTCGATCTCTTCTTCACTCACGTATCTCTGTTGTTGCATCTGTTGCTGTTGCATAAAACCACCGGCTGAAGAACGTTCGTCTCCGCTTTCGTAGTCGTCACTGCCACTGCTACTGGCGGCCGAAGAAGTATCACTTCCGGAAGCCGAACCAGACCCAGAACCAGAGTTGTATTCACTACCACTGGAGACTGAGAGCGCATCTTTCTTTTTCGGGTTAATGAGTAGATCTAAACCCAGTTGAGACGGATCGTTGATGACATTAAGTTGGGGAGTGTTGTAATTTGATGGCGGAGTGTAGGACGGAGAACCACCATTCGTGATATCAATTTCACGACGTTGAGAGCTCGGATTGCCTACATATAACATTTGTCTTCCATTATCAGAAGAGACATGAAAGTCAGTTCCACTTTGCATAATGAAGCACTGTTGATTAATCTGATACAAAGAAACTTTAAGTCAATTAAAAAACGCATAAGAAGACTAAATCCAGCTTAAAGGTATTTGTCTGACAAATACAAAATGATACTCAGTATCGATGTCGGTCTCAAAAATCTCGCTCTGTGTTGCATGAATACCGAGAACAAAAATGACTTTACTCAATACACTGTCGCGTATTGGGACGTCATCAATACTTTGGACGAGGAGAAAAAGACGTGTCAAAGTCTCTTAAAAAATGGAAAGGTCTGTGGTAAAGCGTGTTCGATTCAACACAACGACAACTTTACTTGCAAGACCCATGCTCCGAAAGACGTGAAATTGACCAAAAAGAATGAAATCAAATGCAAGAAAGTTAAAGACTTCTTACTCCAAGACATCGCTCTCCGAGTTATTTCAACGGTCGAAGAAATCTGGAATCAACGTTTAGGGATGGACATGTGTTCGAAATTAACCCGGGTCTCGATTGAGCTTCAACCCAAAGTCAATAATAAGATGAAATTTACCAGTCACATTATCTATGCCAAGCTTGTCGAATTGGTCTCTAAAAGTGGTTTCGAGATACCCGTCCGCTTTATCCGGGCAGTTAAGAAAATGAAAGTCTATAAGGGTCCCGAGATTGAATGTAAGTTAAAGGGAGACTACGCCAAAAGGAAGTTTCTTGCCGTTCGACACGTCCAGTGGTTTCTGGGAACACAATTCAATGAAGAACAAAAGGAGAAATGGAATGATTTTTACAATCACCACACCAAAAAAGACGATTTAGCCGATACCTTTCTCATGTGTATCTCTGAATTACAAAATGGGAATGTCGTCGCTAAAGGTGCTTAGAAATGTAACCAACCAACTGACGACTATTCATCTCCGAGATATTTCGTTTGGTCATCCGTTTAAGCATATACTTCCAAAAGCGGTCTTGCTTCTCTTTATTATTAACTATCGATGCATTCATATACGCTAACGACAAGTAAGCGTAATAAGCATGGAAAAAGGCATCGCCACTAGTATTTGGAAATGAGGTTTTGGGTGACAGAATTTTATTTAAAGTTGCCGCCATGACGGGTATATTGGGACGATTAAAGTGACGCAGAACGTTAATCGGTTGATTGTAATTGTAATTCGGACAAGTGATCTGGAAGTCTCTTTCAATCAAACTCCGTGGATTGTTGTCAATCAAAACGATACTCTGGAACTCTTTATACGAAGTCAGAAGGCCATACTTGGGTTTGAGTGCCGAACAGAGATGCTTTTGTATTTTTTCAATCGATTTATAATACGAGTTATTAATCGTGATACAGCTGTCCCGAGCAAAGATCGGACGATGAAAGCGAAGATTTAAGACTTTTTCAATCTTGGAGATAATAAACTCCGCCCAACGTTTATCACTGGCCGTATAAACAAAAAATTCAACATTATGATATCTTGATTTCATAAGTTTAATAAAATCGGCAAAATAGGGACGGATCAGTCCGTGGTTGAGGTCGTCTTCAATCAGTTTATGCTGATACCGTATTCTTCGATGATTAGCTCGAACGAGAGAGTATTCCCAAGACAACCAAGCCACGTCTCCGACGATTGTGTTGTCAAAGTCAAGAAGGACGACAATAGGCTTTAAAGTAGTTAATGACATTACTTTATCTTAGATTTGTTTAATTTGTCCAGACGGTGATGTAATTCTTTCATCAACGACAAGAGTTCATTCGGAGACACCTTTTTCGCCGCATACTGGTCATCTTCTTCCACCACGGGGTCATATTTCTTCACGTCTCCTTGAGCGATATCGACTTCCAACTCCGAGATAAAACGTTGAACGATTGAGACAATGTTTTGGTAGGCACTCGGAACTGTGAATTTAATGTAGCAGGGATACAAGTTGGAAGTATTACATCCTTTGAGTTTGGTCTCAACAAAAGTCAAAGATTTCCAATAATCTTCAACGTGGTCGTCCCAGACATTATGTTTCATCATATACTCAAAATCATCCAAATGTTTTTTCAACCGAGTATGTGAAATATCAAAAGTATCATTATTCAGAATACGATGGTCAAGGAGAGTATATTTATTGATATAAGATTGATAGAAACGATACTTGGTCGTTTTCTTTTTGGGAGAACAAGGTGGTATTTTCTCAATTAAATAGACGTGCCCTGGGAAGAACTTTTCAAGACCATCTCCACAGGGAAAGTCTTCGTAGGTCAAAAGAACATAGTAGAGTGAAGGGACAGTCTCATCTTTTTGAAGGAGGTCTTTCTTTAACATTTCGGAAATCTGTGTTTTCTTGTCGATTTTGGTTTCGTGTCGTTCCCGAACCGTTCCAACATCACAGTAAAAAATCTTTTCAAACTCCTTTTCACCGGTTAGAAGATAGACCAACATGGCTCCAGTATTTCCACATTTAGTGTATTTCATTTTGAAAGAGTAATGGTCAATTTTGTGGGCTAAAATCTGTAATAAAGCACCTAAGTAATCTGAAAGAACATTAACGATATCGTTATAAGCAACTGTGCAGTCGCTCATTTGATAAAGTAAAATATTTTCAAATTAGCTACTGAAAAATAGCTTGCGTTGTTATGAATGAAACGAGTTTATTTTTCTCCTTGTATCTAAAATGTATCGGAAGATCCTTTGGTATCTCGCGATTGCGTTGGCCATTTACACGGTTGTCGTTTTTGTCACTTCGACCCTTAAACAACAACCGAAGAAGTCTTTGCGCGAGAAGTTCCAAGAAGACGAAATGGCGGCTCTGGCGGATGAACTCCATGAGCTCTCGAACAAGCTGGTGACTATCTCTGGTAAAATGAAGGAAAAGTATCGCAAGGATACTTTTACTGAAACTGATGTCATCGGAGAAGACGAAGAAGAAGAAGTTGCTCCTCCGGCTCCTCCCGCGAAAGCACCGACTTTGATTCCGGAGGTCAAAGAAGATAAGAAAAAAGAACCGACCAAACCCGCTGTCGCCGAGACTTATGATGACGAAGAAGAAAGCGACGATGAAGAAGAAGTCCCTCCACCCAAAGAAAAGAAGGCACCCAAGGTCGAGAAATTTACCAATTACAACCGCAGACAACGTAAGACTTTTAAGCAAAACGACTGGTCAAATGTCGATGGTGTCAGCTCCGCTTTAGTCAATAATTACATGCTTCTCTAAGACACCCGCTTTTCTTTCATTCGGGGGAATGTATTGTATTCCAAGAAACCGGAAGATGTCTTCTTCCTTTCGAAACTCTGCCTCGACAAAACGCTTCGTCGTCATTGATTTTAATCCGTATTCACTCAAAGAATACCCTTTCGATAAAGCATAATTCCTCATTTCAACATTAAAATCTCCAGACCCGGTGAAATACAAGACAGCAAATGGATATTGATCTGGTGTGCAATACATAATATCAATCCGCCGATACCGTTTAAAACGCTTCAATCGACAGAGACCCATATACTTTTTATCCCCCTTGGCTAATGTTTCATACAGATAGCCATCTTGGGTCAATGCATCGACAATTTGATTTAAAATCACTTTTCCATCGACTTCGTTTGAAGCCGACAAACAACCATCTGAAGAGGTGAGTAAGATATCGATGTCTCCGCTGTCCTTCGCTCCACGTCGATAACTCCCTGCAATTTCAAACTCGACACCACATTTGTCCATAAATGGAGTGATATAATTCCGATGTTTATCAATCTCATTTCGAGGAATACGTTCCGCGATGTCATCGTAATACTTCAAACCAATGGCTTGTTTGTCATTCAACAGTTCCGGACGCTCTCGAAGCTGGTCAATCGTTCGGATGCCGTGTTCTTCAACCAGCTCTTTGGCTTTGACGGGACCGATTCCACTGACGGTCGTCAAAAGGTCAATGGCATCAATGACATTGGTGTGCTTTTTTGCTTCGACGACGGCTTGCATTGCACCTGTTTGCATTAACTCGACAATCTTGCCATGAATACTTTTTCCCAGTCCTTGAATATCTTTCAAGTCAGCTTCATTCGTAATTGGTTTCTGATGTTCTTGAAGACTTTTGATTGCAGTTGTATAAGCTTTGACTTTCCAGATGTCTTTTTCGGCTTGACGTTGTTTCCGTAAAAGGATCAGGTTTTCAAGAATTGCAGGTTTGTAATCCATCTTCTTTGACAATAATTTTATTGTATATACAACATATCAATTTTTCTTATATTCTTTGGAAGATGGAAACCCATGGACTAAGAGGTCTTGCGCTTTAAAGACAATTCTCATTCCTCCATCATCACGGAACTCTTGTTCCCATTTTTCTAAAGAAGGACGGAGTTGGTCAATGATTTTCGTCGAAGCGACAGATTTACTTTGAACTAACAAGATAACAGCGTCAATGAAAATCTCGACATCATGTAAATTGGATGAAGGAATACTCTGTAAAAGTAAGTCTGTATCGATGGTAATTAATGACATCTCAGCCAAAGCGAGAATGGTTTTGACCGTGCCTAAGATATTCGACTTCATTTTCAGTCGATTACAAAACTCGTCGTAATTCTCCTTTTTCGCCGTCTCTGATATCAGATACCATTTTGAAGCACAGAAATCATGAACATACTGGTCAAGATACTCTCTGACTTCAGAGTAGTTATTGGAAAGAGACTTAATCGCCATGACAAAGACATTCGAAAATGTGCTCTGTTGTTTGGCACTCGTCTCCAACAGACATTTAATCACAAATACCACTTGAAGCACTGGAATACAATTGACAATTTTCGGATACACTCTCTCAAAGTTAGCAGTCGTTAATTTATTCAATAGACCTTTCAGGGTCTTCTCGGGTGTCGTTGAATGTTGGGGAGGTTCTTTGGGTGAAGTGAAACTCCCACGAAAAGTCTTATGAATACTGGAAGACAATCCGCCACGAGACATCCGCTTATTATTTTGCGTCGGATAGCTGTGTTGTTTTGGGGTCAGATGATGACGATTGGAAGAAGCAATTAAGGCCGGATCCGGACAATAAATTGCTTGAAAGCCACCTGCATCACGAATGGCCGTAATTTTGGCACGTAATCGTTCATCCGGGACAGCCAACGGATGGTCTTTGAAAGAAAAGAAAACAGTTGGAAGATGGCGAATAATATCACCACAGTCTCCCATGTTATCTTTTTAACCTACTTAGAAAAGTATTTAAGTAGTTTTTGTAATTTATTTGTAAATGGCTATTCCAATACTAAACGCCATTGAAACTGTCTATGAAAACTGTTCCGTCTATCAATCTATTGTAATTGTAAAAACCGATGACGATGCACAAGAAGTATTATGTAGTCTTCTTCAAAATGATTATCCAGTCGTTCTACCCACCGAAGAAGGTATTCTACGAATGATGGGAATGCGTTCCAGAGTTTTAGTTGTTTGTATAGACAACCTTCTACAAGACCCAGAATTAATAGAAGACTTACGTCATTTAACTTGTGTCGATACGATTATTATTGATGATGAACCACCTTCTGTCGATTGTGTTCAAGAATTAGTTCGGTGTTTTCCTTCGGCACGAGAAATTTATGTTGAGGAACACTAAATCTTTTTGTCTTAAAGAATAAATAATGGCTCGTGGATTAATGCAAATGGTAATCTGGATTGTCCCAACTGTAGCCCTCCTTGCTCTGGCTCTCTGGTATTTGCGTCGGAAACCAAGTGTCGAGGGGATGCAAGACGGTAAGTCCCCTAAGCATCATGTCTATTATTTCTTCATGCCATCATGTGGATACTGCAACCAATTCAACCCCGAATGGGACATCTTTGTTCAGAAGATGAAGGGTGACTCCTCTGTCGCTCTGCACAAGATTGATATCAGCGACCCGTCTAACGCTGAACAGACCGATAAGTTCTCCGTTAGCGGTGTTCCGGATATCCGTTTGGTCTCTGAGAAGAAGGAACATAAATACGGTGGGGAACGGAAGGCGGATGCTTTGCTTGAAGCGGTTAAGTGTTTGAAGTCGTCGAACCCGGACTCTTGTATGTCTTAAATTATATTGATTGGTGTGTTTATTTTTTTAATTTCAAGATACTCTTTCATTCGATTGTATCCTGTCGTCTCTAAATCCGAAAGTGTTTCCAATGTAATCGATAGACTTAATAGATTACCCATTGAAAGTTCGACATTCTCTGTTGTCGGAATAAGACAGACATTCTCCGGATTGTATTTTTTCGTCGTCGATTGACTAATCAATAAACAATTGACGATACTATAAATATAACTCCAAATCGATGTAATCGGTTTAATTGGATGCTCAATCACCATCCCCAGTGTCGTTTTATCATGAGTTGGGTCATGTTCTGCTACGTAATCCATCGGAAAATTATTGTAAATACCTCCATCGACATACAGATTATCCTTGTAAGTTCTGGGTGTAAAGATAAGTGGGATAGAACAAGAGATACAGATGGCTTCGACGATTTCCATCTCTGGAGTATTATCGACACAGAAGTATTCGAGTTTATTCAAAGTTAAGTTCGAACCGGTAATGACCAAGTTTTTGCCGAAGGTCTTGGCTAAGTTTAGAAAAGTAAAATTTGTAGATACATTTTTTCTTTCCAGCATAATCCGTGCTATTTTCTGTATTTTTTCACCATTATCGATACCATATTCTTCATACAGATTGAATAAGACTTCGATATTCAAAGAGACATCTTCAGTTGAGACTAAGACTTCTTTAATCACTTGACTTAACTCTTGATGTGTGTATCCAATCGCTAATGCGGTGCATATCAGAGAACCGGCCGAGGTTCCGATAAAATTGGAAATGGATTTGATCTGATTATTTTCTTCCAGACATCGAAGACAACCTAAGAAACTGAGGGCATAGAGACCACCACCCGAGACAACTAAATTTTTATACATTTGAATACGTTTCCCTTACTACCCAAAATTTATCATTTAATCTTAAACACACGAATGAATAATGTAAATATCTACGACCTCTATCGTGGTATCCAAACTAAAAAACTCAAACGTTTGGAATGTTATGAAGTCGTCCTTGAGAAGTGTTGCACCAAAATCAAGTCCGCCGCCAACAATGAACAGTTTAAGATTATCTACGAAGTCCCAGAGATGGTCATCGGTCTCCCAGCTTATAAAATCGATTACTGTATTGCTTTTATCATTGCCAGACTTCGAAAAAACGGTTTTATCGTCGAGTATATCTATCCTCGAGCCTTGTATGTCTCTTGGGACTTGGTAGAATTAAAGAGGTATCGGCGGATGAAACAGGTGAAGGCGATTGAACGGATTACGGCGGAAGCGGACGACTTTGTTGATGGGGGTCATGATTTTGATGGAGCTTCTCCTCTTCAACCGACACCAACTTATGACAGTCCGGTTCCTCGAAATGGGAGAGACCGAGACCCGGGAGAGGGTGCGTTGGAGAGTTATAACGAACTTGACCAATTGATTATCAATCGAAATAACGTTCCGTCGTCAGGGAAGAAAGCACCCTTTCAGAATATCTCCAAATATAAACCTTCGGGGAAGGTTGTTTTGAATTTGACTTAAGAAGGGTGTGGTTTATTTTCCGGAGTATTTTCTGCCGATAAAATAAAAGGTATGACTGTTATTAACACCAATTACAGCACCTTGGATGAAGCATGGGGGAATGGGTCATTTGAACGTGCAATTACAAAAAAGAAGAAGAAGACAGTCGATCCGTTGTGTGAATTGTATAAGAAAAAGGCAGTCAAACCGAAGAAACCTTTTCAAGAAGCCGATATCGATCCTTACAGCTACAAAGGAGACCTATATGGTCCCCATAGCAAAGTCTCTTATTCTCGGACACTCAAGCCCCAAGACGAGCCGATTTGCAAACCTCGGAAGCAAGTCAAGCCGGTCGTCTCGATTGATGGCGGAACTATCTATGCGGGAACGGATGAGCCTTTGAATGAGGATGACGATGACCTGTATTTGGCCAATGCGTTAGAGGCGCGTTCGGCATCGAGTGAAGTGAGTGAAGACGACGAGCAACAGATGAAAGCTTCGAATATGGATCGTTACCTCAAGTCGCGTGGGAGCAATATGACGATTGAGACTGATTATAATACTCGGGACAAGTTCGTTGATTTTGGGTTGTATATTGCTTCGGGTGTCATGCTCATCTTTATGATGGAACAAGTCTTACAACTTGGAATGCGGATGAAGTAAAGTTGGGTCGGGAAACTCGAGCATACAACCCATAATCTCTTCAATGTTGGGTTGTTCATTTTGAGTTGTTGAATAAGAGTGGTCTTCATTGGCCAGGTCAATCTTTCGATCGACAACTGGTTGGTCATATACAAGTGCCCATCGACCCATCATCGGTCTGGAAATCTGAATGTATTTACGGATGAAAGAAAGCATTTACAGCTTGTATTTTGAATAGAAATCAAATTTTGTTTATATTCTTTTTATTGACCAAATCGAAGAAAAATATTTGAAAATTGTAAAGTGAAGGGGGATGGAAGGAGCCTCTGAATTATTAACTATTTTTAATCAAAATGCGTATTTAGCCGCTTTTAGTATCTTGATGATGAACTTGGGTTCAAGATACCTTCTTCTTGATATTACCAAGACGCAAGAGTATATGCTCAAATCAAAGATTATACGAAGGATAACGGTCTTTTGTATGTTTTATGTTGCGACGAGGGACATCATTATTTCATTGACTTTGACTTTGCTCTTTATAGTTTTCAATATGAGTTTTTTGCATGAGGAGAGTAAGTTTTGTGTGGTTCCGAAGAGTTTGAGGAGGACACAGATATCAAAAGACGAATACACACAAGCGAAGAAGGTGGTTGATTTATATGAAGAACAACTGAAAAAAGAAACAGATGGTAAAAATCAGTCAGTTTAAGACTTGACTAATTGATTGCAGTCTTCACCGATAAACAGACGTTCGACGGGCTTGAGTTGGTCGGGAAGGCGGTCGAACTCGACGGTGATGCTTTGAGACATAGACAAGCGAAAGACACCAGTTCGGGTGACGGTTCCAGTCATTTCATTCCAAGTGACACGGTCTCCAACAGCGAACATTATCGTGTGTTTTATAAACACAGGATATTAATTTTTCTTACCCTTGGTAATATTCATTACCTAAGTTGCATGTGTCCATTGAAATTGACGGTCTTTTATCGAAGTCATTGTATTCCAGAGAGTAATGTCTTCGGGTGGTTGGATCCTTGCCATACGTGAGATGAATTCATCATAGTCAAAATAAGCTTTCATCAAATTGCAGATGGAACAACAGGTAAAAGAATTCCCTGGGATATAGCCTTTAGAGTTATCTTTTCTGTCTATACCCATGTAATTCTCTTCAACTCCACAAAGATAGCATCTACCGCTCAATAAAGTATTGTATTCGTTTTCAGATAAACTAAACTCAATACCGCGCTTTTCACTCATATTCTTGTATTGTTGATATACAGCTGGACGAGTTTTCTTTTTATAATCTATCCATAACCGAGAAAGCTGGTCAATAAGTGAAAGGTTCCCATCTTGTTGATAGGCAGTGATTGCTTGTGCTTTTTCAATGTAATACTGAGGGTGCATTACATGTTTGCTTCGATTGCATTCAGTGCAACAAGGAACGGAGTTTTCCGGAGTATATCCTTCTTGATTATCCATGCGGTCGATGCCATTGTAACCAACTTGAGGCATAAATTCACAATATATGCAAGGTTTTATGGACAAATCCGCATGTTGTTCCTCAGATAATGTCAATGGTAATCCTTTTTCCTTGGCACGTTTTATCAGTTCTGAATAACGAAGACGAGCACGTCTCGATTCAACATCTTGTTGTTTTTGGTAACACTCTGGACACTTAGTGCTTGGAACTTTATGAGCCGTTTGAAAGATGATAAACTCTTTACCGCATCTGAGACATGAACTTTTATTTGGGTCTTGGGTAGAAGTTTCTTCTTGTTTTTGATGTAAAGCTTGTTTGCGTCGTTGTCTATATTCTTTCGCCAATTTTGCATTGTGTGCCAAATACTCTTCTTCGTTTTCAGCGCGCTTTTTATCCCTATACTTAATATAGTATTTATTCTCATTATCTCGGATACGTCTTTTTTCTTTGGAAGCATCGGTCATTTTCTTTTTATCATCATTATCACGACACTTTTGACAAGTCTTTACTGTTTTTCCAGATTTTCCGATAAATTCGGGAGGAGTTCTCCAACATTTACAATTTGTGCACTTAATTTTTCCATCGTCGCGAATGCTTGCATTGTTAATCTTTGCGTCAATTTGGTTGTCCATTTGAGAAGTATTAACAAGTGATTGGTGTTCTTTAAGTTGGAAATTTCCGGCTTAAATCTATTTTGAATGAAATAGGAAGAGAAAATAAACTTTCAAATTTTTGGTTTTTTCTAAAGACGTGTTTCTAAATGAAACATGTTTTAAGTATTTCAGTTTTCTTTTTGTCGCTGTCTCCATTCTCTCGCCAACTTTGCGTTGTGTGCTAAATACTCTTCTTCGTTTTCAGCACGCTTTTTCTCCCTACTCTTGATGTAGTATTTATTCTCATTATTTCGGGCGTATCTTTTTTCTTTGACAGCATCAGTCATTTTCTTTTTATCATCTTTGTCACGGCACTTTTGACAAGTCTTCACCGTTTTTCCAGATTTTCCGATGAATTCGGAAGGAGTTCTCCAACATTTACAATTGGAGCACTGTGTTTTTCCGTCATCACGAACATTTTCAGGGTTAATCTTCGTGTCAATTTGATTGTCCATTTTGAGAAATATGAACAAATGTCTGTTCTTTTAAGTTGAAAACTTCCGGCTTAAACCTATTTTGAATGAAATAGGATTACAAAATAAACTTTCAATTTTTTTATTTTTCTGATTTTTTCCAAAGACGATATGTCGTCTTCCTGCGGGTTTAAACACCCTAGTTGGAATATGCAAGTCCCCCCATCGAGGAATACCCCTTTAAGTTTCCCTAAAGGCTCGGACTGTATCTTAAGCCTGCTCAAGTTGCTTAAACTTTCTTCGCAGACCGATTTCCGTTCAGTCTCTGACGCCCGACCATAGGCTAGCATAGCGCCCTTAGGTCGTAGGCATGCGGGTTGCCCAATCCACAACATTATTACCATACCCAAGTTCATTACTCTTGGCCATGAGGATGTTTCCATACTCACTTGGTAGTTGTGGCTCTCAGGGGTTTCCCGAACAACAAGAAATCTCGCACAAGCTTTTTTACAGCTTGCACTAGCTACTGGCGAACAGCGAAACAGCTGTCTTGGGTGCCTAAATGGTTTACCCTTGTGTAATTCCCAAGATACACAAGGCATGTAGCTTTTCCCGGCATGGTGGTTTATAGAAGATGGCTGTCTTCTATGCGGTTTACCGGACATAATACGCAACACATTGTAGTTCACAGCATAGACACGCACCTTGGCGGCAGCGGAGGAAGACAGAGTCAGCTGCAGGGTAGCGGTGTCAATACGGGACATGTTGCAAGTGCCAGAAGGCTGGTGCTCCTCGGGCTTAAGGCCGAAGGAATACACGTTGATACCACGATACTCGGGCACGTTCTCGTGGTGTTGGTAGGGCTGAACCAGGTCAAAGTAAGAACCGGCACGCTCGGAGAAACGGTCGTGACCGTTGAGCTGGAGCTTAGCCAGGGTGACGGGGTTCTTACCAGTAGCGGGGGCAGCGTCGTCAGTGTAGTTGAACCAGTCCTTATCAGAGACATTAGAGTCCTTCTGGACAACCCACACGAGCTCCTTGACGGGGTGGTTGAAGTTCAGCTTGATCTTGTTGTTGGTGTTGGCAACAGACTCATCACCAGTGAACTGCAGCTGCTCGATCAGGTACTCGTGGGACTGTTGGGCGAACTTGCGACGCTCATCAGTGTCCAGGTAGATGTAATCGACGTAGAGGGAAGCAGCAGACAGAGCAGGGGAGCCATCAGCAGTGCCGACAATGAGTTCAGAACGCTCGCGGAACTCAAGGTTGACCTTAACCTCGTGGTATTGCAGAGCAATCAGAGGCAGAGCCAGACCAGGGTTGCGGCAGAACCAGAACTGGAGGGGGATATACAGCTTCTTAGCAGCGACGGATACGCCAGCAGTGGTAGCGGCACCGACCATCTCCTTGTAGCCATACTTGTGGCCGGCAGTCTGGGTCAGCTCGTTCCAGATGTGGAGCCAATCACCGTAGTGCTTGTCGATACGTTGACCACCGATCTCGAGCTCGACGTTCTTGATCAGGGCGTGACCAACCCAATCAACCCAACCAGCAGTCGCGGGAGAAGTAGCAGACAGGGCGGGGAGGTTAGCCTCCAGATACATGCGGTGGATCAGATCACCGTTGCGGGAGATGGTGCAAGTTACCTTGCGACCGAAATCGGCAGCACCGTTGAAGGTCTGCTCGATAGCCTCCATAGAGAAGTTAGTGTGACGACGGTAAACGCGTTTGTCGTCATCCCTTGGCTTTCACCAAAGGCCGGACTATATCTTAAGCCATCCCGGAGAGTTGCTAGCTCTCTCAAGCCCACCGACATTTAGTCTCTGAACAGCATCCATAGGTCTTGCATAACGACCCTTAGGACTTGGCTGCGAATTGTCCATTGTTGCATACGGGCGCTTGTTACCATACCGGAGTGCTTTACTCTCCGCCAGTTACACGTTTCCATGTAACCTTGATACGCCACGTCTTTAGGATGTTCTCGCAATTTGACGGTGTCGCAAATGTAAATACAAATTTACATCTACTAGCAGCTATGTTTAGTAGCTACTAAGGCCGTTTAATAGTTGACCTTGAAGACAAGAATACCTTAACCTTTCGGAAAAGGATTCGACTATATCTTAAGCAATGAAAGTATTATTTTCATCACCCACTACCATTTAGTCTGTGAACAGCACTCATATCGGTTTTCCGACTTAGAGCTTGGCTGCGGATTGCCCATTTTCAATTTCTACCCCGGCGTAAAATAGAAATCTCTATCTAACAAACTTATTACCATACCTTAGGTCTTTTCTCTAAGCCACTCCGTCCTTTCGAATGAAGCTTGGTATTTGTTAGCTTTAGGGTGTTCCCGCAATTTGGCAGTGTTGCAAACGTGGTTGCACCACGTTCACTAGCAGCTGTGGTGGCTGGTCAGGCCGATGAGAGACCACTAACGGGTTTTATGATGCGATTATCTCCATTTTCGCATCCCGACTGCTTTTCAACCCCCTTCTTTGAATGTTGCTTAAAGAGTCGAGGTAATCTGAGGGCTACCAGTCAGGTACAAGTCCTGGGCACCATAAGCGACGAGTTGCATAAGACCACCACCCATTTCAGCACGTTTGTTTTTTTATAATATAGAGTGAGAAAAAAATTTACAGACCCGTATTTTTCCGCAGTCAAATCAACCGCGTTTCATTTAAAGAGATTCGTATTAAAACCGTGAAAAAATTTAACTACTTAAAAATTCAATCAACTGAATCAAGTATTATTGTATATGTTTAAGAAACCTCCATCAACCTCGAAAAGAAGATGTAATTACGAAAAGAAACAAACCACTTTGGATGCATGCCATCAACAACACATTAACAGTTTCAATGAGAATTATCTCCGTAGTTCTTCTAACGCCCAAAGACTTGAAGAATTACATCAACGACGGAATCGAGAAACTGACCCGATCGCTGTTTTTAAACTGGATGAAGAAATAACCAGTCTCTCCACTGAACTGAGTAAATCAAATGAGGAAGAGATTGACTATTACTCCAATACGGCAGATATCTTGTATCATTACTACGACTCGATTGAAAAAGATGACACTTCGAAATCCTATAGTTCATCTCCTTCCATCGCTGAGACTTTATTAAAAACGAATAATGCAAATGGTGGCAAGAGTATCTTAGAGTTCTTTATTGATAAACACAAAAATGTCGCGACTCCGTCGTCTTCTTCTGAAGAGAATAATCAGACCCCTGTCGTAGTCAATAAACCAACTCAAACTAAACCAATGAACCGTGCTTATCTCTATGATAAGTTCTTAAATGAGACTGACCAAAATTATGTCAAGTGTATTGAAGACGATGACCCGAATATCTGTGAATACTGTAATTCAGATGAAATTGTAATTATGACCCAAGAAGGAATGATGTTCTGTAATATGTGTTCTTCTGTCAAATACATCATCGTCGATAATGACAAACCTTCTTATAAAGAACCTCAAAAAGAGATCAGTTATCTTAACTACAAAAGAAAGAACCACTTTAATGAGTGGCTAAATCAAATCCAGGGTAAAGAAACAACGGAGATACCGGAAGAGGTCTTTAATAGCATTTTGCTCGAGATCAAGAAATTGCGGATTACCAATATGGCGGAAGTGACACACTCTAAAATACGTGAAATCCTAAAGAGACTTCGGTATTCTAAGTTTTATGAACATACACCTTACATCTATTATCGAATTACGGGAATACCGAATCAGTATCTGTCATCGGAGTTGGAAGAAAAGTTACGGAACATGTTTGAGTTAATACAAGTCCCGTTCTTGAAGCACTCCCCTCGAAATCGCAAGAACTTCCTTTCGTATTCTTATTGCATCCATAAAATGCTTGAGCTACTGGGGGAAGACAAATATTTACCGTATTTTCCGCTTCTTCGGAACCGAGAGAAGCGTATGATGCAGGAACAAATCTGGAAAAAGATTTGTGAGGAACTCGGTTGGCAGTTTATTCCGAGTATGTAGAAGTTTATGTATATTCTACAAAAAGCGATTCAATTCTCCCACGTGGGTGAAAACCTTTTAATTTATAATTTAGACTCGAAATTTTGAAAGTGCTTTAAAGAGATTTTTTAATATAAAAATCTTTCTTTGAAATACAGAGACTTCTACCATGGAACTGATCGTTCTTATGCAACAGCGTGACAATATCATTTCTTTCGCAAAGGAAAGACTTTCCAATGCTCAACAGATGATTTTTATCGAACATTTCTTGATGTCAATCACGGATGCCGATGACCCTTTCCCGATATCGGGAGAAAAAACGATGGAGTGGTTAGGTTATACTATGAAGCATAAATTCAAGTCTTTTCTTGAAAAGAATTTAAAACTTAATCTTGACTACAAAATTTCATTCACGCGATCGAATGAAAAACCCATCAACGAAAGTGGAAAAGACCTTGGTGGTCGTGCTTTTGAAACTTTTCACTTGACTCTCGAAGCCTTTAAAACTCTGGAGATGCTTGCTCGGACGAAAAGAGGTGATGAGATCCGTTCTTACTATCCTCAATTGGAGAAGCTCATTTACGAATACGGTGCATATCAGCATCAAAAGGCAATGCAAGAGGCGGAAGAAAAAGCATTGGCTGCAGAGAAAAGAGCTCAAGCCGCGGAACAGATGACGAAGAACATTGAATACACTTTAGATGCCGAACGTGAGCATTTCGCCCGTCAATTACGCCGTCGAGTTGTTAAAAACAATCCGAAAGATGTGGTTTATATCTATCAAGAAAACCAAAACTGCCACAAAATTGGTGAAACACAGCGTAATATTTCTGCTCGTGAAGAAGAACATCGGTGCTCTTCGTCTCGGAGCTTTGTCATTTATACCAAGAAGTGTTGCAATTGTAATCTTTTGGAAAAAGTGACACATCACATCTTGGATCAATTTCGTTATAATCCTAAACGCGAATGGTTCGATATCGATTTCATTACGGCAAAAACTGCACTCGATACTGCACAACTCTTTTTGGATGGATTAGTGGATAATTGTCATCGCCTTGTTTCAACCGACTTCTATGGAAAACTAGAAGCACTCATTAATGAGTTACAAGAAACCGACAATATTCCACGACCTGAAGAAATAGAAGAAGACCTTGAAATGGAAGACGTTGTTCAGGAGCCAGAAACAGAGATTGGAACAAAAGTGTTTTTAAAAGATGTTCGGTCTCCACTTGACTTTGATAAGTTCATTGAAGACTGTTGTATCTTAGGGGACGATCTAACCGCTTTCTCAGCGGAGGTCTATGGCGCACATCGTCTTTGGGGTCGATGCTGTCAGAGAGCAACCAAGAATGCCTTGGTCAAGTATTTGAATGAGCGTTTTAAGCGTGCCAAGATATTAGAGAAAAGTGTAGGTGCCAGACTCGCATCCTTTATGGGGTTTTCTCTGAAGCCAATCGTGTTCCAACGAGACAATCCTCCCAGTGACATTGATGCATTCATTGATGACAAATGCAATATAAGCTATTCCGCTCGTATTTCAACAAAAAGCATGCAGTCAGCATTTGAAGAGTGGAAAAAGGAAACAACTGATCCCGATTATCAAATCAATGTTTTTGAAAAGAACCGTCTCGACAAAGCATTCTCTGATAAGTTTATCTGCTCAATGGTTTTTACAGGAAGACAAAGCGAATACGGTTATTTTGGGGTTGAACTGAAGAACAATACCTCCACGGCTGGATTGAAGTTAGCTCCAAAGTTGCAAAAGCCGGTGGTCAAGATTGATCTCCGAACCAACGAGATTGTAGCTACATACGAATCTCAGGTTGCCGCTGGAATTGCTAATAATATAACATCAAGCGGTATGCTAAGTCGAGACATCAAGTATAAAAGACCCCATGGACACTATATCTACCAGTTTGCGGAGCGTCCTGCCAAAACAAAGATTGAACATCAGAAAACCATTGAGCCTGTTGTTTTGAAAAAGAACAATCAGAAGAAGGTCGTGTATAAGATTGACCCGAAAACAAATACCATTTTAGCTGAATATACCAGTATAACTGATGCAGCAAGAGAAATCGGTCATTCAATGTCTTCGATGTGTTACTTCATTAAGCGTCAAACCTTATTAGATGATTGTTTCTATAGTTTGGAACCACCAAGTCAATAAATATATTATTTTTCAACCTTTGACATTTGTAATAATTGGTGTCCATCCCAACCACGGGACACGAACACCAAACCCACTGACCCGATACGTCTTCCCGATTTCTAATTTTGAAAAGAGCTCCATCGAAGTAAAATGTCCGAGTAAAGTTTCATTTTTTATCGCATAGACATTCGCGTCTGTGTCGGTGATAATATACCATTTACCGTATCTTCCATTAACTCCGTCTTTGGATTGAATAGTAATTGATTTCTCAAATCGAGACATCAATATATAGACGTATCTTAAGACAATATAAGCCACGATAAACAGAAGAACATGTTTTATCGCAGTTAGCATTTATAATCCTATTAGATTTAATTACTTTTCACGGAAAGACCCATACGCTTTGGTCTGAACTTAGAATAAACTTCTTCAGTTCCTCAGAACATCCAGTTTCAAGGTCATCATTCCCTTCGATATCAACGGCCATTAATTTTTTAGTCACTGGAAAATCCAGTTTCTGCAACCGGTTATTCGAGACAATCAACTTCGACAACTTTCTCGGTTCTCCTCCCCGGAAGACTAAGTCTTGAAGGATATTATTTTGGGCTTCAAGATCGACAATGGTCTGAGGAACTTCGAGAGACTTCAACTTATTATTATCGACGTAAAGAACTTCGATACTATCCGGAACATAGACTTTTTTCAAAGCCAGATTTTCAAGATTGGCTCTTTTGACACCTTCGGGGATACGAAACTCATCGAGGTAGTCTCCAACAATGGTGAGTATTTCTAAATCAGGTGGGTAAATGTAATTTCGCAAGACTTCCGGAGTGACATACCTTAAGATTAATTCGTTAATGGAAGGAAGGTATTCTTCTTCAAATTGATAAGTCTTCATTTTTATCTGTCATTCAACTTGACTTAAATACATTTAATCAACTAATAAATAATAATATGTTCAAGACTGAAACATTACTTCTAAAAATATTTCAACTGATTAACGAAGAATATCGAGCTTTTGCCGAGAAACAGAAAATCGGAAATGTAAATGTGCGAACAACTGCTTACCATGAACGTTTTGCAAAACTGGTTAATCAATTAAAGAATACCAAAGATAACATTGAAGTTCTTGTTGAAAAATACATGGGGGAATTGTATAAAATCCACGAAACAACGGTTGGTATTTTTGCAAAGACCTACGCAAAAAAAGATATTTCGGTCTGGCGTGGAAGTCATGACAGTCTCTTTGCTTTTTTGAATGTCAAACGACCGTCTTTATATTTTCTCAGATTGCCAACAAAACTCTATAACGAATTCTGTAAAGGTATCACTTATTTCAATGGAACAGAAGTGACTGAAGCACCTTATTATTATCGAGAGGATTCTTGTGGTTTAAAAATCCAGAATTATCTTGAGAAGTTTAAAATTACTGCTTCTGATAAAAAGAAAGCCTCGAAACTTAAGGCACTAAAAAAATGTTATATCGACCGTCTAATCTATGACGCAATATACAATCAAATTCTCCATATGCAAGACATACAACATCTATATGAATTACAGAATATTTCTCGATTGTTTCAAGACTATTTTAACGAAAGCATTAACGTAAAACTGAAGTATCGTAATATGATTTATCCTTATGAAGTCGAAATTATTAATACTAAAGCCGATGGAAGCACCAGTATTGAAAGATATCAGAAAGAAGAAGATATAGTCAATTGCACCAAAATCGTTATCGATAATTTCCCTTCGAAATACATCAAAAGACAAAGCTTCGAAAAGGAAGAAGAATGGGAACAAGTTTAATTTGAAAAGAAAAAGGAACAACAAAACACTCTACCATTTACAGACGGGGAGCACCACCGGGGAAACCAACCAAGTTGGCACCGACACCGAAACCAGCACCAGTGCGGGCAGCGGAGCTGATGGAAGGAGCGAAGAGATCCAATAGAGAGAAGGTAGCAGCAGCGATCAGACCGATCATGACCACCTCCATGGCATCGACCTTCCGGCCGGGGAGCAGGTAAGCGGCGGCGGCAACGACCAAACCCTCAACCAGATACTTGAGCAAACGAACAAGGATCTCACGACCATCAAAGCTGTAGTTCTCGGCGGACTGCATTTTATATATTTTAACAAAAGAAAAAATTTAATCAATGGATACTTACTTAAGAACAAGACGCATTTCGATGATTACGACGAATTAAATGTCTTCTTCCGATCAACTGGTGCCTTGTTCTCAAGAGGACTTCCTCGAGCAAGACAAGCCCATCCGTGGTCAGAGCTACGTCTGTCTCTCTTTCCTCAGTCCGGAGGAAATTTTGAAGAGTAAGGAGACCTTTTATATCGAGAAGATGCTGAAGGGATTGTCCAAGGACTTAAACGACCTCTTTGAGGGTCTGGCGATGAAGTATAAGGATGACACCGATGGCCTTCAGACGATTAAGGAGCGTTTCCCCCACTTCTTTAATCCGGAGAATGTTCATGATGAATACGTCCGTTTCGTCGGTGAGCACCCCGAGTATGAGAAGGAGTTCTCCGAGAAGAACCAGTTCCGGACGAGTGTCCGTGGCATTAAGGTGCGTGGTTCTTATGAGACCTTGCGTGAGGCTCAAATCCGTTCCGAGGTTCTGACTAAGTTGGATCCGAGACACAATATTTATATCGCCGAGGTTGGTTGTTGGTGTCCTTGGTCTCCCAATCCCAATGAGATTGAGAACCAGGAGTATGCCGAGACTGCTCTGAACACTTTGATGAAGCAGTATCGTGAGAACCAGCTTCAAAGAGACGAGTTTTATGAGAAGCGGAAGGACGAATTGGTTCAGTTGGCCAATGCTCAGCGGGAGCGTGTAGCGGCTGAGAATGCAGCGACGAGTGTTCAGACTTTGGAGACTTCAGATACTTCATTGGGTGAGAGTTTGGTTTCGAAGGAGGATCCTTGGGTGGAGCAGAAGAGAAATGAGTAAATTGACTGTAATTTCTTTATTTTTAAATGTAAATGGGTTTTGCCGTATTTGCTTTACTAATTATCGGTGTCTTTTTGATTGTCCATGGTGTTTACGAAGACAAATACCAACAGCTGAAAAAGCAGGTCAAAGTCGAGTATCGGTTTGTTCCACGAACTTATTATGAAGACCAACTCTTTGAAAGTCAGTTTAAATCGAAGACTTCGCCGATGTTTGATGAAGACGACCAATGGTATGACCGGAATGTCGGTCGAGAGATTGGTCTGGATCGAAAGAAGATAAGATAAACTTTTGCTTGGAAGTAAGGGTCTCTTCCGAATGGAGTTCCTATTGATATATTTCTTATGTTATTTCTCAAAATAGTCAATAGGGACTAACTTCCGCTGATCACCTTGATATCAGTTGCGTCTTCACTCCATTCTTTCTTTTGTTAGATAATATCACATAGACGATAGATGAGGCTGGAACTCAAAAAGTTCGATATCTCCAAAGTTCGTGATGATGCTGTCATCGTCATGACTGCCAAACGTCGTGAAGGTAAAAGCACCCTCGTTAAAGACTTGATGTATTATCATCGAGACATTCCCGTCGGGACAGTTATCTCTCCGACTGAACAAGCGAATAAGTTCTTCTCCGACTTTATTCCGAATGTCTTTATTCACGACGAATACTCGGCACCGGTCATTGAGAACTTTATTAAACGGCAGAAGATGATTGTTAAGAAACAGAACCAAGAAAAAGCACTTTACGGTTCGTGTAATATCGACCCTCGAGCTTTTTTAATTCTGGATGACTGTCTTTATGACGCGAGCTGGACACGCGACAAGAATATGCGCTTCGTGTTCCAAAATGGTAGACATGTCAAGACGTTGTACATCTGTACTATGCAGTATCCTTTAGGTATTCCTCCCAATCTTCGGACGAATATTGATTACGTTTTTATTCTTCGAGAGAACAATTTAGGTAATCGGAAACGTCTTTACGAGAACTATGCCGGTGTCTTCCCCAGTTTTGATATCTTCTGTCAAGTCATGGATCAATGCACTGAGAACTACGAGTGTCTGGTTATTGACAACACCGCTCGAAGCAATAAACTGGAAGATATCGTCTTTTGGTATCGTGCCGAGGTTCATTCGAACTTCCGTGTTGGAAATGCTCAGTTTTGGGTCAATAATGACAAGAGCTATAATACCAATGATGACGATGAAGAAGACTTTGATACTTCGGCATTGAAAAAATCCAAACATATTATTCGGGTGGCGAAACGTGTGTGAAAATTTGAGCTCAATCTTAACCTGAAGACACAAGTAAGATGTCGGTTCGTTCTCAACTTAAGGCGCTCTTAGATAGTTCCCGGGTCAATCATGAAAAACTGATTATGGAACAGACTTCACTCAAAGACGCTCACGTTTATTGTGCTCTTGCCCGTTTGTCTGCACAACAATATGGTCTCTTACTTGAAAAGTATATTCGAACTAAGTTCGGCTACGATAAAAACAAGGCCAAAGATTGCACCGGTGATTTATCCAAGAACGGTGAAAATGTTGAGGTCAAAGTCTCTCTTGGAGGCAAGAACTACTCGAAGTTTAATTACGTCCAATTACGACCTTTCCATCAATGCACTTACTTACTGACCGCTTATCACTTGTCACACGATAATCTCGAGACGAATGGTGAATTGTATCTCTTCCGGATTCCAAAAGACGAGATGAAAAGACTGATTGTCTCCCATGGTGGATATGCTCATGGAACCATTAAAGAGCATGGTCGAATTACAGAAGAGACGTTGAATGACGAAACAAAAATAAAAGAGTATGCACTGCGACCGACGATGAATGACAATTGTTGGAAAGCACTGCTTCCATTTCGAGTTTCTGAGGAGACACTTCAGTCGAACTCTTCAGAATACAGTTTAACCAGTTCGCCTTTACCAATCGAGTTTTGTCTGGCGGTGTCTAAACTGAGTGTATAATCCAAATTCTGAAATCGTTGAATAAGTCTATTTTTTTCGATCTTGGATTTAATCCAATGCCAACTTTTCGGCCGAAGAGACTCCAGTCTATCCGTCACAATCTCTCCACATTTACCACCATAGGCTCGAATGGCAAAGTCAGCTCCCTGAGGTGGAGTAGGTTGTCCGTTTGTGTCTTTGGCTCCGAAAGGAAGGAAGTCCCAATCGGGATGAGTGGTGGGTAATTCAATGACTGAACGGGGTGTCTCTTTTTTCTCCCAGATTTGGAAACAACACTTGGCGGTCATCGGAGGACTAAACGAACATGGCTCCATTGGGATCTCTTCATCCAAGACCAAATGAAATCGAGGGTTGAGTTTATTTTGAACACTGACACGACGAAAGGTTCGAGGAACGATAAAGGCGATGACCGTTGCCCATTCAGCCGCGTGATTAAAGAACTTGATAGCTAAAGAACTAACCCTTCCGAATGGTGGATTACCGACGACGAAGACCTTTCCGAGTTCATTCGGTGGATTGTATTTTAAGAAGTCTTGTTGAAGGATTTCGGGATGTTCGGGACAGATATCGAGACCGACTTTCTTTGGGGTGGGGATTTGTGTTAGAAAACTTCCATTTCCAGCGCTGGGTTCAATGACTAAGTCCCAAGTTGTCCAGGGATACATTTTTTCGATGGTCAGTAAGCAGTTTTTGGAGACCGATGGAAGTGTATAAAACTTGTCCAGACCTTCCTCTCGAACGGCTTTGGTTTTGGATTTCATCTCATGCGTCATCTTTGATTGGGTATATCGGATCAATTTTTTCAACTATGTCACTTGATTACTCCTTAAATTAAAAATCGGGCTCTCCGACTTCGATGTTTTCCAAGACCTCTTTCGTATTGTTATTCTCTTCGAAAAAGTAAGCGACGACGTAACTGCCAACCAAACCAACAACAAAGGCGGTCATGACCGAAGAGTTATCCTGTTCTTCAGGAGACGCGTGTTTCTTTTTGTAATTGTAATAGATGCCGGCAGCGATACAGGCTCCAATAATTGAGATTAAGCCTTTATTCATTTAATAGAGTTTATTAGATGAATAGAAAAATTACCCTTGAATTTAAACACGGTTAGTGTCTCCGAAGAGCTTGTTCGAGTAATATCTTTTTGTATTTCGATGGATTATTGCGTAAATCAGAAATCGAGAGACCAGAGACACCTAAGTATTTTTTGATTTTGTTCGAGTTCTTATCCGGTTTTGTATTTACAATAATTTTCTTTAATTTCTGAAAGGTTTCTCCACCTTCATTTGTAGTTTCTTCTTCCACCATTACAGGAGGACGACCGAGACTTGTGATGTCGTCATTTAGTTGGATTGTCTCAGGTTGGAAAGTTTCTTCCACTTCGTGAGTAGGTGTCTCGGGTTGGAAGGTCTCTTTCACTTCGAGAGTAGGTGTCTCAGGTTGGAAGGTCTCTTTCACTTCGAGAGTAGGTGTCTCAGGTTGGAAAGGTTCTTGGACTTCTATTTCTGATTGGAAGCTCTCTTGGACTTCGTGAGTAGGTGTTTCAGGTTGGAACGTTTCTTCCACTTCGTGAGTAGGTGTTTCAGGTTGGAAAGGTTCTTCCACTTCGTGAGTAGGTGTTTCAGGTTGGAAAGTTTCTTGGACTTCGATATCAGGTTGTTCTTCCTTGACAACAATTGGTTTTTCTTCAAAAATATCGTCATCATCATCGTCACTGTCCGGGTCATAGTTCGTCTCGATTGTCAATGTGAGTGGAGTTTCTTTTTCCAATTCCAAAGGAAGTTGAGACGGTGAGGAAGGTTGTGGTGGGGTCTCAAAAGTCGTTTCGGAGTCGTCATCCGATGAGACATCTTCACTTTCATCTTCAGTTTCATTCGTCGGTAGTGGTTCTTCTTCTGAAACGATACTTTCTCTTCGGCTTGGAGGTTGAGAAAGTATCGCCACTTGTTCCTCCTCATTCATCGCGTCAAATGTATCAATCGCCTTTCGTAGAGTGGCTTTGTCTCCATGATAACCATTCCGTCCCAAGAACGTTCCGAGGAGTTCTTTATAGGGAAGACTTTGACGGAAAGTTTCAACAATACTGACGGCAACTAAATTATCCAGTTCAACCGCGTTCTTCTGAATTTCAGCTTTCGTGACTTTGTGATACAACAGCACCGGGTTCTTCCAGAGATTTCTGGCTAATGAGATATAACAACGATGAAGGAAAGCGTCGAGGGTCGGGATTTCAATACTCAGTTTTTCATTTTTATCACGGTTGGCGATATGACTTAAAATCTGAACATTGGCAACAAAGATGGCATTCATCAAGTCATCAATCCATTCACACTTCGTCACTGAACGAAAGCGTTCGGTTTCAACTTGCAAGATAGTCTGAGACCAGTTGGGGACGAGACTCAATGCAGTTTGGAATTCACGTAAGATCATCTTCGGTTGTTTGTTCTTCTCCCGGACAGATTTGTAAATGGAACTGACACCTTGGATGAAGACGGGTCGGGTGATATTGACAAACTGTCGAGTGTATTCTTCTTTGGTTTCGAGAAGTAAGGTTAAATCGGAAGGAGGTGGTTGAGAGAACATACTTCTTTGATTTCGAATATAACTTTTTGAACAACAAACAAACGAGAGTATGTAATTACAGTGTTTAAGCCACGGAGTTCAAAGGATGCGTGTAAGGATTTTCACGGAAGGCATTCAACAAAGAAGAGTCCAAACGGTCATCATCGAAATAACTCTTCCGGTCTTGAGTCATCTGCACCATCATCGTTGAAGGAATTGCATTTACAATTTTATTTTTATTGTTCAGCGCTCTTGTGCTGTTTGCATCACACTCTAATTTCTTGTATTGCATATTGACGCCGTCTCTTCCACCTGCCACCTTGACACTGGTCTTGGTTGGGACACGGTTCTGGAGTGTCAGTTCCTTGGTATTATCAATGTTGGCATTATACATATCATCGTATGACATCTGCTTGTCATTCTGACTTTGAGCCACACCAAAATGGTCGTGCTCTGAGGTTGAAGTCCTTTGAGTAATCTTCGGATCAAAACGTTGGACTTTGTATCCACCTTCGGCGTCCCGAATATAGACGTTGCCTTGATACTCGGTGTCAGTTGTTTCTCTGTGAGTTGTCCGAGCATCATACTCCGCGGTTTCATAACCACCACGTGTCCGGGTCTTGCCGTCCATATTACCGTCGTGTCCGTCAATCAAGGTCTGACGCATTGTCGTCCGGGAAACGTCTTCCGGATCGTAAGTGTGATAACTTTGACGCAGACCCTTCAAGTTACCGGTGTGAGTGTCATGAACCGTCGTTTCCTTGATGGTTGTCCGGGCAATGTCATTCGGGTCATAAATAGTTAGTTTCTCTGGGATTTGAGCACTGACATTGCCAAAAGCTCGACTGCTTTCGGTGGTGTTTTCACGAGTAGTTAAACGAGCCAGGTCGAGCCAAGGAGCTGCCAGAACCTTGACCACTGTCGTTGCATTCCGAACACCATACTCGGATAGATTTTGACGTAAAGGCGCTTGCACTTCTGCCCGGTTCTTCGAGGCCGTCGGAACGAAAGCACCACCCTTAAACTCAGCAGTGGTATCCGGACGGGTCGTATTCTTGAGCATCATTTCACCTTGTTGAGTTTCACCTTTGACAGCTCCGACGGTGGTAAAATAACGATCGGGTGAGTTCTCATAAAAGGTCTCGACCCGGTTCTTGGCCATCTCTCCCATTTCACCCGGTAAAGCAGACTTGACACCATCGACTATCCGTCCTTCAAAGGTCAGCTTTGGCTTAGTCAAGACACGGAGATCATCGACATTCTTCGGCATCGCGTAATCCCGGGAATCAGCTTGTTGAAAGCCTCCGGTTGGTAGAGAAGAGTAACCTTGATTCAGACCGGGACCCACATACTCTTTTTCAAAGGGAAGCTCATTATTCCTCAGATGAGAAGTATTCATCCGAGACAACTGCAGTTCATAACTTTCGCTACCCATTCCATAGACATTACCGGCGTTTTGTTGAAGGTCTCCGAACGACTCGACTTCACGTTTGGGTTGTCTCAACCCGACCGCTCCAGTATAGGTCTCGAGTAAAGATTGGGTCATTTCGGCTTTGGTATTTTGTTTGACACTACCGCCGAAGAAGGGAACCATGTTATTGTGACTGAAAGACGGTATCTCGACCCCAGCCAGGGCACTGTAAGTTCCCTGATTTTCATTATTTAAAGCGTAGTTCATTGAAACTCCACTTTTAAATGCGTCGTTATTCCGTTGTGCCATTTCTTGATCGACACGTTGAGTGTATTGACTATTATAGATCGTGTTCATAGAAGGCATTTCACCAGTCGGAACGACGTGGTTGTATTTTTTGTATTGGACAGAAGTTTTGTTAATGTAGTATCCAACTCCTGCCAAAACTAAAAGCACATAAAGTGGTAACATGGTTTATATATATTTACAGTAAGTTGAGAAAATTGATGATGACAACAAACCTACTAAACGTATGCCCAATGTCAAACGAACAATATTATAGTTATTATTATCTCTACAATGTATATGCAAATGCAATGTCAAATTACATTAATCAACCCACTCAAATAGAACAACCCATTCAACAACAATCAAGACAAGTCATCAAAGAGTGTGGTGTCATCCTTCTTAACCAATCCATGGAAAAAGTAATCTTCGTTTTGCAAAGAGCTTCCAAGAAATGGGGACTTCCCAAAGGACACATTTCCGATGAAGAGATGGAACAGGAGTTGTATTATGATTGTGCAGTTCGTGAATTGTATGAGGAGACCGGAATTATCCTCGGAAAGATCCGTCATCACGTTCTGGGGAATATCTTGTGGTCAGGAAAGTTGTTCTATATCATTCAAATTCAAACCGACTTTCTCTACCTCAATCCTCTGGATCGTCGTGAAATCTGTAAGGCGCGTTGGATCCCGATTGCCACCATTCAGGAATTCACCGAGCAACAATCTTGTAATATCACCGTTCTCAAAGTTGGAATGCCATTTACCAAGAAGCTTCATCGCTACTTGCAACAAAAACAAATTCAACCTGTCGAAGAGACCTACTCTTCTTTCTATTCTGCTCCTCCAACCCATGACCAACCAGTGGTCTATCCTCTTTTAATGACAAATGCTTGATTTTAGGAAAAGACCAGGTCAATAAAGGCAAAAAAGTAAAAACTCATAATGGCGAGGACAACACTGACAACACCTAAGGAGAAAATCGTATCACCGCGTTCGGTGCCATAATTTTTGACATTTCCATCCGAATCGAAAATGACAGATGGTTTCCATTGTATAATCAGAACCATAAGAAGTAAATAGAAAGAAACACTGTAGATTAAGCGTTTCATTTTATTTACATACATAAAAATAAACCCGATGTTTCTCTGGCGATACGTTTTTTTATTTATCATCGCCTGGTGGATTATCACCCGATACTTTGGTTTTCGAAATGTGACCGAAAAATTCTCAGCACCCGTGACCATCGAAAAACCCGCCGTCTTGCAGGTCAATTACTATCAAAAACCAACAATTTTTATTGAAACAAACTCCGAGACCACCCACAACCCGAAATTAGCCGATTTGACTTCTCGTTTTGTCACCTACAAATTGGTCTCGTCGGTCTCGGCAGAAGAGAAACCACAATCGATTAAATATACCGACATTTACGATTTTATGACGAACCTTCAATCTTCCCATCGTGCTCTCAAAATTGTCAGCTCTTCTCCCAAATACTTGGTCTGTCTCTTACGTGAGCAAGTGGTTCCGAATTTGGAGTTGTATCAAATGAACAAAAAACGGATTGGATATCTCTCTCAAACCGATGCCGATTTGATGAAGATTGTCTTGGATGCTTACAATATCGTCACCACCCCGACACTGGTCAAAGTCGATAGTTACAACGACCTTCTCCGACAAGTATTCAAAGATAAAACTTTAGATGGAGCTGTTATTTTTGGAACACAGAGTAGTCCGAACATTCAACGTCTGAAAGATTATCAATTCGTCGCTTTATCCATTAATCAAAATTTCGATACCGCTAAACTCAAAACCCGATTACCTTACACCAGAATTACACCGTGTCAAATTCCAATTCAAGGAAATCTACCCGGGAACAAAAAGGAGACCTATGACACATTTATTACTTCACAGTCACTCACCTTTGACACCTTATTTTGCATTGACAAGAAGAACCAGGACAACGAAAAAGAAATTGTAAATGCAATTCGAGAACTACTGACGTATATGACCACTGACAATTCTCAGATGACCCAAAATTATTACTCCCAATTTGTCGAAATTCATGAACCATTTTATGGAGGTTCAATGACATCCACTGTTTCTCGTAGAGACAAAGAAGTCCATTTTACTTTTGATCAACATGTCAATGGGGAACATCAAAAAGACACTTCGAGCGGTTGTTACATCATGCAGTTGGATTTAGATTTATTTGAGACTGTTCCGGTCAAAGTTGGCGACCGGATTGTGCTGTCCGGACAAAAGAGAAAGGTCGAGAATGGATATTACTACGTCACTTCGGTCACCGATACCCTTGTGACGATGACCACTTGTCTCAAAATCGTTTATGACAAGAAAAACAATGGAGAACTCCAAGTGAATAAAACAGGTAATACTCTTTTTAAAATTGTAAATACAATTGCCCCACTATTCACTTTATTCGAAGGAGACGCTGTCTTTGTCTTGCCTTTGAAGAAGATTGGAACAGTGATTCGTGACAAAACCGATCTGTTGGTCTCCATCCCTAAAGAAGCCGATTTGAAAGACAAACTAAATGAACGTGTCCTGAATGGAAAATACATTTGTTATGAAGACCCCAAGATTAAGTTCCTCCCCGAATGTATTGCCCGCCAAAATGCAGAGAGAGAACCCTATCATTGGGATAGACCATGTGAAACGGATGAAGAATGCCCTTTTTTCAATTCAAAAACAAAACGGGGCGGATGCACTTCCGGTGGTTATTGTGAATTCCCGGTTGGGATTAAACGGGTCTCATTTCGAGAATACGATAAGTCATCCAAGAAGTATTGTTCCGGATGTCCGCCCAATGTCCATCCGACCGATTGTTGTTCTCAACCCGGTGCCAAAATCGCCTTTCCAGAAACAATTTAATCCATTATAAATTAAATCGTATGAAAGCAGTAATTGTCATCTTGATTTTACTTATCCTTTTCACGACAATTAAAGGCTCTTCTCGAGGAAAGGTGATTGATACTTTTACAACTTGCAGAATACCCAGCGACGACAACAAACGTCTGTCAGATACCGAACATCTACAGAAGGTTTTTGGTGCTTACTCGAGTGATGATAATGGAGACGAAGCCTATAACAAGTGTATCGAAACAGCACTCCGTCGGTTGTTTCAAGCCAATTCAGTCGCCAAGGCCAATTCAATACTCGGAACAAAGATTGAGAAAGACGTTGGAGACGTAACGATGCTTCTTAATTTTGTCAATGAGACTATCGCCACCAAAATCAGTTCCGTTGAAGATGAAGAATTAATTGGTGGTTTTATGGTGGTCGATTCCGCCGTTATCGAAGGCAGTCTTAAAACCGTCAATCACACCAACGACCCCAAAAATACAGTCACCCATCTAACCATGGACACGATTATTTTTAGAGAAGCCAGAACTCACGGAAAACACGTCCGGATGGTCTTCGAATACGCAAAAAATACAGTTCGTATTCTCGGTTTAGATGTCATTAAATCGGTCTCTGCTGACAGTATCATTCATAAACAACCCTATGAAGCCAGACAGTCGTATATGCCACTTGACCAACAAAATGAAAGTTTAACTTATTGGTCAAGTGAGAATGAACAAAATGAGATGTATTGTCAAACAATGAAGGGATTGTATCATGACCGAAATATTATTCCGCTACCTAATTCACAGTTCAAATGTAATTTTTAATCGTCATAGTCATCATCATTCAACTGGTCGGGGTCTTCTCCCTCGTAATCAATCAAGTAATTCTCCTCTTCCTCCGCATTCGCGTGTTCTTCACCAATATTGGCACGCAGAGGATCGACATTCGTCGCCAGTTCTTGTTCTTCATTATAATCACTTTCTTGAATGCTAAAGAAGTTCTGGGTTTCAATCTTGGCTAAGCCCATACTTTCTAATTGTTTTATCAAACTGCGATTAGTGTCACCCAGACGTTCATACAACTCAATCTTTTTCATTTTTGCGGCTTCTCGAAACTGTTCGACTTTGGCTTTATAAGTCTGAGTATCCGAGATATACACTTCCAAAGACTGTTTTAGCTCCTTCATCTGAATGGCGACAAAGTCGGCGAGAATGGCTGGAACACCGTCATCAAAATGTAGGTCAAAGAACTCAGAGATGTCTTGTTTCAGTTTTGAGATACTTTGAGGACTATTCAGGATACTCTTCAGCTCTTTGAATTGGGAATTTTCATTCATCGACCAAATCAAGAGAAGGATAAACATCTGGAGTTTGTAGTTGAGTAGATAGATATCACGAATGACTAATTCGGTTGAGTTTTTGGTATCGACACTTTCCATTCCTTGATGGGTTAATTTCGCTGGTGAAAGCAGAAACTCCTTGGTTAAAGTGTGTATCAAGTCAGTATTCTTTTTGGTGAAATACGTATTATTCGAACTGGCATTGATGAGACGAACCATTTCCGGGTTTTTATGTTGAAAGTCTTCATCAGTCTTCTGTTCATTGGATGGAAACCCATGCATCAATACTCCAGTGTATCTGGCTAAAGAACCTTGTAAAAAGTTGGTCAGACAGTTCCGAACGGCAAACATCTGATCCAGAGGAACATTGTCAAAGAGAATGGTCTTGTTCCGGATATACTCGATGATAGAAGACACGTCAGTGGTGGAATAAGACAAGACCGCGCTGACGTTGGCTTCAAAAATACTCGACAGATGTTTCGAGAATGAGAACCACTGTTTGCTCTTCGGGTCAGAAATCAGACTTTGAAACTCAGTGTCTAAATTCATCACTCCACCTTTATCAAAAGCTTCATTCAAAGACCGGATCTCTTTATTGGCTTTACTTTCCAGAAGGATAGACCGTTTAAACTCAATTGGAGCGTCAGTAAATAACGGAGCTTCGAGTTGCCGTTCTTTGGTGAAACCAACAATATTGAGTTTCTTCTTTTGATTTAACTGACGAGTAGGATAAGGAGTAATAAACTGTAGAGTTGGATCGACAGTTTGGAGACAACAGCTGTTTTTATAAACCGGCTTTTTACTCACCGCCAATTTAAGAGGTTTGTTGGTCTGAACATTATCGACGACACTCTTGATATAGGTCGCAATACCGTTATTAATTGTTTTGGATTCGTCAATCTGAAGAGGAGGACGGAAACCAGTCCAAGCCGTAGTTCCGTGATGACCTTGGATCTTCTCTTGCATTTGGTCAATTAGTTTGGCATAAACCGGGCGTTCCTTGAGAACAAATTTGTAAATGGCGTGCAAACGTTGAATGGTCTTAGCGGTGTCCTTGAACTCAGCGATGTCTTTCCCGAAGGCCGACGATAAATGCTTAGCGATGGTTTCGAGAATGCTGAGGGTTTCACGGGAGAAGACGTTAATCTTGGAGATGTTCAAAGTCAATTGAATGACAATACAGACAAAGACAGTCGCCAGGACGATATAGGTCTGTCGGATATAACTCTTGAGCTCCGCGTCGGTCTTAAAGACCGCTCGTAGGGTCTTCTTCGTCGGGTCTTTGGCTGCGGCTTGTTTGACTTTTTCTTGGAGTAGTCGGTCATTGAAGACTTTGATGTTGAGGGCGATGTGGTCGATGTCTCGAGGAGCCGGTTTGAGACCCACCATAGCGGCAATCTGTTTAAAATACTTGCTCTCACTTCCATCATTCTCGACATTTGCAATTGTTGTCGGCTCATTGGTTTCCAGAGTCGAGTAAAAGGCTTTGTCATTCATATCGAGGAGGGTCTCTTCACTTTCGTGGAAATCGTCAGTCTGGACAGTATATTTATGCTCTTCTGGTTTGTATAATGGGATATTCAGAGACTTGGATTGAATGACATCAAAGTCGATTGCCTTTAGTTTCTGAGCGGAGGCGAATGCCGTTTCAAAGGTCTCTTTTGTTTGTTTGGCTTTCTGGAGTGCGAAAAGACGATGGATGTAGTCCTTTTTCTGCATAAAATGGTCAGGGTCATCGATACTCGGTTGAGCAAAGACAAACTCGGAAAGTAAAGTGTAATAAGGACTGAAATCAAAATCACCGATTGGATCGACGACACCCAAAATTGCCCAGCGGGTATGGAAACGTTTTAAGAGGAATGTCTTTTGGGTTTTGGCTTCGGAACAAGTGGCATACGAGTCTGAATACTCTGGGATCAGCCGACCATTATCGAGAAGTGCTTCATGAAAGTTATTGTAGTTCTGGACAATTGGAAGTTTTGAAATCGGGACTTTCATCGGGTTCGAGAAGGTTTCAATGTCTCGTGTAATCGATTGTTCGAGCTGGGATGCTTGTTTCATTTTCTCTTCATAGCTGTCAAAGTTAAGACTTTCCAGGTATTGTTTGTCCAATTGAATGAAAAAGGCATCACCCGTATCGGGAGCGTGGAAGGTATCGACGAGATTTTGGGTTGAAGACATTTCCGTCGGGAGCTGATACATCTTTTGTGCCAATTTCCGGTTGTGTTTCCAAGTCCGACTAAACTTCCATTCTTTCACCGGTTCCGTCTCCGACTTCTTAGAAAAAGTCTTCGCTTTGGTTTCTGAACCGGCATTGACAGCTAAATAATGTGCCAAAATCCGGAAAGACTTAATTGAGATGTCATTGATATTCAGACCCAGAGCTTGTAGTTTTTGTTGAAGTCGAGCTAAAGAGTTGATGCTGAGCAGGTCTTCCTTAAAGGCGTAGAGGAGTTGTCCAATGTTGGTCGGGAGTAGATAGCGCTTGGTGGTCTCAACGTCTTTATTGTAAATACCCAGACGGACAGGTGTATTCAACATCGTCGATTTGGAGATTAATTGAGAACCTGGAGTGGAGGAAGGATACAGAAACATTGCATGGTCATGTTCAACAGGGTTCTTTTTGTAAAAGACAAAGTTCTTGAGTAGGTCTTCGGTGTAATGACGGATACCATGTTGTAGTTTAAGCTGGAGATGGTCTTTGGTCACGGCAACCACTTTGGCCGAGACCCTCTCAATCGGTTTAATTCCGCTGGCGTCATAGAAAAAGTCATTCATAATCAGAACGACTGTATCGTTTTCCGAAAGGTCTTGAATTTTTTTGAAATAGTCATTTATATCGACTAAAGTTGGGTTCGGGTTATTTTGAGTTGTAAGTCCAGAGATCATTAGTTCATCACCGGAATACAAAGTCAGTTCTGGATTGGTCGAGACTTTGATCTGACCGAGGGCTTTCTTGACGGTGTAAATGGGTTCAAAGAAGACAAGATTTCTGTCTTCTTTTGTTTGATACATAACAGCGGTATCATCCGTGGGGAGAAAGGTAAAGATGTTATTTTGGAATAACATCATCCGACGTTGTTTTGTTAAGTAATCGTCATCCTTCGAATGGTATAGATTGTGTCTCCTGGATACATAGCCAATTCGAGTTCCATTGAAATCAGTATTTCCTTCAACCCAAAGGGAGACCTTATCGTCCAAATAATACGGTCTCTCTTCTTCTTGAACATTGGAGATTGAATTATACATCTCAAGATAAACACCAGGTTTCTTGTTGTTCGACTTGATCTGTAGTTCAATGATAGCCGCCTTGAGTTGATTGTCAGTGTATTGAATAAAGTCGGCTTCTCTTTGTCTCAGAACTTGAACTGAGAGGTCGTCATCAAAAAACTCGACATTGGCATCCGTGATAATGTCTTCATGGTAAATTTCACTTTCACTTTCTTCTTCACTTTCACTACTCTCGCTTCCCTCTTCGCTTTCACTCTCACTCTCACTTTCTTCTTCACTTTCACTGCTCTCGCTTTCATTTTCGCTTTCACTGCTCTCACTACTATCGCTTTCACTTTCACTTTCTTCTTCACTGCTTTCACTACTATCACTTTCTTCTTCACTTTCACTCTCACTCTCGCTTTCACTTTCACTTTCGCTGTTATTCGAGTTTGAGTCAGAGCTGGAATTCGAACGACTTGAAGTATCTACGCACTGGCTTTGATGTTCGGCAATAACCTTTGAAACAATCTTGTCGGCGTTTCTTTTAAAGACACCTTGGATACTGTCTCCCTTTTCCAGGACAATTGGCTCGTAATGGCTTTCGTCTTTATTGACAATGAAAACAAAACTGGAATAAGATTGGGTGGAATGAGCATTGTCGAACTCTTGACCCCGACAATAAATCTTGTAGGTCTTCTTCTTTTTTGAAAATACGACCAAATTGGTCTTGTATTGTATTTCGAGCAGTGTCCAGACTTCATCACCACACCATTTCTCCGCATTTTTCAGGTCTTCGACAAACTGTGAAAAAGTGTAGTTTTCATCAAAGAAGCTCTTGAAGTCATCCAGACGAGCCTTGTCATTTTCACTAATGCTCTTTCCGATTTTTGTCCGAGCATTACTGTAATTCTCAATCCAGGTCGCGAGTTCTTTCCGTTTCTTCGCAACGTAGCGTCCTTTCATCACAGGCGTTAAGCCACGGTATTCTTCATCCATTGCAAAAAAAAACGCATGAAATAGACAGCTTCCATCACCAATGGTTTCTTTCGAAACAAAATGGTCTCCAAAAACCGTTTTGAGAGAACTCGGCAATTCGATAGAAGCTGATTTTCGAGATTGCATTTATTTACTTACAACTAACATAACAAAATTTAAAAGTTCATAAATCATCTGAGCGAACTTTTAAAAAAATAGTCTCTAAAAACACCATCTAAATACTTGTCCATCTCTCGCGCATCGTCTCCACCATTTTTTGAAGCGATATCAGCTCCGTCTGTATCAATCGAAGAATGTCATCCGATGTCATATTCAAATCAGTCGGAGCCAATTTGAGAACTACTCGTTCTACAAGTGGATGCGGACAGTAATACCCGACGTATTTCAGCAGGCATTTCTCCCGAACACATCGGTCAAATAGCCAAGCTTGGATTAAACTTCCAAAGGTATGCATCTGGCCTTCAATCTCAATCTGAAAGAGCTCTTCTTGCTCCGGTGATTTCTCAACTTTCCAGTCTGTCGTGCAAGCTTCAATTTGGCTCTGGATTAAATCGAGAATACATTGTAGTCCTTTCCAAACAATGTATCTGGCCTTCAATCCAGCCACTGTCTCGACCTTAAAGAGGAACTCGTTGGCTTCATTTCGCTCATTCTTTTTGAAATACCTGTATTTCTCCAAGGTATTAAACCGTTCGGTAATTGCCTTTTTATTCGTTTGCCCCTCTAAAGCGAGTTCGAGAGCCCGTTGAGCTGCATCTTCGTCGATCACATTCTCAAAGGTGCAAATGGAGACTGGAGACCAACTGGCATGTTTCTTGGCTGTGCTGACCGAAGCGTAAAACTCGAGATGGATCTTGTTCCCGTTGGCCGGATAAAAGACATTCGGTTTCAGTTTCGTAATCAAGATCGGATCATCGGTGACCCGGTCATGAGGAAACCAACGTTTGTGAAGGTCTTGACGAAGAGTTTCATTTTCATAGACCAGAATGTCATCGGTGGTCACGTCTAAGATATCCAAGTCGGTGTTTTTACAGTCAATGACAAACTTATACGCCGACCAATCGAGGGTCTCGACTTCTTCCGGAGTCGCGTGAATGGGCAAGAGACTAATCCGATGTCCGATAAACTCATTGTGTAAAGGACAAGTGTTTTCGTGAATGAAGACATCTTGATTGTTAGGTGAAGCCGGATCAAACTTGACCCCGACATTGGGGATATCTGACAAAATCGTCCGTCGGAGAGCATTGACAATACAAAGCTCAGTGTCCCGGACAACAAAGTGAAGCAGGTCTTCGGTTTCTTTGACGATTTCAAACATTTCTTCTGTCATCGAACTTTCTTAGAAGATAATCAAATTTTTAAATCTATTTAGCGGTTGCGTGTGTCATTCTAATTAAATATTCGTCAGCCAGTATAAATATGACTACACCACTCTTATTCATTAGTCGGTTTTGTGAATTTTCAACTCTGATTATGAGGAACATCACCAAACACAATCTACGAGGTCATTTTCGAATTATCCCCATCGACGGCAAAAGTGAAATGCTCCCCAATTGTATCACTCAAGTCCCTTCGTGTCTTTTTCCGGAACAAAAACGAGTTTTAGTTGATGACGAACTCTTTAACTACGTCGAGTCACTCTCCAAATCTGCCGAAACCGAAATTCAAGCCTACTACGAATTTGCGATGGGGAATAAGATGTCCGATGCTTATTCATTTATTGAAGACACCGACACTTCAGATGTGGCGAGAGGCTTTGCCAATGTTCATGTCGAACAAAAAATAAATACTGTCGATGACAAAGAGTTTAACAAGTATATGAAAAACGATGGTTCCTCATTAGATGCACTTCGAGCTGAAAGAGACAGCGACATTAAACGATTTATCCCACCTCAAAATAATGGCGCGACCGCGTCTGTTTTTCGCTAAAACTGATTTAAAGTTTAAGTAAAGAGGAATTAATAGCCAAAATGGCGACTAAGGAGATGCTTGTGCAATGTTTCAACACCAAGATGGACGAATTCATCCGCGACCTGGTTCTGGTCTTCCCCGAGGAGCAGGACTTTAAGGCCTTCAAGCACAGTCTGAACCTGATCCGTCTGGTTGATGAAGCCAAGCCTCAGAGACTTTTCCATCAGGTCTTGCCCAGATACAAGGAACACATCGTCTCCCGAAACAGCGAGTTCTTCTTGACCCATAACTACGATGATATTGGTCAGACCATCGCTGTCAATACAAATGACGATATTGGTCAAGAGCTGATCAACAAGCTGAAGAAGTATTGGATTGAGCTGAATGACGAGAACCGGGAGACGGTTTGGAAGTATCTCAACCTCTTGGTCGCTCTGGACGAAAAGTGTGCGGCGATGTAGTTCCTTTAAATCATTTCGAATTATTTTTGGCATTCTCTAAATCATATTAAAGAGATGACTAACGCTAATAGATATTGATGGAACAGACCAAGCTCATATTTGCTTTCAACAAGATCTATGTAGATTTCCTGAAAGACGTCCGCTCGACCAACGCCAACCTGAAGGCTTTGATTAAGAGCGAGTATAAAGTTGTTGATAAGCTCTCCGAGGAGTATATCAATGAATTCGCCAAGGAGTTTGGAACGGCGGAACTACCTTGGACGACCGACTTTACCCAGTTTGTCTCTGATTTGTTCTCGGAGACGAAGTATTCTTCAAGAAATGTCTTCCGGAATATTCAGTTGTCCAGCGTCAAGGGTCCCCTCAAAACCCTTCAGACCTATATGATTACTCTTCATCTATTAGAGTATCTGCACCATCTCTCATCGGTTTCGACGGTCAGTGATGACCTTTTCAATGCGAGTATGAAGGCCTTAGGAACGATTGAGAGTGGAAACACTGAGAATTTGGATCAACTGCTGGAGCCTCTTCAAGAGCAGACGCATATCTGTGAAATTCTCAAGTATCTAAACCAACAGGAAGAAGACAACCAGTCAAAGGAGAACAGTCTTCCTCCGATGCCGGAAAGTCTGGAGTTCCTGGAGAACTCAAAGATTGGATCGCTTGCCAAGGAGATCTCTTCTCAAATCGATATCGGGCAACTAAACATTGACCCCAATGACCCCGATGGCATTTCCAAGGGTCTCTCCGGTATGTTCTCGGGAGAAAACAACGCTTTGACCAACATTATCCAGAAGGTCGGTAGCACCATCCAAGACAAGATCCAAACCGGTGAGCTGAGACATGAAGACCTTCTGAAGGAGGCCTTTTCTCTGATGGGACGGATGCAAGGAGGAGGCGGTGGTGGTGGTATGCCGGGAATGCCTCCGGGCTTTATGGATATGATGACGGGAATGATGGGCGGGATGAACCTGGGTGGAGGTGTTCAGAAGAAGAGGAATGACCGGGCATCGGCGAGAGACCGTCTGAAGAAGAAGATTGAGAAGCGGAAACAACAGCTGAACAAAATCAGTGACAAGGCCTCTGCAGAGACAACTACTGCGGAGTAATAAAATAACCGTAATAAATAATAATGGCTTTGTCGGATCAAATCTGGTATAAAAACCCAACCGAGTTTATCACCCGAAACAATTATTATATCTTCTTCCCTTCTCCCGAGATGAATATTGAAGAAAGACTCAACTCCATTATGCGATTGGCGATTTACTTCTCCATTTTATCTTTCTTCTTCACCGGGAAACCGAAAATGCTCTACACTATGGTCTTTGTGGCGGTTCTGACCGTTGCTTTGTATGAATCCAATCTGTTTGATTTATTGACGAAGAAAGAAAGCTATAGAAATCGGAATGTCACCCTTGACCAAATCTCAAATGAAGAATGTGTTCTCCCCAGTCCGGAAAATCCTTTTATGAACGTCTTAATGAATGAATATGTTGAAAATCCCGACCGTCCTCAAGCTTGTGCCACTTCCAACAAATTGATTAAGAAAAAGATTAAATCTCATTTCGATGAAAATCTAATTCGGGACAGTGGGGATATCTTCCACAATCGCGCCTCCGAACGTCAGTTCTATACAACACCCAACACTAAAATCCCAAATGACCAAGACAATTTTGCCAGCTGGTTGTATCATGTCCCCAATAAGACTTGTAAAGAGGGAAATGGACTGCAGTGTTATGCAAATGTTCCTCAAACCGCGAGTGTGTATATCTAAAAATAGAAAGGTCGAACTCTTTTTTTATCTTGTATTAGTAAATTGCTAATACAATGCGCTCTTTTTCACTGGAACACCGAATTGGAGGCGACAAATGTGCTCTCGCTGCCAGAGACCTCCAAAACTCTTCGACTCAAAACTACAAGCTCTTTAACTACTACCCAACCAATATCCCTAACTGTGGTGCCTCAGTTGAGAAACTTCAAGACTTTGCCAGCGACAACTACATGACCATTCGTGAAGGTTATGGTTTCACTAACGCTTGCCGTGTTGATGAAGACAGTAAGCTAAGAAATGGTGGTGTCATTACTAACGAGCGTTATAAGGTTCAATTGAACTCTCGTGTCTATCACGCGGTTCCCAATCTGGCTCGGGGTGGCTTTGTTCCGACGACCGAGTCGAAATTGACCCAAGGTGAGGACACCGCCCAGAAGCGGAGTTGCGATGTCTTGTCTGAGGTCTCAATTGACCGGTTTATCCCTCTGCTCCCTTGCTTGAAGGACACTGTCCAGGACGCGAATCACATTGTTCCGACTTGGACTTGGGGTGGTGAGCCAACTCGGGACACTGTCCGTCAAAGCCAGTTCCTCGAGAACAATGGCTACGTTTTTGATGGTGTTGCCTGGAAGAAGCGGATGGAATGTGGTATGCACTAAATAAAAAATTATATAATCATAAATATGAGTTCTAACCGTCTTCGCTACGACAATTGCTCATACAAACAAGATTTACTTCAAACATCCAGCTACTCAGATTATCTATTTGATACTTCGAAATACGAGCACTGTCAAAAGTGTCGGATGGAGTTTGGTATTTTAGGAGGAACTGCTGTTTCTCACATCCGAGGTAATCTGGTCGATCTTGAAAACGACCTTCGGGGTCAAACTCGTCCGGTCACCCACTGTCCTGAATACAAGTATATCCCTTCGGCGGGTCAGACGCTGGAGTCGAAAGAGTATCTTAAGTGTGTTCAACATCCAAAGATTGATACAACTCTTCAACATCTTCCTTCTTGTCAGATGATTAACTATCAAGCCATACCTCGTGAGCGTAAGTTTGTTCAAGAGACTTGCCGTAAGTAGTTATTGACGACCATTTCGGCATCGAATAATCAACTGTAAGACGTCAGTCGGTAAATTTCGGAAAACTCCTGTCGATAACTCATTTTTAATTGAACGTTGTAAGAGTAGTCTCAACGTCATTTGATGCTTTTCATCTGGATACAATTCATTACAGTCAAGTGTTGTAATGAATTCTTCTTGATTAAAATTCTTCTGTGAAAGAATTAGTCTCCGATTTAGATAGTAAAGTTTGGTCTGAAGCTGATACCCTTGAAGAGAACGGTTCTCCATTAACTTGCAATAAATCTTAAAATTATTCCGACTGGCCTTAAAATCACATTGGTGAATATCGACCGTCTTACCGTCTGAGACAAAGAGCACATTGTCATGACAAACGATCTGTGTCGGCTTCATCTGAGCCTTGACCATTTGATACAAGATGTCTTCATCCTCAGACAGTTTGCAGACCATAAACTCTTGTTGGTTCGCCGAAGTGACAAAGAGATACTCCTGATACAATGTCATACTTGTAAGTGGAATAATCGTGTCGTCGTCAATGCAATTTCCATACCAACTGATATCGGTGATATACTCCAAGGTTGAAGCATTTAAGACAACAATCTCATTTTCCAAAGCAACACACAATAGATTTTTATAGCAAACCATACTTTTGATAACGATAAATTCATTTTCGTCATTCAAATCGACTGAGGTCACCTTTTCGACAAGAAGCTCTTCGTATTCACGGAAGATCCGAAAGACTTGCAAACAACCATCTTCACATCCGATATACAGATACAATACACTTTCAGATGAACGGCTGGCCAATGAAACTGCAAGATTATTCGCAAGAGTGATATCATTGTAGATACACAACTTGATTGAAGTATTATTGTCAATACAACAAACGGCATAGTAATTTGTTGCGACAAAGAGGAGTTGTGAAGTTTCGTTGTAATGACACATTGTCGGTATTTCGTCTTTTTCCAAGGCAAAGGACAAGTCTCGGACGAAGGTCAAGTTCTCATCGACCAACTCTAAACTATCTCCACGTCTGACGACCAGATGGCAGTCAGTTTTACCTAATACATTGAATTGATTTTTGTAATAGACGGGAGACTGGTCGAAGACGTTAAGCAGATGGAAATCCATGATGTTTGTTTTTGCTAAATTGATGAGGGTTCAAATTTTTTAAATGGAACGATTGATTTTGTTCTTAAAAAATATCACTATCAAATAAACAATGAGCTTCAATCGCCTGGCCTATGATGAAGGCGCATACGCCCAAAATATAAATGCATCCACCAGTGTCGGAGACTATCTTGTCAATACTCCTCGGATTGACTGTAATGCTTGCTTCTTCCCTTCCCCACACGTCCGGATTGACAAGGCAGGTGGAAGTGTCTGTGCCGACCGTCATCCCGTCGATGTCGATTCCGAACTGCTCGGAATCACCCGCCGTGCCAGCAAGTGCCCATGTGAATCGTATATTCCCTCTGAGAAGCCTTTCTGTAAGAAACAGCATACTCGGGACTGTGATACCCTTGGAACTGAAGATACTCGGATCAGCAATCCTCCTTGCACCTTGCGTTCGACTGGCTGGAACCGTTGGGAGTGGTTGTGTCAGAACCCTCAAGACAAGGCCTTGATGCCCTTTGACTTTCTAATCAGCAACCGTTTGATGATGAAGGACAACCACCGTCCTTGCCTTCCTAAGCCTCTTGATCAATGTGCGATGAACCCGGAACCGAAGCCGAGTATGATTAAGCCTCTTTCTGATTACGTCAAGGGAGCTCGTCAAGACATGATCCCAAGTGTTCATTATCGCAACTGTTCGGAGATTAGAAACTACTAAAGTTCTTTTCAAAAAATGTCTGTATTAAATAAATATGGCTGGTGAAAAGCGCTCTTTTACTGTCGAAGGTTCATCCATTGGTATTAAGACTGGTCATTACAAGGGTAAGACCCCTGGTCAAGCTGCCCGCAAAGCCGCCAAGAAGCTATACAAGCGTCTGGAGAAGCATGATGACCGTTCTCTGGTCAAGTTCAAGAACGTCAAGAGTGTCAAGTTGATGTTGCGTGAGACCACTCGTGGTTCTCCCAACAACGTCTTTTACTATGAGGCCAACCGCACCGCTCTCGACACTCCCAAGGTGGTCGAGCGGAAGCTACCCAACGGTGAGATTCTCCGGATCGAGTATAAGCACAAGATTAGCGTCAAGGGTTGTGAGAAGTTTTAGAATGATTATTCATTGAGGTCTTTTTTGTTTCGTTATGTAAATTAACATATGTCTTACCCAGAATACTATAAAAAGTATCTCTCTTTTTTAAAAGACAAGAATAAGAGTGGGGTTGATATTACTCACGATGACCACGGAAATCCGAAGGTGGTTGCCAAATCTGAGACCTTTACTCTAAATTTACCCAAGTATCAAGAATACGACAAATCGATCGAGAACCTTTCAAAAGAAATCGATCTTCTGGGAAAAAAATACAAAGGTCTCTGTAGTCAGATGTATTTGACAGAGAATGCGACCCAGAAAAACGTGTCTGAGTTTGAGAAGACCAGTTCTCGTTTAAGGGAACTGCAAAGACAATTACAGTTTCTTCAGAATGAAAAAGCCGAGCACCAATTACGAAGACAACAAACTTCACGGGTGATTGAATACCAATTCGAAGAATACGACAATCGTCAAAGAACGCTCTTCGATACAATTGACCAAGGGGAACCGGAGAGAATAGCGGCGACGCTGATTAAAAACCAATCGGAGTTTCAACCGTTGGAGAAACGGAAGCTGTTACGTCTGGCTCAAAGAATGGAGTTTGCACCGATTTATAAAACGATGGAAGAAGGAACCGTTGTCGTCAATGGAAGGAAAATTCAGCCGGTGGTTGAAGTTCCAGCGGTTGTTCCGGCACCGGTTTTTGGAGATAAAAAGACACAAGAACTGAAGAAGACGATGAAAAAGACGATTGTCAAAGACATTCTTAATGACCCAGAGTTTAATTTTTCAACGATAGAAGAATGTGTTTCGAAGAAAAGATTGGCCAAACATTATATGTCAAAGGAAGACATCCTTGAAGTGATTAGTGTTCGAGATGATATTCGAGCGAGAATGCCGAAAGGTTATAAAACATTGACCAAGGAAGCGCTATGTCAATTAATATTCTCACCAAGGTAGTAAGAATAAGATGCTGGAAAAGATTAATCTCTTTTACTTTCTAATCGCGTTTGCTTTCGGAATACTCTACGTGTATATTTCACGTCCGGAAACCAAAGTTGTTGTCAAGTTCCCGTCTCCTTATAATGCGGGTCGGGTGACTTATCGTGACCAAGCGGGTGCTTGTTACAAGTTCAAGGCGGAGAAGAAGTCGTGTCCGATTGACAAAGAGGCAATTCGTCCTCAGCCGATTATTGAAGACTTCCGGAAACAGCCTCCGACAAGTTACGACCCACCGATAGAACAACCGATGTAAAAGAGTTACCGTATTTGTTTTTCTATCTTACATTTAAAACATGCTTGCGGATTTGTGGAAGAATGAGACGGGTCGGATTATCGTCTCGGTTGTCCTTGGACTTGGTTTAGCCGCTTTGTTCAAGAAAGCTTGTAAGAATGGAGGTTGTGTAGTCATTAAGGGTCCCAAGCAAGATGAAGTCAATAACGTTTATTACAAGGTGAAAGACGAGTGTTGGACTTACACCCCTTACGTCGTTCCTTGTGACGAAGACGACGAAGAAGAACCAGTGAATGTGGAGTAACAAAATTTGATTTGTAAATACAATTTACAACTCAAGAACGATGGTCTTTTCGATTTCATCTGAAGTTATTTTTCAACAGATTGCCCAACACTTGGACAGTCTGACTTTTGGGAAAGTAATGCAAGTCTGTAAAGAATGGAATACGGATTTTTACTTGAGAAAAGAGGAACCCCGCTTGAAAGAAAAGTATATCTTTCAAAAATTACCTGAAATCAAGGCGGTATCGGTCTTAAATGGAAACAAGTCTCTCTATCAAACAGAGTTGAATGTCGATTTGTTGGTCAAATGTATTTTGGCGGTTCGGTGTGGCCTCAGTAAAGAATATAGTCAAACATTTAATCCGATATTTCAGGGTGCATTATTCACAAAGACAATTGATGATAAACATATCAAAATAATGAGTTTTGATATTCTGATCTACTTACATTATTATATTCAAAGGCATTCTCCAATGAATATAGCTCATACCTATTATGCATTACGATTGTATGTGCTTCAGAATGCAGGATTATTTAAAAAATATATATCATATGTTAATTCATTTGTCTTAGAGACTTCTCAAGCGTATGCAAATGCAGAACTCGGTAATGTTAAGCATAGTCGAAAAATAAAGACGATTTCCAAACAAGTTATCCGTGCCTTAAGAGATTAGAACATACAGATACACATACAGATACAGGTCGTTTCTTGTATTCTTGAAATATAGACAATTTTAGGTCATTTTGTTTTTTTTGATTGAAGAGAGTCAAAAGCATAGGATAAGTCTCCAAATTAGAAATACAGCATACAGATACAGAAACATACAATACAGCATACAGATACAGGTCGTTTCTTGTATTCTTGAAATTTGAAGGTTTTCAGGTCGTTTTAATTTTTAATCTGAAAAGGTGACAAGCATAGAGAAAGTCTCCAAATTAGAAATACAGAAATACAATAAGACCGTATGTCTGTATTCTTGAAATATAGACCATTTTAGGTCTTTTCTAATTTTGATTTGAAAAGAGTAACCAGCATAGGAGAAGTCTCCAAATTTGAAATACGAACATACAGATACAGAAACATACAATACAGCATACAGATACAGGTCGTTTCTTGTATTCTTGAAATATAGACCATTTTAGGTCTTTTCTAATTTTGTTCTGAAAAAGTCACAACCATAGGAGAAGTCTCTAAATTAGAAATACAGAAATACAATAAGACTGTATGTCTGTATTCTTGAAATTTGAAGGTTTTTGAGGTCGTTTTAATTTTTGTTCTGAAAAAGGTCACAACCATAGGAGAAGTCTCTAAATTAGAAATACAGAAATACAATAAGACTGTATGTCTGTATTCTTGAAATTTGAAGGTTTTTGAGGTCGTTTTAATTTTTGTTCTGAAAAAGGTCACAACCATAGGAGAAGTCTCTAAATTAGAAATACGCATACAGAAACATACAGATACAGGGTGCTTGGTGTATCTTTCAATTTTGAGCTTTTTCAGGTCGTTTTAAATTTTCAATCTGGAAAGTCACAACCCTTCGGGGAAGGAGGTTTCTAATTTGAAAAATCAAAATTCGGGCTCCCGGAAAAATTGAAATTGCTTTAAGGAGGAAAAATACTACTTAAAAGAACTTCTTAAGCCCGAAAGATGCCAGCCCGGATTGTCATTGTTGAGAACAAGCCGAACGATTACTGTATTATAATGAGGGAACTCCTGAAAATGGAGTTTGACCCGGTGATCATGAAACAGATTAAGAAGCTAATCTCAGAGAACCCGAATGCCAGCCCTGAACTTTTGAACTACATCGGAGAACCCCGACGGGTTAAACCATTTGACCCAGAAGACTACGAGTTCGATTACATCCGCTCGGATTATTCAATCAACTTCGCCCTTGAAAACTTGATCTCTCTTATAACACAGAGAGCTCTCAAAGACCAGAGTAAAGAAGAGATTGAACAAGCCATTCGGAGTGAATTGGGAAAGTTTGAGGATCTCAAAGAAGAGATACCATATGCTGACCCCCTACTTCTTTGGCTTGATGACACGATGTATTATGATGAGGCCATTGAGATTTTGGAAGACCTCTTGACGCGTCAAGATATGACCCTTTCACTTTTTGAAAAATATCGAGGGGTCTTTCAATGGGCTTTGGACAAAGAACTTCAAGACATAGACCCCGCTTTATTCAGTTGGTTTAACCCGAAGGACTTCGGAAAAGGTAAGCTTAAAGCACCATTGCCTCTCTATCAGGCTTTTAAATCGCCTGACATTACAGCCTCTTGGTTCCTAAGTATCTTGTCCATCTGTAAGTCTATCGGGAGACGCATCGACGAGATTGAGGCTCTCTATCTCGCCAATAACAAGATGAAAAGACACCCTCTCCGGGCGGCTTCTCTTCTGGCAAGGTCTTGGAGATACAAGAAATTTAACCGTTCTTTGAAGTCTCTAAAGGTAGCGGATCAATTCCTAACCGAAAGACTGAACGAAGACATATTCGGCCATATCCTGTCTCATTTCTAATTTTTATCTTTTTTCAAAGATAAAATTCATTCACAAAATCCAATTAATTCAATCTGACCATTCTCATAAATGACTGTATCACCCATTGATCCTTCGGCCACCAATCTCTGATTTAAATCAAATCTAAAAATGGATTCAAAAATACTCCGGATGATATCATCGTCTTGCAAGTTTAAATCATCTGGTAAATGTATCCGAACACCTTCCGACGTTAAGAGACTAAAACTCTGTCCAATCATTACTTCAAAAAGTATTCTTTTTTCTTTATGTCTTTTCATCCATTGTCTTTTCAGTCATTGAATGCGGTCAATTGTATTAAAAATAAGTGTATTTACAATTCAAACTTATGAGCGTCTCTAAATCCACACCCATCTCCCAACTTCCAAAAGGTCAATACACCGCCGACAACAAAGACGACAGCTCTCCCGAAGACGACGCTACCATCCAAGAAGTCCTCGCCGAAATCAAAGCTCAAGAACGGAACATTCTCGGAAACAATGGCGGTGGTAACGTTCAACCACAATACGCACCCCAACCCCAATACACAGCTCCTCCTCAACAATTTCCTCAACAAAACTCGTTTCCCAGCACCTTCCAACCGACTTTTGCTCCTCCGGGTCCCGTCTTCCCTTATGGTGCCAGTCCGGCTCAAATCTTAGCCGGTGCTCAAGCTCTGGTCAATGAACAACAACCACAACAAACCAAACCTACCGGCGGTTTTGTCTCTCAAATCTATCAGACCTTTCGCTCTGAAATGGTGCTCTTCGGTTGTATTATCGCTGCCGTTTTTCTCTTTAGCACCAAGAAGATGGAAGACATTCTAATGAACAACTTCGCCTACTTTAACGTCCCCTATATCGAGACTGTCCTCAAAGCTCTCGCTATCGGCGTGACGGTTATCTTGTCCAAATGGATGATTGCCACCAACATGTAATTTACTCGTCGTCTTCGTTCTCGTCTTCGTCATAAAAGTCGTTGTAAGCTTCTTCCTCTTCGAATTCTTCTTTTTCCTCAACTTCAGGACTGTATTCTGTATTTAATTTCGCCGAGACACCAAAACCTTCGATTTCATGTAGTAAGACCTTGAGTGAATACGGTGTCGCCAAACTGGCAATCTTGGTTGTCGATTCATTCTCATCCGACCGGAACAGACCCGCTTCACGATTGGTAATCGCCAGATGTCCGCTCTCGGTATCGATATCAAAAGCGTAAGCATCCGAACGTTCCATCATACTCTCTTGAAGGAAACCACCCATTCCATGAGCCAAAAGAGCATTGGTCTCCATCTCACCGATACGAATACCACCACCACGAGACCGACCTTTAATCGGCTGACGGGTCATTCCTGCGACGGGACCCTTGGCACGATAATTGACCTTGTCTTTGACCATGTGCTTGAGACGGAAATAGTAAGTGGGTCCCATAAAGATCTGACTTGGAATCATCTCCCCACTAAATCCATTATACAACATCTCGTCGCCATATCGATGCATCTTGTATTTGTTCTGCAAGACATCGAAATACTTCTCCACCACCTGGTCTTCAAAACAAGTGCTATCAATCCGAACACCTGAAACACAGGCCACTTTCGACATCAAACACTCCAACAGATGTCCAATCGTCATCCGAGACGGGAAAGCATGTGGATTAATAATGATGTCCGGAACCAAACCGTCTTTGGAAAAGGGCATATCTTCTTGAGGTAAAATCATCCCAATGACACCCTTCTGACCATGCCTGGAGGCACATTTATCGCCCAGTTCCGGCTGACGCATCTTCCGAAACTTGACCTTAACCTTCCGTTCATTATCGTCATTAGTGTAAGTGACGACTTTGTCAATATAACCGGTAATCGTTTTATCACCGGCCTTCGAACGGTCAGTGTAAGTGTCAATGGTAATCCCTTCACCAAAGACGGCTCCACTTTCTTTTTCTTGTGTCCGTTCAGATTTGACATTAAAACGACCGACAAAGACCTCACCCTCTTCGATATACTCATTCAACTTCGGCAGACCGTGTTCATCTAAATGACTGGTATTTTTAGCTGAAGTAATCTTAACTCCATTCTTCTGTAAGACTTCGGCATTGGCAAAGATAATCTTCTCACCTGTATTCGAGGCCGTCGTCTCTGTGTCAATATACGACTTAAAGACTGAGATATTAAACAGACCTCTTTCAATCGAATTCTTATTAATCATCACCGAGTCTTCTTGATTATAACCGGTGTAAGTGGCAATGGCGACGATGACATTCTCGCCATTGGGTAGAACGTCGTTATTGGTATAAGAACCGTATCGGGTTTGAACCAAAGACCGTTGAGGATAATGTAGGATGTAGCTGGCGGTATCAATTCGTTTATTGAAGCTGGTTGAATAAACACCAATGGCTTGCTTTCCTTGAGCGCCGGAGAAGACACCTCGGGGAGCGGGACCATGATTCAACAACGGAATTAAATTGGTATACATACTCATTGTCGTCGAAGGATGAATTTCACAATGAGTGTGCAACGATTGAATGTCCCTTTCTAAGACACTCGGACGCATCGCAATCAAAGTATTGTAATTACTCTCTTCAGTGTCAATAAACTCAATTCCTTGGGTCAGAAGATCGGTGAAGGTCTTTTTCTGAGGGTCATTGATAGCCTTGAGAACCGGAATGGTCTTTCCATTCTCAACAATCATCAAGGGACGACAACACCTACCGGAATCTGTTCGAAGATTGATCTCACGCTCCATCACATTCCAAGAGATACCGGTCATCGGATGCAGTTCTCCACTTCGACGAAGATTTCTGAGAGTGGTCATCAACTCGTCCGGTCTCCGATGACAACCCACCCACACGTCATTCAAATAAACTTTAGTTGTCGTATAAGCCAGATACGAAGTCACGTCAGACAAAGGAATTAGTTCATTTTCAATTAAGGCTTGACGCACTGGTGTCGGGTCAATGTCGAGAGTGATATTTGCCAGAATGGAGAGATGTTTAAGCAAACCAATATTCCGACCATCCGGTGACTCAATCGGACACATGACACCCCATTGAGAAGCATGGAGCTTGTGAGGACTGACAATCTTACTACTGGCATCCAAAGGAGTGACCACTCTTCGGACGTGAGAGACATATCCGATATACGAAAGACGATTGAGGTCTTGGACGATACCTTGTTTGGTTGGGTCGTTGCTCAGCCCCCAATTTCCTTTGAGTGACTTGACCATCCCTTGTTCGATAATCGTGTCATCAAAAATCTGCTTCAGATTGTCCCGATGCACCAACTTTGACAGTTCGCCGGCTGACTTTCGAACGTATAGGTATTCACTGTCAATCCGATTCCGAATATTGTTTCGAAACTTGTTATAAAAGTCACGGAACAAATTGGCCAGGAGTTGTCCTGAGACATCAACGCGCTTATACATATAGTTGTCGCGGTCAGTCGGTTGCATAGCACCAATCGCGACCCGGACAATCTTGTTAATCAATTGACCCAGAAAGAGGGCTTTGGCATGGAAGCTCTTACCACAGTTGGGAAGTAAGTCTTCCATCAAAATGTAGCGAACGTGATCGACATTTCGATATTCGACAAAGTTGGACAGATACTCCATCGCTTCAGTTTGTGAATAGAGGAAACTACCATCAACAATTGAGTATCTGAGGAAATCGACCAGGACTTTGTTTTGAGGGGCGGAGACGTCTCCGACAATCGTCTCGAGAATGGCTTGGTCATTTTCAATTCCCAGAGCACGGAACATAACAAAGACCGGAATATTTTTGTTAATGTTGGGACAAGTCATGACAATTGCATTCGGATGTTGTCCTTTCTGATACTGAACCGTATGAACTCCAAAATTATGAGTTTTCGGGAACAGTGAGTTCTCCTCGGAGGTGCAACGGATGAGAGCGGTGTGAGTAAAAACGATATCACTTGCACTCGTTTTCTTAACAAATAGCCGATTGGTGGCAATTCGTTCTTGGGCGACAATTACTTTTTCTTTTCCATCAATGACGAAATAACCACCCAGGTCATACGGACACTCTCCGACTTCTGACAGTAGTTCCGAAGGTTGTTCATTCAATAAGCACATCTTAGAATGAAGCATAATGGGAATGGCACCAATCCGAATTCGGGGAAAGGTCTCAACCTTGACTTTGGAGGTTTGACTGTGGTCAGTGTATTCAATCTCAATATCGGCAAAAACATCGGCGACATAGCTGGCATCTTTGAGACGGGCTTCGTTGGGGAAGAGGGGACGTTGAGCTCCGTTTTCGAAAAGTGTCGGTTGTCCATAAAAGACCCGAGAACCATCTTTTCCACCGATAAAGACGCGAATTTCGTGAAGTGTATTTCCGGCCGGATCATTTTTGAGGGTTAAAAATGGATTGAGTGTCTTGATGGTGTAAGGAACCTTTTTCAAGACAAAGTCATTAAAAGAGTCGAGCTGATGTTTGACGATGGAATTATCACGAAAATAACTGTCGATGATATTCCACTCTGTCGCCGACATTTTTATTACTTTTAACATACAAATTGTATTTCGTTTATATCACAACTAACGAATACTAAAAATAATTTACTTCTTCTTCGGAGCAGTCTTCTTCACCGTCTTCTTCACCGTCTTCTTCACCATCTTCTTCGGAGCAGGCTTCTTCTTCTTACCACCATACGCGCCCAAAGTCGCGGGCTCCTTAACGTAAGCCGGGAATGAGTGATCTTGGAACAGATACATCTGGTCAATTGCGGGGAGAGAAAGGTTTGACCCACCCTTGACTTTTCTACCACAACCACCAAAAGGAGCACCGACAGATGCAATTCGGTGGAAAGAACCCTCGGTCACCAGGGAAGTCAGAGCGTCGCTGGCGACAGATCCGCCACTTGAACGTTTCTTTTTGTCCATTTTATTCTTAGAGCATAAAATAATACAACTCCCCTTTAGAAATACCTTTTCATGACATTGGTGAGTAAATGAAAATTGACTGGACTTTCTTGGGCGAAGTTCTCTAAATTCTTGAGGATCTCTTCTTTTGAAGACTGCATAATCTCGTTATATGGAGAACGTTGAAGTTCTGGATAAAAGATTTTACAGATCCCCTGGAAGTAAATGTAAAATCTTTGCAAGAGAAGTGTATTGGCATACAGTAAAATACAGACATACCAGATGGTTCCGGGGTAATTCATATACTGGCGAAAGACGTTGAAGCTTTTTTGAGTCTCATTGGCGTTGTGATACTGCTCACCGGCGATATCGATATTTTGAAAGAGACCATGGACTTCTTCAAATCGATTGTCGAGAACCAGATTTTCACGCTGAAGAAAGTTAGAAAAGAATAACATTCCGGAAGAATTAGTCAAATAACTGGTATTCATTATTGGACTACTCTTACAAAAATAAAAAGGACAATCCCACTCGACGCGTTTAATAAACATAAAAGCGATTGTCTTTGTAATGATTCCGAGCCAGAGGTGGCTTTCCACGCAAATCGATTTCGTTTCTGGTATTGCATTTGGTCGAAACAATTTTCATGTGTTTGTAAGTGATGGCTTGAACCGAACGTATCTTCTTGACAATAAAGTTGTCCAGAGGTTGTTTTCTCTTTAAAATCGGTCTCTTGACATGAGAAGGAACACCAATGGCTAAAGTATGCATGACGTTTAAGAGCTCAGTCCGGATATCCTTTAGTCTTTGGAACTGCATCTTACAGTAATCGAGGTCATCGTGCATAATGATTTGAAAGTAGAGCTTTAAAAACTCTTCGGTCAAACAAACGGCATTGAGATAAGCCGGTTTATCAAATGTCGAGGCAAACTTAATTTCCTGAAAGATATCCACCAGTTCAGGGTATTTGGGAAGAAACCGGAACTTGGTTTTCGTAAAATTGACGATGTCTGGATAGATACCGATGGTGTCGGTGGCGACTTCATAATCGACCCCTTTGAGTAGATTGTCAATAAACTCTTTCCGACTCGCATTGACAATCTGTTCTTTTCCACGAATGACTTCAGATGCATTTCCCAAATACAAGGTAGCAATGACAATCCCAAACATTAAGAAGTGGGGTAGAACATTTTCGGTTTGAGAGCCAAAACGAAAAAGATAAACAATGTAGGCCAGGACAAAGAGTGCCGGAAGGATGAAACCGAAATAGCGATTGACGATTTCATATTCAGTTTTAAAACCTTTTATCGTGTCCATAACACTTAATTACTAATCAATAATAAAAAAAGAGCTATAATCACCAACAAAAATCCAATGTAAATCGTTCGGTTCTCTTTCTTGAAAATAGTCAGGTAGTCCCGAAAGGTCTTTTTAACATTTTTATTTCCAGCTAATTCAGCTAAGATCGCATTCCATTCCTGAAGAGTTCGGACGAAAAGAAGACGCAATGGTGTATCTAAAAAAGCGGTGTTTTTGGCTTTATTCTCATTTTCGGCCATCCGGTTAATGACATCGAGCACCTTGCTTTCTTTTTGCATCAGTTCGTCGTAAAGTGTATTCATACCTTTCAAAGGTGTCAGTCCATTCAAGACTTCTTGAAGGTTAATTTTCTCTTGAATGTATTCAGCGGGTGAAGACATCTCTATTAATCCTTTCAAAGAAAAAGAAGATTACTCGTATCACACAATCCAAATTAAATCGACTTGATTAAATCGACGTGGGTCAGCATATGTCTCCGGCAACACATCCGATCCAGTTCCAGCTTATCTAATATCTCTTTTTGAACGTTTTTGTCAAAATAGAGCATCGCATCCCGTTCATTGATAGCAAGGTCATCCACCGTCTTCGGGTCTTTACTTGCAGACTGTTCTCGCAGTTTCTCCAACTGTTCTTCGTAATACTTCCATTTATTGGCCAGAACTTTACCACAAGTGAAACAACGGATGGGGATAATCATCGTGCTTTGTAGTAATAGAATACTTTTTAAGTCTCTTGCGTTTCGTTTTAAATTTCAAATTTTCTATTTAGACATAAAACAAATGGAACGTCTGACTTACTTTCAGAACGAACTGAAGCAACAGGTTACTCAGCTCTCCGCGGAAGTCCAGACTTTGAAGGGTGGTTGTTCTCAACCCGTTCCTCAAATTGACCTCTCTGCTTACGCCACCCAAGCCAGTCTGGTCGATCTGGCCGGTCAACTTTCCGAGAAGGACACTCGTCATCACGAATTAGTCGCTCGGGTCGATGAATTAGTCGCCAAGGTCAATGAGATGTCTGACCGTCTCGGTTCTGCGGTTGCCGAGCTTCACTCTTTGGCGGAGGTTGTCGCCAAGCACTCTGCTCCGGCTCAAGAGTAAATTACTGAAGCACCTTACACAACTCGATATAGTTGTTCAGAAATACGCTTTCCTTGTTTAACAAGGCAATTGTTTTTTGATACTGCGCAAATGAAGCATCAAAGTGAATTCGCGCTGCCTTAAACTGACTACACTTCATATAAAACAGAGCTCGAAGATACATCAAGTCCGGATGCAACTTAATCGGACTGTTCTCAAAGACCTTCTCAATTGTCTTTTTGTCTTCCTCGGTAAATTCATTCTTCCCGGTGACAATATTACTCACCGTCCGATAATCGTCATTATAAATCAAAACGTTGTTCGGGTTCAGAGTGCTAACATCCGACCCCGCTTTTGACCCCTCAATAAAAACATTCGGACGACACAGATACGCCTTTAAGTCATTCTGATAAATCGCATACGAGAGCTGGACGTTACCGACGAACTTGACTGGACGAAGGGCTTCCGCGATGACACCAGCCGCTTTCTTTGTCACCATGACCGAATCGATACCGGGAAGGACACGGAACATCTCGGACATTGGGACACATCGAAGTTGAGTTTGGTTGTCATCGGCTTGAGGAAATCCGAAAAACATCAGATCCCACTCTTTCGGAAAGAACATGTCCCTTGAATCGACGATACTTACGAAACGTCGAACCGACTCCTCGGAGAACATAATGTCGTCCTCCAGAATTAAATTGATGTCAGTCTCATTCGAGTTTTCAGAGATGTGCTTGTAAGCCGAGTAGTGTTTAAGAACATTAGAAAGACACTGAACGGTCATCGGACGAAGTAGTTTGTTAAAGTCGGCCAGCTTTTCGTCTTCAATCGGGGAGGTATTAACTAAACTCTGAATATCCAGTTTAGCCAGATCGGCGGGGTCAAACATAGTTACGTATCGGAAGACGACTTCGCATCGGTCTTTGAAAGATTCAAACATGGCCAAACGGAGACGTTCCATCTCTTGCTTCCGTTTGGTCAAGTCCTTCAGATGAATGACATAGACATTGATATTCTGAACCATCTTCCTTTGAACGAACTATTAGAAAAAGAATGTTTAAAACCGAACGAACATTGAAAAAATTGATTTGTTTTTACTTAAATAATAAACTTCTTATCAATCAAATTACCAACAATGGAGTTCTGCTCAATGTGTGGCAATATGCTCTATATCCGGAACGATACTGACAGTATCGTCTATTACTGTAAAAACTGCAATTTTCAGAAGGAAGGTGCCGAGACACCCGCTGAGACCCCTCAAAATCTGAAAAAAAGTATCTGTATTAGCAAGACGACCTTCGGAGATACCGGAAGCAAATCGACCTTGTTCGTCAATCCTTATCTCAAATTCGATCCAACTCTGCCTCACGTTGATAACATTGTTTGTCCGAGTGAAACTTGTTCTCGGAAGCCCGACCAACGGAATGACGTGACTTACTTGAAGTATAACGTTGAAAATCTGGAATACGTCTATGTCTGTAATTACTGTAATCACTATTGGTTGCGCGGTTGAAAAATTTGATATTGCTTAAAAGAAAAGTGTCTATTTAATAAAACTTGGACGACAATGAAAGGCACTATCAAAAAAGAGACCGATGCTGACTTTTATGACATCATGAAGACCTATGACCCATCCAAAAACTTCACCAAGCCTTTCATGACCATCTATGAAAAAACGGCCATCTTAGGTTTGAGAATGGAACAGTTGTCAAATGGTTCGCCCTCGTATTTAGATGAGCAGACACAACGTAGTCTGGGAAGTGTTCGGAAAATTGCCGAAGCGGAACTGTCGGAACGTAAAGTCCCGTTCATGGTCAGTCGTCGGCTTCCGAATGGAAAGTTGGAGTATTGGAGACTGGATGATATGATTATCGTCTAAGTTAATTCACAAAAATTCTTGTTAATTAATCTAATTCCTTTTCTTTTTCCATTTAAATGACGTGTATAGAGACGACAAAAAACATTCAACGTTTCACTCGAAGACTAAACAGTTTTGGGAAATTGGAGGTGCCGGTGTCTCCACAACCAGCTCGTCCGATCTCTTTCAAAGTTCAAGAGTATTTCGGTGGTAGGTATGTCCCCATCGTTGTCAGTCAGCAAATCCAAAATTGTAAATACACCATCGATTGTCTGGCGATGGAGCCATTAACTGGAACAGAGATACGAATTACCGTTCCCAATCGGACTAAGTTCCTCAAACAAAAGCATCTTCAGTTAATCGAAGACCTGGTTTATTACACTTCAGCTTTTGTTCGTTTGTCAGAGCATCGGCGGGAGAGTATCCAAGTCTATTTTTATCCATCCTCTTTTCGGAAGACGACACAGAATGCGGTCGATGGTGTCTTTGGGGTAGAGAATGTCAATTCAGCTTATACTCAGGTTTATGTCGATGACTCTTATTCTTTCATCGTTTTGTATCGTCAAGAAGAAGCCTGTAAGGTCTTAATCCATGAACTGGTTCATCTGTATCGAATTGACCGACGGATCTTGCCGGATGAAGAAGAACAGAAACTCAACCGGAATATCAAACGGAGCTACAAGTTACCATCTCGTTCGACCAAAGTCCGGGAAGCGGTGACTGAAGCTTGTGCTTTGATACTTTGCACGGCGATTTCTTCATTCCGAGAGAATAAAGAAATTAAGAAAGAATGGAAAAAGCAAATACAATTTGCGCTTTCTCAAGTCTCTAAAATTATTCGATACCAAGGAATGCAAAGTCTGTCAGAGATACGTCTTCTTTCTTTTCAAGAAAACACACACGTCTTTGCTTACTACATTCTGAAAACGTCAATTGTTTATGACAACTGTTCTGATTTTGTAAATACACTTTACGAGGCGATGACCGGAACCGTAGGAGAAGAGAATGTTTCAATGCCAAGATGGATTTTATCGAAATTAAATTCGGAGGGCTTTCATAAAAAAATTGAAAATAAAATTGTAAATACACAAAAAGGACGGTCTTCCTTGCGTATGACCTTGTTTTAAGGGAAATTCTCTATTGTCATTGTAAATGTCTTCGATACTTTTATTCATTTTTCGTCGGGACTTCCGACTAACCGACAATACGGCTTTCTTAGCTTGTCAAAAATACGCTCTGGAAAATAACTGTCAGCTCTTACCTCTCTTCGTCTTCAATGCCGAACAGATTAATCCAAAAAACAACGCTTATTACAGTAATAATTCCGTCCAGTTTCTGATTGAATCACTGCGCGATCTGGAAAAGTCATTGCTGTCACTTCGGTATCTAACGACCAACGACGAACCGACGACCCTGAAAAAAGTCATTCGGTCGCTGGACGGAGAGTGCAAGGGTGTCTTCTTCAATCGGGACATTACACCTTACGCTCGACGACGGGACGAAAATCTGGAAGTCGAATTATCCAAACTCAACGTTCCAGTCTTTGCTTATGAGGACTATACCCTTCTACCGATTGAGACCATCCTGACCAAGACCGGAAAACCGTATGAGGTCTTTACCTTCTTTTATAAAACTGGTCTCAAGTTCAAAGTCCCTGAGCCGGTTGAAGCGGTTGAGAAAGTCAAGTATTACAAAGACAAACGCCGTCTTCCAGATGAACAGAGCGAACCGATTGAAGTGTATTACAAACCCAATCCGAATTTGAATGTTCATGGAGGTCGGAAATTAGCTTTGGAGATCCTTCGCCGGATCCGAAATAAGGAGTTTGCGGAGTATGATAAGACCCGAGACAATCCGTCTCTACATGGCACCGGAACGACATTGTTGAGTGCGTATCTGAAGTATGGTTGTCTGAGTGTTCGGGAAGTCTATCACGCGGTGCGTGAGGCACATTCGGTTAATCACGGTCTTATTCGGGAGCTCTTTTGGCGGGAGTTCTATTATACCGTGGCTTGGTATTTCCCGAAGGTTTTACGGGGTCAGATTAGTTCAGCTAAAAATGAAGGAATGGTCTCCAAATACAGTACGGTCAAATGGGACACGAACCGAAGTGCATTGACGGCTTGGATGAATGGAACAACAGGAGTGCCTTTGGTCGATGCAGGGATGAGACAACTGAATACGACAGGATATATGCATAATCGTTTAAGGATGATAGTTGCCTCATTCTTGACGAAAGACTTGCATATTCATTGGCTGGAGGGAGAGCGTTATTTTGCCAATAAACTAATTGATTACGACCCGTGTCAGAATAGTGGTGGATGGCAATGGAGTGCTGGAGTGGGATTAGATAGTCATCCGTATTTGAGGATCTTTAGTCCGTGGAGACAGGCGGAGCGTTTTGATCCGGAGACCGATTACATTAAGAAGTGGGTGCCGGAACTGGAGAAGGTTTCGACATATGATATCTTGAAGTGGGACAATCCAAAGGTGAGAGCGAGGTATCAAATCGATTACCCGGCGCCGATGGTGGATCACGCGACGGAGGTAAAAGAGACAAAAAGGAGATTTATTAAATACTAAATTACTACCAGGCAGTTCTGGTTGATTGGCGAATTGGTTTAACGATTGGAGTAAATATATTTTCCTCATTTTTATAGAAAGCTTCTTTATCATCACAACCACTTGAGTAATTTTGGAAAAAGGTTGGTTTAAAAGCAGAATACTCTGATTTTATAAAATAATCGACATAAGACATGACTTGAGAAAGACTATTACTTCTTTGTTGAAAATTGATTGAGGTTGAAGCGACGATGAAAAAACGTAAGTTGGTGATATATCTCAAGGAATTTGTGTCATCAACTGATTTCTTCTTCAAATTTTCTTCACGGATGTATCGAAGAGTGATGAATTTCCAGATTGGAACGACATGTAATTGTCCGATATAATAGACATTTGATTTAGCGATCAACTTTTCATTTGAAATAAAATTTGTAATTACATTGATTAGGTCTTCTTTCAATGTGATTAGATTGTCATGAACATTCGTTTCGACAATTGCATCACGTTTGGGTTTAATTTTTTGAAGTTCAGCCTTGAACTTTAAAAAGACGTATCTATACATTTTCGCATACAGTTTTTCTCGGGTCGTCTCATCCAGACACAGGTCTTGTTGTTTGTTAAACATTTTAAAGGATTGATTGATTTGATTGTATTCCGGAGTTAAGGTTTTTTGATAAATTTCGTATTGTTGGGATGCACTTTTTAAAACTTCATTCGTTTCTTCGTCTAATGAAGCCCATTTGTCTTTTGGAAGAGATGTCATTGTGTCTAATGAGAGAGAATGCAACCATTTGTAAAGTGGGAGGAGAAGTTTCATTTCGGGTGATGAATAAGATGACACTAAGTAGGTTTGTAATAAGGTTTGATTATCTTCTTTAATCAGTTCTGGAAGTGGAAGTGCAATTAATGAGGTTGTTGTTTGTCTAAAACCGATGTCAAATTCTTTTTTATTCGATTCTGTTATTTTATCAAGATATATATTGTCACTATTGCATTGGACAATAAGTCGTGCTTCTTTTGCAAAGGTTTCAAGGTCTTGATGTAATTTAAGGTTTTTTCCTTTCAGAATATCGAAATAGTTTGGTAGTTGCTCATCTTTCATATCTAATAGAGAGGATTGCACTGTCTTTTTGCTCTGTAATGGTCTAGGTATTTTTCGAGGAGAAGATTTATTCATCTTTAATCTAAGGTGATTTACTATTCTTTATTAACAGGAAGTTGTTCTAATGCATTTTTGATAACAGTATCAATCTGATTACGAAAATTATCGACTTTTTGCATCATCAATGAACGTAATGCGGTTTCTCCATCAAGAAGCTTATTATTGATTTTATTACGTTCTTCTACTATCTTATTAGCTTTATCTTGTAGTGCTTTTACCTGACTATCGTATTGATCGATAACATTGATTATTAATTTCACAAACTCTGCAATATCATCATTCGCTTGACGATACAAATCATATGCATTGATATACTTATCTATAAAACTTGTGAGGTTACCTTTCTCATTTGCAAATTTGATTTCAGTCTTTCCTATGTCTTTGAAAAGTGAGCCACCACCTTGTTGCATCGTAGACCTACCAAATTTGTCTCTGATTGAAACAAGTCCGGTTTCAATTGCGTCATTTTTTAAAGAAATAGGTGTCCCATTATCAAGCAAATCTAAATTAGCAAGTTCGCCTTGTGTAAATAGTTCCAATTTAGAAAACTCATGTTTAGTTTGTTGGATGATAAAAGTAAGTTTCAAACTAATATACACCATCAGTAGATTGACCTTAAAGAAGACATAAATAAAACTTTTATATTTTATTAACAAAGTCTGGATTTTAGTCTCAGAGATATCATCTGTTTTAAAATCCACGATTTTAGTCCGAAAAGTATTAAAAGTTGAAGACACATCGGTTAAACCAAACTTGCTGCTCAATTCATCGACGATATTTTTATCATTTTGTTCAAGAGCATTATCAATCTGTTCGATATTAACAGGAAACTCAATATCCGGGACAAGCACTTGTGGTTGTCCTGGTTGTGCTGGCGGTGCTGGTTGTTGTGGTTGAAATGTGTTCATTTTATATAATCCTTAGCTTTTTATTTTTCCAAATGCATTTAAAGATGCTAATCTGTCTTACATACAAATGAATACATCAGCACCCACTCGAGCCATGATGCGCAATTATCTTTTACAACAAGCCGCCCAACACGACGACGTTTCTTCCCTGGTTGAAGACCAAGAGAACCAGGCCGTCGATGGAATTGACGAACTGCTTCTTGAGGAGTTTAAAAATCAAGTCAAAGTCTGGTGGGAACTTGACACCAACATCAAACGTCTCCAGAATGCACTCCGCGAATACAAAAAGAAGCAAAGTGTCATGTCAGGTAAAATCCTCGAGTTTATGCAACGCTATAACATCGAAGACCTAAATACGAAATACGGTGTCCTTCGTTGTAAGCAGACGTATGTCAAAGCTCCGCTAAGTCAGAAGACGGTCAAGGAGAAACTCTTTGAGCATTTCTCAAGTGACCCGAGAGCGGTCGAGCTGTTAAAACAGATTTTTGAAGAGCGGGACAAAAAAGAAAAGGTCTCGCTTCGGCGTTTGGGACTCTAAGACGATTAAGTCTCAACAAAAAGCAATTGAGGGTTTGATGGGAATGATGTAATCCAAGGTTTTAAAGACTTCCCATTCGAGTTCGGAGAATTCTTTTTTGGACACGTTTTTTTTATAAGTGTGCTTGTAGAAAAGAGAAACTTCCGTCGCACACCGAAAGACCGGAACATCAGTGTAATACTTGATGCCAAGAGTAAATGAAGCAATCAAATGTAAGACCAATAGGTCATTTTTACGATGCATCACTTTTTCAGTGATATCATCCACACTCTTGCATTCGAATTCTATTGCTCGTTTATAAATGAACTTGTAAAAGAGGTCATAGGCTAAATCAATCAAAGGGGTTGATACTGGGATGAGGTCTTTAAACTTTGGATACCTTTTGAATAACCAGTCCTCAAATTTGCATACCGTCACAAACTTATTAATCACCAGTTCCGAGGTGATATACTCGGACACACATCGCTTCGTATGTCCATATGTCATTCATTGTTACTTTAGATAAAGTTTTTGTCTCTTTTACTTGGTTTATAACCAATGACTATCAGCACTAAATCAGGAGCCCCTCTAAATTTGAACAAACAAAACTATTTAAGTAGAGGTATCTCATTTGAACTAATACGGTTTTCAATGAAACCGTTGATCAAATGGTCAGGCGGAAAGTCAGATGAGCTCTCCGAAATCGTCAAGTATCTACCGACCAGTTACGATACGTATGTCGAACCATTTATTGGAGGAGGTGCCGTCTTCTGGTCTCTCGAACCTCAAAAAGCGGTTATTAATGACATCCATCCGGAGTTGATTACCTTTTATAAAGAAGTTCAAGCTGGAAATGCACCGATAATCCATTCTTTAATGACACAACACCCAAACGACGAGACGACTTACTATCATGTTCGAGATGAGTTCCGTCCATCGAATCCAACTGAGACCGCTTTCCAGTTTTACTATCTTCGAAAAACTTGTTATCGAGGTATGCTCCGATACAATAAGAGTGGGAAATTTAACATTCCATTTGGAAGATACAAGAAACCCAGTTTTGATGATATCTTAGAACTGGGGTATCATCAACTTCTTCAACGGACGACCATTCTGAACCTTGATTTCGAAGAAGTGTTCAGGAATTACAATTCTTCAGAGAACTTCTGTTTTATCGACCAACCATACGATAGTGTCTTTACCGATTACGGCTACTGTTCTTTTGACAAATCAGATCAAGAAAGGTTGGCCAAGTGTTTTAAAGAAACAGAGATGAAATGTCTGATGATTGTCGGGGAGACACCCTTTATCCGAGAACTGTATGATGGGTATATTGCGGCGACCTATCATAAAAAATATAGATTTAAGTTGCATTCGGGAAGAGTTGGTGATAATATCAACAATAATCATTTAGTCATCAAGAACTACTCATAATCTCGAGACGTGTCGAATGTCATTTTCAACATCGAGAAAGCCTCGTAGTCCTTCTAAACATTGTATAACCGCAGTTTTACCATGACATTGAACCGCTCGGGATAATGCCACTCGACGAACCCCTTCCGAACCATTGAACTTATAACCAAACTCACCTAAATTAATTGGGATGTCTTCTTCGACATTAACGACCCGAACTTCATCTTCAACACCTTCGTCGTCCTCATTTTCTTCAGCGTCTTCATTGTCAGTCGTGTCTTCACTTTCTTCTGAAAGACTTGCTGGTTCTTCGTATTCTTCAAATTGGTCTTCGTCTTCTATCGTCTTTATTTTGTTTGTAATTTCTAAACTACCATCTTCTAAAACTCGAACTTCTAGAGCAACATGAATTGATGGGTCAATGCGCAAAACCCATTTTCCAGATGAAGATTTTCGAATGGTATAGTGTTTAGTCAAGGTCATTTGTCAATGGGAGCATTTTTTTCTACATTCTCCAGACGAGGCTGTTGTTTCGGAAAGATATACCGTTTGAAAAGATACTCCGCAATTAAAAATGTAATAATGACAATCGTTATCCACAACAGAATATCACCGACCACCCGAAGTGTGTTCTTTTGCCACTTCGGTAGACGACTGTAATTAAATGCTCGATTGACCCCTTCTTTCAAATTCGGAGTAATCGTCCGATTAACAAACTTTTCAATCAGTTCTTTCGTTGCGATACCAATACTGAAACCGGCGGTGCTGGCTAAGATATTGTTTTGCCAAACAAATGTCCGAAACTCGTTATAAACGTCGGTCACACCAAAATCCATTTCTTTACTTTACAAGTTGAAAAAGTCTCGAGCTTTTGTATCTACAATTTCATTTTTGTCATTCCGACAAAAATCAAGTTCAAAGTATCTCTTATTCGGATGCCCTCTTTCCTTCTTCTTCATAAACTCTTCGACTGACTTACAGTAGTAGTGATTAATGTATCCGTATTCATCCGACGGAGCATACGCCCGACTGTTTGTAATTTGACGACCGGATGCATCCCGAATTAAACCCGGTAAATTAGCAATTTCTTCCAAAAAGACTGGTGTATTCGTATCACTAAACGGCTTACGGGTATCCAAGGTATTACAGACGACAATCCATTTGAAGTCGTCAGTTAAAAGGGAATGTCGTTTCACGAAACGCTCGACAACCGGTGCATCGCTGTATTTTAAATGACCATTACTTCCAAAGAGATAAGTAAAGATAATCATGGCAAAACCATTGTCGCGAAGACGTTCATTCAAAAAAGAGCTGATATTTTGGTGACGGGGTAAGACCAAAAATTCATCGATGTCTAAGAAAGCACAGTAGTAATACCGTCTTCCATAAGAAGTGACCATATGGTTGTAAGCCATCAGTTTCTTGTCTCGACCGGGAAAGTGAATGACCGTCACATCAGCAGGGTAATCAACGATTAACCTTTTTAATTCAAAAGTGTCGCTGTTGTCATAGACGACGATGTGATGAAATCCAAGTTTCAGATGGTATTGGATCCATTCGTCGATGTAAAGCTCTTCGCCCAAGGCAATTCCACATAATGCAATACTTCGACGGTCAAAACTCATCGTATTTAACAAACAAAAAGAAAAGGTAATGTGTCTTGTGCACATTGTGTTTGGTGATTAGACGAAAAAGGGATCGACTGTGACAATCTTTAGAGTGACACTGGTCTCAATCGTCTTTCCAACCGCACTGAAATCAAAGGTTGTTCCGTCGTATTTGGCAAACTGAAGCGTTAATCTGTCCAGACGCTGACCTCGAACATTATAAATCTTCTTCTGACGCTCGATGTAGTCATTATAAGAATAAACGTAGTCCCCAACCGTGTTGTGAGGAATTAGCTTAGCAAAGGCATTCAGACCCGCCCGATTGGTCGCATCATAGACACCATCAATCTCGGGAATGACCAAATAGAGATACATCTCTTTCAGGACGTTATTGGTATTCGGATAAACCGCGCTGACGAGTTCAATTGACTTAATATTTTTGTAATTACGGTTGAGAGTCGCACCGGCAAAACTACCGTCCGGCTCCATTCGGACTTGGAAATAACTCGGTGATGGCCAAACGGAAGTGTCTCGGTCTCGTGAATCGATGGTGATGTAAGTCTCCCGTAGAGCAAAGGGGGAAGAGGTGTCTGGAAGGACGTTGGCAATCTCTGTTTTCGGGTTCATTAGACCGAGAGTGTTTTGAGTGCTAAATTTTTGAGGGTAATGTTCCATTTTTAAATGTTAAAACTTTATTCTTTATATTTAGAGTTTCCTTTATTTTCGCATCTAAATTAAAAGTAGAATGAACGCTCCTGCAACTGATGCCTTTAGTCGCTTTGCTTTGGACGGACAACAGTTCCCGAATATGCAACCCTTGATTGCTATCGGTGGTAAGAAGAAGTCTGCCAAAAAGCCCGTTAAGAAGACTGCCCGGAAGAAAAAGACTGCCCCGAAGAAGAAGGTTGCGAAGAAAACGGGCAAAAAGTAAAAGCGTGATATAAAAATGTGGTCGAAAACTTTAATTTTTCTAAATACAGTCATTACCGGAACCGCAATTGGAGCTTTAGCGGTCGCTCCAATGACTGTGTATCCTCATCGAAATTACCATCCGTTCGACCGTCTTCGAATGGGTGCATTCTGTGGCGGAGCGGTGGCAACTTTTGGGATTGCAACCGTATATTTATTTAAAGAAGCCTTAGGAAGGAACAAGTAATGGCTCGGATCAAAATTAAACGCCCTCGGTCGATTTCTTTAGAGACCGAACCAACTGAAGAAAACAATTCAAAGCGACCTCGAATTCATGCAACCAAAATCGAAGATGTCAATGATCTCATCGCTCTCGCCACCGGAACCATTTACGCATCCACTAATATCAATATTACACGCTTACGTTTAATCTTGCCCGCTTTACGCAAATTACAGAATTTGATTGGTTTGCATGAAGTCAAAAAAGCGATCACCGGACAGATCTTATTCTTTGTTCAAGACCTCCATGACAAAAATAACGATATGCTCCATACAGTCATTCAAGGTGCTCCAGGGGTGGGTAAGACGATGCTCGGGAGAATTTTGGGTGAGATTTACTCTTCTTTAGGTGTCATCGAAAATCCAAAGTCATCGACTTCAATCAATCGTTATCTGGAAGAGAGCGAAGCACCTAAACCCATCTTTAATCTGATCAAACGAGACGACCTAATTGCCAAGTATCTGGGTCAAACGGCTCACGCAACTCAAGCTGCGATTAATAAGTCTTTAGGTGGGGTCATGTTCATAGACGAAGCTTACTCACTCGGCAACAAGGAGCAGAGTGACAGCTATTCCAAGGAATGTATTGACACCTTAAATCAGAACTTAACTGAGAAGAAGAACCAGTTCGTTTGTATTATTGCGGGATACAAGGAAGACCTGGACAAGTGTTTCTTTTCATATAATGAAGGTTTGCGTCGACGTTTCCCATTTGTCTATAATATCGACAAGTATTCTTCGAATGAGTTAGGGTCGATCTTTGCCTTGATGGCGAATGAAATCGGATGGAAGAATGAGATTTCTTCTGTAGAACTGAATGAGTTTTTTGACAAACACTACGATTCTTTTCCGAATATGGCGGGAGATATGGAAAGTTTGCTCTTTCATGTTAAAATTGAACATGCAAAACTGCTCTGTTGTGACGAAAACAAAACCAGCAAGACCATTACACTCCGTGATTTAACTGCTGGATACGAGGCCTTTACTGATATTCAAAAGAAAAAGCCGTCGGGTGAAACATTTGGGACACCGCCGGAGGGTATGTATCTTTAAAATTGATCTTTGAAAAATTTGACAACAGCTTAAAGAAAGAATTCTCAAGTTAATTCAAATCGTCATGAACCATCTTTCGGATCAAGTGTTGAAGAGTTTGCAAACAGTTCAAGAAATGTTGAACGACCGTGGTATCTCAACTGACCGACTTTCAAATTACTCCGAGATGGAGATTAACGCCTTGATGTCCGAAAGTCCAATCTTTGAGCTTTGGATCTCGGAACAGACAGTCGTCTTGTATTTCCTACCTCAGAAGTTTAAGTTTTCACAGTTGCGAGACTACATTGACATTGAACGGATGAACAAGGTCATTTTAATTACTCGCGACACAATTACGAATGCTAATGTCAAGGCAATCCACGAAGAGTTTCCGATTGACATCGAGCTCTTTACTTTGACGGAACTACAATACAATGTCTCGAAACACAATTTGGTTCCGAAGCACGTACTGATTAGTTCGGTGGAGGAGATCCAGGACATCTTAGCCTCGTTTCATTTGCAAAGTAAAACTCAATTGCCGATTATCTTGAAAACCGATCCGATGGCCAGATACATTGGTGCCAAACCAGGAAACCTCGTCCGGATTACACGTATTAGCCCATCTGCTGGAGAATACACTTGTTATCGTTCTTGTTTGTAAATAATTTAATTCATTACTATTTTTCTTGCGATTAATTAAAAGATACACGTCATGTTTTACAATTTAATTTATAGCGGAACTACTGAAACTTTTAGTGGTAGTGATGCTGTTGCTGCTAGTGTAGATGCTGGAAGTGCTGAGGTAGGTGCTCCTGTTGTAGCTCAAGTCCCATCTTCTCTACCAACACCCGCACCAGCTCCAACACCCGCTCCAGCACCAGCTCCTGCTCCAGCTCCAGCACCAGCACCAGCCCCTGCTCCAACTAATAATTTTATTACTGATTTGTCATTTTACAACATCGACAACTATTCTACTCTACGCTATGACGTAGATAAGAACGATGATGGTCGGATACAGAACTACACTCAGGATGGGAATGTCGTCATTGAACAAAATATTGATCGCATTCCAGACTCAAAGAGGGGTCTATTGGCCTATTTTGATTCAACTGAGTTTTCAACTGCATTCACTAGAATTTTTGGTAACAATGCAACTTTCTCGATTGACAAACTCCATCGTTTCAAAATCATCTGTGATGAAATCGCCAAAGGCACTTCTACCTCCGCAGTTGCATTTGATAAGGCCATGTTAAACGCTTCCATTGCACTATGTATTGAAGATTTGAAGAGTAAAAACAAGACAGATATCTCAAACAGTATCAAGAATACTCTGACAGCGGATAAGATAAAGGAGCTATCGAATACTGAAATCACGGCCAATTCCGTTCTTCCCTTCTTCAGAGCCGAGACCGATGTCAATTATATTGAATTGAAATCGTATATTGATGACGGGATCTTTGACATTTACAACATTATTATGAAAATCCGGTCTTATAGAGACCTAACAAAACAGACCTCCGACCGGACTGATATCGGCTTTTTTGTTTATCGTTTGTCGATGCTTGGTGAATTTACCACCGAATATTTCATGTGTTCTTCTCTTTTGTGTTCATTGATGTATAAAAACACCGACCCGTTGGCGATTGACCTAACCACTGAGGCGATTGCCAAACATTATCCAAATGCAAGTGAAACTCCGAATAACAAAAGAGTGGAGTCTATCAACAGTTCTTACAGAGGATTAGCCCAGTATCGCCCAACGCTTTATCAACACATCTACGTTCTGATCCGTCGTATAACTTATTTACAGACACTGATGCAAAAGGACAATTTGATTATTAACAAGGCTTTTGATGAGGCCAAAAATTTGGAAAAATCTGTTCGGGAAAATAATGATGTTATCTCGAAAAAATCAAAGGTTGCAACTGAAAACCAAAACGTCCTCCAGGTCTTATCCATCAAATCAGTTAAATCTGATGCAGATGTAGTTCGGACACGGATTATCACTGCCATCATCGGTGTCGCTATAGTATCGTATATCATAACATGCATCGGTTATATTATGTTCATGTCAAACATCGGTGCTCTTCAAAAAGCAATGACATTAATGATTGTCAATGGGGGAATTATACTTGCGATTGTTGCTTACGAGTTCTGGAAGTTATTCAGGAAATAAATTCTCGTTTGTAAGTAAATAATGGGTGATATCGCTGGTTTTTTAAATCCTCCGACTACCTATACCGAAGGTAGCCCGCAAGCTTGTGACAGCATTGCGAATGTAGTTGATATTAAAAAATGTTATGTGAATTACACTGCGAATGAATTATATAATGCGACTCTAACCAAAATCTTAGACCCAGCATCAGATACAAGCCAAACTCTTTGTGACCGAATTATGATTAACAAACCGGATACATCCAATTCGATGAAGGGTATCTTTGCGAACGAGTTTGAAAAAAGCGTAGGTGTCGCCAGTCGTTATGGTGATTTAACTGAAATCAAGAATGCGAACCGTTATATCACCTTTCTACAAAATAACAAGCTGACTAATCTGGATGAGTCGATTATCGACACCGAAAGCAGAAATAATGTCCTGGAAAAAACATACAGTCAAGATGATTACAAAAGACAAAATTTCTGGTTTTATATCAGCACTCTAAAAGGACTACTGATTGCTTTTGCTATTGTATTCGTATTGAGCGGTGCCCATATGGCCGGTTACATTAGTCAGATACAATTTCTCATTTTATCTGGTGTCGTATTTACAATTTTCTTGTTATTTACCACTGGCAACTTCCTACAGAACTTGTTCCGGGATCCATACAACTGGAGACGCATCAAATACTCTAAACCTGGTGTGATTAATTAATTTTCAGAATTAATTAAAAAAAATAATTTTTTCAACCCCCTCTTTTTCAAAGGTCAGGGTTATATTGATATCCGCTTTTATTATACAGTTTGACATTTAAATTTTGACCGATTTCCGGAAGGCTAATTGTGTCTTTATCATAAAGTTCCTCACATCCATATTCGTCCATGCAATCCTTATTTTTATTATTGAAACCCAATCTCATTGAATGATAACCATCTGTTGAGGTATAGTAGTTCCATTTATTACTATTCCGATACAGTTGTTTTCCATACAGAGGAAGCACCTTTTGATTGTCACTGTTATAAAGTATCCCCACTTGTTGGAACTCCATCGAAGCCGTCGGACGTGTCGGAACGGAAGGCAATCCAGCCCCTTGAGAATACGTCGGTGGTTTCGGAGCGTCTTCAGCGACGTGTTTGACAATAACCTGTTGGGGTTGGATTTGAGGTTGAGGTGGCTGTTTGTTGATTTTTTGCTTTTGAACGGAAGTGACATTATTCACGATTTGGAGAGCGGAGAAAACGACGGCAAAAATAATCAAAAGAAAAACTCCCGTCAGAGCGTATATCATCGACGCACGTTTCATCCTTGTTTATTTGTCTTTGAGAAAAGTATTCAGAACTCTTCATCGTCTTCCATTGAATCAGGATCAAAGACATTCGTCTGTGCCAATCTCAATCGTTCTTCCGGAACCGACGCCAATTTATCCAGGGTCTCGTTCATGACCACGATATCATTTTCGGTCACATTAAAAAGATCGACCTTTGGTTCCTCTTCAACCGCAGCGACTTCAAAGGCTTCAGTCACATTCAATTTCTCCGCCTCAGGTAATTCTACCAGTTCATCGTCGCTCTCGCTGTCCGACTCAAACAACTCCATCGGAACCGGAACTTGAGGTGGTTGAGTCTCCACCAAAGGAGACTTACTTCTAACAATCGCAGTCAGTAGCACCAAGGTCAATAGAATCGACAAACCGACATCGTGTTGGGCAATCGCAATAATCGCCACCAGAACAACCAGTTTAACGGCTGTGCTATCCAAAAGAGAGCTGACCGCGTCCATCGGATAGACCAACGCCAAGACAATATAAGAAAGCAAAACTAACTTTGTCACGACTAATATCCTTTGAGTGGTCAAGACCCGTGTTGATGCCATTAATGAAACGTTTATTATAAGAAAAGACTTTTTTGTTATTTATCACGCGCAGACACCTTTACTCGAGCTCATCGTTAAACAGATACTCTATTTTCTTTTTGGGGTCAGGTTTCTTCTTCGTGGTCTTCTTTTTCCCACCCGTAATATTTAGACACCATTCTAAGGTCTCTGGACTACCCTTGAATGAGTAACCTTGTTGTTGATAATACTCCAATCGTTTTTTGGCTTGTCTCGAAAACAGACTGTATTCATCGACGATATCGATAATCGTCGGAATGTGCTTCCGTTCATGTGGCTTCTGTCGCAAAATACGCCCAACTGACTGAATGATATCACTCTTTGGGGATGCCAGCACCAAAGTGTCCATCCCCGGAATATCCATTCCCTCACTATTATGAACGACGACGTCGGTAATGATAAAGTTGTGATGGATTGGAACTTCGATATCACAGAGATTGATATTTTGATGATTGACCAGATAAACGTCAAGAACCTCAACTTGGTTCCAATCACTATTATTTTGATGGAAAGTGTTTCGAACCAATTCACGGAAAGACCTCCGCTTGTTTCTGTCCCGAAACGGAATACTTTTGTAAAAATCAAAAGTATCCACAATATACAATCGGGAGTAAGTTGAATGAGAATCCGAAGTATCAAAGAAGTGATGACTGGTGATACCCATCCGCCACAGAAGATACTTGGTCTGGTTCCACATCCGCTTATTCTTGACTTCCAGATAGACCCGACCCTCTTCCTGACTAACCATTCCATAGGTATCAAAATAACCAGCCAGGAAGTGCTTCAATTGATGTTCGGGTAGACACATAATCTCTTTTGAAAAGACGAACGACTTGGTCTGATTTGCATCCGTCAGATAGTTATGTGAAATCCAAGTTGAACCTAATGTCCAGAGTTCATTATTGGATGCCGGACAGTCTTTCGTCTCATACAAATGGGTTTTTTTCGGCGACATTAACTTATGAACCCCCGGAACTAAATACTGAGCTTTGACCCAGCCAAAGGTCGTCAAGAACTGATGGTCGGCACTGGTGATAATCTGTCCCAATCCGTGAGAAACACAAACACATGGCTTCGGCTCTGTATATCCAAAAGCTCGAATCCGTGGCATCGTGACAAAGGTATGATTGACGGTGTCATACGCAACGACTGACGGTTTCAGATTACGTAGTCCAACCGTCCGTAAAGTGAATTCTTCACCTGTAATCCAATCGACTAACAAGGTATTATCCGAAAGACAGGCCATCGAAAAAGTCCCCAGTAAAACATCCGCTCCTTCACTCGTCTTCAGCTCTTCTTCCTTCATCCCTCCCATATAAAACCCAACGCTCCGAGTTTCGTCTTTGACCAAATTGTCTTTCAAAGTTTCCAAGTGTGCCCGTCGCTCGCTTAAAATCAGCGTCTTCCGTTTCGGTTCTTTCTCCAAAAGGTCATACAATGTCTTTAAGAGCAGTTCATCCCGAGGTTGATAATTGACAATATCGGTAATCATTGCCGCAACATTCGCTTTCCCATTGAACATCAACCGTTCTCTTCCATATCCCGAACCCGGCTCTTGCCCGGTCTCAGCTTTAACCACCATAACATTAACGTCAGCGTCTTTATGACGTTTGGCAATCCACGTCGGCTTTCCCAGATGCCATTCAAAAACCTTGCTTAATCCGTCTTTTCTCTGCAAAGTCGCCGATAACCCTAAAGAGACCCGTGACGTAATCTTCGAGAGAGCTCGGGAGAAGACTTCCGCACCGGTATGATGACACTCGTCGATAATGACCAAACCAAATCGAGCAAAGAGTTCCGGAGGGTAATCGTCTTTCATCGCTAAACTCTGGAGACTGGCAATAACGATGTCTTTGTCTTCGACATCGACGACCTTCTGTTTAATCAGACCAACTCGAGCATCCGGAATAAATTGTCCAATCCGTTCCCGCCATTGGTTCATTAAGAACTCTTTATGACAGACAACCAAAGTCTTCTTTTTCAAAATCGTCGAGATGTATAAGCTGACGACCGTTTTACCTCCTCCGCACTGTAAAGAGATAATCCCACCTCGTCGGAGCGGATCCTCGGACGCTTCAATGAAAGACGCAACGACCGGTTCTTGTTCTGGACGGACAGAACCTTGAAAGACCAATCGAGGTGCATCGTCTCCTGTAGGAAGGCTGTCTTCAGTTGGTCTTCCAAAATGTTTAAGACCATAAGCTTTGGGAACATAGATTTTCTTGGAACTTTCTCGATAAACTGGAAACTCTTGAACTAAATTGGCTCCAGGGGCATCGGGATTGACGTGAGGTTTGACAGTCAGTTTTTGACGGAGTGCTTCTAAGAAGACTTCTTTTTCTTCTGACGGCAAACTGGCTTTATCGATGCCATATCCTCTTTGTGAAAGTGAGGTTTTCATTTGAAAAATGACCTTCTATTTAAAGAAAAGAAATCAAATTTTGCGAGACCGATATCTTTCTTCAAGCGGGTGTTTATTAATGAAAATTTTTATCCAATAAGTATAACAATGCTGGGGACTGCAATCAAAAACACAGTTTTAGTTACTTTGATTATCTTTATATTCCATTTTATGATTAAAAATCGATTGCTGGATCAACCTGTCTCGAGCGAGAAAGCACTCCTTGAGTTCGTCTCTGGCTCATCCGAGAAAGCTAAACCTGTCGATCCTCAGCGCAAAGCCATCCTTGACACCGATGAAGCTTACCTCAAGCGTTGTGCGACTGAGACCAATGACGTCAAAGCCGAACTATATGATTTTGTCTTTAAAGACAGTGAAGCCAACTCGAAAGAACTGACAAAGTTCTACGAAGAAAAAATACCCGGGGTGCAAGCGATTTCTGACCCTAACCCCATCGAAACTCATCTCCAAAACGCCAAGAAAGACCTGATCCCCATTTCATCGACCGCCGTCTCACCCAACCCAACTGGTAATCTGACCAATGAAAGGTGCTTTAAGTCGGCGTTGATTATCAATGAGTATCAAAATGAAGGGGTGATGAATGGTGGAAAGTTTAATGACCTCAACGGCTTTGTCGATTTCCAACTTGAGTATGCTGCTCCTTAAATTAAGGTAGCGACATTGACCGATATAATTTACGAGGGGGTGGTAAAATTGAATTGACGTATTGATACAAAATCATTCCACTGTCAAAATAAAAGTTCCCGTAATAAATATTCATTCGAACGATGGGGATTAATCGTTTGAAGGGAACATTGATACCGTATTCTTTTTTTATCCGAGACGACATCGATTTGGCAGTTGGACTGATGACATTTTCATTTTGCAGACGACTGAAAAACTCAACTGTATATCCAGAGATTATTTGTCCTGGGTTTGCGTATAGAATTGCATTGTGACGACCTAGAAGAAACAAGTTGTTAGACATACAACATTATTAAAACACAAAGAAAATTAAGTTGTTTCTTTAAAAAAAACTTAATTGAAAAAAAATATAAAACTACAAGTAAAGCACATCTTATAATAATTTTTTAGAATTTACACTACTCTGTAACCATTTAGGTTTGATTTGGGATTCAATTTTTTTTCTTTAGTAAGTATCTTTTTGATAGCACAACCTATATTTGTGCAGACTTGCGAAAAAGATAATTTTTCACCAAGTGTATATAAAACCGCAGTAGAATTATATAATCCAGTAGAAGTATATAATCCAGTATAATCGTCAGGTTTGTTAGGTGGTTTATCTTGATAACTAAACTCAAAATCGTGGGTATTTGTTTTTATATTAGTAATTGCATGACCATCCTTACCATATGTTGAAAGGTAATTAAAAACTATCTTAATTTTATTACCGTTTGTTATATCAAAATGTTTCAATATTTCTCTATTTTTGAATCTGTCTTCATTAATTCTCATATAAGTTAACTTAAAAACATTATCTTCTAAATTAAAGTTAAAATAATTTAGAGCAAGAGGACGCGTCTCTTTTTCTGTAACATGATCAGGATCACATGTAATATATGCAACTGCGTTATTATATTTTTCAAAATTTAGTGGTCTCGGTTGAGACCAACTTTGGGTATCCTCCAAAAATTTATAATCAATATAAACACTATCAAAAAATACACCACCACCTACCTTTTTGGCCGGGGAACGTTTGGGTTTATTTGACTTTTGAACTCTCTTGGGTGTCTTTCCGGAAGCTGTCTTTTTGTCTGTTGATGTGGTCGTCTTCTTACTTGGTGTTCGTTTCTTCGAAGCAACAGTCTTCGGTGCTTGCTTTTGCGAAGTCGGCATTTATATATTCTAAATAAAAATATCTAAAGCAGGATAGTTCATACCATTATATTTGTAGCATTGTCAAATATAATTATTTGAAAAAAATATTTTAAAATTCTTTTATTTATCCCATCCGCCACTTGTTTCCACAGTTCAAGCACGTAATGAAAATCGTCGTCGGCTCATCTGCACTTCGGACTTGCAATTCGTAATAACTACACTCATTCTTCTTACACTTTCCACACCGGAACATATCCGTCTTCGCCACCTGACGACTGTTAATGATATGTTCTTCCTTCCGAAGACGGGCATCCAAAAGATGGTTCCATTTGTCCGGGAACATCTCTTCGGGTCGCATAAAAGCAACGTCATGTGGCTTAAACTCATTCTTCTGCAAACGATTAAGAAGACTGTTATTTTGAATATAGGAAGACGGGTCAATGTTGGCGATGACACTCCGAGCCTTGTTTTTGTAAATTTCGAGAAAACGACGGTCTTTCCACGTTCTCGGAATTTTATACTTGTCTGCAAATCCAATACTCCAATTGTAAATACCGATCTCCATGTCTCGGGCATGAAGCTCGTCCAGAGGAGCGGATTGTTGAATGGTCTCGATGACCCGGTTCCGATACTCCGTCATTCTGCTCTGGTAAATAAGAGACTTGCTTTTAAATACAACCTTTTGATTGGATGAGAAAGAGACTTTATTTTTTATCAAATTTCATCGTCTAAAAATTGAAAGATTGGAGTTCCATTTAAGAATGAACTGAACTACTTTAAGAACCTGCAAATGAAAGTCATCACCTTCGACCTCGAAACCACCGGCATCCCCGTCCGTTATGGAAATAAGTATGCTCCCGAAAATACCTCTTTATTCGACCAAGCTCGGATTGTCTCGATTAGCTGGCTGATTGCTGAAGACAATGTCGTTACTAAACACACCCATTACGTCATTCGCCCTGAAGGATTTAGTATTCCACAGCAAAGCACTGCCATCCACGGGATTTCACATGAACAAGCAGTCAGTGAAGGTCATTCTTTCGACCTCATTCTCGGAGGTGAGTTTCTGACCGACTTGCGTCAAGCTGATTTCCTCGTTGCTCATAATATCGACTTTGACTACAATGTTCTCAAAAGTGAGTTTATCCGTCGGGGGTATCCTTCCGAGACTATTTTAGACAACATTCCACAGATTTGCACCTGCAAAGCCGGACAACGGATTATGAAACTTCGTTGGCGACCCAAATTGGTCGATCTCTATAAGTCTCTCTTCGGCACAGAGATTGAAGGGACGGCTCACAACGCCATGTATGACACTCTGGCCTGTTATCGAGTCGCGGTCGAACTCAAAAATAAGACTGGGGGTTGGGAACAATTGACCGACGTGGTTCTTCCCGAAAAAGAACCAATTGCCTTGTCCGAAGAACAACGTGGTGTCGTCTATGAAGACCTTGGCAAAAACATGCTGGTCGTCGCTTGTGCTGGAAGTGGTAAAACGACGACGATACTCTGTCGGATCTGGTGGCTTCTCCGAAACGGTGTCGACCCGGAAAGCATCACTCTGACCACCTTTACCCGATTTGCCGCCGAGGACATGAGAAGCAAGCTGGGTGAGTTACTCGGTTTCGTCCCACCGATTGAAATCGGAACCATCGACAGTATCGCTCTTCGCAATCTTCGGATGATTGACCCGAACAACGACACCCCGTTCTTTGGAAGAACGTCCCGGGCGTTTGAAAGTGTGAGTGAATACAGTCTTCGGTTTTTGGAGATGCTTCAGAATAATGATTTACGGACAAAGATACTTTCCGGAAAGAGATATCTCTTTGTCGATGAGTTTCAGGACATCAACGAGACCCAGTTCGATATCATTTACAAATATTCCGAGTTTGGAGTCAAAGTCATCGCAATTGGTGATGATGCCCAAAATATCTATAGCTTTCGGAAGAGCACAGTCAAATACATTCTCAACTTTGCTGAGTATTTCCCTTCCCATGCCTTTCATACTTTGACCGTCAATTACCGAAGCACACCCGGAATTGTCGAGTTGGCCAATGCATCGATTGAGAACAATACCAATCAGATGCCGAAACAGATGGTCGCTTGTGATGAAAACATTCAAGTCGCTGAGAAACGGTCGCCTCAAACTCGGTTGCCTCACGTTCGACACTTTGCCTCGAGCTTGTTGCAGAATGAGTTTGTCAGTGAGCGAATCCAGGTTTATCACGAAAAAGGATACAAATACGACGACATCGCAGTCTTGTGTCATCAAAATGGAATGCTCTTCTCTCTGGAAGAGATGTTAACTCGGGTTGGTATTCCCAACGTCTTTGTCGATTCGAAGAAACAATCAGGTGGGAACGCCCACGATAACAAAAAGAAGCCGGGACATGTCTTTTTAGGAACCATTCACAAGGCCAAAGGGTTAGAGTGGAAGATTGTCTTTCTGGTCAATATGAATGACGAGGTCTTTCCCCACAACAAAAACTACGATATCGAAGAAGTCCGCCGGTTGTTTTATGTTGGTGTGACTCGAGCTCGGGACTTCCTCCACATCTATTACCCAACGATGAATGGGAAGAGTTTCATTACTCGATTTGTCAGTGAATTACCTCGAACTTTGTATAACTTTTGGAACTTTCGAGACAGTCTCATCGGAACTTCCAAGAACAGCTACGTCAATCTCAAACTCGGGGTCACCAGTATTCTCGAAAGTCTGGAGCCGACGGACTACAAGTGGATCCGAGAACAAGTGGCGGAGGGCGTTCCGGATTTCAAAAGGGTCGCTTTGTATCCGTGTGGAACTCATTCTCAGTTTGTCCTCGAGAACAATCTGACTGCTGACTTTGGGATTTTCATGGATTACTTTGTTTGTCGGTTGGCATCATCGAATGTTCCACAAGCACCCAAGATTGCTTTGGCCAGTGTCAAGCTGAATCGGGAAGAATACGAGGTTTATCAAAAGTATCGATACAATTTTGCGATTAATCTAAGTCAAAATGTGACGGTGGAGGAACTAGGTCGTCCGAATAAGAATGTATTAATTAACCCCATTCGTGATTACGACGCGCCGATGGTCGTCCAGATACTTTTAGCCATTAAAACCAAGGCTCAAGAGTTTGGGTTGCCGGTGGAGAAAATCTCAGTGATGACAGAACGCTTTCTACCCCTTAATTTCGAAAAGAATGTTGCCAAATCTTTGGCTAATTACAAAAATAAGTCGATTGGATGGAGGGACGCTCTGTGGGATATCTGGAATGTGGCCAAGTGTGAGAAGATTGTCCGAGACCGTCGTCGGAGGTTGCTCTATAAGAAGATGCCGGCGACGTTCTTTGACCATTACCTTCCTATTCTCGAATCCGTGGTGCAACATTTTCCGAATCAAATTGGAGGGCATTGTCATGAGACCTTGACCGACGGTAATGGAATTACGGGAGAACTGGACTTACGGTTTGATGACACAATTATCGACATTAAGTGTAGTTCTGACCCGACGGTTCAAGCCGATTGGGCAATTCAGTTGTTGTGCTACACGGCTTTGGCTCGAGCCAATGGGATTATTGTTAATAAGATAGCGGTCTTTAATCCGTTGTTGGGGATTTACAGTCAAACCGATGTCTCAGAGTGGAGAGGAGACCAGGGTTTGCTGGGGTATTTGTCGAGTAAGAGAATTTAACAGTATTCAATAAAGACCCACGTGGCTAAGACAAGTAGAGTTGCGACCATTAGATAATACAAAATTTTCTTGGGTATATAATTTTTCTTTATCATGTAAGCACCGAGTGTAGTTCCGATTAGAGAACCAATTACGACCAATATCGATTCTTTGAATAAGAAATGGCCTTGATTGTAATAAATTATCAAGCCAGGTAGTGTTTGTGGAACAATATGGGTGAATAAAATAACTGAGACTGCTTGTGCCAAAGTCAAACCGGAAAACAAGAGCAAAGGCATCAATATGGCACCGCCACCAATTCCGACCAGACCCATCGCAATTCCAGAAATAAAGCCAGAGAGGAGAATTAATGGGAACATTTATAAGATTAAGAGGTTTTTTGTTGTCCAGTTCTCCTATCGGGAATCGAACCCGACCGATGCGCTTATAAGACGCATATGCTAACCGCTACATCATAGGAGAACTGAACAATAAAAAAAGGAAGAAAATACACAATATCCAATTATTTTTTCATTCGTTAAATGAACGCATTTAACAACCCGTCTGATTTTGATAAATCGTGTCTGCCACATTCGCACCCAGGTTCGTCGCCTTCTCCAGAAGGGTCTGCTTCATTTCCTCGTTAATTATCGGTGTCCGGGACAAAATCCAATATGACTGCTTACCAAAGACACAGCTGGAGACAATCGAATACGAACTGTAATCGGTCAGCAGAATGTCGTAAGGTGCCTCGATATGAAACCGCTCGTTAAAAGAGACCGAGAAATGTCCAGAGAGCAGACGGTCTGGGTTGTAAGCCGAACCATCAACGGTGTGCCACTTTCCAAAAGACAGGCAACTGTTCCGAACCGAAACATTGGTTGTGTTAGCAACGGCGGAGTATTCGGCCTTCGAACACTCACAAGTGTATTCCCACGGCACCAGACCGATATGAGCGATTTCATACCAGGTTCCGCTATAACGTTTTAGATCAATTTGCATGGTGGCATTGGCCACGTGTTCCTCATTACAGAACTGACCGCTGTAGCCTCCGAGATATGTGTCAATGGTGGCGAGCGCAAACAAGAGATAGGTCTTGAACATATCTTACGCTCCTACACGGTAGGAAACGTATTTAGCTTTAAATACGTTTGAAGACAAAGGAAAAGGGTTTTGTTTTTGTGTTTTTTTAAATTTTTGGAAGGTCTGATTTAGTTGGAGAAGAGATTTGCTTCCCAGGCGTCGATGAAAGCACGGTCGTTTTTGTGCTTCTTCCAAAGTTCCCGAGCCGACAATGCACTGGCTTTCGTCTTCTTCCGAAGCTCAGTCAAGATTTTTTGAACCACTTTTTCGTAAGCAACCGGACACGACTGGACAAACTCAAGGTCTCGACTAACTTCGTGCCATTGACTGATATAATTCAACCGTTCAAGAACAGTTGTCCGGCCGAGGGTTTGGATTGCGTGTTCCAAAGCCTTTTGTCTGGCGTTGTCGCTAAACTCAATCCGGTATCCAAAAGAACGAAGATGCATTTTGTTTTAAGTGAAGGATGTCTTAAAGAGCCCTTCTTCAAATTTTTATTTTAGGTCATTTAATTCTCCAAAAAGTGATAACATATACTCTGAACCACTTTTGTTAATGATAAATTGATAAGAGTGTTTCATTTGAAACTTCAGACACTTATTCTTTTCAAAATTATTTCTCTTCAATCGTTCAACAAATTCTTTGACCGAATGAATGGATGGTTTGGATATATTTAATTTTTCATGACAGAACCTTTCAATTAAATACTGCCATTCCCCAATCTCAATCTCCGCTTCAACGGCTCTGGTAATATTCATCGACTGATTACGATACGTTTCCAAGATTGGATGATAAACCAGTTTTTCAATCATCCGAGACTGATGATGTAAGATTTCAGCAGCTTTAATGACGTTTGCATCAACACTCACTCCGTATTGAGCATGGGTCGATGGATAAAAGTGCTCTCGAAATTTACCACGATTACTCCAAGAGGGGGTTGTATTTTTCAGATACGGAATATAAAATTGGTGGCTACATTCAAGGACATAGGTCTTTTTGATTTTTAAGAAAGGACGGACAAGTTTAACACCCATCTGTTCTTCTTCGAACTCCATCTTTTTCAGATTATCAAGATGTTGGCAGTTGGCAAAGTTCGTCCAAATATTCTCGACCACATCATCGAGAATATGACCTAAAACAACACACGCCGACGGTTGTTCTCCCATGACTTGTCGATAAACTGCAAATCGTATCTCCCGGGTCATCTTTTCATAGAAGTCTCTTTCAATGTCTGCACGTTTGAGGTCAGTAATTCGATGATAATAAAGAGGAACTTCTAATTTAGAGCAATAGTCCTGAATAAATGAGAATTCTTGTTCAGAGACATTACGATTACCGTAAATAATATGTATCGCCGAAACATTTAGACCGAGTTGTTTTGCCAAATATAAGATGACCATCGAATCAACACCACCACTCAGACTGACACACATGACTCGTTCTTTGAGAGACAAAATCGCATTCATGAGTTCTTTTTTAACGACTTTCATCTGAAAAGCCGTAAGCCAGTCAGCATGACTGTATTCTTCTGGAAGGTATTCACAAATATCATGAAAGTCAGACTTCAGGACAACTGTATCAGATTGTTCGACATTCAAAGTAAAGTTCTTTTGATAAGTGTCATTATAGAACCGGGAAAGGATTTTAAAGCGTTTAATCGGAGACTTTCTTTTCTCAGTCCAATCTCGAACAGTTTGAATACAGAATTGGTAATACTTCAGGTGTTTGTAAGGCATCAGACAAAAGTAAAGGTCGTCTTCAAGCAAATCGTTCCAAAATTGACCGTCTTTTTCATTCAGAAGTTGAATACAGTGTTGGCGATTAGAGGTTAGTTTAGTTTTATCAGACCTGTCAAAATGAACTTGGAACTGGTCAAGATAAATAATATAGCCAATTAGTTCTTCATTAGATTTAAAATCGGTGTTTGACAGTTCCTTGAAAGGTTGTAAGATAGAAAACCACCTCTGATAGATTTCTTGGTCAGCTTTCTTTTGATTTTGAATTGAGATCCAGAATTGAGGACTGGCTTTCCAGAAATTATAGACACTGAGAAAACAAGACGTATCCATCAATTTAGAATACTTCAATTGCTTTTATATGGTTCATCTGAAAATACTTTCTCTGGAAATTTTTTGATTCCAAAATTTTTGGGAGGGGGGGGTAACTTGCATAAAAATCCTAAAATTCGTCCTCTTTGGAAAATCCATTACGAGATATCGAGCTCGAGGTCTCTTGACAACCTGTTTTTAACCTGAAAGTTTCTGCATTTTGTTGCAAGTAGTTGCATGTAGTTGCATGTAAATGCAAGTAGCAAGAAAAAGCAAGTGATTAAGTTAATTGGAAGATTTCCTATTAAATTGATTAGAAAGACGACCAAAATACAAAATACAGAATACGGGTCGTTAGTGTATCTTCGAAATATAGACCATTTTAGGTCGTTCTAATTTTTGATCTGAAATATAGATCACCCTAGGAAACCTCTCCTAATTTTGAAATACGGAAATACAGAATACAGTGGCGTTAGTGTATCTTCGAAATATAGACCATTTTAGGTCGTTTCTAATTTTGATCTGAAATCTAAATCACCCTAGGAAACCTCTCCTAATTTTGAAATACGGAAATACAGAAAAGACTGTATGTCTGTATCTTCCAAATTTCCGGGTTTCCAGGTCGTTTCTAATTTTTGATTGAAGAAAGTCACAACCATAGAGATACTGCTTTTAAGTTTGGAATACAGATATACAGCATACAGAACATACAGAATACACATACAGACCCGTTTGTGTATCTTCTAAATTTGAGGGTTTCCAGGTCGTTTTAATTTTGATCTGAAAAGAGTCACTACCCTAGGGGAAATGATTTATTTTAGAATACGGAAATACAACATACAACATACAGACCTAATTCTTTTTTTCCAGAGAAATTGATTCCAAAATTTTTCTGGAGGGGGGGGTAACTTGTATAAAAATCAGAAAATTCACACTCTCCGTAAAATCCATTACGAGATATCGAGCTCGAGGTCTCTCGACACCCTGTTTTTAACCTACATTTATTTGCATTTTGTTGCAAGTAGTTGCACGTAGTTGCATGTAAATGCAAGTCGCTAATAATGTTTCACTTAATTGGAAGATTACCTATTAAATTGACCAAAGAGACCTCTCATAAAATTCTTTCCCCAGAGAAATTGATTCCAAAAATTTTTGGAGGGGGGGGTAACTTGCACAAAAATCAGAAAATACGACCCTTTCTAAAAAATCATTACGATACATCGTCTTTCAAGTCTCCGAACTACCTGTTTTTAACCTGAAAGTATTTGCATTTAGTTGCATGTAGTTGCATGTAAATGCAAGAAGTTGCAAGAAAGATTTAAAGAGAATTGGATAATAAATATTAATGCCTCGAAGAGATTTAGATGAGTATCTTTGTCCTCGATGTGGCTATCATACCAAAAGAAAGTCATCAATGCAAGCTCATCTATGGGGATTGAAAAAACTGTGTCCAGCTCTGGTCTCGAGCACCACTTTAACCGAAGAAGTCAAAGAATGGATTATCACCAATCGAAGAATAGAGACCGTTTCGAAACCAGAAGAACCACCAAAACAAAACCATATCACCGTCAATCAATCGATTAATCAATTCAATACCATTAACAACTTTGTCGCTAATTTGGATACGATTGAAAAAATACAGAAATACATGACCCATCAACAACTCTCTATCATTGATTTCGAAAGCATGATTGAAAGTATGTATGAAACCCAAGTCGATAAACTAGTCAATGACAAATTCCGTTTTCATACTTTTACCCTCGGCAACTCAGATATCATGAATATCGTCAATGAAGCCTCTTCGGCCAAAGAAATCGAGAACTTGAATGTCATCTACGACAAAGAGCATCAACGAATTAAGATCTACGAAGGAGGCACCGAATGGATTGAATACCTTCCCGAACAAGGAGCAACAAAATACATCGAAACCATCGTCGATTACTTCCTCGAAGAATACGAAAAGTATCTGATCCGGAAGATGGAATCACCTACCGTCAGTTCTTATCAGAAAGCCGGTCTGGTCGAGTGTCTGGGTATCTATTACACTTTACTCTCTTGCTTTCAATTAGAACCCTACGCCAAAAATCACAATGATACCCAAATCTTGTTTAATCCAGATGACCCTCGTTATCAAGAAAACATTCCATTTTCCAATGTCGAAGAACATCGACTGACGGATAAATACACGGCTCTTTATAATTCGTATGCGAGTAAGGTGACCCGAAGTATCGCCAGTAAAATGAAAAAAGACGTGATTGATGTCATCAAATCAAACAGCACTCGGAATATCAAAGAACTGAATATCAAAATCGTGACCTTAATTCAGATGGACAATGAGTTTAAACAAACCTTGTTGTAATCCGAATCGAAAAAATAAATTTGAAAGCTGTTTTTTTTCAGTCTTCATTCAACTATGAACACACAAAACAAGCGGACATTCTCTGAGATGGAAGACGTGACAATTTCACCACCCGAGGAGACCTTTTCTCAAGAAACACTTGTCCCGGCCTCTTGCAACATTGGGGTTATCTTTCAACTTCGGAAGCAGTTTGTCCCGGAAGAACAAATTGCCAACGTCTGGAGAACTCATCTCAAGTATTACACCGACCGTCAAAAGTATTTCGAATCCGGATGGGTTGAAACTTGTATTGAACTATACAAGTATCTGATCTTCATTTTTACCGATCCACAGATTACCTGTATTCGGAATACTTATATGCAAGTGGCAAGCCTTCGGATGGAGAAGAATATCACGAAAAAAAGTGCAAATTTGTTAGATACACTTGACAAGTTACTTACCCAAGGGAAATTGAGCCAACTGGATTACCATGAGCTAAGAATGAATGTCATGATTGTCCGAACTCTGTTTCAATCTCACTGAATGAAAAATCGAAAAAAAAACAAAAATTTTTTATGTGGTGATAAGAATCGTTAAATAAAATTTGAAATTGGGTATAGTCTTTTTCTTCATCTATACCAACAACAATGGTTACTACTCGTTCTCAAACCAGGGCGGCTCAGATGTCTCCGGTTCAGCAGACCCCAACTCGTTCTCAAACCAAGCGGAAGTATTCTGAGACAACCCTTTCGACTGTCTATTCGATTGACTGCTTGAAAAGTCAAGGGGAGCTCGTTCCTGCCTCCAGCTATGTCTCTTACTATCTTGAACTCCGGGAGAAAAACATTCCTGAAGACAGTAAGATCTGGTGCAAGCACGTTCGGTATTACCTGGACGAGATCTCTGCAGCTGAAAAGGGAACTGCTCGCATCAATCCTTGCAATGAGTTGTATAAGTATCTGAACTTCATGTTCAGCGACCCGACCATCATCCATCTCCGGAGTTCTTACACCAACCCTTCAAATCGCCGATTTGAACAGGCGGTGCTGAAGAAGAGTGATGAGCTGTTGGAGAGCATCGAGGAAATGCTGGAAGACGGAGACATCAGCACGGCTTCTTACAATGAGCTGAGGATGAATATCCTAACTGTCAATAACATTATTCAATTGAACCAGTAAAGTCTAATCAAAAAAATTTTTTTCGCGATACCTCGAACCGGAGAAAAAATTTGACGGTCGGATTGACCCTTGCCTCTTCGTTCTACTTACAACAATGGTCACTACTCGTTCTCAATCCAAGGCTGCTCAGATGTCTCCGGATCAGCAGAAGGAAGCCACTCGTTCTCAACCCAAACGGAAGCATTCTGAGATTGTACCGGATGACCAGAAGGCATACCGTCTTCAAACCTTCTACCACATTGACAGCTTGAAATGCCAAGGGAAGCTTGTTACTGCCTCTAACTACATCGCTTACTTGCTTGAGCTTCGAGAGCAAAACATTCCCGAAGGTCGGATGTGGTACAGGCATGTCCAGTATTACCTGAATGAGGTTTCGGCACGTGAAAAGGGTGAAGCCCGTATCGATGCCTGCATCGAGTTGTATAAGTATCTGAGCTTCATGTTGTCCGACCCGACCATCATAGGTTCCCGCCCTTACTCGAACCCTTCAAACCTCCGGTTTGATGAGGCGACGCTGAAGAAGGGTGAACAGCTGTTGAAGAGAATCGACGAGTTGCTGAAAGACGGAGACATCTCCACGGCTTCTTACAATGAGCTGAAGATGAACATCTTGACTGTGAAGAACATCATTCGTCTGCAATGGTGTTGAAGTGATAGTCAATTCAAAAACAAAAAAAACCAAAAAAATATTTTTTATTACAACCAATGACCGTCATAACCATCAATGACTGCCATCGCTCCATGATACAAAGTCTCCGCCCCACTGACCGCTGCATCGACGTATTGATGAGACCGGATGTCCTCGTAGGTGTTATAACCATCGACGCCACATTCAATCCCGTTGCCGATTGCGCCACCAAGGAGATGACCGGCGAGAGACAAGTCTTGTTCCAGATGCATTTTATTTAATGAAAGAATATTATCTCTTTAAATAAATTAAATGCTCGACGTTGTGTTAGGTCTCCTCGCTTTAGAGAAGACCAAAGAGGCCTTTACTGTGACTGACCCCAAAGCGACGACTGTCGATTCTGAAGAGAAGAAACAAGTGGTCGTCTCGACGCAGTCTGTTCAACCGATGACTTGGAAGGAATACTTTTCTTCTCCTTTCCGTATTGCCTCGTTTGCCTTTTCGTTTTTGATTAGTCTGTATGCGGCGTATCTGAGTTGGTCATGCAACACTGCTCTGGGCTACGGTGTTTTCACTCGTCTGATTTTGAGCTTCTTTGCATTTATGTTTGGCACTCTGTATGTCATCTTCTACTTTGTCTTCCGTTCCGATACTTGCTCTAATATCATCGCTAACGCCAAATCGGTCAACGTTCCCGCACCTGCTCCCGTTGTCGCACCCGCTCCTGCGGTGTCCGGCTTCAGTTCTCTCTTTAACCGGGCTCCTGCCCCTGTTCCAGCTCCGGCACCGGTTGTTGCACCTGCAACTGCTTCCGAAGGTATCTTCTCCAAGCTATTCGCGAAGAGGGTATAAAAAAAGAATAACAAAACCAAAACAAGTTTTTAGATCACCAATGATTTTTCATGACCGACAACAATCCCGGTATGCAAATAAACCGTGTATCCTTTCTCTTCCAGGTTCTTACAAAAAGCCACGTCCTCACTCATAATGTCCCGCAAAATCTTTCCATCCGGTGAAACGATGGTCTCACACTCGTGAAAGAAGTAAGGATACTCCAGCGCCTCGAGAGCTTCCCGACGCATTGCCCAAAATCCCATTCCGGCATAACTGACCGGCATAAAGATGCTCTTCTCCTGATTTTTCTCGTCAGTCCCCCAGGCTTTCAGGTCTTCCAAAGTCAAGAACTGAAAAGTGCCGTGCTTGAGGAAATAACCAGTGTCCCAATCCCGAACGACGGCGAGGTGCTTTAAATCAGACATCCGATAAGAACCGGAAACAACTGGGTATTTCTTCGTGCTCTCAATCAACTCGACCAGTTGCTCTGCTGTATAAACGATATCACTATCGATGGTTACCCAAACGTCATATTCAATCCCGGGAAAAGGCTTTTGGTCTTTTCCACGCATAACGTCGAGACCGAGGGTCTTCATTCGGGCAAATGAGACGAAAGAAGACTGACCGCTGGCGAAGAGGAGTTCGTATTTCCCACTGGCAGTCAGTTGATGAAAGGCATTCAAAGTGTTCATCAAAAAGTGATGTGAGAAAGAACTTCCCGGAAGACCGAGAATGACACGAGTTTTTTTCTCATTTCCACCAACACTAACGAAATTTGCTGGGCTCTTACTCGAAGAGATTGTCTCCATCTCACCTTCTTTTCAAAATAAAACGGTTTAGTCTTTAAGTCTAAAATCGTTTATAGAATAAATGAAAGTATTGGCTTTCATTCTATTATTGGTCATTCTCATTTACATTTTAATCAGTCGGAAAAAGAAACCACAAACCATCCGCTACACATTTCCAAAACCAAGCGTCGTTCATCAGACCGTTGAACATTCCAGTTTCTTTCAAAGACTATCCAAAGACGACTTGTCGGCTCGGAATGTTTCGAGTATTGAATTGTATTTACAAAGATACAAAAAATCAATCTCTCCACTTTCTTCAATTGAAAAAAAGACAATTGAAGAAATGTTGTATCAAATCGAAAAAAGACTGAAAGACCAACAAGAAGTCAAAATCGCCCAGGCGCTACTAAATTCTGAATGGTCAATCGCAAAACACAATGACCCAATGGTCGAAGGTGGGTATCCTCATACGCTGGGTCGGATTGTCTTTTTACCAGCCAGCTTTTTTGAAAGTGTAAATACAAATTTAGAAGCCAGAAGACAGACTTTGCTTCACGAACAGATCCATGTCCTTCAACGACAGAACCCAGAAGTTGCCACTGATTTTGTAAATACATACTTTTCAGCCCCTCGGAAACATCGGTCTGAATTCGAAAAGAAAGTCAGCTTACGTCTGAACCCTGACCTCGACGACTATATTTACGGATTTCCAAGTCAAGGTAAAATACACTACCTGGCTCAAATCTACATCACCACCAATCCGAAAAGTCTGAGTCAATCCAAACCGGTTTTATTGATAGAACCGTCTTCATCCCAAGTTCTGTCTCAAAAGACCGAAGCGTTGCTCTCTTCGGTTGAACAAATTGAACATCCTTATGAAGTCATGGCATGTCATTACTCTGAAAAACTACTTTCATCCGAAATCAAGTCAAAAATTTGATTTTCATTTGAATAATCAATTAATCAACCAACATCATGCCTAAGAAAAGCAAAATTCAAGAGAAAAAGGATGAAGTTATCACTCTCACCTTCGGAGATTGCGCCGAGAACCACCGTGGAATGCAAATCATCGGACAACGAGCCTTACACGGTTTCACTCTCGAAGACTTGCAGATGATCGGTAATTCAATTGGAGCTACTCCCGAGCTTTACACACTTGATTCCAAGGATCAGAAGACGGAATTGGGATACGTCCTGGTCTTGCGTGGTGGTGTCGATGCTTGTGGGGTGTCTCATACTGAACTGTTCGCAGAACAACGAGCGCTGACGTATGACCGACATGCGCTGATGTATGGTCGTGTGGTAAATAAAAGAGCAAGATGGAATTTGTGTTTTGATGACGAAGGGCAAGAACCTGACTACGCCGCAGGAAAAGGACGAATCGTCCCCTTTGTCGAGGTTCCATTGTTACAGCGTCTCCACTCCGTGATTACGAAGATGGGAGAAGTCACACAGGGTCTGAAAGTGGAATCGAATTACTACTATGACGTTGCACAGTGTGGAATTGGTTATCATGGAGATACTGAACGTGCAAAAGTGATTGGTGTGCGTCTCGGAACGGTCTCACTTCCTATTCACTATCAATGGTATCATCGCAGTAAAGCAGTCGGGGAACGTGTGGATATTGTTCTCCATCCTGGAGACATGTATATAATGTCACAAAAAGCGGTGGGAACAGATTGGAAGTCGTCCAGTAAATATACTCTTCGTCATGCTGTGGGGAATAAGTTTATTTGAACTGGTGTATTATAAATTGAAATATTCTTCTGTATATATTTCTTTTCTTTGTTTGTAGCGTTTGTATAAACTGCAACAACACGATAATCCACAGATAACCAAACTCGTTCCGATGATGCCATAGATAAAGACTTCGGATAGCCCAGGAATATTCGATGTTTCTTCGACTACTGGTGTGTCTATCTGTTGAACGAGATCCATCTCTTTACAATCTCTAAACTTTATTGTCATGACTTAAAAATTGATTGTCTCTATCTATCAATCGATAAGACTCAAAATGCATCGTCTTAATTTGACACCAATTAACAATGCCAACTACATCGAAATCCAAGTCTATTCAAAAGAAATTGTCCCTGGGATGATCTACAACACGTCTTTGACTAAAGACGAGTTTGAAAATAAACTACAGAATTTCATGCGCAAAACCGGTTTGAAATACTCTCAAAGGAAATACAAAAGATACATCAAAAGGAATATCGAGTATCTTCATCAATTCAGTTCTGGGCAACAAGACCAACAAGAAAAGATGGCAGTCTCCAGTATCGACCTCATTCATCGTGAAATCCAACCGGGCTTATTGTCCTGTCATTATCTCAAAAATGGAATGATGAACCATATGTTTCCCTGGAGCACGACCCTCGATGACATCAACTGGATTACACGAGCGGTCTTTAAACTGACCAGTCGGCTGTATCTCAATTTTGAAAGAAAAGAGACTTCCACTCCCAACCAGCAAATCACTTATCACGTCTATTTCAATTACAATCACTCACCCAATGTCGATCTGAATGTAATTAATGAGACCTTGAATAAAACCCTCTTTACACTTGAGAACTGCCGATGAGTTCTTTCGGCACCCATCTCTTAAAAACTGGATGCATCTCACAGCGGACACAGAGTTTGGCTTGAAGATTTAACGACCGGAATGCGTGTTGTAATTTCTTCGAAATTGCCTTTGCATTCAAAGCCGGATAACCAATAAAGCTTTTTGTTGTTGGGTCGTAGAGTTTATAGACATCGACCAGATGTGTTTTTTCGATGAGAAAGGAACGCTCACCTTCTTTCTCATCAACTGGAACTACCTCAACCGGTGCTTCTTTGACTTCTACCACCGGCTTGACATCCGACTTTAACATAAAGGTGTCTTTGTGTTCCTGGTATTTAATCCTCTGCACCTTCTTAATCAAACTCTCGTCGAAATTGTAAAGCACGTCATGCAACCGTAAATACAACGGTTTGAAATATAAACCTCGACAAGTGTAGGGTAGAGTTGGCATAAACTCATTGACTAACCAATTGGTTTGGTCGACCGGGACGTATTTTTTAACTTGCAAGGTGCAGACATCACAATCGTCAGGAATGAACTTGTGACGAAGAAGGTCATAGACCGCTGAAATCCTTTTGACCAATGTTTCGTTGTTCAAATGTTCTCCACGTAAAACCATCAGGTCGTGAATCAGATAGACCCAATTTCCATACATGTCCTTCAACATTTCACCTTCAAAGAGAGTTCCGCCATTCTCAAAGAGGTCATCGGCGAAACGTAATTTAGATAAAATCATTCGGGGGGTGAAATAACCGGCCTGAATTTTCTTATCGATAAAGATAACCTGATTGGTAAAGTTGTCTTTGGTCAGAAAGAGGTAATACGGATTACCATTTGTCCGAAGACAGACCAAGTGAGGATTGGTATTGACCCGGAAGAGATTGTCATTGGTCAATCGAATGTAGTGTTTTTTAATGATTTTGATATTCCATTTGTTTTCGAGCTCGAGTTTGATCCGTTCCTTTTCTTCGTGAGACTTGACATTCAGACCTTGTCTGTCGCAAAAAGAAATGTAACCGATGTGCATTTAAATCGTAGATACAAACTTGATTTCTTATGAAATCAATTTTTTAAATCAATTTAACTGACTTACGGCATGTCACAATAATACATGTGACCGCCTAAACCAGATGTGTAAGGGTCTCGAATCATACTTTTTCGACCGGTCTTTTTTCGAGGGGAAGTTTTACGAGGAGATTTTTTACGAGGAGACTTGACACGAGGTGTTTCGAGGTCGTCCTTTTTCAAAAGGAGGGAAGATAAGGTCTTGGCTAACTCTTTTTTCGTTTGATAAAACGGCATCTCAACTTTAAATTTCTCGATGAGAGAACGTATCTCATCTGACTTGAACTTCCGAGAGTTAAACTCTTTGACTAATCTGTCATAAGCCGACATTTTAGAGGAATAAAAAAATTTTTATTATTATTTTCTCCAAGTAAGCGTTTTCCCCAAAAATTTGAACTGTATTTTTTTAGCTTCAAATACATAATGGACAACAATTCCTCTTTTTCAGCACCAGTCACTCTAAAACCGTGTTATTGTCGTGCCAAAGAAGGGAAGACTTTTGGATGGTGTGGTGTCGCCGGTGGAGGTGTTCCGGCTTGCGAACACTAAAACCCATCGACATGGTCTTCCGCATACTCGACATTTGCCCGACAACGATATCCCTTCCAACACAAACAGCCAGCAATCTTGACCGGCTTTCCCATCACTCGCTCCATATGAGTCTGAATGTCTTTCCGCTTCGGATTCTTGTCATACGAGTAATTATTTTCTTTGACCCAAGCCTTCATATCCTCACAGATATCACGAAGCTTGACATGAGCCGTCTCACACTTCTCAACTCGTTCTTCGAAATACTCCGACAAGATGTCATTCTCATACTGATACTTCTTCGTTCCCTCCATCACTGACTCCGGTTCAGTAATACCTTCATCACGATACTTCTTGTAATACTCGACCAACAACGCCATAAACGACTCCTTCCAAGCATCGAATTTTTTATTCAGATCACGGTCAATCAAAAACTCATTCGACTTCTCCGGGTCAGGGTTATCACAGAAGACCGAGTTGAAGTTAGTCACTCGGATACGACGCCAAGTGCCTCCGTCATTCCCGGGGACTTCCGGAAGAGCATTGCAAGCCAGAATTAGTTTAAACTGAGGCTTAAACTGAATTGGTTCCTTGAACAGACCACGAGCACTAATCCGGTCACCACCCGAAAGCTCCTTCATATAACCGATATTCAGCTTTTCGTTCTCACTCGGCTCTTGCAAAACAACGACACGCTTTCCTTTCGACTGAACGAGTTCACTGTTGGTCGCATTCGAAGCCACCCGCTTCCCAGTAATCGCCGTCACGTTCATGTTGTAATAGTAGTCACCCAAAGTCAGCAACAACAATTCGAGAAGTTTGCTTTTACCATTACCACCGGTTCCTGTCCAGATATAGAACTTCTCGTCCCGAACTTGACCATTGAGGATACTGGCCAAGATTTTGAGAACATAATCACGAACATCTTCATCCGGTAAGACTTTGGTAATAAAGTCCATAATTCCGGCGTAATGAGGGTCGGACTCATCGAAAGCCTTGTAGTTGATACCAGTGGTGAAAGAGACGTAGTCTTCCGGAAGACCCGCCCTGAACTCCATCGTGTCCAAATCCAAGATGCCATCATTGAAACCAATCAAGTTGGTGTTGCTGTCGAGTTTCTCTTCAAACTTGGGGTCATAGAAGCGATCCGCACACTCCTTCATCAAGGCTTCTTTGAAGGAAGTTGTCTTCAGTTGCAAGGCAATCTTGTTCAAAGTTTGGACTTTGGCCAGATAAATCGATTGCTCGTCACCACCAGCTGTCGAAGCCAATTCATTGTAATGAGAGACCGCTTTCGTGTATTGACGAACCACGTCATCAGAGATTTTCATCCGGAGAGAATAGCCACCATCAACGGGTGTCCAACGATGGTCTTTGAACTGATACCAAGCTTTGTTTTTCGTCGAAATGCAGACAAATTCGTGCTGATACATCTGATGAATGACCAGTGAGATGTCGTAATGGGTCTTGCTCATACTGCTCTTGATCAGTTCGAAGAGATCCGAACTGACAATCCGTTCGTATTCAGCCGGATTGTCTGTCCGAGCCCACATCTTGAGCGTTCCGATGCCCAGACCGTTCTCACGCATGTAATCCCAAACTTTTTCACATTCACCATCAACGAACTTGGGTGAGTGTTTGCTAAACTCAATCCACTCATTCATCAATCGATAGTCAATGTTTCGCAAACACCAACCTACTCGGATCCAATCGTCATAGTTGTTGGAACGTGCCGGATTAAGAATTCGAACCAGACCGACAACTAAATCGTGATACGGTGTTTCATTCTTTTTGTTGTTTCTCGATTGTTGTGTCGCGATGACGACCCTCTTGTGACGTTCTCGCTCCTCGAACATATTGAGTTCAAAGGTGTCAATCTCTTCCATCTTGTCAAATTTCACACGGGTCTCTCTTGACTTGTTAGAGATAGCGACGACCTCGACATACTGGTCTTCGGATTTGTTTTTCGGCAACTGGGTCAATGAAATCTCTTGGTCTTCAACTTCCGCTTGATAGATCCGAGTGATTTTGTAGGGCTCACCTTCTGGCTTCTTGCTTCCATACATCTGCCAGTTGTTAAGTTCAATCACCCTTTCATCAACAATGTCTTCAACCATATTCGTCGCTTTCATCGGTTGAAAGACTAATCGTTCCAGTGTCTCCAGCACCTTTTTTCGAACGATATACTGAACTCCAGGACGAGTGACCACGTCAGCAATAACAATGTGAAGACCATCCTTAATCAGATTGGTTTTACTATCGAGAGAACCACGTTTCTTCTCCATAACGTAAGCCGTCGCTTTCGAGAACTCAACGTATTCGGTCAAAGCTTTGGTGTAGGTCTTGAGAATGGTTTCAATTTGGTCGGTAGTGTATCGATGGTTTAGATTGCCGTCATTGGTGAAACGAAGGTCGATGTCGATTAGAACAGGGCTAATTTCGGCATGTCGTTCAGTCAGATACAGATCCTCACCCGATTTTAATGCTTGTTTGTAAAGCCGGAAGAACTGGTCTTGTTGGTCGGGAGGGATGAAAAACGAACCGGCCGGATTGGACATACTCGTGTGGGTGTAGTTGCTCATTTTTATCGTTTTAAAGCGTTTGAGAAATCTAAAAAAGTCGCCATGCTCATAACGGACAGAATCCATTATTATACTAAGGTCTGACATTTTTTAAGTGAGGATCCTCAGCAATCACCGGCTTCTTAAAAGAACTGACCGCTTTAAAGTCTTACTCGATAATTCGTGTTTAAGTCTTTTCAAATTTTGAGATAAAATACGCTCAGCAGTTCTAAAATTGTATTTACATTTTTCAAGCGAATACAACTCAACTCTAAACTCCGTATTTAAGGGGGATACTTTATACAAAAATATAGTCATGTGTGGTATATGGGCATACATCGGTCATGAAAAAGTCAGCCAAGAGGCTTTGACCGCTTTTCAACTTCTGAAGGCCAGGGGACCCGATGCAACTTCGACTTGGATACACAACGGTATCCTTCTCGGTTTTCATCGTTTAGCCATCAACGACTTGTCTCACGATGGTGACCAACCGATGACCATTTCGGATGAGGTCGCTTTGGTTTGTAATGGAGAAATCTACAATCATCTGGATCTGAGAAAACAATATACACTTTTCACTCGTTCCCAAAGTGATTGTGAAGTTATTCTCCGTTTGTATCAGAAACTACGTTCTCTAAATGTTAGCACTGAGGAGACTGTTCTGATGAGTGAATTGTGTCACGCATTAGATGGTGAATATGCTTTTGTCATTGTCGATACAATCCGAAACCGTTTGTATGCTGCCCGGGATGAATTTGGTGTTCGTCCTCTCTTTGTTGGAAGAGGGAGCAATAATGAAGTCTATTTTTCATCTGAGTACAAAGGTCTTCACGGTTTGGTCAAAGTTTCCGCACAATTCAAACCAGGTCATTTTATGGTCATTGACATCTCGACCCGAGACGTTCTGCATTACGAGAAGTATCTGTCACTTCCTTCTCCGGTAGCCGAAATTAATTTGGAGACCGCTTTGGTGGGCATCAATCAACGTCTCCGAAAGGCGGTTGAGAAGAGGGTCACCGTTTCTGATCGTAAAGTCTGTGCCTTGCTCTCTGGTGGATTAGACAGTAGTTTAGTCGCTGCCATTGCAGCTAAGTGTTGTCGTGAAAAGTGTGGGTATCAACTCGAGACCTTCTCAATTGGAATTCCCGGTTCGACGGATCTCAAATACGCTCAAAAGGTCGCTGACTTTATTGGTTCCAAACACACGACGATTGAGCTAACCGAAAAAGAGTTCTTAGATGCCATTCCGGAGACGGTTCGAGTCACAGAGACTTATGACACGACCTCCATCCGAGCCAGTGTTGGAAATCGTCTGGTTGCCAAATACATTCGTGACAATACCGAGAACAAAGTCGTTCTAAATGGAGACTATAGTGACGAGGTTTGTGGTGGATATCTGTATATGCGGAATATTCATGACAACACCGTCTTTGATCTGGAGTGTCGTCGGTTGGTCGAGGACATCTACTATTTTGATAGTTTGAGAAGCGACCGGTGTATCAGTGGTAATGGTCTGGAACCTCGAACTCCCTTTTCCGATTACGATTTTGTCGAGTATTACTTGTCTCTTCCGGCAGGATTACGTCGAAGTGATATTCGACAAGAAAAGTATTTATTACGCGAAGCTTTTCATCAAGACAATCTATTACCCGATGAAGTCCTTTGGAGACCGAAGGAAGCTTTTAGTGACGGGGTCAGTCATTCGGAAAGGTCTTGGCACGTCATTATTCAAGAACACGTCGGTTCCCTGGTCACTGAAGCTCAATTTGCTGAAAGATATCACAGGTTCCCGTATTTGACACCAGAACTGAAAGAGACCTTCTGGTATCGGTGTCTCTTTGAAGAGTATTACCAAGGTAGCAGTCATTTGATACCTTATTATTGGTTGCCGAGATACTGTGGAGATATCTCGGATCCATCAGCCAGAGAAATCAAGGAGCTATACAAAACTGAATAATATTATTTGGGTATTAGTGTATTTTTTATCAATTGAATGTAAATGAAAGAGGAACTATCGTATTGTTCTCCTGCCAACGTTCAGATCTACCAAAAGACCGGGACATGTTTTACAAAGCCAGCTCTCCAGGCGATGGCTCGCGCTTTTAATAAAGACAACCCCGGAAAACGTCCGATTGTCATTCATCAGAAAAAAGGTGATTTGTGGAAGGCTCTCCAAAAGGCATTTCAAAAAGAATGCGGTAGTGATGGTGAAGTCTGTTGGGTCGAACAAAAGCCTTTCCGCAGTGACTACGGTCTTCAAGAGATTATCAATAAAAGTATGCGTGCGAAGAAACCCGAAGATTGGTATTCTAACCCTCGGACTTGGCTTTCCAACTTTGACATTGAAGCGGTGATGGAGCAGTATCAGGACGTGCATCGCGATTTTGTATTTGTCGGTGTATTTCCAATTGATTTTGCAAGTAAAGACGCGACTTTTTCCCGATGTGTCTCAGAAGAGATCTGTAAATTGAGTATTAAAGATTACGTCAAGCAAAAGAAGAAGCATCTGGGAATTGTATTTAATCTGGATCGACATGACGAGCCAGGCTCTCATTGGGTTACGTTGTATGCCAATTTTGACCCGTCAGATTGTAATTACGGAGTATATTATTACGATTCGAATGCTTTGCCTCCAGGGAGAGAAATTCACGATTTGATGAAGAAGTTGTCAGAACAGATTAAAGCCATTACTCATCTTCCAGTGAAGATGAGTTATAACAAAAAACGTCATCAATTCAAAAACACCGAGTGTGGAATGTTCTGTCTCAACTTTCAGCTGTATTGTTTGCAAAAAAAACCGATTAAAGACCTCTTCAAAGCCAAACTTTGCGATGAAGACGTTTTTCATATGCGGGACAAACTCTTCCGCCCATGCATCCAACAACTGCGGTCGCAAAGAAATAATAAATTAATCAAATAATATAAAGGGAAGTTTAAATTCCAGTAATATCATAAATCATGGAACGCGAAACACGAAAGTTCATGTCTGTCGAAAACCTCAAATTGCTGATAGAAGTCTTGTCTTCCTTTATGCAATCCAAGTATGGCATTGACCTGTCCTTAACCAACTTGGATCTGAAACGAACTTTTTATGACGCAATGACCCAAACAAATGAAAATCCTCAATTGGTTCGTCAAGGTGTTAAAGCCATGAACCAACAAACACTCAAGGTCGTTAAAAATCTGGTCTTACGGTCATTACAATTAGCTTCACCGCCTCAAACTCCCGCTGTTCCAGTCCCTCCTCCTCCGATTTCAACTGCTCCGCAATCTGATACATTGACCCGGGACGCTTTGTTGTATGGAACCCAAAGGAAACTGAATAGCACTCATATTTTACCGTCTCTCGAGACTACAAAGCAAGACCAATCTGAACTACTCAAGGTTTTGGAATCACAAAGGAATGACCGAGGACTGAACGAGAATGGTCAAGCGGTGACTAAATCTACCCCCAATTTCGCCGAAATCAATAAACCGATTGAGGACAAACCAATCAATTCGAAAGAGTTTCAGAGTATGCTCGACATGATGTCGAAAAATCGAGACGCAATCACGGTTCCTCCGCCTCCACCGAACTCCGAATTGGAGAAATTTACTCAGGAACCGAATCCATTGGGACGGAATCAACTAATTGCGGACGTGATATCCACCCAGAGAGAAACCGTCGATCCGAAGATGTTTTTCCAAATGCAACAAGAAGAACAGCAACGCCAACTTGAAGAGAATAACTCGGTTGGAGTTGAAAAGTTCGTTGCTCCCAAAGCCGAATCCATTTTGTCTCAACCCATGTCCATTGAGGGAACGGGATTAGGTGATTCCAGACTCGGGATTGTCGCTCAACCAACGGCTCAGAAGAGCACGGTCTTAATCGACCGATACATTTTGATTAATAGTATTGACCGGGATTGGACATCACAACTCCGCCGGTATGAATACAAGGTCAAGTTCAGTCAGACCACCCAAGAAGTGAGTAAAGTCCCCATTTATCGGAACAATCCGACCGTTCCTTACACGGCGACCATGAACTCGGCCGGTATTCCAAATACATCCGGTTGGTATGACAGCTCGAATAACTTTTATCCAGCCTACGACCCCAATTCAACGGATCCGAATGCCCGAGACATTGTTGGTTATGAAGAGATTACATTTGCTGCCGATACCGATGCTAATATTCAAACCAACTTTAAGAACATCCATTCAGTGGCTGTGACGCGGGTCATTGTTCCTTTGGACATTGTTTCAACCGCGCAGTCGTTGTCATCTTGTTGTAATAAGTCAAGTTATAATCACAATTTTAACTTGAGTTTTCCGTATGTCTTGCTCCAGATTGATGAATTCAAAGACGTCTATGAGGGAACGGATGACACCATTCGGAAGAGTTTCTGTCAGCTCGTCTTTGAGAATTCATTCTGTAGTCCGAATGGTCGTGGTTATGCCGTGTTATGTCCAGCTCAATATGAGAAAAAGGTCTTTAGTCCAACGGCATTGTCGTCCTTGCCCTCTTTGACTTTACGTTTGATTAAGCCGAATGGTGAGCTTTTTAATAACAGTCGGGATGGAAATCGTATTTACAAAGTCTGTTATATCCAGAGCCGTCCCCATGCCTTGTTGGTCATGACGAGTAAGTTCTTTGATAAGAACGAGTTCTATGTTGGAGACACGGTGGCTTTCCGGAATTACACCTTATACAAAGTTCGGAATGAGCAGGACAACAATCTGATTGCTCAGTTTAATAGCTTCTTTAATCGGAAATCAGGTCACGATGTCATTGAGATTGGAAATGCGAATGATAACGCGTTCTATCGGTCGTTCTATATCCGTGCGCCAGGTAGTTTCAACGAAGACACAGGAGCCTATGTCGTCGATACACAACTGATTGACCAATTACAGAAGTTCAATGACGAGGTGGAGGAGATTTTGGACGAAACCGTTCAGAATGGATTTATCTTGAATATGTCCCTGCAGAACTCAGTTTCACTCAAGATAACACAAAAAATATATGATGCTTCAGAGTTTGCTTCGATGAATGTCTAATCATTATTTTTAATTCTTGTTATTTTCTTTAACAAGGCACCCGACGGTCATGCCACTCGTCCATAAATACAATACGAACATACCCAGAGTTTCTGTATTCGGTTAGTAGATATCCGATATCAAATCCACAACAGACGAAGAAGACGGCTTTGACATCCCGGCACAAGAGCTCTCTGGCACGTTCGTTTTGCAAAATACGGTTGGCGAGTTGGAATTCGACTGGAAAGCGTTTCTTCCAGTCTGGGTCAAAATAAAGACTATCGTCATCCCGAAGTGTTTCAAAATCGTAATAGACTCTCGTATTGTAGTATGTCCATTTAGCGAATGCCCAGTCGTCTGGAGAAGTGACGACGATGGTATAGTTGGCGTTATGGCTGACGATGTCACAGAGGTCGCTGGTGGAGGAGGGTATCGTCGTTTTCTTGGTGGCAAAGTTCCAGAGGCTACTGATGACTTGAGAAACGACCGACATTTTTTCGATGAATTGTAATTGTTCCATTCTTTATCAAATTTTCTCATTGTCTCGGAATTTCATATTCCTTTGTATTCACTTGGAGACGATACAAGAGAGGATAGACAGATAAGTCCGGATTGAATTGGACGGTGGGCATTTTTATTTTACTTAAATGAACGTTTTATATACAGATTACTTAGACAGTCAGACAAACACCACCCGTGCAAAGATACTGAACCGTCTCACTCTTTAGAAGTTCTTCGTAAGACGGATCTTCGTGAATATGCATCTTTAAGGAACTGGCTTTCTCGGCTAAATCGGACAAGTTTCTTGACCGGAGAAAGGCGACTAAATCAGCTTTGACGTAATCGGTGATGTCTTTGAGAGACGAGAAACGGGTCAAATCAACCAGGACACGATATCCCCAAAAAGTTTCGTCAGAGATTTGAAAAATACGGATCATTTCAATTACGAGAAAGCTTCTTCTTTAAGCCACTGTGTTTGATTACAACAAAAGAAAAAGTCTTCCGACAAACTGCTTTTGTCAGAGAATGGAAAAAGGAAATTGGGTCGGTCTCGGCAGGGATCGAACCTGCTACCTTGAAGTTTTCTATTTCACTTTTTTGAAACTACTCTTGAATAAAATCTCTGAATGCGTTTCGCCATTTTATTTAGGTATTTCCATTGATGTTCCCATATGAATACAAGATTATATCCCATTTCTAATATAGCCTTTCTTTTTGCTAATGTGTTAATATGTAGTTCGCGCATACAATAATTATTAACAAAGTTTATTTCATCTCTATCTGAAAAACATTTCGGACACCCGTGATAAATACATCCATCGTATTCATAGATTGTATTTGTTTCTCGGCAATATCCATCTGCTTTATACACAGTATCATTGACATTGATTTTATATTCTTTATCAGGATGGTTTAAATAATGTTGAATAAATATTCCATCTCTTTTCATTAGATACTCCAGCCAATGAATAGCTGATTTTGAATAACCTACTCCAGCACACTTTGGACAACCTGAACCATGTAAGTGCTCATCTAATCTTTTGCGAAATTGCCCGTGAGTAGGACAGATAATTTCTATGTATGATTGACTATGAATTTTGTGTGTTTCGAATATATCTTGACATAGGGAATAATCATATTTATTGCCATAGTGTTTCTTGAATGTCTCCTTAATCTTTTTATCTTTGTAATTATGACGATTTATACATTTAGAACATAGTTCTGTTCCGTGCTTTTTGGCATTTCTTAGGTTTGTTTCAAACTGTCCATGATATTTACAATCACATATAACAACATCACTTTCATTATCAATAGAAATTACTGTAATATTAGGATGTATTTTAACTATATTTTCTTTTAGTTTTTCTATATTGCGATTATTTTTAAATGTTTTGCTTATTTTAACTTTTTTTATCTCGTATCCACACTTAGGACAATTATGTCCAATGAGATGTCCATTTGGTTCCTGTAGAAAACTACCATGTATTTTACAAATAATCTCTACTTTGGTTTTACAATTAGAATACTTTACTTTAGAATAGTCATATTTATCTCCATGTATTTTAACAGCATTTTCTATGAATATTTTTTGATTTTCTAATATTTTATTACAAGATTGACATTTATTACAGCTACTTCCGTCAATAAAAGCTCTGGCTATTTTAATGAATTCGCCATGTATAGGACATATAATTATTACTTTGGTATCTACTCCTTTATAATCAACTAATGAGTAATCATATTTATCTCCATAGATCTCTTTTGCTTGTGCGATATAACTTTCTGTCGTTCTTCTAACTTGAGACATGATTGTTTTTAATAGAAAACACCTTATAAAGCGATTTCAATTTTTAACACTCATTCTATCGACGCGACGTAGCTCTAACCAGATGAGCGATTAATTGAATATTAGATGAGACACAGATTTGGTCTAAAAAAGGTATTTAAAAATTGATTTGTAAATACAAAAAAGAATAAGTGCTGTCAAACATCTTTCATCAATGCCTGGCTCCTCGGTCAGTAGTGAAGGTAATAGTGAATCAGTTCCCTACAATCCGAAAAATGTTCTTTTGCAACCAGACGACGCAAATCGTCTCCTCAACAACTTCGGTGTCGACTTGAAAATTAAAAACATTGATGTCTATCGGAAAGCTTTCGTCCATAAATCATATTGCACCCGAAAGAATGAAAACTTCGTCAATGGCAATGAAGCCTGTCCAAGGGATTGTCTTCCCCTTCAAGAAGAGTCCAACGAACGGTTAGAGTTCCTCGGTGACTCGATTTTAGATGTCGTCGTTGCCAATTATCTCTATGACCGTTATCCATATGAAAACGAAGGTTTTCTGACCAAGATGCGGACAAAGTTAGTCAATGGAAATATGTTGGCTCATCTTTCAAAACAGATTGGACTGGATAAATACATCTTGATGTCAATTCAGATCGAAGAGAACGAAGGTCGGTCAAATAAAAACATTCTTGAAGACACTTTCGAGTCGTTTATCGCAGCTGTCTTTCTCGATTTTAATGATAAACCAATCAAAGGAAAAGGACTGTCCTCCATTAGTGGTCTGGGCTTTCAAGTCGCAGAGTGTTGGATTGTCAATGTCTTCGAGTCGCTTCTTGATTTTGCCGAGTTAATCCGTTCAAATCAGAATTACAAGGACGCACTGATTAAGTTCTGCCAACACACGTATCAGTATCTTCCAAAGTTCTTAGAAATTGATGTTTCAACGTATAATAATCACAAGACTTATACGGTTGGGGTCAAGAATGAACGAGGTGTGACGGTGGGTGTTGGGAAGGGAGAGACCCGAAGAAAAGCGGAACAGATTGCTTCGTATAATGCGTTGGTCTATTATGGACAAGCGGAAAAGATAGCGAATGAGTTGAGTGCGGAGATTAGTTATTTTGATAAGTCAGCTGACTTCTAAATTAAACAAAAAAAGAAAAGTTTTTTGTTTTTACTTACCTTACATCTACGTCTATTTATTGAGTGAAGTTGATACATCCCTGGAATGGTTTGTAAGTCACTGGAACAGTTGGATTATCATGTAGCCATTTCTCAAGCTCAAAACAGTCGTCGTAGTTACAATACATCGTGCAACATAGTCTCCGAGTATGGTCGTCGTAGCCGGCACCAAGTCGTCCATTGAAAATGTAAGTCGCACAGTTCATACAAGGGAAACCGTGACTTTCACAGTTGTCGCAGTTGTGTTGTTGGTTGTTGGTCATTGTTCGTGATTAAAGTTGCAAGACGACTTGCGCCATCAAATTTTTATTCGAGATACGGTATTTCGTATTGTATTTTCGAAATCACAATACAGACATACAAAAGAACTGTATTCCTGTATTTTCAAAATAAAGGGGTTTGGAGGTCGTTTTAATTTTTGATCTGAAAAAGTGATCACCATAGGAGAAGTCTCCAAATTAGGAATACGAAAATACAGTTCTTCTGTATTCCTGTATTCTCCAAATTTAGACCATTTCAGGTCTTTTTAATTTTTGATCTGAAAAGAGTCACAACCCTAGGGAGAAGTCTAAAAATAGAATACAGGAATACGAAACAAACTGTATGTCTGTATTTTCAAAATAAAGGGTTTTTCAGGTCTTTTTAATTTTGATCTGAAAAGAGTCACCGCCATAGAGGAAGTCTTCAAATTAGGAATACGGAAATACAGTTCTTCTGTATTCTTGTATTCTCTAAATTTAGACCATTTCAGGTCTTTTTAATTTTGATCTGAAAAGAGTCACAACCCTAGGAGAAGTCTCCAAATTATAAATACAGAAATACGAAAAGACTGTATGTCTGTATTCTCCAAATTTGAAGGTTTTCAGGTCTTTTTAATTTTTGATCTGAAAGAGTCACAACCCTAGGGGAAAACTGATTATTTCAAAATACAGAATAAGACATACGTATTCTGTATTACAGAGACTTCAAATAAAAAATATTATTTCTACAACTACACACTGATAATTTACCTAAACCAAACAATCAGACACAAGATGAAGTTAAAGAGCAAACTATACAACAACCCTCTGACCAAGGCTTGGTCAGCTCCATTGGCTTCTTTTTCCTTGAGTGTCTTCAATTGACGTTCATACTGCACCTTCAACTGCTTCTTCTCTTCTTCCAAATCGACAATCTTGTTACTCACGTCCATTGTTTCAATCCGATGCTTCCGTTCCTCTCGGTCTTGTTCCCGCTTCAGTTTGTTATACTTGGCCTCCAGTTTGTTGTAAGCAGTTTGAAGTTCAACATTCCGGTTCATCAGGTCTTGATAGATGACCACCATCCCGTCTTTCGCAGTCGATTTCGAGTTCAAAGCAACAACCGTCGGAAGCGGAGCAGTTGGTTTCACCGAGACCGACCGACGACTGGATGACGATGAACTGTAGTCGCTGTCGCTGTCGCTGGTGTGGTGCTTCTTCTGTTGAACGTTTCGGCTTCGGATCTGATGCAGTTCCAAAAGTGCCTTTTCCGTTGCTTCCTTCGATTGCTTGTTTGCTTGTTCGACGCTGAGACGGGTGCAGTAGGCAGGAGTGTTGGCAACAGTCGGGATTTCCATTTGAGATGTAAAAAATAATTTCATTTCTGTTTTCAATTTTTTCGGGAGACAACGTTTCCATTTCTAAATTTTTAGGGACACTTGACAAACCCTCGAATAATACCAAAGACATTATCATTTAGCTGTTCGAACTTACCCAAAGAACTATCTGTTTTAACACCCGACGACGCCAACCGGTTCGATAAGATATCAATCGCTCGCTCGACCCTTTCCGCTACATAAGCTGAACGCATCTCCAATCGATTCAGACGATACAACGAATACAAGTCATCATTGGTCAGATACAAAGACGTATCAGTGGTCGAGAAACACATCGAGACCGGATAAACGTCCCGAATGAGCAAGGTAATCATCTCCAGAGTTTTCGAGTCGTAAGCCCAGACTTCCCCGGAGACCATATGAGTCGCGTGTTTCGTTCCAACAAAGAGTGTTCCGTCATGACAAGCCAAGCAACGGATTTCTCCTCCGGCTGGAATGTTTCGCGTGAAGTAAGTCTCGGTTGAAATATCGACGACCACCAATTGACAACCAACCGCAAAGACAAAGGAAGTCTTGGACAATGCAGACATCGCACGTGTCCGACCTTCATAAGGAAGATGTCCGTCGATTTCTCGAGGAAACAGACCTTTGATAAATTGAAGGGTCAAGGTGTCATAGAGATAAATCGAAGCATTTCTTTCAACAACCAGAACTCTACCTTCGTCCAGCAACAACAGATTGGTTGAGACATAACATTCGTCTGCATTGTTCCGGTTAAAGTCAAAGACATGCATTCTCCTAAAAGGCGAGTGCCGACAATAGACGATGACCTTTCCATTCATCTCGTAATCTTCCCGACCAATGGCGACAAAGACATATCGTTCGGATGCAACAATAGAAGAGACGTCTTCGTATTCCGTCCGGAACTCTTCGACCGCAATAACATCCAGTGTCTTCACGTCGAGAGCATACAGATTAGCTGAGCTGGTTGAACAATAAATCGTGCTTCCAGAGACACACAACGCCGTGATGTGAATACCGTCTTTCTGTCTTTTCAATAAGTAGTCGTCTTCATCGTCAAGGTCGTCAAAGTCATCATCACCACCTTGAGTTCTGTATTCGTATTCCTCGATGTCAAAAGCGACATCAACACAACTGTTGAGGGTGTCCCAGACAGTCACCAAATTACTCCCGGCGACGATTAGTTTGGAAGACGAATCAATCGGAAAGACTTGGAAGCTGTTGGAACGTTTGGTTTCTTGAAAATGAGAAGAGACATGAGGCACCATCTGAGCAATCAGTTCCTTGTTCATTCTTCTGCTTTTGAATGTAAATTGGTTGAGAGTAAATACAAAATCAAATTTTGTTTTAAGTATCGGTGTTTTGATCCGGTTTCTATCAATTTCTCTTCTTTTATCAAAGTGTTTAGAATGGACATCTTAGAAGAGACCTTGTTTGAATTGGACATTCATGAACTGATTATTGAACACATTACTTCGACTTGGACGTATAATTCTGGTGTTTATCAAGGTGGTAAATTCCGATTTGAGAGTGTCTCGGATGCTGTCAATCACATTATTGAATATCACGCGATACTCTAAAATTAAATAAACTAAAATAAAGAATGAGTAAAAGTCCAACTGTAGAAGACAAGAACTCCGCGGGTGTCTATTCGGATTCTGTTCATGATGACACCCAATCGGTCTCGGGTGCGGTAAAAGAACCAAAGAAAGCCTGGACAAAACAATACGAAAATGTCTTGGCCTCTTGGGCAGACATCGCCGTCTGTTACGCCTGGATGCATGACCGCAGTCATCGAACCTATAAAAGATGGAACTATGGATACGCCATTCCAATTATCGTTTTGAGCACTTTGACTGGAACGGCTAACTTTGGTATTAGTAGCACTGCCTTCCCAGAGGAGTTTATCAAGTATGGTCAGATTATCATCGGCGGAGTTTCTATTTTTGCGGGGGTCTTGGGCACCTTACAAAGTTTTTTTAGATATGCTCAGAACAGTGAATCACATTTTCAAGCTTCACAAGATTGGTCGAAACTGCATCGGAATATTACTTACGAACTCAAAATCGAAATGAAGAACCGCAAAGACTTGAATGGATTTATGAAATCAATCAAACAAGAGTATGACCGTCTAATGTCGAGTAGTCCGCTCATTCCTTTGGAGATTGTTAAAGAGTTTCTGAGTAAGTTTGACCAGATACCCAATTTAATTATGCCAGCGGAAATCTGTGACCGGATCGAACACACGTTTATTTATCGTGAAGAACTCTTGGCAGCTGAGAATGGTGGGAGACCTGGAATGACACCAGAGTCGTTGATTGCAAACGCTCGTTCGAATAGCGGTAGTTCCAGTCCAGGAGACAGATTGCGCCGGATTATGGGAATACTTAAAGGTAATAATCCAGTTCCATCGTCATCCAATGACACCCCACTCAATGCAGTTGCCGGTAGTCTCTTTACTCCAGTCAGTGATTCGACCGGAAATATTCAGGCTTCAGTGGCAGTCGCTCCAGAAGAAAAACCAATCGAAGATAAGCCATCTCCTCCATCACAACTACTCCCTCAACAACGGAGAACTGCTGTCGCTGCTATTTTAGAACGTGCCAGACAATTGAAAGAACAACAAGCAAACGAAAAACAATCTTCACCTCAACAAGTCTGGCCTTTGCCACGAACTTCACCTCAATCCCAACCTGAACCACAGCCAGAACCTGTCGTTGTCCAACCTGAACCGGCACCTGTCGAACAGATTGTTCAAGAGCAAATACAAAAACAAATTCAGGAACAGATCCAAGAACAAATCCAAAAACAGATCCAGGAGCAAGTCCAAAAACAAATCCAAGAACAAATGCAACAAACAGTTCAAGAATCTACTCAAGAACCGACTGTAGAATCAACTCAAGAATCAGAACCAGTCCCAGAACCAACTCAAGCTCCAGAACCTGTTCCTGAGCCAACTCAAGAACCAGTCCCAAAACCAATTCAAGCTCCAGAAACAACTGAAGTCGTTCAAGAACCTATTGCGGTAGAGCCAGAACAATCTCAAAGTGCTCCTGAAGATTTTTCAACCGAATTACGTATTGACATTATCGCCCCACCAATTGAAGAACCAATTATCGTCACTGATTTACAAGATTATCCCGAATTTGAGTAAATACAAATCAAACCATTATTTTTGTATGGTATATCAGTAAAAGATACGATGGCCACACAAGAAAAGAAACGAGGTCGGCCTCGGAAAGACGCTCCAAAGCCAGTTTCTCCAGTGTCTATTGCTCCATATATCACTGCTTTTAACGAACAAGACAAACGGATCGTCGAACATGAAATCCATCCGGAAGAATGGTATTCACCCAACAAAGTTGGTTTTGTTAAATGGATTAACAAATCCTTTCACAAACTTAAAGACGCTGACGTTCCAGCCAAAGCCACTCCCAAATGTGACTGCAATCAAGACCATTGTGAAATGAAAGTCGAACGTTTCAAACCCTTCCCCCACCAACGTTTTATCCGTGACTATATGCAATTCAAGTCTCCGTATCGGGGTCTGCTTCTTTTCCATGGGCTGGGTATCGGAAAGACATGTGCCTCTATCGCCACGGCCGAAATGTTGATTAACCAAAAACAAGTCATGGTCATGCTCCCGGCTTCTCTTCGTTCCAATTACGTCGGTGAAATCCAACGATGTGGTCATAAATATTATACTCCTCGGCAATACTGGCAATTTGTCCCCTTTGAAGAAATCAAAAAGAGTGGTGCGATTATCTCGACCGGGTTGGTCGATGAAACCATCTTAAAAAAAAATAAAGGTTTGTGGGTTCCGATTGAAGGACGACACACCAATTTTGACAAATTGTCCGGAGTTGAACAAAAGCAGATTGTCGAACAGATTAATCACGTTATCAACAACCGGTATCAAATGATTAACTATAACGGTTTTAACCGCAAGTCCCTCCAAGAATTCACTCAAGACGGTCAGATTAACCCTTTTAATAACAAAGTCGTCATTGTCGATGAAGTCCATAACTTTATCAGTCCTTTGTTGGGCGGAGGTATTATTGCCAAGAAACTGTATGACCTGCTTCTGAATGCAACTAACGTCAAACTGGTTCTTCTGACCGGAACTCCTTTGATTAACTCACCTTTTGAAATCTCGTATTTGATTAATTTGATTAAGGGATACGAACATGTCTATGTTCTGCCTTACAAATCTGAACTGGACGCGGTAGCAGTTGAGAAACTGGTCAAGGGCTTCCCTCGAGTTCAGAGTGCTGTTGTCGATACGGTCATCAAAGTCGTCAAAGTCCAATTCTACCCTCATGGTTTTATTGAAAATTCTCGGAATGGAAAAGTTCATTACGACGCAAGGTTCGCCTTGAAGAACGACCACGAGACCCTTCATGAACTTGCAACAACAGTAGCAAAGAGTGGTCTCAAATTGACCTTAAAATACAAGACACTCTATTATACCGCCTTACCTTTGAAACGAGAAGAATTTACTGATTTGTTTATTGACAATTCCAGCGGAACGATTAAAAATGAACAGCTCTTTATGCGTCGGATTATTGGAGCGGTATCGTATGCTAAAGCCATGGATGCCGAGTTGTATCCGAGTATCATTGCCGATCACGAGGTCACGGTTCCAATGTCAGAGTATCAACTCAAGACTTATCTCGATGTTCGTGATTACGAGCGTCGGAAAGAAGAGACTGCCAAGAAGTATGCCAACAAGCGACAGGACAATGAGGACGCGACGGTCAGTGTCTTTAAAGCCTTTTCTCGTGCCATCTGTAATTTTACCTTTCCGGAGTCAGTCAAACGACCATTCCCGAGTAAGATGAAACTGTTATTGGACGAGTTAGATACTGATGAAACAGAAGAAGCCGGTATCGAACAAGAAGCGGGTGTCATTGATATCAAAAAAGAGTATCAAGTGGCTTTACAATTGGCGATGCAAACTCTGGCTGAACGTAGTCAAGACTACTTAGTTAAGAACTTGAAGAACTACTCTCCCAAGTTTGATGCCATCTACAAACGAATGCAGTCCAGCCCTGGAACAAGTCTGTTGTATTCTCAGTTCCGAAGTGTTGAGGGTCTGGGTGTCTTTGGATTGATGTTGAAAGCTCACGGCTACGTTGAGTTCAAGGTCAAAAAGAATAAACAGGGTGTCTTTGAACTTGACATCGCTGAAGAGGACATCCATAAACCCAAATACATGGTCTTTACCAACGACAAAGAGACGACCCAAGTGCTATTGAGTATCTTTAACTCGGACATTTCGACGATGCCGAGTGGTATTCGTCAAAAGTTGGAAGGGGTCTTTGGAACTGAGATGAACTTGCGTGGAAAGATTGCCCAGCTTTTGATGATTACCAAGTCCGGAGCTGAGGGTATCTCACTCAAGAATGTTCGTCAAGTTCATATTATGGAGCCGTATTGGAATCCGGTTCGGATTGACCAAGCGATTGGTCGTGCGGTTCGGACGTGTTCTCATATGGCTTTACCACCGGCGGAAAGGAATGTGGAGGTTTTCCGTTACATTTCAACTTTCACGGCGAAGCAACTGAAGGACAACTTTACGATTCGGAATAAAGACCAATCGGAGACCTCGGATGAAGCCATTTTGAGAATTGCGAAGAGAAAGCAGAAGATTAACTCGAGTGTTCTCGGTTTGTTAAAACGGGCGGCGGTCGATTGTCAATTAAACAGTGGAAAGGAACAGGAGTGTTTTGCGTATCCAGTTAATTTGGATGACCAGGCGAATGGTGTGACAGTCAATATTATTGATGAACCGCTGGATGCAGTTTTAGAAAAACAACAGAATGTAGAGATTATTAAACCGAAGAAGGTCAAGGTCAAGGGCGTTGTCTATTTGTATTTAGAAACCACTCGAGAACTCTTTCAGTATGAGAGTTACGTTCGATTTGGAACTTTGGAACACGCGGGGTATCTGGAGCAAGTTCCGGATGCACCAGGACACTACAAACTTCGATTGTTAAAGGTCAAGTGATTTACTTGGGTGCGAGTTCTTTCTTGAGGATACCGACTTGATCCATTAAGGAGGCATTAAACTCGGCACGTAGCTTTTCAAAGTCTGCCTTGTAGGTATCAACGAACTCTTTGTAGCGGGTTTCACTGCGGATATCTAAATCATTCATTGAATTGGCGATAAAATCAACTCGGGAATCGACTTTGGTCAATTTGTTTTCGGCTAAATTCATTTTTGTTTTTAGACTGTTATCGACCAGTTTTTGTTTCGAATACATAATCCCAAGCTCATCGTTCTTTTGTTTCACGTCTTTGTAAAGACTGCGTAAATTAGTTGTATCGGATTGGAGAATATTGACGGATGACTTGAGACCGGAGAGACTTGTCTCATTTTCATGAAGACGTGACTCAGTTTTTTGGACTTGAGTATTAAGATTGGTTGCATAAGAAGACAGACTTTGGTCGTTATCGTTGATGTCTTTGGCGAGATTAGACAGAGCCTCTTCTTGTGCTTCTTGGAGGACTTCGACTTTTTTCGACATCTTATTCATCTCGTTCTGTGTATGCATGGCGTAATAGACACCGATGGCGACTAATACAAATAATAAGACAACAATGATAATCATCTTTAATGTATTTGTAAGAAGTTATTCGTAATAGACGGAAACAATAGCCAAACCATTACCACTTTGAACACCAGGGGTGCTCTCGATAAGTGTTCCGGATGGGATATAAACATTGTGACCACCTTGACCACCTCGACCTACAGTATAGTCGGAATCACCACCTTTTCCTGCAATCCAACCTCCACCGCCTCCACCTCCTGGAAAACTATCAGTATATTCAACACCGGCACCTCCTCCTCCAAAAGTCTTACCATTATATCCAAAACTACCACCATTTCCTCCAGCGGGACCATTCACACTAAGTCCTGATGTAGCACTACCATTTGTCGTTCCAGGCAACCCAACATTTCGAGTGTTAAACGTATTAGACATATTTATACCACCTGCACCGACTGCACGGGCTGTTGCTGTAGTGACAGTTTTAACTCCTCCGTGAAGACCACCTTCTTTCCTTCCAGAACCTCCTCCACCTCCGGCAGATGCATACCAAACAGCAGTGTCAGCAGCGGCTGAACTCATAACCGCTGTATAACCACCTCCAGAACTTGCAAAAGTATACCAATTTGCCAATGACCCGTTCCCTCCAACCACAACAAACAGCGTTTGTCCGCCTGTAACTGGTATCTTATCGACAATAATTTTTCCTCCTTTTCCACCTTTACTTCCATAATAAGTATTGTCACCTCCAGCACCTCCATACAATTCCAGTTTCATTGTTTTGGCATTTTTGGGAAGAGTAAAAGATTGTATTTTACCAGTGTATTCAAATCGGAATATCTTCATATACAATGGATCCGAAGATGATGTCCGTGCAGTAATTAAAAACTCAGTGTCGTGTGGTTGAGAAGCAACATTTTTGTTACCGACATTCATGTAACATTGTGTTGATCTATTTCCTCGACTGTAGGTGTATCCCGGATGCCAATCCTCACCAATTCTTCCTCGACAGACATTTGTTCTATATGTATCATAGAGTCCAGAGACAATCTTGTTCGTGGCTGACGGGTCTGCCGTCCAAGCCAACTTTTTATTCGTATCCATATACTCAAAATCGGTGTTGTCATTTGCATTACTTTCCCAAGTGACAGTTGTTCCGTCTGGTTTAGACAATCCAGCGACGAAACACTTATTGGCACCGAAGGGATTATCAAAAGTCTTTCCAGACAAAATGGCATTGGGATACTTAATACGACACAACTGAAACTCACGGTCGTTCTCGTTGCCTCCAATGACTTTTTGCTTCGGTGTCTTTGTCCAAGTCTCATACATCTCAACCGTAGCCGGGACAACAGGAGCTGGTGTCGGTGTAGGTGCTGGTGCTGGTGCAGGAGTGGGTGCAAGAGTAGGTGTGGTAGCAGGTGCAGAAACGGGCGTCGCAGTTGCAAGAGTAGTTGTTGGTGCGGGTGTTGCAGTCGCAAAAGTTGTTGGTGTTAGTTCTTTCCTCAACTGAGTTAGATCAGTTGATGATTTTGATTGAAAATCAAGAAACTTCTTATCCAGATTTGTCAGGTCAGTTAAAGACTTTGATTGAAGATCAACCAACTTCTTATCCAGATTAGACAAATCAGTCGATGACTTTGATTGAAGATCAACCAACTTCTTATCCAAATTAGACAAATCAGTCGATGACTTTGATTGAAGATCAACCAACTTCTTATCCAGAGCATCTAATTTAGTCGTCAGAGTTGTCTGCTCTTTCTTGATATTTTCAACGTCCTTTGTCAGACTTCCAACTGAAGTGATAAAACCATGTAAATCAGTATCTCCCTTTCTAATGTCTTTGGCGAATTGATCCGCTTGAGAAATTAATTTACTGACATCTGTCTTAACTGAGTTGGTCGAAACTTTGATATCAGTAATATCCGAAGACAACCGTTTGATATCTCCTTTTTGACCTTCAACCACCAATTGTAATTGAGTATTTTTCTTATCGAGTTGGGTCAATAGCCCCTTGAGTATCTTTCCTTCCTCAACAACTGCATCTAAGGCTTTTTTCATCACGGCAGATACTGTTTTCAATTCGATAATTCCAGAGACATTCTCATTTGTTTTGACAGACATGTCCGCGGTGGTCTTGGAGATTTCAGCCGCTTGTTTTTCAACTGCGCTGACACGCTTATCTACTGTCTCAACGCTCTTCATTAAAGCCGAAGCATACGAGGCTAAACTTTCATCATTATGGTTGATGTCATTAATGACATCGTTAATAAAGTCATTCTTTGCATTCTCGGTGTCTTTGGCGATTTGATCGACTTTGCTTCGAGTGCTGGTAATGAAATAGACGACTGTTGCAACAGCAATTACAATTAATGCTACTGCGATAAGTAATAACATTTAATTTACTCAAAGAGAAAAAGGACAGGTAGATATCACATTAAAAATTGACCCTTGACCTTTGACAAGCAAACTTCAGTTCTTCTTCATCTCTCGAATTCTTACGGTCTGACAATAAAGTCTCTTCTGCCCCTGGAGCAGTGTAAAAATTGTAAATACTTGGGCGTTGAAACTGTTTCGGTTCTGAATACTTTTCGATTTTTTTCTTTTGTTCTGGTTTCTTCTCAGTCTTTTTGACTTCCGGTGCAGGTTCTTGAACGGATGGGGGTTCTTTTTGAGAGATTTCTTTTGTAGATACAATAAAATTCTTTAGTTTCTCTTCGTTCGATCCAAACTCAACGTATTTCTTTTTGTAATAGTCCAACTCAGTTTGTGGAGGCTCCTTGTTTTCACCATAGATTTCTTTATAAACTTTAGTCACGACAAAGACCGATTGTTGGTCAGTGATGGCTTCTGGAGTCACAGCTGGGTCGCTGGCATAGTTGGTCTGAGTTTTAACTCGTCTGGAGTTTTCGTCAGAGGAAAGTAGTTGGGTCTTCAGTTTCTCAACGGTAAAGGTTGGGTCTTGTTTCATCTTATCCGCTGCCTCATACAGTTCTTGAGGTGTGGCGTATCTATCCAAGACTTGGTTGTAAGTGTCGAGGATTGACCGATACAGAGAGTAGTCTGGACTGACCTTCTGATTTTCAAACTGTTCAACAGCCTTGACTTTCTTCGAATGCATAAAGACAATATAAACTGCCAAGGCGAAAGAGATGGCAAGTATCGTCAGATTAACGAACTTGGGTAGCATATGGCTCTTTACTATTTGATGTCAAAATAGTTTGAAATCAAAGTATTACAAGAATAAATTTTTCATTCCAGAAATTGTGAAAAAAGAGCATTTCAAAATCCGGCTCCTTTTTGGAAAAAAGAAAAACGTATCTCTCTCTCTGATTTGAAAATCTCTATTTTGCTACACTAAACGACAAAATCTTCGGATAATCTAATAAAACTGTCGGATAATACAACAGCGATGCTCGGATAATATAACTATCTTTCCGATAATATAACAAATCTTTCGGATAATCTAACTACTCTCTTCCGATAATATAAATAGTCTAGCTCAAATTAAAGAAGACCAAAATATCACTAATGTCTATATAAATATTCATTCCAACTGAAGTTGATGGTATTTCATTTTTTTATTTTTTTTCATTCCAGAAATTGTGAAAAAGAGCATTTCAAAATCCGGCTCCTTTTTGGAAAAAAGAAAAACGTATCTCTCTCTCTGATTTGAAAATTCGCAATTTTGCTACACTAAACGACAAAACCCGTCGTATAACATAGCAAACTCGTCGTATAATACAATAATGTCATTCGGATAATACAACGACCATCTTCCGATAATGTATCATTTTCAAAACCCGTTATCTATTAAAATAAAGATAGGCGATTTATCGTCTTTGTAAATGATTTATAAATCGTGAAAAGCATGTCAAAACTTACATCATTTTTGTAAAAGTCTCTCTGGATTGATAGAAAGATTGTTCTTAATATATCGAAATATTGTTCTTAATAAACTTACTTAAACAGATCTCAATCATAAAATCAAACTCTAATGGAGTGTCTTCGGTGTGGATTTACGACAGACAGGCGAAACGTGCTTTTAAAGCATTTCAATCGTAAAATACCTTGTCAGCCAATCAAAGAAGACATTGAACTACCTATTTTAGAAGAGCAATTCCGTCTCAGATCGAAGAGGTCAAAGAACGCTGACACTGGACTTTTTGAATGTTCGAACTGTGGCAAAGAATATAAATCAAGTAATGGAAAGTATAAACATATGAAGAACTGTTCCAAAACAACTACGACAGAAGAAAGTAATCAAGAAGCTGACCTTTTATCCCAAGCTTTAAAACGTATCGGAGAATTAGAAAAACGTGTCGTCGAACTTGGTAATAGTCTGGCTGAGATGAAAGAAGAAGTCAAAACATTATCGCCAATTTCTATAGTCTTTCTTTTCGGTAAAGAAAATCTCATCAATCTAACTGAAGATGAGTTAGTGTAAAAATTTTTAGAAAATCATCGAATAAAAATCCGAGTTCTTTTTTTTTGAAAACGAGAAACGGCTCTCTCTCTGATTTGAAAAATCTCAAATTTGTTATATTATAGATAATAATTCATTATTTAATATAACAAAAAAGTATATAATATAATGACTTGATTGTATATAATATAACTGTAATTTTTAATTATAAAAAACTCAAGAAATTTTGTGAAAAATCAGCGAATCAGAATCCGAGATATTTTTGGAAAAAAGAAAAACGTATCTCTCTCTCCGAATTGAAAATATGTGATTTTGCTACACTAAACGACAAAACCCATCGTATAATCTAATAAAATTGTCGGATAATGTATCGATACCCATTGGATAATACAATTAACGCCGTCCGATAATACAACCATTACTTAAAAGATAGACATTTTACTTATTTAAATGGAGTGCCTTCGTTGTGGATTTACTACGGACAGGAGAGATACACTTTTAAAGCACTTCAATCGTAAAACAGCTTGTGAGCCGATTAAAGAAGACATACCCGTTTCTATTTTAGAAAAAGAGTTCCGTGTCAGATCTAAAAGATCAAAGAACACTGAAACCGGTCTTTTTGAATGTTCTAAGTGTGGCAAAGAATACAAATCAAGCAATGGAAAATACAAACATATGAAAACTTGTTCCAAACCAACTGAAAATACTCCTCAACAAGCAGACCTTTTATCTCAAGCTCTATCTCGTATCGCAGAATTAGAAACACAGATGAGTGAGATGCATGCTCACGGATTTACAGACAACCGAGTTCAGATTAATGGTGACCAAAACATTACCAACGTCTATAATATCAACATTCGTCCTTTTGGTCAAGAAAATATTGATTATCTGATTGAAGGTGACAATTGTCCTCTCAAACAAGTCCTAACCGATGGCAAGCAAATCTTCCAAAAAATGGTCAAAGCTATCCATTTCAATGAAGAGCATCCTGAAAATATGAATGTCTATATCAGTAATCTGCGAGGAAAACATGCATACGTCTTTGATGGAGAACGGTTCAAAGTCATGCTGAAAAAGGAAACTGTAGAACATCTGGTCAGCAAAACCAAAAATGTCATTGCCGAAAACTACGAAACCGTTGGTCTGGATGACGTGTCTCTCAAAAGAACAATGACACGTTTGGATATGTTGGATTGCGAACCAGAAGTCTTAGAGACATTACAAAATAAAGTTGAATTGATGTGCTACAATGAGAAAAATATGATTGAACCTCTTTTTGATAAAACAAAGTGAAAGATAAATAATTTTTATTTATTTTCTTTTTTAGGCCTCCGTCAATACGTTGGTTATCAACTTTGGCGCAATACCCATACACATAATTTCTTGGAACAACAACTTGGCCGCATACGGAATTCTGACTTGTGCGAATGAGGTCGTATTCCGACAGACCTTGCATTGATAGATATTCCCGTCCGGATTGACATTACACATCTTCCCGCACTTATTGCAGACGAAGATACGATAGTTGTCACTGCACTCCATCAACCGTTCCTTCAGGAAATGGACGGATCCGTGACTCCAATTGCATTCGACCTCCATCTCTCCCATCCGCAAACCACCATCACGGGAACGACCTTCCGCCGGCTGACGAGTTAGCATGACCATGGGGCCGTTTGAGCCACGCGAGTTCCCCGTCCAGACCGCCTTGCCGTTCTTCCGCACCATGAACACTTCTGACGGAACCCGGACACAGAAGACTGGACTTTCATAGTCGTAGAAGTATTCATGTTGCAAAGATTGATTGACTTGTGGCTCAACACGCTTCTTGACAATAGTAATCCGCCAAACATTGTATTTCGGTGTAACTGTTTGTCCTTCAACGATAATCGGAATTCCACCTTGCATATGGAGTGCCTTGTTCCCAGTCCATCCAGCGTGCAAAGACAGCTGCATTACTTGGTCAGCGATTATCTCCGACTTGGTATAAACGGCATCGCAAGTTTTCATGATTGAACCACCTGCAACTGCCATTGCCTTCAACAAGGTCTTTGTCTGTTGCTTGCTCAATTCAAAGACCCATTCCGGCATCTGTCTCTCATTAAGTGAGTTCAGGTAAGCATACAAATGCGGATTAGAGATAATTACATAATCTTCATCTTCTTGCCAATCGAAACCCAACTTTTCCAAAACAGATGACAACAGAACCTTGACCTGCTTCTTGGTTTGCCGGATAATCGTCAGCCCGTCATTCGTAGTTCCTTTGGCCAACCACAATCCAAAGAAGGACAACCAAGCATCGTTCTCCAATACATCGAGACCTGGTAAGACGAACTGATAATCAGGAGCATCCCACTCAGCATTCTTCTTGTATTTGACAAACTTCCCATAAACGTCCTCTGCCTTGACAAAGTCGTATTCAGACCACCCTTCTTGTTGCTTTGGCATCGAGACCCACATCCGGTGATTAGTGGTCACGTCCAAATCGATGGCTTGATTGGAGATGTGATACATCTTTCCCTTGAAGTCCGGATAATACAACAACTCAAGTGGCTTCTCATAAACGAGCTTATCGTCCTTGAGTGTCGCAATCTCGTCTTCCATCGACAACTGCGGATATAACTTCCAACCCGACTTAGTCAAAACCTCGTGGTCAAGGCTCAGGCAGTGTTGTTTATCCTGCGTCATATGCTTCAAACGCTGATAATAAGTGGGTCCCATAAAGATCAACGTCGGCATCTGCTCTCCGGTGAAAGGATTATACAAGATTTCATTCCCATACTTCTCCATTCCACACTTCTCCAGCAAGTCCGAGATGTCTTCGACCGACAAATCGGTAAATGGCGTGCAATCACCAAACGTTCCCAGATTGACACAGACCTTCCCCATAATGCACTCGAGCAATTGTCCGATGGTCATACGGCTCGGAATGGCGTGAGGGTTCATAATCAAGTCCGGAGTGATACCGTCCTTGTTGAAAGGCATATCCTCGGCACGATACAACATCCCAACAGTTCCCTTCTGACCGTGCCTGGCGGAGAATTTGTCACCAATGACCGGTGACCGATAGTTCCGAACTCGAACCTTGGAAAAGGTGTAACCATCACAATTGACGTTCTTGAAATAACGGTCGTGAGAACAGTTCCGATCCACGTATCCCATCTCGTTATTCTTGACCACGACACTGTTGTCCTTGTAGATGAAGGTATCACCCGCCTTCTGTGGCATACACTTGCCAATCAGAACGTCTCCCGGCTCGATGTAGGTGTTCTCCTTGACAAAGCCGTTCTCATCTAACTTCTCGTAGTTGTAAGGCTTCAAACCCTTGGCCGCATCCGGCGGACGACAGAAGACCTCCTCTTCACCCGTCGAATGGTTCTTGGTGCAATGTTCTTTGTATGACCGGTAAAAGGTCGAGTTGAACAACCCACGGTCAATGGCGGACTTGTTCATAATGACGGAGTCCTCTTGATTGTATCCGGTAAAAGTCGCAATCGCCACAATCGCATTGACTCCACTCGGCATGTCATTGCACGGGAGCATATTGCTCAATCTTGTGCTGACTAATGGACGTTGAGGGTAGTTCAAAACGTTGCCCAGGGTATCCATCCGAGAACGATAGTTCGTCGCATAAATACTCACCGCTTGCTTACCCATGGCAGCCTGATAGGTATTTCTCGGGGCTTGATTGTGGTCGGGGAATGGAACATTGCAAGCCAAGAGACCCAGAATGACCGAAGGATGAATCTCGGCGTGAGTGTAAGCCGGAGGAAGTGTGTATTTCCCTTCATATGTGACCAGGTCATCGTGTTTCATCGCCACCATGGCGTGGTTGGCTTCTTCGACATCGATAAACTCGACAACTGGTTCAGCCAGACCAAACTTGGCTTTGATATCGGGTTTAGTCGCCACCGGGCTCATCAGGTCGTTCCAAGTCAGCTTGTTCTGCTTGATACCGAGAACAATCTCTTTCGACAATCGGATCTTGTTTCCGGGAGCATCGACGACGTAGAGCGGACGGACACATCGACCTCCATCGGTGCAGACGGCGACCCAATTTTGTTTGATGTTCCAAACAACGGCCGTGTAGATGTTAATCACGCCATGACGCTTCATATCTTGGAGTTTGCGATACAAACTTTCCGGTTCAGGGTGAATACCCATCAAGTCCCCATTGACGACGACGTGAGTTTGTTTGGCGAACTTGGCCAGATTCCGACCGTTGTAAAGTTCAACTCCCATCTCCGGAAGCATCGTCTTGATATGAGTAGCATCCGAAGCGACCGTGATTTGGGTCATCATACTCAGATTTTTGACCAGACCAACACCACTCCCTTCCGGGGTCTCTGCCGGACAGATGATACCCCACTGCGTGCAATGGAGTTTGCGAGGCTGAACCAGCTTTCCGGTCTTATCCATCGGAGTGTTGATACGACGGAGATGAGAAATCGTCGAGTTGTAAGTGTGACGACTGAGGACTTGAGCGACACCTTGCTTGGTTTTGGAGACATTATTCCGAATACCCCAATTACCGGTGGCCAGGGAATACTTGAGTCCCGATTCGATGGTCGTGCTTTTCATGACTTTATAAACATTATTACTGTTGATAACGTTGATAAAGTCATTGTTTGCCTTCCAGGGACCACTTGTGATTTCACGGTAAATCGTGCTCCGCATATCCCGAATGAGTTTCCCATAGTATTGGCGGAACAAGTTCGCCATCAAGACACCTGGAGTATCGACCCGCTTGTTGAGGTAGCTATCACGGTCATCCAGTGGTTGTTTCCCGAGAAAGCACTTCAAGAGCTTATTGACCATAAAGCCGATATACAACGCTTTCTTCGAGTAATCATTCCCGACGTGAGGGAGGAACTCTTTCAGCAGAATGTCCCGAACGATGTTAATCCGATGTTCCTTGTTGTGAAGGAACTCCTTGGGATAGCCGGTGATATTCAGATACTTGGACAGATACTCCAGCGCTTGCATCGGAGTATTGACCAGATTGGCTTCTTCGATACTTCCTTTGAGGGCGACAGCGAGTTCCATCCCTTCGGGGGTCGAAACGTCATAGACGATATGTTCGACGATTTCGCGGTCGCTTTGAAGACCGAGAGCCCTGAAGAGGATGAAGACCGGAATATCAATCCGGATGTGATGAACGATGGCACGGATGAAATGTCCGAATTGGTTGGGTTTAGAGGACATTTTGATACTGGTCAGCTTAGGGGGACCAAATATACTTTCTGAGACGGAGCGGATTTCGGCGATATACGAATAGGCGGAGGCTTTGGTGTCGAGAAAGACGTAGGTTTTGTTTTCGGCAATTCGGTCTTGGCTGACAATCACTTTTTCATTTCCATTGACGATGAAGTAGCCACCAAAGTCGTATTTGCACTCGTCTTGCAAGTGGGCTTGGTTGGGCTTGCCGAGGACACAGTAGTTTGAACGGAGCATAATTGGGATTTTGCCGACGTTGATGTGTTTGATGGTTTTGCTTTCGTATTGCATCTTTCCGTCGCGGAGGACGATGGTGTTGATGTCCATGTCGATGTAGAGAGTTCCGGCATAGGAGAAGTTGCGTTGTCTGGCTTCGTTGGGGGTCATGATTTTGGTGCTTCCGTCTTTTTCGTGGATCATGGGTTTAGACATGACTGGGTTTCGGATGTTAATGACCATCTGATACTCGAAAGCGTCTTTCTCCGGGAGATACTTGTGATAGACGTTGATGGGGTTGAAGCCTTCGATGATGTGGTCGAGTTTTCTGACGACAAAGTCGTTGTAGGAGTCAAGGACGTGCTTGACGACGGATTCGAACTTGTATTGAGAGAAGTAAGACCCGATGACGTCCCATGTGTATTCGTTGAACTCGAGATTGTTCATGGTCGCAGAAATGTATCTGGTTGTGTTTAAGTATCTTATCAAATTTTCCAGGGTTTGATTTTTATGACGAGACGGACACGATGTCGCTTACTTCTTGAAAAAGGAAAACGAAATTGTAATTACACAACTTTTGAAAAAAAGAATTGGGGTGGATGGAAATCAATTTTCTGTTTATTTGGACTTGAGGTATTCGATAAGTAGTTTATCGAGTGTCTTGGTGTGTTTGGAGTGGAGGAAAGAGCCCCCTTTGGTCAGTATCTTTTGGTAGAGCTTGGGGTTTCTTTGTTGGATAAAGGTAAGCAGTTTCTTTGCGTATTTGTCTTCATGACTGGGTTGTTTTTTCTTTCCTCCAATTGTTCTTTGTTGAAACGGTTGTTGTGTATAAATAGGTATTCGAGTCTTATTTATTCCAGAATAAACCCGAGACCATCCGAAATGTTTATCAAAATTGACGATAATACTATTTAAGACACTATAGTTTTTATTCTCGGATTCTTCATTATAATTATCTCGACCTTCAATTCCATTAAACCCAGAATTTGGTTCTGAACGTTTTCCAGTTAATTCTTCTTTCAATTGGTTAGTGTCTTGTATATCGGTAGGAACGTATTTGAAAGTCTCGTCGGTCTGTTCTTCCGAATTAAATGTGATGTCAATCTCTCCATTTAGTATCGATACAACCATGCTTGGAACGATGTCTTTTAGTCCATAATTGAAAGGATGGATTTCGGGATGAGCGATATCTGCTTTTTTCAATATTTCAGTTAATTTTTGTATATACTTTTCTGCTTGTGCTTTCGGTATGCCTTTGAAGGATTTTATCTCGGGTGCCCACTTCTTAAGAGCTTCTTTCGCCCGATTAAAATACATAGTGTAGGTGCGGGTGACATTATCCTTTGCTTGCTCTCTTTGGATCTTATTTTTGATGGACGGGAAAATTTCATTCTCAACTGCGGATGAACGGGCAGAACGTCTGACACCGTTTTGTGATGCTTTATGAATGCCTTTGGTTCTATCGATATATCCAACTAAGTCAGCGTAAGCACCTTCTAAAGCACCGATTACATGGTGAAACTCGTAAGTTGCAAATAATATATACTCTAAGTCTTTGAGACGTTGAATGACAATTTCCTTTTTCTCTTGTTCATTTGTAATTGTATCTTCAATTGGGTTAAAATTCTGGATAGTATCGAACTGATGATACTCTCTTTCATTTTTATTGACAATAAAGTTCTGAAGATAGGACATAACTTTTACCCTTTGTTCATCATTTACTTCTTCTAATAACTGGATTAGATTGGGGAAGTATTGTTTTTGACGACGGAAGAAACTGAGAACGTAGTCATCAAGTGAAAACTTTTCGTTTCCTTTGTATATACTAATTATCCCCTTACTCTTCTTTGCTTTGCCACCACTGTTATTTTCATTTTCTTCGGTCGGACTAAACATCAGATTAGTTCCACGCATTAAACCATATGCGCAAGCAAGAGCATCACCACTGATTGCAAATACAAAATTCTTCTCTTTATTTTGTTCATGTAATAATTTTGCACTTTCCATAATACCATGATCACCACTCGATTTCATGCATAAGAAAAAGAGTATGAGTAGTTTAATGTATTTAATATCGATTTTACGATTGTCTTTATTTCCTTCACGGTCAAAAACAAATGGGTCGATAATATGGTCGATCATATGCTTGATAATATTTATAATGATGACTGATGCACGGATACCTTGTGTCGATTTATGTATCACATCATAAGAAGAAACTACACGAAAATTAGTCTTTCCATTATTGTAGTATTTTGATTGGTTAATCATTTGATACAAGTTCGTCATAATCCTGGATGATGTTTTAACACCGAGACCTCCATCTAAAAATATAAATTGCTCTCGTTCTCCTCTTGCATTTGTGATATTAAATGAAATTCGGTTCTTAACATCGCCGGTAGTTAAATCGAAATCAATTCCGTTGATAAACCCCTTTTCAATAAACATTTGAAATAGACTACTGTATATCATCGTATAATTTTCGACTGTATCAACAACGGGTGGGTCTTTATCGACGGTCGAACCTGAACTTGGATCCCAAACTTTACTGATGTTGTTGTATTGCTTGAACACATCCGGTAGATTTTTTCTAATTTCAGCCGATTCATCACTGTCCATGTCGTAAATATAGACAAACTGTTCCGCACTGAGTAATGTTTGAATTTCTTGACCGACTTGTTTCGGATACACATTTTTATTCGTTGAATCAAAAAGAATATTATCTACCCGACGATGGTCATCCCCAGCTTTATTTTCATATTCTTCTTTTATTAATGACAGTATATAGGCCTCAAACCCTCCACCAGCACCTTTGTTTGGAATGCTATTGTAAATAATACTCGACCGAGCATCATCCAAGTTCTCTTCAGAAAGAAGAGTTGGTAAGAGTGTCTCCATTGAATAACTTTTGTTATACCAATCAGCCATAATCTTACTTCTTTTGACTTGCTTAGCGAAATCATGAATATTATCAGCAACCCACTTTAAGCAAAAACTGTCCTTGTTCGAGATAAACTTATCAAAGTTAGTTTTGTATTCACTGTCGCCACCACCTTTGTATTTCCGACGGTTATCGACAATCTTTAATTGTTTTTTCTTCCCACCTTTTACTTCACAGTGGTAATGGTCATCACTGATCGGAGAGTATTCTAAATCGATAACAGCATTAAAAAGCTGTGAGACCGAATTTAGACAATCAGTTGCAGCATTGCTGATTAGTCTCCCAGTTTCAATTGGGCTGATAGAACCATCTTGATTTGCTTTCGCCAACCCCAAAGCAACACACATCGCATCCTCAGCTGCCCGAAACAAAGGGAGATAAACGTCTTGATATTCCTTAAAATCAAAGAGAGAAACGACACCGTCTTTTTCAGAGACATACCCCAACCGCTCTTCTAAATCGGATGAATTATACTTTAACGTCTCGTATCTGACTTTGTCGCTGTAAGATAAATAATCAGTGTCTAATATTGGCACAATTAACTTCTTTTTATTTGCATCAATTTGTTCAATGTAATTATGAAACTCTGAAGTGGTTTCTAAACACTTATGAATGATATTATACAATGCATTTTTATCAATATCATAACTATTTTGTTTATCTCTACAATAAATCACCAGAGCATTACAGAGTATTTCGTCAAAGTTAATCGTTTGATTATAATAGACTTCCTCTTCTTTTTTTTCAATGATTTGACCATCTTTTAATGGTTGCGGTTCGACATTCAATTCTTTTTCATCGAACTTAACGCCATTGATAAACTTCATTCGAAGTTCGTCCAGATGTTCGTCATAGTAATTTATTATCGTTTCCGGTTGAAGAGACACACTGTATAAGGTATTATATCTGACGATAAACTCGAAATGTTCTTTCACAGTTATATCACGTCGTATGATTTGTTCGTAAATGTCTGTTTCATCTAGGATATTTGGCTGTGGGGATGATTCATCAGAAAATAATGATACAGGTGACCCTGGAATTGACCGTCCATAACACGGAGAACCTGGTTCTGCAGTATTTGCTTGAGAACAATTTGTATTAGAAGGATATTCTGGTGATCCAGGTGGTTGTTTATACATGTAGCTAACTTAATAACATACAATAAAAATAAATTACCCACAGCACTCGAGCTTTTAGACTTTACATGCTTCTTCTAAATCAACACCACAATTCGGGCATTTCTTCGAGGCATCCAACCATTGAAAGATACAGGTCTCACAATACATGTGCTTACAAATCGTCATCCTGACATTGGGGTTTCCCTTCATTTTTTCCAAACAAATCGTGCAGACTTCGTCACTGTCGATTGTATCTACAATTTTTGTCACACTTTCCTTGTCCTGAATGCCAACTTTAACCGAGCCCACCGCCTCTTGCAAAAGCAAATTAAACTCATATGAGTCCAAGGCCGATGCAGTGCCATACATACTTCCCGAAAGTAAATAGGCCAAATTATTCAATGGTGTCACCGGAGGTCTTGACCCCAAAATTGAGAAAAAGTCAAATGGGTTCGCCAGAACACGACTATGTCGAGCATTCGCTAAAACCCGGTTTCGGGTATCATTCAAATGATTTTCAACACATTCACGAAGATGACGTGAATACTCTAAGTAATTGACGTATTCTTCACAAAACTCACATGGCACCATATCACCACTTGCTTGTAAAATGACGTTGTCGTCCGTAGATGGCTCACTCGCCACTCCGTCATATGACATAATGGCCAGTAATGAAGGATTAATCAGTTGGTCTAGTGATTGAAGTGAGATTGGAACACCTCCAACCGTGAAATGGAAAGTCTCTTCTCCCAGAACAAAATTCGAGTTTTCTTCGTCATTTTCATCGTCAGTTCTTTCTTCGATGTCTTCTTCGATTTCATTGTCTTCCTCAATTTCATTCTCGTCGTCATCAACTTCGTCATCAACTTCGTTGTCTTCCATTTCAGAAATTTCACTCATATTATTATCATATGACGTTTATTTACAACGAGCGCCTTAAATGATGTATGCACTTAAAGCTGACGCGCTACATCGATATGGTAATACCTCCGCCTTGAAATTTACCTTAAGGCAATCGTTGTATCAAAAACAAGCGTTCCTTGACCACCAAACCAAAGATGATTTACGATGAATACGCTTCCTACACCGAAAAATACAAAGCCTCCTATGGCTCTAATGTCGTCGTTCTAATGGAAGTTGGTTCCTTTTTCGAACTCTACGGGGTCAATAACGAAAACGAGGTCTCTGGTGCCGATGTCTCAACTGTCTGCGACCTCTTGAATATCCAGATGACCAAAAAAGACAAAAGCGTCCAAGGAAACTCCAGGTCAAACCCTCTGACCGCCGGTTTTCCTTCCCACGTTCTCCGGAAATTTATTGACATCTTAGTCAATAACTCTTATACTGTCGTCTTGGTCGAACAGACCACTCCTCCACCTCGCCCTCGTCGTGAAGTGACCGCTGTCATCAGTCCTTCGACCTATCTCGAAAGCACGACGACCACCACCACTTATGACCGGAACTTGTTGATGGTCATCTTTGTCTCTTCCGCCAGTGATTGGAAAACGCGCACTGAACGTCTGACCATTTCGTGTGCCATGTTTGATGTCTCAACCGGTGTCGCTTACGGTTATGACTGTCCAACTTCAGAACTCAAAGACAACCAACTTCTTCTCGAAGACGCTTACCGAGTTCTCGTCACTTACAAACCAAAGGAAGTTGTTGTCTTCGATGACACGTCTGCCACACCGCTGTATAACGAAATCCGAAAGAGTTTGCAAGCTTATCAAGCCATGACCAACGCATGTGTTCATGATAAACTCGGGGAGCCTCTAACACAACCGGTGACCAAGAAGACTTACCAAGACGAAATCCTGCGTCGGGTGTATCCTTCAACCGGAATGCTCTCACCCTCTGAGTTTCTGGATCTGGAGTACAAACAAAACTTGCAGACGGCGTATGTGTATTTGTTGAACTTTGTCTATGAACACAATCCGAATTACATCAAAAATGTCAAGAAGATTGATTTTATCGAAACCGAGAACCGTTTAATTTTGGTTAATAACTGCATCGAAAATCTGAACGTCGTCTCCGGAAGTTCAAGCAAGTCGTCTCCGATGTCGTTGCTGTCTCTTTTGAACAGTTGCCAAACCAGTATGGGAAAGCGTCTCTTCAAAGAACGTATTCTGAGCCCTTTGGTTTCTCCGGACGAAATTCAAAAGCGGTATCTGTTGGTTGAAGGATTTCTGGATACTTACAAAGATTACTCTTCGATTTTGAGTGAAATCTATGACTTGGAACGCTACTTCCGGAAGGTCGATCTCCAGATGCTTCAGCCTGCCGAGTTTCCTTTTATCGACACTTCTGTTCTGGCGGTTGATAAAATTCTTCGTCAATTGGATCCAATTGCACTCGAGAACTTGGGTTGGACACCTCAACTCTCGGAGACACTTGCATCTTGGACAAAGTCTTATCGTTCAACTTTCAATCTGTCTGAGATATCTAAATACAATTTGAATACCATTGCCGGAAGTTTCTTTCAGCCAGGGATCTACGAAGAAATCGACACGGCCGACCAAGCATACAATAAGTCGCTCGACTTTTTTACCGGACTGACGAAAAATCTGAATGAACTTGGTGGTTCAATGGGAGTTGAATTTAAACTCGACTGTTCGAATGAACGGGAAGACTACAATCTGCAAGTAACGAAGAAACGTTGGGATACATTCCTCGCTCAAGTCGATAAAACTAAATTGAAGAATGTATTGTCCTCTTACGGAATTGACACATTTGAGGCCAAGCCAATCTCGACCTCGAACAAGACCAATTTGCGTTTGTCTCATCCAATTTTTCATTCCAAGAATGAAGCCATTCATCAAGCCAAGTCGGATTTGAAAGAACTGGTTTCGAAGAGGTATCTTTCAACTCTGGGTGAGTTTAGTCAATTGTATGGAACGACACTCTTCCGTGCTATCGTCGATTTCGTCTCCAAGATGGACGTCGCCGTCGCCTCGGCCAAGAATGCTCGGAAATACAACTACACCAAGCCAGTCATTACAGAGAAAGAAAGTTCCTTTGTCAAGGCCAAGAAGCTGCGCCATCCTTTGATTGAGATTATTCAACAAGAGACAGCTTACATTCCCAACGACCTTTCTTTTGAGAATGAAACTGGAATGCTGTTGTATGGAATTAATGCCGTTGGGAAGAGTAGCTTTATGAAGTCGGTTGGGTTGAATGTCATTCTGGCACAAGCCGGTCACTTTGTCGCTTCGGAGAGTTTTGAATATTATCCTTACAAGCACATCTTTACTCGTATTCCGGGAGGGGACAATATTCACAAAGGTCAATCGACTTTCGCCGTTGAGATGTCGGAGTTGAGGAACATTTTGAAGCGGGCGAATCGCTGGTCTTTGGTCATTGGTGACGAGTTGTGTTCTGGAACGGAGTCGATTTCGGCGATTAGCATCGTCACGGCGGGTATCTTGACTTTGGCTTCTCGTGGAACTTCGTTTATCTTTGCTTCTCATTTACACGAAATTTCAGAATTGCAATGTATTACCGAGTTGAATAATGTTGGGGTTTATCATATGGGAGTTCGATTTGATGACCGATTGGGCACTTTGATTTACGAAAGAACCATTCAGCCGGGAAGTGGAGAGACCTTGTATGGTTTGGAAGTCTGTAAGTCATTGGATCTCGATTCCGAGTTTCTCTCTTTGGCGAATTCGATCCGGATGAAGACTTTGGGACAGAATAAGGCGATTGTGGATGCGACTAAGAAGTCGAGATACAATGCGTCGGTCTTTGTCGATACTTGTGATATCTGCAAACGGACGGCGACGGAGGTTCATCACATCCAACAACAGAAGGATGCGAATGACAACGGTTTCTTTGAGGAGAATGGACAACACAAGAACAGTCGTTGGAACTTGCTTCGGGTCTGTGAGACTTGTCATGACACGATTCATCACGATGGTTTGAAATTGGGAGGGTATATGCAGACTTTGGATGGGGTCAAATTGATTACATCGGAAAATCCGACGACGACAACGGAGAAGACGGATTTGGGAGCGGTGGCCAATTTGGTTCGTGAGTTGAAAGGTAAGAAGGTTTCAATTCAAGGTATCATTGAAAAGGTTGGGGAACAGATGAATGTTAAACTAACGCGGTATCAAATTGGGAAGATAGTACGAGAGGCTTAAGGAAAAGATAAAGAAAGAATTAATAAATGAATAATACTCAAATTGCCGAAGACCTCTATTTTCGCCTCAATCAAATTAAAGACGCTTATGGATTAGTCGCAACAAAGAGAGGAAGAAAGGCTGACTTAGTTCGTTGGAAGATGGACATTGAGATTGATAAATTAATTGACCGATTAGAAAGTCTGTATTATAGATACTTTTTGAAAAAAGAAAATGTCAATCGAATAGAAAATGAGATTGAAAGAAATATAGTTGAAACAAGAGAGAATATTCGTAATATTCTACCTTTACTGATGATGATGCAATACGGTTCAGAAGAACCAGCTCAAGCCATAAACGCCGAATGAATTTTGAGGAACATTCGTTCATAGACAAAGTAGGGTTTATTTCCACAAGTGAGTAATGCGATATCAGCTTCAGTGATGGCACTGACAATCTGTCGAATAGAATCGGTGCTGATTTTCTTCTTCTTTTGTATTTTATTTTTGTTTTTGATATAATCCAGTATCAAAGACGCGGTGTCTCGGAGAGGAACATTAAAGTGAAGATACTTGTATGAGAAGGCACGGATGAAATCGATCAGATTCCATATTCTTATCCCTGGGTCTTCTTTACTTGTTTCGGTCAAAACGTCCATCAATTTAGTTAAATCACGTTGATGAACCGGAACTATTTTGTCGATGTCTTCGGTAATCTCAAGAGTGGATAACATAATAATCGAAGTGACAATGTCTCCTCGACTTTGTTCGACTAGGACATCGATAATCTGTGGGTCTTCTTCATAGCCGTGACGTTCAAAATACAATTTCAAGAGTTCTTTTTGGTAATTACCGTGGATGAGCATCGGACACCGAATGGCAAATAGACGACTTTGAATGCTTTCTTGAACTCGAGACATCGAGGTCGATGTAAAGAGGAACAAAGTCGTTTTGTGGTATTGTTCGACAATCCGGCGGAGTGAGAGTTGAGCCAGTTTTGACATACAATCAATGTTGTGAAGAATGATAACGTGTCGGGAATGAGCCAGGCACCGATTGGTGATAATTGGAACGATGACTTCGGTAATGGCTTGACGGTCATAGGCAAGTTGAGTGGCAACATCGTATTCGATGAAGTAGTCGGTGATGGCGAGAGGGATTTCGACTTTGTTGTTATTGACGGTTATCTTTTCGAGATGATTTTTTCGACGAAATGCTTGATGAAGTGGTTCGGTCAGCCCAAACATTTTAGCGATGAAGGTGTAAAGGTATTCTCTTTTCAGACTTCCAGCCGAACCATAAAAGAGCAGGTTGGGGCACTCAACTAAATCACCACTAAATGCATCGATGGCTGGACACGGAACAATTGGATAATAGACGGTATGAAAGTTTTGATGAAAGTCGGCCAGGGCATCGACAAAGTTCATCGTAAGCACTTTAAGAGAAAGTGGGTCAAAGACTTAAATCGAGTTCAATTTTGATGACAGAACAACAGACTGCGAAAGACTTTCGAATTTTTGGACTAAACTCAGATGCGACTTTAGATGACCTGAAAAGACGTTATCGGAAATTGTGTCTGCTGTATCATCCGGATAAAGAAGACGGTAGTTCGGAGAAGTTTATTGAACTGACAGAAGCCTATCAACGACTACAGCAAGTTTTAAAGTCGGATACGAAATCGAAAGAGACTCCGTCTTCCTTTGAACAGTTATACGAGACACTCTTTGATGCTTTACAGAGGTATATCGTTTCTTTACTCAAAGAAGGGGTCTCGTCAAAGAAAACGGTTGTCAAGCCAAAGACGATTGTTATTACAATTCGACCTCAATCAGAGGACATTTATCAGGGTCAGGTGACCAAGGTCTTAGTCAAAGTCTTGCGTCAGGAACCGGAACGTCGGTTGGTTTCAATTCCATTGTATATTAGTTTCATCCCTTTCAAAAGAAGTTATCTATTTCTGGGCTTGGGGGATGAAGTCGATGGGGTGCGTGGGGACATTGAGGTCTTGGTTGAAACTCCGACTGATTTTGTAATTACAAATGAGCACGAAGTGCATTGTCAAGTTTTAATTGAGGCGGAAGAATTTCTCTATGGATTTGAAAAACGGATTTCGGTAGTCAATGGTGTTGAAGTCTTAATTCAACGAAAGTCCTTTTTGATTGATCCGACGATGGAACAACGTTTTCCGAACATGGGACTGCTCTTAGATGACGAGGGTAATCGAGGTGATTTAGTCATAGAATTCAAATTAATACCACTTTCGGAAGAAGAGGGGGAACGTATTTTAGAAAACTCAAACTTTTGTCGCCATCTTTAGACGCAATGCACCATATTTCGTGATGAAGTTCGAAACTTACTTAAAGCTAAGCACGAGCTAAGAGAATATCAAAGTAACTCTTTTATCTCTAATGGCTCCTCAGAAGAAGACCGCTACCTCTACTGCTTCTCCTGCTCCGGTGAAGTCATCCGCAAAGGCTGTGGCCGTTGAGGCTCCTGCCCCCACTCCCGCTAAGACTGCTCCGAAGAAGGTGGCTGTGTCCAAGACTGCTTCGACTGAGGCGACTTCGGCTCCGACCACCCCTGCTCCGGCTCCCGTTGTGGCTCCTGCTCCTCAGACCCCTGTGGTAGAGGAGACTACTACTCCGGTGGTCTCTGATGCCGATGCTTTTGCCACTCAGTTCTCTTCTCTGCTGGAGAAGATCCAGAGCCTGTCCAACGAGCTCCGTGGTCTGGCGACGACGGTCAAGAACCTCCAGAAGGATCACTCCAAGTTCGTCCGCGAGAACTCTCGTAAGAACGCCAAGCGTCAGACCAAGAAGGTCAATCGTGCTCCCAGCGGTTTCGCCCATCCGACTCTGCTGTCCAAGGAGATGTATGCTTTCCTGGGCAAGAAGGACGGTGAGCTGGTGGTTCGCAATGACGTCATCCGTCAGCTGAATGCCTACGTAGTGGATAACAACCTGCGTGAGCCGACTGACAAGCGTCGCATCGTTCCGGATGCTAAGCTGAAGTCTCTGGTCAATGTCCCCGATGGTGAGACCCTGACTTACTTCAACATCCAGAAGTATATCAAGCACCACTTTATCAAGCCCACCACTGCGTCGGCTTAAATGATAAAAACAATTTTGTAATTCCTTTTCTTTTTATACATTTGTATGTTTATACAATGCTTTGAACTTTCCATCGACCTTGATGTATTTTCCACCACGTTTTCCGGTATAGACCACACGTTTGGCACCACCTTTGAGAACAACTCGCTCCTCGGTCTTTTTGTATCCTCCGAGAGCAGGCCTTGAAGGCCTCACAGGTGTTCCTGGTCGAGATAAACGCAATAAATTTTGGTTATTCGGATCGTTGTATCTCACTGTATAATTTTTATACCCTTCTACTTTTTCTAACTTCGACATAAAGTCTTCAGCGTTCTTTATGAAATCGTCTAAATTATATTCATATTGAGCAATTAAAATATTTTCAAAATATCTATATAATTTAACAAATTCTTTTGGTGTTTTAGTAAGATTAACTTCGCCATTCGTATTCGAATGTATTCTTTGCTTGTCGCCGGCTGGTATAGCGAGATTATCAATGATACGAACAGCATAATGGCTGATCATATTGACATTAACATGGCGGTGTAAATCCAGTTTATTAGTAGAGTTTTTTAAATCTTTGATTAAACGATCGATATCATCAAAAGTTAATTCTTTTGGAATTGTATTCATTATTTTACATTACAGCAGACTTTTTGTTCGAATCCGCTTAAAGATTGAATAGTAATAAATCCAAATGTCAAAAGAGAATAAAAAGAACCGAGGTCAATTCTATACAACGAATTCTTCGTATATCCTGGACGGATTTCCAGCGCCTCCAAATGGAATACGATGTATTATCGAACCGTTTGCTGGAAAAGGAGACTTAATTGACTGGGTCAAGAAAACTGGATGCACTGCCGAAATTGAAGCTTACGATATTGAACCCAAAAATGAAGGAATCCAAAAACGAGACACACTCCTCAATCCACCGGATTACAATCAAACTTGGATTATTACCAATCCTCCTTACCTCGCCAGAAACAAATCATCGAATAAAGAGCTCTACGATTTATACGAGACGAATGACTTGTATAAATGTTTTATTACCAGTGTCGTTCGACAGAATAATTGTCGAGGTGGTATCTTTATTATTCCGGCGGGTTTCTTCTTTTCACCTCGAAAGATAGACATTAAGTGTCGAGACATATTTCTAAAAAACTATCAAATTACGAAGGTCAAGTATTTTGAAGAGACAGTCTTTGAGGATACAACGACAACGATTGTCGCTTTCTCATTTGAAAAAGCTGAAAGAGAACTCTCAGAACAAAATATCGTTTGGGAACTTTTACCTTCTAAAATGCAAAAACGATTTCATTTGTCTGCGTTGAGTGATTGGATTATTGGAGGCGAGATTTACAACTTACCAATTCCGGAAAAGATATCGGTTCGTCGTTCGATCGAAGGACAGAAATTACGAGATAATGAACAACAACTATACATTACACTCAATGCATTGGATAGTGGAAAAAAGAAGGGACGGATTAGTTTGAGATACGATAAAGATTACATTTATCCAGCGAAAGAGTGTAGTCGAACTTACGCCACATTTCGGATTACTGGAAAGTCATTAACGGAAGAAGAACAAATCCAGCTCTGTCAGGAGTTCAATTCATTTCTGGAGCAAAAGAGAGACGAGACCTGGAGTTTGTTCTTACCTCAGTTTCGAGAATCAAAAGAGTATGCAAGAAAGAGAATACCATTTGAATTGGCGTATCGTATTTTCTTACATCTGATTCAACGTCTTTAAATTAGAAATACCGTATCTGTATGTTGTATTCTAAAATTTTCTTTTTCTCCCTAGGGTGATGACTTTTTGAATCAAAAATTAAAATGACCTAAAATACCTCAAATTTCGAAAATACACAGAGCACCCTGTATGTGTATTCTCGTATGTTGTATGTTATGTATTCTGTATCTGTATGGTAAATTGTGTATTTTAAGATTTAAACCAGTATTACCGAACTCATCTGTAAAAATACATTTCGTATTGTATTTTCATAATCTGTATCTTCTAAAAATAAGGATCCTCCTAGGTCAGTAACTTTTTTGAATCAAAAATTAAAACGACCTGAAATACCTCAAATTTAGAAAATACATTTCGCACTCCGTATTTCACTGTATTCGTATCTGTTGTATTCAGTATTCGTATTCGAAGAAGGCAACTATAAAAATGAATTAACTTTTAGTGCACATCCCCAAATGGTTAAAATCGGTTTAAAGAGGAAGACTGTCTATAAGAAAATGTCCAAATACACTTGTGTCAACTGTCTAAAGGTCTTCAAACAGAAATCTCATTTTGAAGTTCATCAGAACCGTAAAACACCATGTAAAAAACAAGCTTCGATCGAAGAACTCGTCGAACAAAAAGTTCAAGAAGCTCTTTCAAAAATGAATATCACGGTTGAAACAACCATACAAACCGCTCCAGAAACTGAACATGACAAAAAAGCTCTTGGACAATACTTCACCACCTCAGACGTATTACAACAATACGTCTTTGAAAAAGTCAAATACAAATCAAGTCGCCTACTCGAACCCTCTTTTGGAGCCGGTCATCTTTTGAAAAAATTCAAAGAATACGACATTGACTACCCGATGGACTGTTATGAAATTGATACCAAAATTAGACCAGTCATCGATTTCAACGAGCATCAAACAGTGAATTACGCTGACTTTACTCAAGAGACAATCGCGACTAAATACAAAACCATTATCGGAAACCCGCCTTACATCAAACAGAAAACTGGAAATTTGTATCTGAAGTTTATCGAACTCTGTTACAATTACTTAGATAACGATGGAGAACTTATCTTGATTGTCCCATCGGACTTTATTAAACTAACAAGCGCTTCTTCTATTATTGATAAGATGACCGGACACGGAAGTTTTACAGACTTCTGGTTTCCTCACAACGAAAAACTATTTGATGGAGCGAGTATCGATGTCGTTGTCTTTCGTTATCAAAAAGGACTTTCGAGTTCAAAAGCAAATGTCAATGGAGAAGAACTGTTCTGTAATGTCAATCAAGGTATCATTACTTTTAGTGAGACTGAAGTCTCTGGTGCTTCGATTGACACACTGTTTAATGTCTATGTTGGTCTGGTTTCCGGAAGAGACGAGATTTATCGTGTCCCTTTCGGGAATATTGAACTCTTAACTGACAAGAACAAGATTGAAAAGTTTATCTTTACAGAGACATTTCCGACCAATAACTTCCAGATTGACAATCACCTTCAAGCTCACAAGGCCGATTTATTAGAGAGAAAGATTAGGACTTTTTCCGAGAAAAATTGGTTTGAATGGGGTGCTCCGAGAAATATTTCAAGTGTCAGGAAGTTATGGGGTAAGCAATGTATCTACCTTAAAACAATCACCCGTCAGAAAGAAGTGGCATTTCTGGGGAAAGTTCAATATTTTGGAGGAGGATTGTTGTGTCTGGTTCCAAAGACTGAGATAGAATTACAAAAAATAATCGACTATTTCAATTCTCCTTCATTTCAAAAAGACTACGTATTTGCTGGACGTTTTAAGATTGGACATAAACAGATCTGTTCTTCTTACTTAAGAGTTTAATATAAAAATAATTTAAAACACCTACGCCTTAAAAATTGATCCGACATCAGCAGACGATATACACACGACCTCGATGGACTATTCAAAGAAAACTCGTGAAGAGTTGATTGGATTATGCAAGGAACAGAAAATCAAAGGGTATAGTGGAAAGCGAAAACCCGAACTCATCAAAATGCTCTCTGAGAATGGATCCCACCCAACTCACGACGACGCAGTTACGGAAACAAGGCATCTTAAAATGATTGACTTGTTTGCTGGAACAGGTGCTTTTACATTAGCATTTGAAAACTGTCAAATTGTCTTTGCCAACGATATGGTTGAACATTCAAAAAAGATTTATGATGAAAACTTTAATCATAAATTAACACTCAAAAATCTAAATGACATCCCCGTCGAAGAAATCCCACCTCACGATATCTTAACCGGAGGATTTCCCTGTCAACCATTTAGTATTGCCGGTCATCAAGAAGGGTTTAATGATGAACGTTCCAATGTCTTTTGGAAGATTTTATCAATCATTGATTATCATCAACCGAAATGTATCGTTTTGGAGAATGTCAAGAATCTGGTTTCACATGATAATGGTAAGACATTCGAAACGATTAAAGGTAATCTCGAAGAGAGAGGCTACTATCTTCGATATAAAGTTCTCAATACGTCGGAGATTACAGGTATTCCACAACATCGAGAACGAATTTATATTGTTGGTCTGAAGTCGAAAGAACAGTTTGATCGATTCAATTTAGATTTCCCCAAAATTGAAAAGAAAAAGGTCTCTGATTTTTTGGAGACAGATGTTCCTTTGAAATATTATTATACCGAAAAATCAAGCACTTGGGGATTAGTCAAAGAAAATGTGGTTAAGAAAGAAACTGTCTATCAATATCGAAGAGTCTATGTTCGTGAAAATAAGAGTAATGAATGTCCAACTTTAACTGCGAATATGGGAAGTGGGGGGCACAACGTTCCTTTGATACTTGACAGTTGTGGTATTCGGAAATTAACACCACGTGAATGTTTCAATCTACAAGGATTTCCGTCTTCTTATAAATTACCGGCAATGAGTGACAGTAATCTTTATAAATTAGCAGGGAATGCTGTCTCAGTTCCAGTAGTTAAACTGATTGCGGAGAGACTTCTTCCGTTGCTTCGTTTTGAATAAAGATATCTTCGAATGTTCCTTCATATATTTTTTTACAATAAGGTTCGATTTGAGGATGTAAAGATTCCCATGTAATACGAGGACGACGACCCTGTTTTGTCTGGTCTTCAAAAGTTTGCGTCTTACTCATTTTTATATTTTTCCATTCATTCGAAGTTCTTTTTAATGGAACCTGATAGAGTATAAAGGTATCGTTTAACCAATTTCTTGCATCGAGAAAGTAGATGATATCCCATTCCGAAGATGGTGTAAATGATGCAGGGGCATCACTTGTAAAGCACTTACATTCTTGTTTTCCTTCTTTTTCTGAGAGTAAATCACCTTTACAATTCCATCTCGATGTTTTATCGTTGAGTTTATTGTGAATTAATTGTTTGATAATATTTTCACTAATATCTTCTGGAATAGAAGGCAATCTGACTTTTATGCCGATTTTGATAGTAGTCTCGATCCGCCCTTTTACATATGATTGATGTAAAGCGTATTGTTGCTTTAGTAATTCTTTAGTGTAAGTGTCTGTATTTTGAGTTGAATGGGATACGACCTCATTTTTCTGGATCAAATCAATCAGTTCTTTTTTGTTCTTTCCAGAGAAGCCTTTAATCTTCTGTTCTCGACAAATGTTCTTGAGTTCAAAAACGGTCTTCTTCAAATAGTTCATCACGGTGATTGCATTCCACTGTCTGACACAGTTTCAAATTTCATCTAATCACATGTCTGTTCTCTAAAGTGTATATAAACAATAACTTGATGTATCTACAAAATGGACACCGACTTTTTCGAGGAACTGGTCGAGAAAAGTCTGACCGGATACCTCTACGATGTCGCCTGTGTTGTGCATCGTATGTATAAAACTAAATACACCTGTGCCAAGCTGAAAGGTCGTGTCTGGTTTATCTTTAATGACCATCGTTGGCAAATCACCGAATTGGGATTATATCATGATATCTCGATCAATGTCGTCCAGATCTATCAACGATTACTCCAAAATGAAATCTCCAAGCTATCCGGCTTTGAGAGCGAGTTCAATACTTTGACCGAACGTCTCGAGGTCTTAAAACAGAGTATGCTCTCATCGGAAGTAGTTTCGAGCTCGAATGAACCTTGTGCTTGTTCCGCAACAATCGTCTGTGGGCTCTGTCAAAATCAAAGTATTATCGAACTCAACCGGAGACTAAAGTATCTCAATAACAACATCGAACTCTCCAGAAAGAGACTGACCCGCATCGATACTCTAATCGGTAAATTGAAGAATGTCAATTACAAGGAAGCTCTTTGCAAAGAATGCATGTATATGTTCTACGACCCGACCTTTCTGAAAGCTCTGGATAAGAATAACGGGCTGGTCTGTTTTAAGAATGGGGTCTATGAAATCGAGACGAATACCTTTCGTCCAGGTCGGCAGGACGACCGTCTTTCGCTGGTCATCGACGAAGACTTTGTCGAAATGGATCCGACAATTCAAGAAAAAATCGAGCAGTTCATGACGTTTCGTCAAGAGACAGTCTCCCGTCGATCGGCACAACAGGCCAATTCTCGATTGCTTCCGATGTATTACGGTTAAAATTGTTCTGGGAAAATCGATCAACCTTCGAAAATTTGAAAGTGAAATAAAATGGTTTAAAGCTTTGTCAATCTTAAGAAACCAGACAACCAAGTCCAACTCAAACCAAACTTCTCAATGGCTTCTATCGTTCTTCCCTCTGACTTTGATATCTCCAAGCTCAAGTATGGCTCCGTCCGCACTCTTGACAACGGCGGTAAGATGGTCTATGTGTCCTACAATGGTAAGCCTCTCGTTCTCCAAACCCCGAAGATGTCCGCTCCGTTTGGGTTGTCCAAGTTGCAGTTCGATCCGACTGCGGATCCTAAGTATTCCATCGAGGTCTCTTTCAAGGGTCGCGAGACTAAGCCGTCTATCCAGGCGTTCTTTGACTTGCTGTCTTCTCTTGACAAGAAGAACTTGCAGGAGGGTTATGACAACAGCCAGAACTTCTTCAAGAAGCGGTTCAACTCGGTCGATGTCGTCGAGGCTCTCTACACTCCGTCTCTCCGTTTCGCCAAGGACAAGGCGACTGGTGAGGTGACTGACAAGTATCCCCCGACCTTCCGTCTGAACTTGCCTTACAAGGACGGTCAGATTAAGACCGATGTCTATGGCAACGACCGTCAGAAGGTCAATGTCTTGGATATGAACCTGAAGGGCTCTCAGGTGGTGGCGATTATCCAATGCACCGGTCTCTGGATTGCGGGTGGTAAGTTCGGTTGCTCGTGGCGTGTTCTGCAGATGAAGGTTGAGCCTCAGGAGAACCTCTCTGGTTATGCCTTCCGCGACACCGATGACAATGTCGAGGGTGCTCACGAGGACGTTGATGCTTCGGAATACACTCAAGTCAGTGTTCCCGCTCGTCAAGAGCCTGCTCCGGCTCCCACTCCGGCTGCAGTGGCGGCGATTGCGAGTAGCGATGACGAGAATGACGACGACGATGAAAACGAGGACGACGAGGGTGTTGTTCAGAAGATTGTGGTGGCTCCTCCGAAGCCAGTTCTGAAGCGTAAGCCGGTTGCTGCCCCGAAGAAGTAAAAACGAGACAAAACATTCGGACTTAAATAAAAAAAAAGCAAAAAACACTTTTTTCTTTTTCTATAGGAATTGTAAGCAAATGTATGTGCTACTGTTCCTCTTTATCGTGGCGGTGATTTATACGTTGTATGTCACTCTGTCGTCAAATAAAATCGAAAAGATGGTGGTTGAGAGTTCAACCGACTTCCTCGAAGAAGAGATACCCTTAGAAGAACGGAAAGCTAATGCCGAGAAGGCCAAGAAACGAGCTGAAGATTACGAGAAAAACATTCGGCCGATTGCTGAATACGGGATTGTCAAACCGACACCAGTTGTCTTTGAGAACGCCTATGACCCGACACCACCTTACTACCTCAATTACATTAATTCATCGACTTCTCTTCTTCCGGAGATTGATGAAGAAGACATCCCTGATGATGAAATGTCTCCTCTAAAGGTCATGCATCTGACAAATAATGATATTCATGACTTGAGGAACCCTGAACCGAAAATGACTACTGAATGAATTATTTTGTTTCAGATGTGTAGTAATCTGATGCAACAGGCAACAGTGAGTATTGATGGATTAGCTGATTATCTTTTTTTACGTAGTCCAAAGGATAGTATTTTGTATTTGAATATCAATGGCTTAGAAGGAACAAAGGATATCTTCTGTTTCTGCTTCGACTTGTTTTGTAAAGGACTGGTTCTCTTATTCGGTCAAGGTCATACCCGTGTTGCCGTGGATGACATCACACCTCAGCAGTTTGAGAGTGTGATTGAAAAACTCAAGTTGGCGGGTATCAAGACCCACATTGTCGTTGAAGATTTTGAGACTTACCGGATTATACATGATTTCTCAGCAGTCGAGGATCGATTTCTAAGTCAAATTCAGAAACCGACCATCTATGACTTGGATGAAAAAGAAAAAGAAGACCTCAAACGTTTAGAATATCAAGTCATTATGTCTGAAAGTGCCCGGACACTTCAAGTTGCTCCAGAAAATCTACCTAAAGTGACGGACTATAACTTTCGGATGGGAGTTGGTAATCAAGTCTATGTCATTACCTTTGAGTTACTACGGATTTAGTTAGAGCAGATACTTTTCTTTTTTCAAAGGCGGACTTGACTTGACTACTTTTGACCGCTTAATCGCATTCTTATTCATACAATAAGAATGTAAGAGTTCGAGACAGTCGCTATTTGGATCTGTTTCTTTGATGAAAGCTTCAAAGTCGCGAAGGGTTTCGAGACGTGTTTGAAAAAGAAGAGAGACCAAGGCATCCAATTGTGATTTCATTTTGACGAAAAACATTTGAATTGAGGAAAGTTCAAATTTTCAATCAAACTTTAAGACACATGACCCCTTCATCAACGACATATTATTCAATGAACTCTTAACTTCACTTCGCTTCGTAGTTTTTTTACCTGATCCAGAACTGTTCTTTGATGGAGTAACTGTCGGTAAAGGCACTGACTGTGAAGTTGGTTGTGGAGCGGAAACCGATTTCTGAGCGGAGTTCATATCGGCCAAAATGGCATCACTGTTGTTGTGGATGTAGTCGAGAATTTCATTTTCAATTGCCCAACGGAAAAAGTTGAGCTGTCCAATCGTGGTATGGATGTAATTTTGCTTATCGTAGTAAAAAACGATTTTGTCTTGTCTCCGAAAAGGGTCGAAGAGTTGTTTTGAAAATGCACGAAGTTGAGACCGATAATGAATATAAACATTAATGTATTCACCCTTGGCTCGGTTGATGACAACATTCCATTTCTTACAGTAATTAGTCACGAACCAATCAATCAAACGGAGAGAGATATTCGTCGTTCCATTGATAATACACAAGAGCGATTTCATATGAGAAGGCTTGGAGAAAAACCGTGATAAAGAGGCCAATAAAAGTTCATTGTGAATGGCTGATGTATGACGACCCTTTTTAGTCATTTTTTAAGTGAATTGTAAATACAAATTCCCTTTAAATACGCAATTCGTCTGATTACATAGGTCTTATATACCCCTTTTAAGTAAAATGGCGGTCATCAGTTCAGAGACAATTCAACAGTTATTCAGGACAAATAAAGTCTTGTTGGGAAAAGACCATCAAGGGACGACGTGGTATAAATTACAAAATAATAAAGACACGCGTCTCTATTACAATAGTCGTTCCCGACGATTTATCGCCGTCGATACAAGTGGTTCCGAGCCGAAAGTCTTTGTTAATTTGACATACAAAAATAAAAACTAATTCAGAGACAATCTTTTTACTCGCAACCACCGAGTTCCAGAGGACGACGACCCAGGTCAGGGTCGATGGTGGTCTGGTTCCAGGGAGAGACATTCAGTTGAGGGTTGGCGGGCTCAGAACGAAGCTGAAGGTTGGGGTTGCGGAGAGAAGAACCGATGGTGTTGACACCAATGTGGTAACCGGCATTTAGGAAGTTCTGATCCTTAACGTCACCTTGACCAGCGGGGTTGACTTGGCTCCACTTGTTGTTGGCGGCGTCCTTGGGAAGCAGATCCTCAGCCGTCAAACGGTCACGAGGGAAGCAGTCCTTGGGACGTTCAGCACCAACGGCGGCCGGAGCAACAACGGGGGCAGCGCTGGCGGCGAAACCCTCGTGCTTCTCCTCATCGACAGCCAGCTCATTCATCATGGTCTGGATACCGCCTTGGGGCATCTCGTTCTGGTAAAAACCTTCACCGGAACGCTTGGTCGAACGGTTGTTATAGTCATAGACGATATACAATAGAATTACCGCCGCCGCTACAATCAGGAAAAACTTGGCAAATTGATCCGCACGCATTTTACTTTATGTTATATATTTTTTGTTAAGAAAGAATTTTCATTCTCTATTTGAACGAAACGTTCATACACGCGGTTTAAAACGCGAACCTTTTCGTCCGTTCCATTTTCAACTACAAACTCCTGCAGCATTTTTTCAAACTGGTCACGAAGACCGTTCAGTTTCTCAATTGTCTGAGTGACTTCTCCCAAACGATTTTGAATTGAGGAATGTAAATCATTGTAAGTCGCATCAATAATCACCGGGTCACAGAACTCATCACTACTAATTTCACCTTCTACTTCTTCTTCACTTGAAACAATTGCATATTCTTCTAATTGTGGAGGGTCTTCAACCGTGACTTGAAAGAGGCGAAAGTCGGTCAATAAACGACCATCACTATTCTTTCTTAAGAAACCCCGCAGTTCAATGTCTAATGTATAATACCCAAGCTTTCCAAAATTAGAGAGACTGTCATAGGCTTCCCCAAATCGGAGATAAATGTATTTGTCTTTACCTGAAAACCGGATAAACTGTAGATTATCATCGAGATCGAAGTCTCCATTAATCGCTTTATCAATATTCTCCTGAAACTCGGCAAACCAATTGACGAGAGAACGAGTTCCGGATAAATGGATCGTTGTGAATTTAGAATGAACCCTTGGGGCTTTTGAAAACTGAACGTATTTGAGTTGCAACTTCGGTGTATTTCCATCGCTCTCTAAGAACTTATAATAGACACCATGTTTGTGATTGGTCTTTTGTAAAGAGACGACAGGAACTTGGGAAACATTCGTTTCGGTCGTAGAACAAAGATACATTTTGTATTTACGTCTAAATGTTCTTTAAGTAAAAACTGCTTTGAAAGCAAAAGAATGAAAGCGACAATGGAAGAGACGATTCAAAATCTGTTAAATCAATTACTGACCGTCGTCTCTAAACAAATCGAAAAAGAAGAGTATAAACAACAGATCCAGACCAAATTAGTTCATCCAATCTTAGAGTTAATTTATCGAGAAGTCCAACCGTATCTACTCTTAATCTTTGGTGCCGTCATTTTCTTGTTACTCATTAGCCTGATTATGGTCGTCTTACAACTCTTTTTGTATTTAAGAAAATGACACTTACTCTAACTTAGACTACCAAGACGATGGATGAAAGCACAATTAATTACGTTAAAGAGTGGGTGGATATTGATAACAGCATTCGTGTGAGACGTGAAAAGATAAAGATGCTCTACGAACGTAAAAACAAAGTTGAGACAGCGATTACATCGTATGTCCAAAAAAATAAACTCAATGACCTACATATTAATGTGTCGGATGGACAGGTTAAGTTTGTTGAGAAAAATACACTTCAGAATGTGACCCTAAAGTTCTTAAAGGAACAGTTAGATAGCTTCTTTCAAGAAGCGGAGGCTAAAAGAATGCCGATTAATTCGGAGAGCGTTTATAAATACATTGTCTCTCAAAGGAAGTCATTCAAGTCATTGGAGATGGTTCGTGAAATTAATCAAACTACTTCTTAGTCATCGTGAGGAAAACTCTTAAACCGGCTGTTCGAACAACGATAGACGTATTCAATTAGTTCGTCTCTGAGGGAACCGTCATAGACTATAGTTCCCTTAAATCCATAGACGACATTCATCACTTCATCGACAATGTCATCTAAAACAGTTTCGTATTTCTTTTCCCACTTTGAAAAGGATAGCGTTTGACACCTGAAATCCATTGTGTGCGTGTGTGTATTGTCTTATTTTTCTTCGTTTAAATAGTTTTAGATTTCATTACTTAAGGCTCAGTGCAGTTTTAGAGACTAAATCAATGCATTCGGAGGAATATATTATGGACAATTATTTTGACGACATTCTGGATCTTCACAATCGTCTGAAAGATGATTACCTGTATGATGGAATGTTCAACACCAGCACCACACAAGAATTATTTAATCTGATTGCGAGAAATATCGTCGTCAAGGGAACTTCGCTTCCGAAAGAAAATGAAGTGTCAGAAGCGGAGATGTAAAAATTATGTTTATATAATTTATAAAAAATAGTGATTGATCATGGACGCTGATGTAGTCTCTGCTCCTGTAGATGCTCACCCCGCTCAAGATGGTGGTGCTCGTAAGTCTAAGTCTAAGTCTAAGCACTCTAAGGGTAAGAAGCCCGCCAAGCGGGGTGGTAACATCGTCTCTGACCTGTCCAAGTTGGCGGTTCCTCTGGGTCTGCTCTTTGCCAAGAAGAGTTTGGAGTCTTTCCTAAAGAAGAGACAATCGGCCAAGCCCAAGGCTTCTCGTCCCAGCACTCGCAAGTATAAGTTGCGTGGTGGTGAAGGCGAAGGCGAGGTCTCCGGTGCTCTTGCCCAGGAGGTTCATTCTCAGCCGGCTCCCGTAGGTGGTGCCAAGAAGAGAAGGTCTCTCAAGAAGAAGAAGGCTGTGAAGAAGGGTGGTGAGGGTGTTGATGGTCTGGGTGATTTGTTCTCCAAATTAGAGTCTTCCGCCTCCGCTTTAGATCTTCCTGCTGAGCTCAAGGTCGAGGGTGGCAAGAAGAAGTCCGTCAAGAAGCCCAAGGCGAAGAAGCCCGCTTCCAAGAAGCATTAAACGTAAAGACCCTTTCTTAATTCCTCTAATTTTTCCATGATGTCTTTATCATAGAGACAACCTTTGCGTAAGTTCATCGAATGAAGTTTAGAGTAACCGATAATCTCTTCGATTGGAAGTTCGGGTCGAGCAATGACATTTTTGGCGACAAACCATAACTCGTCTCCAATCAACTCCGGGTCATTACTCTCTAAAAAGAACTGGTGGTCTCCGTAATGAATCGACTGCATTTCAGTTTAGTGTGTCGATACCGCTTTAAATATTTTCTCTGAAGAGGTCAAAGTAATTCAATTTTTAGGTTAAAAATGGAAGCTGTCATCGGTGCAAGCTCTCAATCCAAACAACACATCTATACTCTTGAACTGTCAAAGTATATCAACCCTGAGTATCTACCATTGATGAATGACCTCTCAAGAATGATTGCGATCCAAATTGTCATCCATCTGATGTATTTCTTCCGGGCACCTTCTGTCGCCGCCTTGTTTAGCGCTGCCTTTTTCGAACTACTCTTGTATATCGTTCTCGGTGTCATGTTCTACTGGCTGGTAGTGCGTAAGTTTGTCGCATTCGCCTGAGTTTAAATTGAATAATTTTTAATCAAACTTTAGTTAAACAGTTTATTCAATGCCCAGTGCTGCCGTCTGCTCTACCGGAACGAAGGCTCTGAGTAAGTTTTCAAAGATGCCCATGATTGTCATTGGTGCCGCGGTCTCTGTCGCTTTGCTTTGGCTCTATTACAAGCTCTCCAATCTTCAATCCAAATTCGCTTCAGAAATCAAAGACCTTCGCAACTCGGTCATGCAATTACAAGTCTGTGCGGCCAAAGTAACTGGCGGTAGTTCTCCTTCAAGTGATGAAGTGTGTTTTCTAAATACAGCCCCTCCTCGGGCTCCACTCCGTGATGACGAACTGTCTATCTGTAGCGAGGCGGTCAATGACATTCTGAACACGGTTCTGGCTCCGTCAAAAGAGATCGAGCCGGTAGTTGAAGAGACCTTTGCCCCACAAGAACAAGAACCCGTCGTCGTCACTGAGACGGAACCTTCTTCTTCTTCTGAGGTTCCCGAGTATTCGGAAGCTGACCTGAAGAAGCATACTCTGGAAGAGTTGAAGGCTTTAGCGACGAAGCTGGGTGAGAGCGCCAAAGGAAACAAGCCGGATTTAATCCAACGGATCTTGACGGCAAAGAAGAACAAGTAAGTGACTGCTATAACTCCCCTGTTTCTTTTTATTTTTTTGTAAATACATTTACAAAAAAAATGTTATATCAAACTAAACATATGTCTTGCCAAAGTGGTTGCCAACGTTCCTCTTCTTCTACCAAGGAAAACTGTCCCTTTAGAATGTCGGATGGTCGTCATTTTACCGATTACCGCACTCGTTGCTCTCAGACCCAGAGCTGGAGACAAGACCTCAACTTCCCCAGCAGCTATGACTTCCGGATGTATCTGACCCGGAATGCCGATAAACTGATTGAACAAAATAGTATGCGCGCCGTTGAGGATAACGCTTGCGTTCCTTGCTACGCCACTTCGGAGGCTGGGACGATGCTTCCCGAGCAATACATGATGCAATGCAGTGACCGTTCTTGCTCCTTTAAGGTCAATGACCCTCAAGGTCTGGGTCTGGGTCGCAACTACAGCGCTCCGGGTCAGAAGCACGAACTACCTGGTGGCAATCTGAAGGTCTATCCGATCAATGGCATTGCGGAGACTGGTTATGACAATTACGGCAAGCCTTTGTAAAATTAAATGCTTGAATAGATTAAAATGAGTTCTTCCGATGATTTTTGTTTTGTAGATGAAATTATCCAAAATGACACCCACGGCTCATTCGAACCTGATCTCACCCTTCGTCTGGTCTTTAAAGAGGCAGTCGATGACGGTCGTATCACGTATCTCGCTCCTGCCCCGGCCGACCATCGTGCCAGTTTTAGCGGATCTGGGTTGCCATTCGCTAACCCGTCTCAAGCTTTTGATGACACTCCGAATAAAGGAACCGCCCAGTTAGATGGTAATGCGGTGACTTTGCATCTGTATACCCCGAATGCTTATCACAATGACTTTTCTCGTAAAGTCGTTGATCCACACGTGAATGTTATGTATCTGTCAGGTGGTAAAAAAAGAGACATTACTATTCATTTAGGACATGGTATTCCTTATCGGAGTGCTCATTATCCGGTAGAACGTCAAGACGCAACTTTTTATTACAGTGATTTACCAGCCAGAAGTCAAGAAGCAATTCTTTTAGCCTCTGGTTATCCGGAAACCAATGAACGGCCAAAGACCTTTTGGGGACTGAGACCACCGCATCCTTAATCAAAACCAAACATCGACTTTAGAGTTCCAAAGAAGCCTTTGTTCTCACCATTCTTTTTGACTAATTCTTTTTCATACATGGCCAAAATCTGGTCATATTCCATTTTCGAATCGGAAGTTGCTCCAACTTTGTTCATTTTGAGTTCTGTATTTACAATTTTAGGCAAACCAACTCGCTTTATCGCTGGGGCGTTCGAAGGCTCTTTTCTTTCAGTGCCAGAAGAATAGAAAACACCACTTACCACCGCTGACCCATCCTCAATCTCTTTTGTCGTTACTTCAGATGAAGACAATGGTTTTTTCTTTTCTTCTTCTTCTTCCTTTTTCTTTTCTTCTTCTTTCTTCTTCTCTTCTTCCTTCTTTTTCTGTTCCTCTTGTTTAACTTCAATCGCCTTTAGAGAAGAGACATACTTTCCAATATTCATTCTGGTAAAAGGAGCACAATAAGGCTTGACACTGTTATCCTTGAGATCACAATGTTCAATGATATTCGTCAAACAAGTATCGGATGCCTTTTCTGCGATTTGAGTAAAATCTGACCAATCAGTAATATTACCACAGTCTTTGGTGCAGATGGTGCTGGTAAAGGAGCATTGTTTTCTTTTAGTCTCAGCATCGAGAGCGTCTTGATACTTTTTCTTCAATTCCTTCCATTTGTTCTGTCGATACAACAACTGTGCAGTGATGTGATCGTGAATGGATGAGATATCGGTTAATGAAAGTTCTTTGTCATAGACGGCAAACATCGCCAGATCCACATCAACTTCTTTCGATGGATTGATTTCCATATTCTTATTGCTAAAGACGATATCGCGAGTTTCAATCTTATGTGTGATAATTGGATTGGCGATTGTATCAACATAGAGATTGATATTGGCACTACCTCGAACCAAAGTGAATAGATGTGGATGTCTATCCAAAACTATCAATGGATCGGCAAATGAATTGTTACTGTAAGAGGTTGGTTTATCATTTCCATGTTTAATTGAAATCGTCGCTTCACTCTTGGACACACCTTTGACTACCAAACCAATACCATTCAAATGCGTTGTATTGGCATAGATATCAAAAAGTGATGCATCGGTCGTCGGGAAAGAATTAAAGGTTCCATACCAAGTAATTGAATAAGGACGATCACCCATGATACCAAGGTTCATACTTAGGGGACCCACACCTCGTTGTTGAAGGAAACGAATGCCTTTATTCCGCTGTTCAATGGCGGGCAAAGTATCCAAGACCAATTCTTTATTCAATTCAGTAGATAACGGAGAAATATTAACCCATTTCTGACTGGCTTTTGAAGCCGAAGTGGTCGAAAAAGTGGAATGATACATGACCAGACTACCTTTGATGTTATCAAGAACTTCGATATAATCTTCATCATCTGGAGTAGGTGATGGGACAGCTGGAGTAGGAGCAGGAGCTGGTGCAGGAGCTGGTGCAGGAGCTGGTGCGGGTGCAGTAGGTGCAGTATCTACAAATGCTTCGTAACCTTTGAGTTGAAAGGGTTCTTTTTTGGTGACAAAACGGTCTTGATTTTTGTAAATATGAATGACCGTGATAACAATTCCAATTAAGAGGATTGTTGAATGGATCGGTTTGAGCTCCTTTTTTGAAATGGTAATCAGCAAAACAAGTGTAATTACAAGCAACAAGATGATTTCAAATTGACTTGCCATTTTAATATTTAAAACTATAATTAATTGTTTCTACGTCTGCGTGTAGATTTGTAAATACAAAAAACTAAAGATAGATTAAAGATGGAAGGAGAATTGAAAACGATCACTATCTCGGACAAGTATTATGATGGTGGAAAAAAGAACTCTACCCCTGAACATGTCGTTCAATCTACCCCTGTAGCTGTGCCACCTTCTTCGGCTTCACAATCGGTTCAAGTTCATCAGCATCAGCCAGTTCAGGTCTCGGCCGTGACTCCTGGAACTGTGCAATCTCCTTTGTCAGCAAATGAGAATGAAAAAAAGGATGGTTTGCAACATATAGATTTAGACGATGACACTACTGACAGTGAAATCAGTAGTGACAGTAGTAGCGAAAGCGATGATGACTCCGAAAGCATAAAAAGTAGCAGCACCATTCAGACCGATGAGCTAATTCAGTTTTCTCCTCAGTATCATATCTTGAAAGAGTTCTTGAAAAAGAAAGATAGTGATGAGAACATTACAGACGTTCTGTATTCCATTGATAAGAACTTGAATAGTATCAGTGTCGCGATGTCTGAATTAAACTCGACTGTCGCGTCATTGACCAAGACTATCAGACGCAAGCACGAGCAGTAATTACAATTTAGGAACTAAATGTAAGTTCGGAATCGCACTCTTTTTTATCAAGATTTTCTTTTGGGCTTGTTTTGGTTTATCCATCACAAATGCAAATGATCCAAGAGCTGTCTTATTAATCACCGGTTCCGCCGGTTGTTCATTCGGAAGCATAAACTTCTTTTTACGAATGTATTCCATATTTTCTTCAAGAACATGACAGATATACTCGTAGCTGTCTTCCAACTGCTCCATCGAACTCGCACCGGTAATGATGATACAACCACTCTGAAAAATAGCAATCGTCGTTTTTTTGCAGTCGTGCTCAACCAAACCAGCTCCTTTCCCTCCACACTGCTCGTCTTCACACTGACAAATCCCGTCCTTCTTCGGATTGGTCTTGTTCCAATAATACTGCAACTTGACACCTGGATAAATACAGGGCTCATACGAACTCTTGTTGCCGTATTTCTCAATCAGACACTTGTGGAGAAGTTCCCGTCGGATCTCAAAATTGACACGGAAATCACTATTGATTAAACGGATCGAGTAATCGGTCAAAGTCATTGTGTCCGGGGTCGAGACAATCTCCCCACGTTCGGGATTTGAACGAATGGCTTCAATAAAGAAGTTAATCGCATCGATACCGTCTTCGATTGACTTGATTCCCGTCATCTGAACATTTCCGTTTTTGAAGATTTTGATGTTTAAGAAATATTCAGCGTTCTCCGAGACACGAAAGATTGCCGTCGCCTGATTATCAAACCGTTTGATTGATGCTGAAACACCCGTTGCCGTTTTGCTTTGCTGTTTTCTTCCCCGGCTCCGCTTAATTGCCTCACCCCGACTAAACGACTCACTCTTGTTGCTACCATACTCGATGTAATTGAAACCACGTTTTGCTTCCGACAAGGGAACGAGCTCCAATTTATCAAACAAGGCTTGCAAACAGATTTCGGTATTGACACATCCCGTTGCAGTAATTGTCGAGACCTTGTATCTGGTTGCGGTGAATTGTAATTGACTTTCAGTTGTTGCCATCTCCTTTTTCGTAAATTCAAAAGTGCCAAAAGTATTTTCAATTTTTCGAAGCTCCTTAAATCACTTTCCTTTAAATCCTTTAAATCATTTTGGAATAAAAAATATTTTTTATTCAATTTTTTATTCACTTCATTTTCTTCGTCTTGTTCGCTTTCTTGGTCTGAACCTGCTCTCCTGATACCTCGGCAGAGGTGTCCCGAGCCCGTGTGTACGCTAAATACGCCGTCTCGAAGTCGTTCAAGTCAGCCAACCACAACTGTTGCGGTGTCTGCTCCCTCAACGCTTCTAAGACCATCTCCTTCTCCATCACTTCTTTCAGTAATTCTTCCTTTCGCTCCTGGGTCAAACTGTAAATGGGCATCTTGACCAAGTAGTCATAAGACCCCTCATTCTCCGGATACTCTCCTGTCTTCAAAGCCGTAATAATCACGTCCTTCTTGACATCAAAGACAATTAACTTCTTAGCAATGACCTCGAGGATGAACCGTGCCTTAGCTCGCAAATAAAGTAGCTCTTTTTCCAACTTGGCCACCAGGCGTTCCTTCCGGGTCGTGTAAGCTCCCAGACGAACTCGGTAAAAGTTCTCGATAATCTCCATCGCTGAGCTGTAAAGCCGAATGACCCCGTGCTCGTCATAGAGATGCATGTTCCCAGTCTGCAATCCTTTGTTTGAAGACAACTTGAACTCGTTTTCAAACTTGGGACGACCATTCTTGTCTTCCGTGGTCAGCAGTTCCGCCAAGACACCAGCTTGAAAGTGCAAGACGAAATGGACATTGCTCTCCGTGTAATGGCTCTCGTAGTCCTTGAGAACTTTTGGGTTCTTCTCAATGTAAGTCTCGAGAAACTCTTTGTAATCACTCGTCCAAGTTCCAATCGGCAACTCGGTAATCTCAATCTTGTTCTCCGCGACCTTGGTGTAAAGTCCTCGGCTGACATAGCTGTTGGCAGTGTCGCGCTCAATGGTTCCCTTGAAACCATGATACCACGGTGACAAGTCGGTCTCGACTGACGAACAAGTCGCCAACATCTGACGCAAGACCCGAACAATCTCGGTCGGATTATACTGCGGAATACTGGTGCTAAAACCCGTCCCAATTCCCGATGCCCCATTAATCAAAACCATCGGAACCACCGGAAGATAATGCTCCGGTTCAATCTGCTCACCGTCCTCTTCCAGGAAGTTCAAGACTTCAGTATCCAACTTGCTAAAGACCTTGAACGCAATCGGATTCAACTCGGTGTGAATATACCTCGGACTGGCACTGTCCTTTCCGCCCTCGAGACGTGTGCCAAACTGACCATTCGGCATCAAGAGATTGATATTATTCGAACCAACAAAGTTCTGCGCCATCCCAATAATCGCTTCTTGCAAACTGGCTTCACCGTGATGATAGGCACCGTGCTCACTGACATAACCAGCCAATTGAGCGACACGAATCTCTTTAACCAAATTACGCTTGAAACAACAATACAAGATTTTCCGAAGAGAACGCTTGAGACCATCACAGACACTTGGAATAGCTCGCTCCAAGTTATAGACTGAGAAGTGGATCAACTCTTTATCGACATAGTCCTTGAAATCAACTTGGGGGTGATTGTAATCAATGACCGATTGCCGATTGTAATTGCAGATCCACTCCTTCCGATCATCCGCCCGTTTCTTATTAAAGGCCAGGTCAATCGCCTCACTCGAACTGGCTCCACTGTAGTTGTATTCCAAAGTCTTCAACTCGCGGAAGTAATCTTTAGCCTCAGCCGAGTTCGAAGTTCCCAATCCTTTGTAATACTTGATCTCCCATCCAGATAACTGACCGGTCGTCGGATTGACTGTCGCTTGAAGCCAGTTCTTGTAGTCAGTCAGATTGTAAAAGGACAAGGTCTCTTTGGAGCCAGAAATCCGCTTGGCCTTGACAATCGGGGTCAGCATCGAAGACAAGAACCCATTCGTCTTCATCAACGACGGCCAGAGAGTATGAAAGACATTGAAGAGCAGACCTTTGATGTGAAAGCCATCTTGGTCTTGGTCGGTCATGACCATAATCCGACCATAGCGAAGTGTCTCGACATTGTCATACTTCTTTCCACTCTCGAGACCAAGGATCTTTTTGAGAGCCGCCAGTTCTTCATTGGCTGTTATCTTACTGTCGGCACAGTCTTTAACATTCAGAATTTTACCTCGAAGGGGAAAGACACCGTATTTATCACGACCGACGACTGACAAACCAGCGATGGCCATTGATTTAGCAGAGTCTCCCTCAGTCAAAATCAAAGTGCATTCGGATGACTTACCCGTTCCTGCCCAATTGGCGTCGTCCAGTTTGGGGATACCTCTCAAGGTGGAACGCTTCTTACCATCCGTCTTCTTCAAGGCTTTCTCGGTTTCTTGAGAACTGATAGTCGTCAGTCGCTCAATCAATCCAGAGGTGCAGAGTTTGGCAATTAGTTTCTCGGAGACCTCACACTTGCTTCCAAACTTGGTCATCGGTGTGGTTAAGGTCTCTTTGGTCTGACTGTCAAAAGTTGGGTTCGAAATGACCGCCTTGATGAAGAAGACGAAGCTGTCCCGAATAGCTTGTGGCTTAACGATGATGTCTTTCTTCTTTTTGGCGATGACTTCACCGACCTTCTTGACGACTTGATTGACGATATAATCGACGTGCTTCCCTCCACGAAGTGTCCAAATTCCATTGACAAAGGAGATCTGGTCAAAAGAACCGCTCGAGACTGAACTGGAGACACTCGAAGCATCATCAGAACCGATACAAGAATCAGCAACAATCAGTTCCCAACGGTCATTGACCTTTTCGTAATGGCGCTTATGGTCAGACTTGCCTCCCAGATACAGATCGGCATAGGTCTCAAAGTTCTTGGCTTCGAGTTTGTTCCCATTAAAGAAGACCTTGACATCGTTCTCAGTCAGAGCACAACAATCGACGGCACGCTTGAACATCAAGGCATACATATCTGGAGACAGTCCAGGACACTTGAAACGAGCGTAGTCGGGGAGGAAGGTGATCTTGGTGTAGGGGGTTTTGGCACAGGCTTTGACGACGGGAACACTTTTGACGGACATGTTCTCGGTGAAGCGTTGGGTGTAGATTTTCTTCCGTTTAGCATCGACGGTCTCGATTTCGAAGAACTGGGAAAATATATTGCAGGCCTTGGCGCCGATCCCGTTCATGCCTCCAATAATGCGTTCTTCGGTGTCATCGTAGTTGGAAGAGGTCAACATATTACCCAAAATCAGTTCCGGCATGTAGATGTCGTATTCCGGATGTTTTTCGATGTCAATCCCGTCTCCGTCATTGAAAACGGAGATGACGCCAGTTTGTTGGTCGATATCGATGGCAATCTTTTTAACCGGACGAACCTCACCCGAAGCTTGTTTCAGACGGACGACATGGTCAAGGACATTGACGATAATCTCATCGTAAATCTTATACAAAGCCGGAATGTATTTGATTTCACGTTTGGTCATCTTTGTCCCATCAAAGACCCAGGTCGCAACAGTATCTTCCTCGACACTTCCAATGTAGGTCGAGGGTCTCAAAAGAACATGCTCACGTTGGTCGAGCTTGACGTATTTGGAAACGGCTTCGGTCGCGGTCGTTTTCTTCGGAGGCATCGTTGGAGATGGAGTTTCACTGAAGGTTAGTGTTTAAATAATTTTCAAATTTCACTTATTTATTTGTATTTACGGAGCATCTTCTCCAGATGGCTCTTCCCAATCAGACGGTCTTTGTTCTTGACCGAACGAGCCAGATCTAAAAAGGCGTTGTCCAGAACCTGATTGATATAAGCTGAGGCACGTTTGGCCTTGGCACCACCACCACACATCTTTGCGATTTCTTTGTTAGTCACCAGTTTGTTCTTCAAGCCACAACCGCCGACAATTTGAGAGGGAAAAGTATCAGGTAAGGCCAGACGAGTTGCATCCACGGTCGCCTCCGAACTGTAATGAGAAGGAAACTCCGAGACAAAGGTTCCGGGAGCCGATGGATTAAAATATTGAGCCGGCAAGACGGGAGCACCCAGCATACCACCAGACATCAATTTAGAGTAAGCTTTGGCACCAATCTTGGAGAATGCGGAAGAGACGTCGTCCAGATTACCGCCGGTCAGTTTATAAGCTTGCAGGTGTTGTTCAAGATTGCGTTTAGAAATATGCATCCAGTTTATAAGATAAGAAGAATATTTTGTTTCTTGACAGTAAGTAAATGTCGTATAATTACAACGGACGCATTGACAAGGTCTCTCCTGCCCCCAACGTTCCTCTCTTCAAAGAGAAAGCGGAAGGCAGTTCGATTCAGTTCCGAACTCAAGCCATTCAAGGAATTGTCGCTGAGAATGCGGTCTCAGATGTCTTCTTTGGTCAAAAGAATGTGGATGCCTTGCAAGAGGCGATACGGTATCAAGTCTATCTTCGTTCAAATAAGAAGTTTATCATCAGTCGTCAATCGGATGTCGAACTCCAAATCATTATGCGGTCGATTTATCTCCAGTATTCGAAGAACTTGCCTTTTGATCTGGTTGGACAGATCCAAGCTCTGAATCAAAAGGTCTTGGATTACGCGGTTCCAATTGTATTAACCGAGGTGCAACAGAGGGAGATGTATCGTCAGGACATTACTCGTCTTCCGATTCCGATGGAGAGAAGCCAGAATGTTTCTTTAGCGGGGACGAAGTTTCTTTATACAGCGGAATTGTAAATGCCAGTTTCTTTTCTTCTTTCTAAAATAAATATGCGTCTCTTCGGTGTTAAAAAGGTAGATGACCCCGGACAATCTACCATCTTCGATGCCGAAACACGTGCAGTCTTGTTTCTGGCATTGTGTATCATCTTATTTGTAGTCACTCTGGCAATTTATAATAAGATGAGAAGCACACATCTGTTGTTTTTGGGTCTATTGACTATCTTTGGGGTTGGTATTTATTTTAGCGCGATTCGGTTTGACAAACTGCGCAAAACTACTGAGGCGAGTTTGTTGACCAACGCTTCAGATGAGAGGATCCAGCTGAAGACATGTCCGTCTTATTGGCAAAGACGGGTCAATGGTCAAGACATTACCTGTGTCGGTAAGATTGACGCAAACACTGTTATCAATCCTCAAATTATTCCGGGCTCGGATCCGAATACTTATTATCCTCAAGAGATAGATTTGACAACTCTGAATATCAGAAACAATCAAGCTCTATGTGAAAGTGCTAAACAACACTCTTGGCCAGAAGCTTATTCCAAGTGTCCTTAAATTTGAAAAGACTTAAGACTTTATTTCTCTTATTCTTTGAATAAATGCAATCTTCAAAAGAATTTATTGGTAATTTTGGTATTACCGAAAAAATAATCACCGCTTTACGGTCAAAGGTTCCGGTCTTGTTATCCGGTTGCACTGGCTCCGGAAAGTCGTCTTTGTCTTCGATTTTGTTAAAAGAAGAAGGATATTCACCACTCGTCATTCATGGTTCATCCGCTCCGAGTTCGAAAGAAGCCTTAGAAGAACTTCTGAGAAGATACACCAATAATAAATCTATTGATGCCTTCTTCTCACCGGCGAAACGGGCGATTTTGATTGATGACCTCGACATTCTCTATTCTCAACTCCGTTGTGCGACGGTTATCACACCTTTTGTCAATGAAAACAAGGTGCCAATGATTTTTACAATCAACTCTTCAGAGGAGCGAAAGATTGGAGATTTGAAGAAGAAATTTACGGTCATCAAACTCGCAAAACCGAGTGTCAATGAATGCTTCCAGTTTTTCACCAATGGAAAAAAGTCGTATAATGATACCCACGAAAAACTGATTGAGCTCATTCGTGCAAACAAATGCGACATTCGAGCCATTCAAGCCAATTTAGAGCAAACTGCTTCTACGGGAAAGACCGTCGATTGTTTTCGAACTCAATTTTCTGAATTGGGTATCTTTGATACTCATGACCGAATTTTGAGTATCGCTTATCCACTGGAATCACTCTTAGAAATTCCGTATTCCGAAAACAAGGTGCTGTATTATATGTTGCTGGAGAATGTTCCGTGTGAGTTTCGGAAGAACCGAGCATCGGCGTGTAAAAAGAACCCGGTCGGTGTCAGAGATGACTACTTACGTCTCTTAGATACCGCCATTGCGACCGACAGTATCGATAATTTCGTCAATTCAAATATGACTTATTGGGAACTCTTGGAGATTACTTCTCATTTAAGAATGGGGTCGATGCATTCTTTATTGAATGCACATAAGCGAAATGAAAAAGGTGTTGTGCATCGACAATTCCAGTTTTGTCAAACACTGACCAAATCGGCGATGCGATACTCTTTTATGAAGAAGCAGAACACCTTTGTCTCGAAATACAATTTACCCAAACCAATTCATGCGATGTATAATGTCTGTCTTTTTGCCAATCTTCGACAGACAGGGAAAACGAAAAAGGCACTTCCGTTTGACCGAAGTGATATTGATGTCTGTTTTAAATACGGAACTGATTACGAACTCCTAACCAATTCGAAAGTGACAACTTGGCGGAAGAAATTAAAGGAAACAGTGATGGAAGTAGATGAACCGGTCGAGGAGTATGACGTTGAAAGTTTCATTTAAACGTAATATAGAACCGTTTTTTTTCTCGTAAATAAAATAAATCGAAATGGGCTTGTTCGACAGTGTATCACAAACGACAGGCATGGATACCTCGTCAGTCGGCGCAACTGTTGCCGTTGTCTTTGTTGCTCTGACGATTGTCTTTGTCATTGTGTATTTGTATTTGAGATATAAGGCGGGAAAGAACAATTATATTACTTTTGCATCAGAACCGATTTACTTGAAAAAGATGACAGATGATCCGTATCGTTCTTCAAACAAAATTCCGACTTTGATGAACGGGAATGAATTCACTTATGCCTTCTGGTTTTATCTGCAGTCTGTCCCGAATACCGCTGTCGAGAAGACTATCCTCCGTCGGAAGACTGTCAAGACCACTGGTGAAGGCGAAAGTGCCACAACAGAAACCATCGAGAGCCCGATTATCAGTATGCCTGCGCAAAAAAATCAGATGGACTTTAAGCTCCGGATGAGTAATGCGGACGTCGGAACTACTTGCACTGATATGACGATGTCGATCGATTACATACCCTTGCAACGGTGGGTGCATATCGCGATTGCTGTTTCTTCAGATTATGCGGTTATTTATGTCGATGGTGAAATTTATCGTGTCAAGAGTATCTCTCAAGAGCCAGCCTGTGCCACTGCGAATCTCAAGGGTTTCGCTGGCACTGAGGGAAATTTAATTCTTGGAACTCCTGATACACCGGTGAATGCCGCGGATGGCGCGATTAGCCGTGGTTTCTTTTCCAATTACTTCTTGAGCATTGAAAAGGTGCGTGAGCTCTACGCAGAGGGTCCCTACAGCAAGTCCTTCTTGCGGAAGGCGGGTATCCCGGTCTATGGTGTCCGCAATCCCTTCTATAAGGTTGATGAAATCAACATTTAAATGACCAAGTTTTCTAATTCTTTTCTTATTTGCTTAATCCATTTTGACAAATGTTCCATTCCTTTTTTTGTAGATAGAATGTGTAATGCGTATTCCATCGACCATCGGACAGAAGAAAAATGAGTTTTACTCTGAATTAAATTCAGATACACTTTGATCCTTTCAATCACCCTTGGATTATTCAAATCAGAAAGAATATCCAGACCCTCAATGACATTTGGATCGATTGGAGACTTGTAGGCTTCTTGGAGCGACAATTGTCGACGTTTTTCGAATGAGAATTGAATGTATCTTTCAAGATTTTTTGAAAGATGCTTTTGACAAAACTTGTATCCCGGAAACTGACAGACAAATCGACAATTTGGTTCATCACACTTTAAACACTTGGTTCCGAAACGATAAAGACGGTCACACAATGAACAGTATCGTGAGACCGCAGTCTCTCGGATATTTGAACAATTTTGACACCTCAAAAATGAGATGTCGTCCATTACTTAGAAACCGACAATTTATTTATCGTAAAAGCCAAAAACCCAATAATGACATCGACCAGGAGTATCTTCCATGCAATGTCAGCCCGTTTTGTAAATGCAAAATAAGCAAATGATGCCCACAGAAGAGCATGGACTGGTCGTAATGAGTTCCACCAGATACGGTCTCCAAAGACTTCCGCTCCGGTTTTTCGATATCCACCCAAATAGATAATCGTAAATCCAAGGGCAATGAAAAGCGCTGGAAGGCTCATATAGGGTAAGGCTTGAGGAAACTTGTAAGCGATATAAACCAGAAAAGAACGAAGTCCGATACACCCAAATAGAAATAGCACGGTTCTCTTCTGTTGAGTATTCATTACATTCCTGAAATAAAATATTCGAAATATCTAAAAAGGGTTCCAAAGATGTTCTTCGATGGAATGAGTAATACCAGTTTCATCATTGTTAGTATCGCTGTTCAAGCGGTCGTTTTGTATATAGTCTGGGAACTGTTCAAGTTGTCATTTGTCGCCGCGATGCGTGATCAGAAAGACGACAAGAAGTTCCCCGAATACTTGCGTGATAGCAAATATATGGCGATGATTATTGAGGGTATGTTGCCATTGGGCAATCAAGAGATTGTCATTGATACTGTCAATGAAAACAAGTTTGAATATATGTGGTTGCCTCCTTCGACTGACTTTAAAGGAGGTGCTCAATACACTTACAATTTTTGGATGAACAAGCACAAAGTGGCTGGGGTTAAGGACAAGATACTCTTTATGCGTGGAATTAACCGTTCGGACACTGTTCTTCGTTACGGTGACGTAATTGAACAGCATCCTGGTTATGAAATCGTGATGTGGAAGGACAGTCCTGCCGCGTCTTCACCCGAAAGACGTGAGTTTAAATCACAAACCGTCGAAACCTTAGTTAAAAATCCTTGTGTTCGTTTTGGTGAAGATGCAGATGAACTGATCATCGAATTTAACACTCTCAAGAACCCATTCAACAAGGTCGTTGTCAAGAACAAGCTGTTGAATGTCATCGGTAATGACAGTTGGTCAATGTATACAATCTCTTTTGAGGACTATATCTCCCCCAATGGTTTTGAATATGGTGTTTTGGTCAAATTGTATATCAATGCCAAGGAAGTTTATATCCATCGGGTGAAGAATGACGCTCTGCTGGTCAATGATGCTCCTTTGATCATTCTTCCCTCAAAGGGTCAAAGTAGTCAGCTGACTGGTAGTATTGCTGATCTTTCTTATCTCAACTACTCAATTGATGGTTCCGGACTGGATTACCTTTATTCAAAGGGATTTAATTCAGAACGTTTTACGACCCCGTCGATGCGTCGTCGTCAATCAAGCAAGAGAATGTATTTTGATATGACTATTTACAATGAAGTTCGCCAAATTGATAGTTTGTTAAAATAAATGGGTTTGTGTCGTTTTATTCGATTAACAAGACGATGAATTAAATGTAATTTTAATTAAAATGAACCAACAACCAGTCGAAGCCATTATTCAACGAATTGACACCAGTGCCGCCAAATTAGAAAAGTATCAAGAAAACACCAAAGTGTTATCGTCATTCACAACCAAGTTAGGTGATGCCTACACTGTCTCTCTCCGGTTGAATGTCGATCTAATTAACATCGTTAAGCGGTATAATCTCTTTTTAGATGAACTGGAGAAACTCTTCGTCAAAATTGACAATGACACTCTGATGACCTCGGAAGAGATCCGTGTCCTCAAAACTTTGACCGAACAAAATATGGTCGCGATGACCAAGGAAGTCGCCGATAATGCCAGCACGCTCGAACAGTTGTTCAAAAAGTTCGATGCTTCGAATGCACCGGACACCTCGAGTATCATCCGGTCTTTGTCGAGCATTCCAACCGCCAGTCAGCAAACGGTTTCTTCATTGACCGGTAGTTCTTCACAACCTTCGTCTTCTCCTCCTTCGTCGTCTTCTATTTTCGGAGGAAAGCGGAAAAAGTCTCGAGGAAAAAAGCATTGAAAAATTTGAATTTAAAGAAATATGATTACCCTCAAGTTAAAATGCTTCGCAAATTGAACAACCGGGCTGGAACTTTGGAGCTCATCATCGGATGTATGTATAGTGGAAAGAGCTCGGAGTTTATCAATCGTGTCCGTCAATACCGTATTCTCGGAAAGAAGACCCTGGTTGTCAATCACAGTAATGACAATCGGTATTCGAGTTTGGGATACGTCTCGTCTCATGACCGGGTTCAGATTGAATCGGTCTCTTTCACTCACGCCCGGGAAATTGCCGAACACCCAGATTATCACTCGGCTGACGTCATCTTCATCGAAGAAGCTCAGTTCTTTGATGACCTGGAAAGTTTTGTTGAACAAGCAGTCGATATTGAATGCAAACACTTGGTCATTTGTGGATTGGATGGAGACTTTAACCGGAAACCATTCTATAACGTCGTTAATTTAATTCCAAAGGCGGATGTGGTCGAGCGAAAGAATGCGTTGTGTGTCGAATGTAAAGACGGAACTCTGGCTTCCTTCTCCAAACGAGTAGTCAGCGATGAAAGTCGAACTCTTGTTGGTGCATCGGGTGTCTATACTCCCGTTTGTCGATACCACTTTTTGTCAAGAGTGTAAAAAGAAAAGATTTAAAGACGACCCCTATTTTTTCTTCTGTTGTCAAAAATTTGACGCTTCTTAAGTAGGTGTGATACACTTAAAGCTAAGCTCTTGAAAAGCGATTAGCAAGATGCCTCCGAAACGTGCGACCAAGAAAACTACTGTTGGATCTGAAATTTCCGTCTTAGACCATTTTGGAGTTCAGAAGCAAGTAGAAGTTCCTGCACCGGAACCGGTTGTGGTTGCTGAACCGGTAGTTGAGCCGGTTGTGGTAGTCGAAAAGAAGAAGAGGCGTTCGACAAAGGCCACTAAAGAAAAAATCGAGGCGGAAGCTCCGGTTCCAGTTATTTCAGAACCGGTCGTTGTGGTTGAACCAGTCGTTCCAGAAGAACCGGTGAAGAAAGCCCCGGCGACAAAAAAGAGAACCACCAACACAACCAAGAAGACGACTTCCACGAAAAAAACTACTTCAAAGGTCGTTGAAACAAGTGAAGAAGCACCTGCTCCGGTGGCGGTAGGAGCTTCTGACACCAACGAGAATGTCATCTTACAACTCTCAATCGATCCAGCCATCTTTCAAAATCAATCCGAAAATTACTTTGAAAACAAGTTCTTCGATTACGAACCGAGTATTCAAGAACCGGATGCTTTTGATGACTTTCAAAATAGCGACTTTATCTCCAAGCCTCTCGAGATAAAGGAACAACAAACAACCACAACCAAGCGTCGGGAGAAATCTTCCACCGCTGCCTCCGGAACTTCGACCAATGCTCAATCTTCCAGACAGACCGTCTATGAACATCTCTCCGAGTTCCTGGCCAGAGACGATTGGCCAATCAGCACAGGTATTGCCTGCTTTTGGTGTTGTAACGGTTTTCATAATCAACCTTTTGGCATTCCGATTAAATACGCTGGTGGAAAGTTCCATGTCTTTGGTTGTTTCTGCAGTCTGGAATGTGCGGCCGCTTACAACTTTTACTCACACGAAGTCAAGCATGACGTTTGGGAATCGTATAACCTGATTAATATGCTGTCCCGAAAGATTGGCTACAAGGATTACGTCAATGTCGCTCCGTCTCAGCACACGTTGAAGATGTTTGGAGGTTATATGGAGATTGAAGAGTTCCGTTCATTCTGTCAATCGAACAAGTTAGTTAATACACATTCGTATCCAATGGTTGCGATGGTGCAGCAACTGGAAGAAATAAATGATAACGACAATTTCTCAGCCCGGAAAAATGCTTACATTCCCATCGACAAACAGAAACTGATTACTTTGGAGAACAAAGTCAGACTTGAACGGACAAAGCCGTTGCATACGTCGAAGAATACGCTTGACCATACGATGAAATTGAAGAGTGTCGAGTAAATTATTCTGTTTCATACCAAACCAACTTCTTTTTTCCAGTCTTTTCCGAGACCATGTATTTTCCAACCGCATCACCAATCTCGCCGTCTTCTAATTTTTGATAAATGTTGTCGTCGTCATCGAGATAGTAAATGACCCCCTTAATTTTCTTCTCCACCACATTGTATTCTTCTTCCGGTTCCTCTGCTTCTTCAGGTGCCTCGACTGGTTCGGGTGCCTCGACTTGAGGCTGTTCTGTTTCCTTGATTGGCTCTTCCACATCTTGTTCGGGTTCCTCGACTGGTTCAGGTGCCTCGACTGGTTCGGGATCCTTCGTTTCCTCGACTGGTTCGGGATCCTTCGTTTCCTCGACTGGTTCAGGTTCTATTTCCTTGACAGGCTCAGGTGTCTCGACGGTTTCAACTTCCTCAATGGGAACGGGTGGTTCTTCTTTCTCAATTGGCTTCAGACTAACCACCGGAGAACGTGGAATATTTCTATTCGTCAAAGACTGCTCTAACAATTTAATCTGTTCTTTGAGCCGAATATTCTCATTGGTCATACTAATAATCCGAGAGACACTGGTGAAACTCTGATTGTCATCCTTTAGCTGTTGATTTTCTTCTTTCAACTTTCGAAGGTCGTTCTCCAATTGACGAGAATAGAGCTCCGACTGTTGTAGCTCTTTACGAGTTTGCTCAATCACGTGTCGAAGGTCATTCATTTCTGTTTCACAAACCTTCGATACATTTTCAAGTGCTGTTTTAATCTGCTCCATTGGATTGTAATGGTCTCGAAATCTTTAAGTCTTGAAAAAATTTAAAAAGACCATTCCTGAGCTGAAATTTGAATTTTCCAAGCATCTAAAAAAATAACAATCTCTCATGGAACTGACAAAAGAACTTGCGATTTCTCTTCTCAAAATATCCGATACATTTAAAATTCCATATGACGAACTAATTGCCTGTGTTCTCGGTGAAGACGACAACCAAGAAAAAACGACCACATGCACTAAGCTCAATACAATGAAATGTCTGGCCAAAGTCAAGAAATTAGATGGTAAAATCGAACAATGTTCCCGCTCTCAAAAGAAAGGGTGTAGTAATATGTGTCAAGCACATTACAAACAACATTTAAATAATACACTCAAATACGGTATGTATGTTTCAAATATTGACCTGGATATTGATTTAAAAGAACAAAAACCGGCAGAGATATTAAAAACTCTCCCGGTGGATGACATCAATATTATCCAAATCGACAATATTGAATATTATTATGACCTGATTTCAAAAGAAGTCTATGATATTCACTCTTTTCGAAAAGTTGGTCATTTGTCTCATCAAGGTAAGCTCCTCAAAAAAATTTAACAATTCGTGCGCTTCAATATACCACTTTTTTTTGTCCTATTCGACAAAGTAAGCTGATGAAAGTTTTAATCTGTGGCACCCATCCAACTCAATACAATGGATACTCTAAAGTCGTCTATGAACTTTCACGTGAGCTCGCCAAGTTTCAAGACATCTCAGTCATGATTTACGGTTTTCAAAACTACTATGACAGCAAGGAACATCAACAAGAACGTAAGCTTCCTCAGAATGTCGAGATTTATGACGCTTTCAAGAATGAGAACCCTCAAAAGCGTGGCTTCGGTGAAGACCAAATCAAAGACTTTGTTCTGGAGAAGAAGCCGGACGTGGTCATGGTTTATAACGACTTGGCCGTTCTCTCGACGTTCCTTGAACGCTTAAACGAAATACCTGACCGTCAGTTTAAGATTATCCCCTACATCGACCTGGTCTATCGGAACCAACGCACGGCTCTCTTGAAGCACATTGAAAGTAAGTGTGATGGGGCTTTTATGTTCACTAAGTATTGGGAGAACATTGCCAAATATCAAGGCTTCTCTAAACCGACTTATGTCTTGGAACATGGTTTCAACCCAGCAACGATTTATCCCATTCCCAAGTTAGTCGCTCGGAAATACTTTGGTATTAGCGAGAAAGAGTTCATCATTTCTAATCTAAACCGTAATCAACCTCGGAAGAGATGGGACTTATGTATCATGGCCTTCGTCGAGTTTATTAGCCGTCATTTAGGTGAGAATGTCAAGCTACTCATTGCGACAGCGGTTAAGGGCTCGTGGGATTTGCTGGAGATCTTCGTTTCGGAATGTCAAAAGTATAATCTTGACCCCAATGTCGCCAAACAGCATCTAATTATCGTTCAGAACCCACAACAGATGACTGACCGTGAAGTCAATATTCTCTACAATATTGCGGATATCGGTATCAATACTTGTGAAGGTGAAGGTTTTGGACTCTGCAACTTTGAACAAGCCGCTATCGGTATTCCTCAAATCTGTCCGGCCATTGGAGGCTTCAAAGACTTCTTTGACAAAGACACCGCTCTCTTGGTTCAACCCAAGTATTCGTATTATCTGGACTCTTCACATGACATTGTTGGTGGCGAGCCTCAAATCTGTGATACTCAAGACTATACCAACGCTTTGGAGTTGTATTATGCGGACGCTGATTTGAGAGCGGAACATGGTAAAAATGCGAGGAACAAGATTATTGCTAATTACAAGTGGCCAGTCTTAGCCAGTCGTGTCCGGAGTGTCTTACTTGAGATTATCCCGCCCGTTTTTCAACAAAATGACGACTTAACCAATCTGATGCCTTCTCTAAATAAAGAACCAAATGTTGATGTCAAGAACTTTAATGCCAAACCTCCGGCGATCTTCAAGTCGATGGAAGTCGTCGAGAACAAGAAGACTCCCTTTGAGGAGGTTGCCCAAAATCGTACCCTACCCGTTCAAGCTCCGGAACCGCCGAAGGAAGCGACGAAGGACGCGACGAAGGACGCGACGAAGGAAGCGGAAGAAGAAGAGGACGAAGACGATGATATCGATTTTGAGATGTTGGCCAAATTGAATAAGAAGATCTCACGTCTTCTTTCCAAACAATCGAAAAAGTGAAAATTTGAAAGGGTCAGCTCCAAATCGAAATTGACAATGACCTCTCTTGATATACCCAACTTTGTTCTTGGATGTGTTGCCCAAGAACTAAACAATGCTCTTGATACGATACTTCAAGACATCGCTTGTAAATACAATTTAGATTACACTGAACTACATGACCGGTATATCGGAAAGAAACTGAATGTCATTACGACCAAAGTAAGTCAGGTGACGATCCGGGTCAATCAAAGAAAAAAAGAGATTTCAGAAGAAGAACGATGTCTGGGACGAACTTGGAGTCAAGGTCGAGGACTTCAATGTAAAAAGCAGAGAAAACCTGGTTCAGAGTTTTGTTGTCTCCATAACAAACAAGCTCAGGAAGGCCGTCTGAAACTGGGACGGATTACTGAAAAACCTCCACCAGAGTTTGCAATTAATCCAAATACAAAAAAGAAATTGTATATCTAATTACTTCGGACATTGTGGAATGGTCTTCAGGGCACACTTGACTTGCTCTTCGGAAGCGGCACCCGGTTGAAACGGTGAGAACATCCAACCGTAATCCGGTGCTTGGACGGTTTCAACTGGCTTCCGATTACCCCAACACTCCAGTGGCTCTGAGAGAATGTCTTTTTTTCTGGTGTTCATGTTAAAAAATGCACAGGGATCCGGTTTGAATTCAAACTCAATCTTCTCTTCGCTACAAAAACTCGAGTAAATGGACATTATTTATTTACAGTATCCAAACAAAAATAAAACTACAGACATACGCTTTTTATATTAATTCTAAATAAATGACTAAGTTCTCTTCGGTCTCTCCATCGAAGAACTACATTATTCTCGTCTATGCGAATTGGTGTGGTTATTGCCAAATGTTGAAGCCTCAATGGGGTCAATTTAGACGTGAATGTCAAAATCTGCCTGGTCTGAACTTTTTAGAGATTGAAGACGCAGAACGGGCTCAAGCTCAGCAAAATAGATTTATCAATCAACTCATTCATGACGCTCATGGTTATCCAACTATTCGCTTTTACAACAGTGCGACCAAGAGCGTCTCTCAATTTAACGATGATCGCACCAGCGAAGCTCTTCATAAATTCGTTAAAAATCACTTGCCGGCAAAGAAAGTAGTAGCTCCTAAGAAGAAAGTGACAACTGGTGGCGCTATCAAGCCGAAGAAGGTCGTGTCCAAACCAAAGAAGGTCGTCAAGAAAGGTGGCTTTGTCCGAGATGGTGTTTATTTCGGTGACAAGTCGTATTCTTCATAAAAGAGAGCACAAGCGTAATGTCCATTTAACTGATTTAGTTTATTGGCATTCGAGTCATTAAAGACAATCCAATCGTCTTTATTTTTACAGATGGCGTAATAATGACCGCCTCCTAATATACCCTTGTGATTGGCGGTTGCTTTTAATTTATACCGATGTGGGTTGGAATATCGACTAATTGGAAAAGTTTCAATCATTTCTGGAATATCGACCAAAGTGTCATTCTTTAATAGACGACCGTTGATGACCATAAATCGCTTTAAATACAAAACGAGAACAGGAGGTTGTTTCCAAATTCGTGTCGTTTTCTGACTTTTAACAGACTGCTTACATTCACTACATCTCCAGGTGGTATCGCTTTCATTGACAGGTTCATCAATATACATCGCATCGGCAAGTGCTTTTTGGAGACTTCCAGTCTCTTGAGGAACAATTAATTCTAAAGAGGCGAATGGTTCATAATTTTGGTGAATGTAATTACAATTTCCGCAGACAATTTGGACAATCGTTTGACCAAAAACCACGTCAGTAAATGGTGAGTATTCTTTTCCGATGGTCTTAATCCATGCCGTATCACATTTCCTTTGAAGTCGTTCATACATAATTCCGGATTTGGAGTGAAAGGGTTTGGTTTGTGGTTTGGACAGGTCAAGTTCTTGTTTTAATTCGAGGTTGAGACGTTCAATAAAGGCAAGATAGACTTCATGAATGTCATTTTGGTCATGAACATCAAACCGATTACGAAAAGTTTGTTGAATACAATTGACAAAGTCTCTTGGAATCAGCACCTTTCCATGATTTTCTTGGATGTCCTGAAAGAGAGTTTGTAAGGCGCGAGCAAAAGTGGCAGTTTCGGGTAAGGTGATAGACATCATTGTCTGACGAAAAGTATTACAATGACGTAAGCATTGTATTAATGTATTTAGGAAACATGTATTTCCTAAATTGGCTAAAGCACAGACACTCATTTGACAAAAATGACATGGTTCTCTTTAAATGGACTGTATTTTCAACGTATTTTCCGGTAATCGATGTAAAAGATAATAATCAAAAGAATACTGACCGTTGCAATACATTTTTGAAGACAGGATAGTCGTTCGTGACCCCAGATGTAGGCGACGACCCAGACTAATAAGATAAAAAAAAGACAACTAATGACTGCAAATAGGTCATTTTGGATATTACTGAGAATACAGAGGTGCTCATAATCGACCCCCATTAAATTTTTTATTGAAATTATTTTTCTTATTGAAAAAATGTCTTCTCATCTTTCCAAAAGAACAAATGAGCTTCTTCAGCTCCGAGACAAACGATCGCAACAGCCTCCTTCGCCTCAGAGACAGAACAGTCCTTTAAAGATTGCTCCGTTGATGAATCCAATTCCAAGTTCGGTCTCCAGAGACGAGATTGAGACAATCAAAGCTTCCGTCAGTTCTTCACATCAGAAGTATGACCAGATTTATTCCGAGGTGGGTCGATACACCAATGAGATGAACGAACGGTATCTTAAACTTCGAAAGGCGGTGGCAGAGAATGCGCTTCAGCCGGAGATTCTGAAAAGATTGGATGAATTACAATCAACGGTTCAAGTCTTTCAAAAAGGTTTGGATGACCTTCATTCTTCGGTCAAGACACTTCAAAATCGATTTTCGGAGATGACGGATACCGTTCAGAAGTTAGACGAGATTAATGAGACCATGCAACCAATCTTTGTTCCACTCTATGAAAAGTATTCTGACCGAAAGGACTTTGTTCTTGGTTTCTTTAAACATCGAATGGTTAAAGACCAGAATGCTCGGGAAGGGTCAGATAATTTACATCACATTATGATTTCTCATGCCCGGAGTAAAGGGATTAAACTGACTGCTCGAAATATCATCAAGATTTTAAGAGACGAGCTTAATTTGAAAAAGGAACATACCGGAGACTTTTATTATTACGATGGATACAAGTTGAAAGAGTAAATTGGTGGTCTTCCCCAATTTGGATGTCTTATCCAGATGGGTATCTTATCCAACTTAATAAATAACATACAATTTTGTTGTATGTTGTATTCTGTATTTCTAATTTGGAGACTTCTCCTAGGTTAGTTACTATTTCAGATCAAAAATCAGAACGACCTGAAAACCTTCAAATTTAAAGAATACAAGAAACGGACTGTATTCTGTATTTCTGTATTTCTAATTTGGAGACTTCTCCTAGGTTAGTTACTATTTCAGATCAAAAATCAGAACGACCTGAAATTGTCTATATTTTGAAGATACAGACATACAGTAAGAGCGTATGTTCGTATTTCTAATTTGAAGACTTCTCCTAGGTTAGTTACTATTTCAGATCAAAAATCAGAACGACCTAAAATTGTCTATATTTTGAAGATACACGAAATCCATTGTATTTGTATTCTGTATGTTGTATAGATTGTATCCTGTATCTGTATTTGGACATCTTCCCCAATCAGGTTCTCTTCTCCAATCAGGTTCTCTTCTCCATTTGGTTTTTTTATCCAAACTACTTCTGTAACTCTGGAACCCAAAACGTAGTTCGACCGTCTTTCGCTTGTCTGGTCTCAACCAAATGACCCAACGGATCAACTTCTTGCTGATACACTTGGGTCTTTAGTTCTTTCTCTTGACGATACGCTCTCAACGTTCTTTTTCCAACTGATTTAATCGCTCTGAAAATCCTCTCCCACTCCACCCTCGAAAGACTTCCAACCTCTCGAACTGGAGAGACCCTGGCCTCATACAAAGACTCTGACTTCATCCAATTCCCAACTCCACTTATCACTTCCTTCTGCGACATCATCAAGTCTTCGATCTTCCATTCCAATTTTGACGGACGTAGTTCTTTGACCTTCTGATAAAAAGCGACGAATTTGTAAGAACTGTCAAACAAGTCCGGTGCCAAAGCATTCAGCTCTTTCATCACAACCTGACGGTCTTCAGTCAAAAGAAGCGTTCCAAAGTTCCGAGGGTCGATGTATTTCAAAAAGAACTCCAGAGTTCCCTGTTTATTCGTAAATTGAAATACAATATTCTCTTCTCTCGAAGGCGGTTCATTATCCACCACCCACCAGCCTGTCATCCCCAATTTAGAGATCATCGTCCAACCATCCTCAAACTCAAAGAAGAGAGCTTTCCCTTTGTTATAGACTCGAACCAACTTTTGCGGAAGTGTATTTACAAAATTAGTATAGCCATTTGGAACTCCATGACGAGTGTATCTTCCTCGTTGAATCTTAATTTGAGACAATACACTTCCTTTCAGTTCCCGGTTTAATTTTTGGGTCAGATACGATACTTCCGGAGCTTCTGGCATTTATATCTACAATTTTAATGTTATTTAAATCAAGTAAGATGTCGAAGCCAACTTTTACCCCCACCACAATTGTCGATACAACCAAAGCCGTTCAAGATATCACTCAGACCATTATGTTCTTTGTTCTGAGTAAATCCGTCGATACCAGCTCCGCCATGGCGTTGATTGCCAAAGGGATGGAAATCGTCGAAAGGTATCCCGGTCTCTCTTCCGTTCAGAAGAAAGAATGCCTCATCGCCGCCATTCAAACGGTCGCCGTCGGTGCGGATGGTATTGCCGGAACTGACGATGACCTAATTCCAAAGAGAACCGTCGATGCTCTCAATTTGATGCTTCGTGAGAATTTAGTCGAACAGACCGTCGATGCCTTTATTGCTATCTCCAAAGGACAATTCACCATTCAACACGCTGAAGAAGTTGGTAAATCATGTCTTGGTTGCTTCAGTAAATTACTCGGTCGTCAATAATTTCTGCGACCATTGTAAGGTCTCGAAAAATTTGACACTCGAAAGACCATTTTCGAGGTAGTCTCAACTCAGTATGCCTCTCTGCCAATCCTACCAAGCCAAGAAACTCCTTCATCAAGACATCCCCCTTCTCAATGACGGTAAATGTTCGGCGTTTGATACGGAACGTGGTATTTCGTATTCTACATTCAACGGTGAAGTGATTGTCTACAATGTCAATACTCACACCGAAATGGCAAGAATGGATACCAATCAGCCCATCATCGCTATGCACCTTGACCCGGTCGCTGAGTGTCTCTTCTGCTCCGGAAGATACGGCCATCTCTCGATGTTTTGCACAAAAACATTCGTCCTCCTCGCTCACTACAACATCGACGCTGGATGGGACATTACAACTACCGCTTGCTCTCTGGTTTCATTCAAAGACACTCTCTACGCTGGATGTGATGACATGGTCTTGAGGGTTTATCGCATTGTCAATACTCCAGGAGATTGTTATCTCCAAGAAATCGACCAACTCGACCTGATGGGATACGTTACGACCAGTATCGGCTCAATGGTCATCGACAACGAACGGTTGTATCTGATGGCTGATATCTCTTATCTTCATGCACCGGGAAAACCGAGTACTCGAACACTTGTTGTTGTTCCAGTCGGTTTCAAGAGTGAAATTCTCTCTGAAAATGAGATTATCACAATTGACTTTGAGATTGCACAGTTTCATGCTCCTCGCCTCTGTATCTACAAAAATACTCTGGCCGTCTCAACCGGGTATAAAGAACTCCTTCTGATTAACACCGAGACCATCAGCCATAACAATACCGAGTGGTGCTATATCGACGTTCCGTGCACGGTCAGCAACCTGACACTGGGGCAAGACAATACTCCTTCGGAAGGGATACTCTTTCTGACTGACGAGCAACAGTTTGTCTATCTGATTGACTTGACTTCTCCATTTGACGAATACTGTGATGTCTTCCCTGTTGTCCAGTCAGACAGTTGTAATCTGTTCTTCTACAATGACCGACTGTTCTTGTTGTCTGACACTTCCATCAAAGAAGTCCAGATGACCGGTTCATTTGTCCGCAAGACGACCCTCAACACCTTGAACGTTCTCCATCGGAGATGCAACAATAACGTTGAGGCCGGTTCATTCGGTCGGCTACCCGAAGACCTCTTCCAGAAGATTGTAAGTATGGTATAATTGTGTTTGTGTGTTGTGTGTTTGATGTAAGGTAAGACAAAACAAAATAAAAATAAATAAATTATTTTTTATGCTCCGTGAAGACAGTTTATTTCTTCAAAGAGGAACTTGGTATATAAAATCGGAGCCACCCGATTATAACAGTAATCTGCAACAAACTTTTTCCCATTTGGAACAATGACTTTTTCCAAATGATAACTATTGACTCGTGTCATCTGCTCCGGCACTTCGGTGTGGTGATGAATGTCGATGTAATGTTCTTCCGGCTTGAGTAGGTAATTATACCAGGATTTAAACTCGGTCGTCTTTCGAAGCAAAACACTATTACTACTCATCGCCCAAACGTCATTGTCCCATCGATTAACATTCCCCGGAATACTGAAAATAAACCGGTATTGAAGTTGTTCCGGAATGGTAATCCCCCGATGCATTATCGAAGACAAATTGTCGTAGCCAATCCCCCGCACTAAAGTCGAAGGATTAATCTGAACGACTGAGGTAATATACCACCGAGCAATATCTCGATGTTCTCTTGCCCATAAACATGCATTAATCCGGTCATTCTGAAAAGGGTCATTCTTACCCGTGGTTGAACCAGCAAAGATACTCGCATTGAACTTCTCATTCCATTGATATGGGTCAGTCGGTTTCCCCGTCAGAGCGTAATCGATAATTTGGTAGTAGTCGGGTAAGAGTCCTTTCGATTGACTGTCTTTTTTCGAAAAAACAAGGTAATTAAGCCGTTCCGGATGATGGTCAGCATCGTAGAGACAGATCTGATAATAGCCGGTTAAATTAATTCCTTTTTCGACATTGGGTAAAATACAGTTTGTAAAATACCGTTCCAGTATCTCGGCTCGTTCAATAATCTTCGGATACAACGGTCTGGAAGCGGTGACCGTGTATTCACCACTGGATTTTTTTTCCAGACGTAAGAAGCCACCATCAGTTGAGAGATCACATTCGTCCTCTTCACGTAGAGGAGTGATAAACTTAGCGTTTTCTTTTGCAATTTGATGGATCAAGTCAATTTGTTGCTGGGTCAAAGACATTTCACTTAAACCAAGTGAATGAAAAAAAGAGACACTAACAAACGACACAAATTACTTTTTGATAAACAAGTCTAACGTTGATTGACGATTGACCTTGTTTTCTAATTTTAACAGATACGGCTTGAACAACAGTTCTTCGACCTCTTTCTCTTTCAGTCTCTGCACCTTTTCCCTCGCCTTCTTCGGGGTCAAATTGTCTTTGGTGATAAAGCTCTGCTCCATCTGTTCATAATACCCAGCCGGCTTCCGATAGCCTTTAATCTGGTCAAGGACTAACGCATACAACTGAACAACTGGGTTCATAATCTGATTGGTGATATAAAACCCGTAGTCAATTTCCAGTTTGTTCTCTTCAATGAAGACCGGATGTTCAATCTTATCCCCTTGCAAGACCTTCGTTCCTCGAGGAGGCGGTTTTGTCACAATATAGACAAAGGGAATTCGGTCATTGACTTGAGGAGCCGAACCCGGGTCTCTCTTTCTCATTCGATCGACTAAGACCTTGTGAGCAATCTGGGTCGGGTTCTTGTAGCTTCCTTTGAGAGTTTTGGTGATAACGAAGTTCTCCATCGGATACTTACCATTGACGATGTCACCGATACATTTGTGAAAGAAGTCCAACGATTTTTGAACATTTCGCTCATTGAGAATAATCTTGATAATGCCACCATAGACCTCTTTGACGATATTGGCGTAGTCTCGACGTTTGAGGGCAATACCCATACTCTTCTGATAAAACTTGGTCGGGTCATGTTCATACAGATTACCGACATACCGCTTTTTCGAGAAGATGATAAAGGGGAAGAAGGTTTTCTCGTATTCCAAGTCATGTGGGCTTTTCAGAAGTGGCTTAAAGCGGTCAGAAGCATCGGAAGCCGTGCGGATACTATGCTCTAACGCTTCTTGACCCATCAGCTTGACCGTCACATTCCCATTTTGAATGTCGTGCTTCGGGAAAATAGCAAAGATCGAGTCCGTATTATGGACGATGAGATTGCCAACTCCCGCAGCAAAGTGATGGTTATCGGTGGTCAAGTCATAGACGTAGCCGGTGTAATAGGGAAGATAGTCAAGCGAGACAACCTCGTCACCGATAACTGGTGTATCTTCCGGTTTGCATTCTTCGAACCACGCCCACCAAGCTTGAGCCAGTTGGCTCTCGTCATCTCGGTCAAAGTTGGGTATTTTTCTCGGGAGAATGTCCGTTGGTAATTTATGATGCAATAAGCGAGTTCCTACCACCACGTCTTTTGGTGTCACAGGCTTACCTTCATCAGAAGAGAGAAGGGAATGGTCATCCGTCACATCAACCAACCCGCGCAATGTCCTCACCCGCACCATCTTCTTGTGCGGTGCCAAGGCGTGTCGGATTACCCGATGCAAAGGTGTCCAACCTTGGTCGCTCCAAGTCTCAACACCCTCCAACTCACAGGCTTCTTTCTCTTGCTTCCCGGGTTCAACACAAGGTATCCAATGGTCGGAACCATAACGTGTCGCCAAGTCGCTGATTGTGCAAATATCAAACTGACCTCTCACACGAACATAGACCGGAGTGTAGCTGGCAACACTGTCTCCATAAACGACTTTGGCCAAGTAATTCTCTTCCAAAAAATCCTTCGCCATTAAAATCATCTTCCGACCCGTTGCTGTCGTGCAAGCCGCACACTCCTTCATATAAATCGGACTGGTCGGAGCACCCAATTGTCCATACAACGAGTTCGCCGTCACCTTGTAAGCCAACTGCAGTCCGTCATACACCGCTTTGGCAAAGTCATCATATCGGTCACTGATACTAACGACATTACTGTAAGTCGAAACCGTCTTACTCGGTAAGGCTTTGACTTCCACGGTTCCGTCGTCTTTCTTCGAGACCAGACCATAGACGACTTCACCAGTCTCGAGTGTCACTGCTTTTTCCTCAATCTGCAGTCGAGTTGCTTTCCGTTGAGCCAGAAGGGTCATCAAAATACGAGGCATAACCGATTTCTTTCCTTCGGGTAATTGTGCAAATCGGCAGGTCTGCACCCCTATCTTTTTCTTCTTGTCCCCAACACCATCATACAAATCGAAACTGATATCGACGTATTCCATCCCGGGTAAGTTGTCATACTTTGGATCCAAGACAATGCTGTCGTGAGAGATGTTCTCACTAATCATACTCGATGGATACAGAGAAGCATAATCCAGAACTGAGACCGGGTCAGTATAGATACCCGGAACCGGGTCAAGGACAATCGCTCCTTCATAACTGTCGGTCTCTTCAACACTCGAACCATCGGGATTCCGAGCCGGTCGGATAGTTGGAACCATAATCCCGTCTTCCAAACACTGTTTAGCCACCAAACTGAAAATCTTAACACTCTGACCCCGCATAAAGATATACGAGAGCGGAACCCAACAGACATTCGCCATACCAAAGTTGTTCGGCAAAATGGACAGCTTGCTCATCAACATATTACACAAAACACAATCCTGAATACAATACTTCGCAATCAGGGCTCGGTCTTCCGGAGTTCCAAGATGACAGTCAAAGATCTGTTTCGGTGTGATGTCGTCTTTGGCCAAACTCCAGGTCAGTTTAGTCAGTGTCAGGTCAAGACTTTCGGCAATGGTCACTGTTGATTCCGCGGTATCAACCTTGAGCACCTTGTATTTGTTTCCATTACTCAACTTGACAAAGTTGCCATCAACAATCCCTTGGGTCGTCTGTAATTTGAGCACCGTCGTTCCATCTTCACCTGAAGACAGACCCAAGACCGAACCTTTCATAAAGGTATTGACGACGTTGTCCAGCTTGTAAGAGTCGAGTTTGTGGTCTCGCTGGACGACTTTCATCAAATCGATACTCACTCTTCCGTCCATCTGAATGACTTTCATCGTATTGTCACCCAGAGCTGAAGAGGACAAGTTCTTGATGACAAAGTCGCAGGGCACGTCTTGCAAACGACCCAGAAGCATGAACTCTTCCAAGCAGTTTAGTTCTCGAGCTCGTTCAACCAGATAGACCATATCAAAACCAAAGATGTTATATCCGGTCATGATATCCGGATTAACTCTTTGAATTAACGACGTAAATTCAAGCAAGAGCTCACGTTCGGTCGGACAACTGACAACCGTCACCCCATCGACGGGAGCACACTCGCCGAGAACGAAGATGGTCTTTTCAAAATCCAGACTTCCGAAACGTTGATGGACGACACCGATTTGAATCACCGGGTCACCTTCCAATCGTGGAAAGAGTTTGTCCATCAACCTCGTTAGATAAACGATCGTCTTGTCTGTCGATGGCGCACTTCGGGTTTTCTTCGAACCTGAACGCATACATTCAAAAGCATTCTGTTCTTCGGCCTCTTCCGGTTCATCGTCTTCATACGAAACGGATAACAAACCACCTTCAGCCGCATCTTCATCGACAAACTCGACATCACCCCGTAGAACTCGCATAAATTCGTATTTGTGGTCTTGAATCAGATTACGAATCGTCTCCACCGAAACCGCCTTCTTCGGGAAGACCTTGCTCAATCTTCCGTGTTCGGTATTTTCTGTCCGACTGGTATCAAACATATAGATCAATTCTTCGGCCAGAGCATCACACAGTTTGGCCGGAACTTTGTGGATTTCTTGAAAGAGCCGATGCATCTCGACCAGTTCCCGAGCTGATTTGGTGTAGTCTTTCTTTGGGACGGGGAAGTCTCCGTGACTACTTGTGCATTCCAAATCAAAAGAAGCGATAACAAAGGGAGCGGTGGAGCTGTCTTCGAAACCTTCAATCGAAGTCCATTTGGCAGAGACATTGACCGTATTCGTCGAGACGAGGGTGTCTTCATCAGTCCAGTATTTGCCGGCGGGAATGCGAACCCAACCACAGGGACGGATATTCCGTTTATGAATGAAACGAAGATAAGGCTCAATATTCGATTCGTAGAGTTGGAATTTGTGTTTTCCAAAACCAGAGACATAGACTGGATTGGAGAAGAACCGTTCGACTTTGCGTAGGCCATCGTGATTTTGAAAACGAATTCTCAGAAACCAGAACTTCTCGGCATTAGTGAAACCTCGGAGGTCTTGACCACGAACAACACGGATGTCATGCATAAACTTGTGATACCGCTTCAACGCCTCGTAGATATTCCGAACGTCTCGGTCGGAGACTTTCCGAGGGAGTTTAATATACATATAGGGTGTGAAGTCGGTGATATTGACCGAATACGTTTTTCCTTGACTGTCCATGCCGAACATTTTGATCAGGTATTTCTTCGGGGTGTTGTTGCTGTCGTCGCTTTCATTGTCTTCGTCAAAGTCGAGTTCGATGTCTCGAACATACCAATCAATGACTTGAAAGACCAGATCGGTCATCGTTCTTCTTCAATAAGAGGGAACTGTTTAAGTGATAAAGTTTCATCGACCAAATTCAAATTTTCGGCATCCAAAACAAAATACCTTTCATTTTAATAACGAACATACCAATGCAACTGATTGAGTTTCTAATTATTATTATCGGCATTGCTCTGGCCTTGGTCTATGTCAAAGAAAACTTTACCGAGGTTGAGTTTGTCAAATCGACGGTCGATGGCAGGAGTTATCTTGTCCGGAATATGCCGGATAGTCAAAAAGCGGCCGACCTTTTGGCCAGACTGGCAGTCAAGTTAGAAAAGCTGATTGACCATATGGTCGCCAAGTATCCGGATGACAAGGAGGTCAAATATATGAAAAAGAATTATGACCCGGAGAATATCTCCGAAGGTAGTGAGGACACAAATTATACCAGTTACTCAGTCAATAAAGGTGAAAAGATTGTCTTTTGTATTCGTTCCCGAGACGGTAAGAATACATTGGTCGATGAAAATACGTTGGTCTATGTGGCGGTGCATGAACTGGCGCATTTGATGACGAAAGAGGTTGGACATACCGATCAATTTTGGAAGAATTTCAGAAGGCTGTTGAAGGAGGCGGTGAAACTTGGTTTATACACCAAGGTCAATTACGCAGAACAGCCAGTGGAGTATTGTGGAATTAAAATTACTTCAACGGTCTTAAACTAAAATAGAAAACCCGATGAAATAAATTCTTTTTAAATTATAAACACAAATGGATGTATCTGGTCTCTTGAGCACTGTTTTAACTTTGGTTCTGATTGGTATGATCAGTTATTTTGTCTATCGGAACTACCAAAATATCACTAAGAACGAGCAAGATATCTTCATTGCGTCGAAAAAGTTTGATATTTCAGTGGATGAACTTTCAAAAAAGAACAAAGAAGTGGCTGAATATACCCGAAAAACGATGAAAGAATTTGATAATCAACTCAGTGGTGTGTCTTCTTCTATCTCGACTCAAACGACCAACTTGGAATCTGTCAAAACGGCAATCGAGGATTTGAAGAAGACCTACGAGGACGCAACTGCTTCTTTGGCCAAGAAGAACGTAACCGCTGAGAAATATTGCTTTGCTGGCAAAGACGAGAAGGAATGCTTTACCCATGAGATGCTTCTGGGTATGCTCAATGCGATGGTTAAGATGATTATGGGTGTTCAGATGCTTGCAGCTGATGTCACTGCCATCAAAGGTCAGCTCTCTAAGACAACCACTACTTCACCCTAAGTAATTAATGTAATCCTTTTTTCTTCTCTATTTACTGTAAGTATGCAAATGGACTTTTGCAATCTCACACCGATACGCCGGCATACACAAACTGTTGTTGTCTGGAATACTCCGACGGATCGGCTCGTGTTGGTCTTTGTCGGTCACAATTTTGATCCGGAATTAAAACGTGCCATTGAAGAAGGTTCCAAATTAGACGAAACACAAAAAGCTCGTCTCAAAGCCGAATTTGGTTCCACTAAGTATCTTAGTATTCCTCCGGCACCTTCTGGAACTACTCAAACAATTCGTCTGGTCGAACAGTTCGTTTTTGATGACGATACGTGTCTCGTTCTTCGCTGGAAGCTCGCCAAAGAATTGGGTCTCAGTTCTCCGAATGAACTCTTTCTTTGGAACTCTGAGAAGCCGATTGAATTAGAGTATCTCGATGCGATGCTCAAACCGGTTGAGATAACCTCCAATCCTTTCGAAGCTTCCATTGACCCACAATTTGTAAATGAAGCCGGTGATTATCTACCCACTCTTCAACTTTTGTCTCATGAAAAACAACTGCTTCAAGACACGACCGTCTTTGCGACAACTGCTTCAGCGGTCTATCAATGGCACAGCGACCCTCAAACGAAAGAGAACCGTATTTTTTATGGTATCATAAAAAAGTATTTCCCGGCTCTGAAAGAACTTGCTTCCAAAGTGAGTAAAAGTAATACGACGGTCTATGACGCTCTATCTAAAAATGACGAGATTGTCGCTTCAGTCTATTACACCCCTTTTGACTCGAAAAATATTTTACAATCAGAATGTGGAATTAAAAGACTGTATTTCCGAATTCGACCCAAACAAACTGAAACTCAACAGTTCGTCCGGACTTTCCCTTTGCTCTTTAATAATCTACGGGCATCGAATAAAGTTCCTTACATCGAATACCGAGATTTTAATAACAACTATTACAAAGTTTATAAACCGGCGCTCGGTTATCGTAAATCTGGAGAAGAACATAAATTACAATTAGAGACTTTGAAAGAATGGATTGACCCGAATAAGAAGGTGTTCAAAAAAATTAAACGGAATAACAAAATCGCTCCGGTCGGTGTCGATAACATCGACCGCCGGAACCGTAGTCTTCGGTTCAAAGTCCATTTTAAACACATCGATGGTCTGGATCGATATTTCACTGTTATTCTCCATGACACCGGTTTCTATGATATCAAGTTCTCACTTTCCTCCGACACTTTGACCGACTTGGATTTTAAAGAAGCACTCCAGAACACACGTCTTCTTCTCGAAGAAGTGTCTCGTTTAATCAGTCCCGACATTAACGGATACTTTTACATTTTGAATTGGGAGACTTTTCTCAATCCGCCTTCCTACGTTGAAATCTTAGACACCGAAGCCTCATTTAATTTGACCTTTGGCAAGAAGACAGTTTCATTTAAGAAGGCGGTGGCGTTGCTGGACGACCTTTCTTTCCTCGAGCCAAATGGAGAACAACGAGGAGAAAATTGTAATTACAAATTCAAGCGTGTTTCAAATTACACCAATATGGACAATATCGCCGAGTTTATGAATGCAAGATACACACTCCCGAAAGAAGAACTGATTCAAGCCATTCAGGAAGCATTTACAATTTCAGTCGAAGATGCGACCAAGGCCTACGAAGAACGAAGCGACCGTTTGCTCTTTGACGTTTATAAAAATGGAAAACAGTTTTTCTATAAACCGGAATTGAGTTCAGGTATTCATATTGAGATGTCTCGTCTGGGTGACCAGCAGATTAGTGGAAAACTGACTAATTTCCGAAGTGTCTCGGTTTTACACCGAATTATTAAAACGGTGTGTCTGGTTTGGACACCCAATGGACTACCTACTGTCTCTAAATTGACTAAGAAGAACCGTGGGGCTCTGGAAGAAGCGACGGTTGCCATGACCAAACCGGTGATTACTTTGAAAGCAGTTCAAGAGACAATTGATGAGCAAGAAGACGATTTCGGAGACTACGACCTGGATCTGGAAGTTGAACTGTCTCCTTCCATCTCCGCTCCACCAATCGAAGAAGACGGAAACGACAACGAAATCGAGTTTGAACTGGGAGGTGGTGCTGGAAAGAATACCAATGACCTTGACGACGAAACTGATAATGCTTTGGACTTTAATCTGTCTGACATTGAGAATGACGAAGAGAAACAGAAGAAATATTACAAAAAGATGTATGCCTCCATTTTGAAATCACTAATCAAAGCCGACAAAGAACTCTTCCGTTTCAAGACTGATCAGAAAAAGTCTTATCCATCGGTTTGTGGTGCAGTCGATAAAAGGCAACCAGTTGTCATTACCGACAAAGAGAAAGAAGAGATTGACACAAAACATCCTGGTTCTTATACCACTTATATCAAAACCGGAAGCTCTCCAAATCTGGAGAACAAATACTATTACATCTGTCCGAAAATCTGGTGTCCTTTGAGTAAAGTCTCTTTGACCCCGGAAGAATTAAAAGCCAATGGAAATAGATGTCCAGCCCCAGTTCGTGAACTGCCATTGATACTTCACAGCAACTACTGGACGAAAAAGACCACGGGTGAAAACGGAGAAATTCTCAAATCGGAACATGAACATCATCCAGGCTTTTTAAAGAAAGAGACCCATCCAGATGGTTTATTATTGCCCTGTTGTTTTAAAAAGGAACTCAAGACAACCAAAGAGATTAAAAAGCCGGTTGTCGTTATCACTGAAGAACCAAAGGAAGTCGAAGAAGTCCTCGATGAACCCGAAGAACCAATCAAATTGCCCGAACAACAAGTCAAAGAGCGCTACATTCTAAAAGAGACTGGCCTGGCCTTGGAAGAAGAACGCTATGGACTTCTACCCGAACATCTTGCAATGTATTTTAAGAGTGATACTTGTTCAGGTTTGGTCAAAGACGACACACCGTGTATGGTGCGAAAGGGTATTCGTCAAGACCCTCAGAGTTTTTTGACTTGTATGGTCTATTTGATGAAAAATCCCCGAGTCAGTTCGGTTGCTGATTTACTTAAAGTGATAGAAACCAAATTGACAGTCTTTGATTTCATGAAACTCAATAATGGCAATACACTCAAGACATTCTTTCATGAACACGAAGTCATTCATGAAAAAGAGAACTATCAGCGTTTCCGAAATTGGTTTTTGGATGAAAAACAAAGTGCTTACGTCACCCAGTTTCATATTCGCCGGATTAAAAAGGCGGTCTCAGAGATGCCCGACGCTTTCGACAGTTCTCACATTTACGCCAAAGAAATCCAACGGGAATACATTATTTACAATGCCTACACCAACTTTTTGTATTACCTCAACAGTGGAGTTTTCAAGACCCATGAAGACCTCCTCGATTTGTTTTCGAATAAATACGAATGGCTAAATACGAATGCGTATAATCTGGTCTTGTTTGAGGAAAATGCAGAGAGCACCGTTATGCATTGTCCGAAGTATATTGGCATCGGTTCGACCGTCGATTATACTCGGCCGTTTGTCTTTATCATCAAGACCGGAAAGTATTACGAGCCGGTGGTGCACGTTACCTTTCATAAAGGGACAGTCAAAGAACTGAGTAGTTTTAATTACAATAGTCATGAACTAATCCAGCGGATTGTTCATTCTTACATTAAGAGTTGTAAGAACCCAACCAATAAAGAGGTCAAGGAAACAAAACGATTTGTCAACAACCTGTATTCTCATGGTGTTGAAATCCAAAAGTATGTTATCAATACGAGTTTCAAGGTGGTTGGAATTTTAGAGACTCGGAATATCTTCATTCCGTTCCAGTCTCAAGTCCCTCTCTTAGATTATGGATTTGTTCCCGTCGAAAAGTTTATTTATGTTCAAGATTTATACACAGTCAAGACGACGGTCGAAGCTTCCGAAGTCAAGCGGTTTTTTGGGAGCTTGGCCAAATGGACGGAGACAGATAATTACAAAATCAAATCAACGATTCGAAATGAAGACGACCCGGACAATGTTGTCGCTTTTCGGTTGAAGAACAATCAGATTGTTCCCGTCCATGTCGGAAGTCAATTCAAGAACATTCTACAATCCGAATTTGATGACATCGATATCTTTATTGGTCAAAATCGGACGGAGATAGAATACGATACTTTTGAGTATAATGCGGTTTTTCAGAAGGTCATCCGGAGCATTCTTTTGGATGAAGAGAAAGCCAAGAAGCTGAAACACATTCGTCATCCTCAAAACCCTTTACCCGATTTTGTCAAACAAAGAATTCTGGAAACCTTGGTCTCCAGGCCAGACCTGAAACAAGCTTATATTGACAACATGGTCGATGAGTTGTTGTATAAAGACCCGTATTACATTTTCCAAGAAACATTGAAAAATGTTCGTTCGAATGAAGATGACATTGTCTTTGACCAATACTCGACCAATATTGTAGATGCAACTCATCAACGGTTAATTAATCCCTATCGATACACTGAAACTTCGATTGAGGACTACATTATTCCGGTGTCAGTCCGAGCGGTCGATGTCTCTAAAGTCTCGGTCTCGGATTTAGTCAAGGACAATTTGGTTGAGATCCGACCGGCGAAATGGCAAATTGTCCTTCCGACCTTTCAGATGTATATGCAACCGAAAACTCATTACGATAATGAGTATATCCTTGACCTCTTTTATAAAGCTTCTCGAGAGACTAAAACCCGGGTGACGAAAAAGGCGATGAAAGACTTTCTCCACGCTGAGATGGTCAAGGACTTTAGTCGGAACAAGACCCGTTTGATTCAAGAGTTGCTTTTGAATGAAAGCTTCTCTCTTTTGGTTCGGGAGATTACTTCTGAAAATCTTTATAATTTGATGACCTTGGAAGACCTACTTCGATTTGTCAATTCACCTTCTTACAAGTTTAGTTATTACGAATTGAAGCGTTTGGCAAAGTTAAATCGGATTAATCTGGTCTTTGTCGGTCGGCAAAGGAACACGAATAACAAGTTCCCGAATGGTTTCCGGTGTATCTACAATTCGTCTTTGACATGGATGTTATTTCACATTGATTTCCAACCTCAATATGAATACTACAGTGTTTTAGTCCGGGACAATAAACACATTCTCCATAGTTCGGATAACTTTAGTGTTGAATTTAATGAACAGTTAAAGGTTCATTGTTCGAAAACACCGAAACAAAAAGAAGCTGAAGCTTAATTCATCGCATTGACTTGTTGTTCCTCTGTCAGTTTAGTCTCTCCATTATAGACGTAAGCGTGCTTTTCATCGATTAAGACTTGGGAGAAAGAACGTGGGGTTCCATCATCTTGGTAAACGTCACAGAGAAGACGACCATATTTGTCTTCGCCTTTACAGCAGACCCAGACCAGAAAACACTCTGAGTTGAGAAGGGTTTCTGTCTTTGCTTTTGTTTGAACTTCTTCATTCCGAAGAGGTCGTCGTGTCACCAGTTCCAATAACCGCTTTCGAGCATTGAAAGCCAACTCTTTCAGTTTGGGGTCTTTCGATTTAATCTCACAAGTGTCAATACCAGATAATCGAACCTTGAATTTGTAATGAGAGCCGAAGACCGGTAAGATCACGGTCATCGTGTCACCATCATAGACAGAGACGACACGACCAGGGGTTTTGTAACCGTTGAGAGTAAAGTCGGGTGTATTGGTCAGATTAAACTCGTTTAGTTTAGAGGTCATTTTATCCAGATCATTCTTAAAATCCTTAAGTGCAGACGGACTTAAGCACTATTGAGAGCAGGCTTGATGAGGAAGAAATAGGTTCCCAAGATAAAGAAGTAGGCGACACCGGGGACGGGTGTCACTTTTGTGATTGAATACGAGACAAAGATGGCTCCAAGCACGATTAAGATAATTGGGATGATATACTTAATAATAAACGCTTTCATGTATCCGGTCACGGTGTTGTCAATAAAAAAGTTATAATTCGTCTTGTCAATTATCGGGCGACGCACCATCGGAACTGGTGTCGGATACGTATAACGGTCACTGTCTTTGCCAAAGGTATTCATTATTATATCGCATACAAAATGATAAGACAGCAAATGATATAACTATTGGTGTAGTATTGTAAAAGACTAATGACATGTTTCGCGTCATTGATGGCATAAACCTGACGGGAGAGCCACGCGTAGATTGCAAAGAGAACTCCATTGGCAATGCTAAACATGAGAGAGAAGGCCAACCACTTAAAATACAGTCCGTTAAGGAAGAAAGTAAATAAGTTTTCAATTTGGTGTAAAATATCGGGTTCGGAACCGTCATCACCACAATTTTCTCCGGTATTTTCGTATTCTTGGGGGACAGGGACGGGTGGAAGACGGTCGGCTAAGTGAGCGATTTGATTGGTGATAAAACTGTTCTTTTCATCGACAGGAAGTTTGAGATGGTCATAGAGCTTACCGAATGCAGTCTTTGAAAATTTATACATCATGGCAAGTATTTGCAAGTTTTTCTCTGAAAGACCTTTCAAACCAACATCCCGCATGACTTTCGCTGAACTTTTGAATAAAGTCTTCATTGACGTTTTGTAGCCTTTGACGTCCTTCAAAAATGGATGCACATCAGTGACTTCACAATAAAACTCATTAAAGATTTCGTCGTCTGGAGTATCTCCACAGTCGTCTTTCTTGTCTTTGGTGTTTTTCTCCTTCTTCTTCTCATTCTTTTTGTCTTTTTCTGCTGTATTTTCCTCGATTTCGTTGGTGCTATTTTCCTCGATTTCGTTGGTGCTATTTTCCTCATTATTCTTTTTGGTGTCGTCGGTGTTATTCTCTTCTTCCGTATTTTTACCTCCCTTTTGTGATGGTATCTTTGGCAAGCGTCCCACTTTCTCTTCAGCAAGAGGTGTGTTTTGTTTTTCTTCTTTTGGAGAAAGGGTCACCGTTGTGCAGAGTTGTTGTTGTCCATTTTGTAATGAGGGCGATGCTGGTTGCATTCCCATCGTAGCCCCCATATTCATCGGATACCCGGCCTGACCAATTTGGTTCATCATCCCAGACATTCCAAACTGTCCGGCTTGGTTCATTAGTCCAGTCATACCCTGTCCGGCTTGGTTCATTAGTCCAGTCATACCTTGTCCAGCTTGATTCATTAAACCAGTCATCATTCCTTGTCCGGCTTGGTTCATTAAACCAGTCATTCCTTGTCCAGATTGTAAGGCGGATAATGCCCCTTTCATTTCGGGCGGGAGCATATTTCCAGCAAATGACTTCATCAATGCATTCGGATCCTGTAAAGCAGCAAGCATATTCGCACCAGGTAGTTTAGAAGGGTCAAAACCGAAGGTGCCACTGGGACGAACAATTGCAACGACAATGGCCAAGACCATAAAGATAATAAAAGTCATTGAGATATTGAAGAATGCCATGTAAAAACCGACTAAAAAGACAGAGGACAACAACGAAACTAAAGGAACATCACCGGTTTTATTGGCTTCGAAAAAGTTGTTGATTTTGAAACTGTTCATTTTATGAACCATCTGTAACGAGGCAATCGTGACCATGGCGATTACGCTTTTTTGATAAAATCGTATCACACCGGGTGATAATGTCTTCATATGAGACCTTTACATAAACTGATAAATTTTGTGTATAGATGTTAAACGATAAGTATGTCTGCTCTTCTTCCTCTCAGAACAACTACTCCCGTCAAACCAGAAATGAAAGTCCAAACATTTTCCAATGAATTAAAGCTGTATTTTGGTTTGAAAGCTCTCCGTCTTCCCATTGCTTATCTGTCTTTGTCTCTGGCCACCAACTACACCAGCCAGATTTATATGGAAAAAGTGTTGATCAACAACGAAGATCCGCCTCACCTAATGAACTTTGTCTATCTCTTCCTGATCATCGATGCGATCTTGAATATCTTGCTAATCATGTTGTTGGTCTTTATGGAGAAGTTCGAGCTCTTCGGTGAAGGTGTCAGTGTCTATGGTAATTACCTGACCGACTACGTTATGTGCCAAGGTCTGATCGTTCTTTTGACTTCATTTGTCGCTAATGTTATGTATAGCAAGAAGTATTTCTTGTATAAGGATGATGGTCTCCGAGCGATCCGGGCACTCAAGGAACTGATGATCTACATCGGTCTGATTGTCTATCTCCTCCCGATGAAATACATTATTGATGGACTAATGCAACTGGTTTCAACTCGTATGCGTGTTGATGAAGCCATTCAACAGATGAGCAAGTAAATTACTTCAAACCAATACGTCCGACAAACTGTATTGCCGGGAAAAATGTTCCGATAATTGCAAATGGTAAAGAGATATACCCAACGGTTAAAATGTGTTTATAGGCATCATCTTTTAAGATTGTTTTTTTACTGTATTTGCTTTTCGCAAACCCAGTGATATACTTGTATTTCGTGTCGATATTGTCAGAATACAAAGCCATAAGAACGTAGATTAAACTGACAATCTGTTGAATGATTAAAGGCATAAAAGCCTGTTTTTTCGAGATATAACTAAACTCAAAGCTCTTTCGGAAGACAAGTGGGAAAGCCGACAACGACAACAAGACCAGAGTTAATCCAAATTGAATTGCCCAATAATACAAAACAACTACTTTCGGGACACGATTTTTCTCATCCCCGATGTTCTCATCACCTTCATCAAAGAGCTTTTCGATGTCTTTGGGTTTTGTATCTTCAACTCCGTCACCCATCAACATTGACATTCCAAACTCACCTGAAGATGCAACTTCATTCTCAATTTGGTTCATGTCTTGACCTACCCATAACTCTCGTTTCTTTAAGTCCTCTGGTTCTTTTAATTCAAAAATGGTTTTAATGATAAAAAATGCACCAATATTCGCAATGACGGTGACGAAACCAATTAAACCAACAATACCCGCATCTATTCCCAGGCTTAAAGCAATTTTAGCAGAAGCAGATTGATCCGATAACAATTCTTTGACAAATGAGTTCTTGAGATCACATTTTCTCTTATTGGTCGCATCAACTGAACTCTTATTGATTGCATTGGTCTTTCTTTTATTGATTTCCTCGATGAATGTATTACACGGTGCGTCATTCGGTGGTTGTCCGTCGATGGATGTCAAACACTCATTAAGTTTATCTTGCAATTGTGCCAAGTTTTCTCCCTTCTTTGAAAGTTGATCAGGCAGAGAAACATTCGAGTTGCTGGATGAAGATTTGAATATGTTTACACCGGGTAATACTTTTGATACTTCATCGGATAATGATTTGGTTAATTCACCTTTGACACTCAATGCTTTATCGGATAATGATTTGGTTAATTCACCTTTGACACTTGATGCTTTATCGGATAATTGACCTTTGATACCAGGTAATTTTATCCCTTTGAAGAGACCTTTAACTCCGTTCATGTCTTACTACAATTCGTAGATAAATTATTGTGCCTCGTTTTCAAACTGTTTAATTTTTTCAATGTATATGTAAAGCAGATGTCTCAAAACAAATTGCAATCACTCGAAAAAGACGTTGCCGGACTTCGTGACAGTGTCAGCCTCCTTCAAAGCTCGATGCAAACTCTAAACACCACTTTAGCACTTTTCATCCAAAGCCAACAACTTCCCAGTAAGCCTTCCCATCAAGAAGGTGTTGCTTCATCAGCTTCCACAAGTGTTCCTCAAAAGTCAGACACTACTTCTTCAAGTGAGGAGTTGCCTCCGTCTCAACTATTGCGCCGTGGAACTGCTATGTAAAATGTAAGGTGGAACATACGCCCGAACATTTTTCCGATAAACAAACCGTCGTATTGCCGACACATCTGTTTTCTTATGCAAGAAAGTAATGACCAGATACTTCAAATTGATTGCATCATCTAAAAATGTATAACTGACTGACCGATTGTATCCGATATTCAAGACCTTGAGAACTTTGAGACACGGATTTCCTTCAAACGCTATGTCGGTCACTAAATTCGCAAAAGGCATGACCAGAACTCGTAAGTTGGGTAGCTTGATTAATGAATAATCGGTGATGTTATGATTGGCGTATAAATTGAGTTCTTCTAATTTAGTTAAACCAGAAAGACCGAGGTCGGTAATCTGTTTATTTTTCGGAAGCGATAACCTTTTTAGATTAACGCATTGAGACAAGTGTCGGTCGGATAACCATCGATCCGAGACGATACTTAAGTTTTCTAAATTCTGCACTTGAAAGAGACAACTATTAAATGACCATCGATATAGATCAACAGTTTTCACTTTGGCAGAACACATCTTGGTAATGGTTTTCTTCGGAATGGTGCTGTCGATATAGACATTCAAATGCTTTAACTCTTGAAGAATATAGGTGTAAAGTCTTTTATTGACCAGAAACAAAACGGCCAAGTCATTCGGAGACAGAATGTCGTAGGTTCCAAGATATTCAATCACAAACTGGAGAATTTCCATTAGTGAATGATTATAAAAATTACTTTAAGCGTGTATTTAAGACTTCATAAAAACTTTGATCACCCACAAAATACAGAAGATTAAGACCGGATATCCAAACCGAACCATGGTCTCATTCTTCGCCGTCAAGTCGTTCTCCAGAATGTATTTCTTCAACTGATACTCCAGAGCCGAATGCATACTCAAACCAAGTAGCACCACCAAAGCCAGAACCAGGTATTTGGTCATATCCCGACGACGAGCCCAGAGTGAGTCAAAGAAAGAGGGTTGAGGCTCGTAATACTGCTGGCCTCCACCATTCTTCGGTTGTTGTTGCATCTGTTGTAGTTGCTTCTGAAGTTGAGCCATCTGTTGCTCTTGCTGGATCTGTTTGTGGATGGTATTGACATCATAAACCTCACTATTCGCCTGACGAGCACCGTTACCAGCAGGAGGAGGGAGATTGTTCTGAGGTTGACCGACACCACCACTACGAGGTGAAGCTGGAGGTGCAAAAATATCCGCCGCTTCGTTATAATAATCCATCGAATATGCTGAACTCAAATCCGTCATTCCTTTTACTTTTACGAGAAAATGTTCGTGAGTAGCAACTATTCTCTTTATAAAGAAAGATGAACATCGAAACCAATCTGAAAGCCATCGAACAGATTGTAGAGACCAAGACTGCCATCGACGCTCAAGAAAATCGAGCCCATCTCAATGCCACTCTCAACCATGTTCTAAATTTCATCAATAAAAACAATCTAATGGTCTATGGTGGAACGGCATTAAACCAAATCCTTCCGACTAAATACAAATTCTATTCCAAAGATGACGTCCCCGACTACGACTGTTTTACTCCCAAAGCCAAAGAGATGTCGATTAAACTGGCCAATGAATTACATCGTCTCGGCTACAAATACGTTCATGTCAAGAGAGCAGTTCATGACGGCACCTATAAAGTCTATACGGAATTTACACCGATTATTGATATTACACAAATCCCGAAAAACTTATACGAACGGATGTTGGCCTTGTCAAAGAAAGATTACAATCTCCAAAGTCTGCCTTTTATTCCGGCTCCCTACTATTATCTTAAGTTTTCACTTCATCATGAACTGGCTAAACCAATCTCTTCTTTGTCAAGATGGACAAAGGTCTATCAACGTCTTGTCCGGATTGATGAAAAAATTACGAATAGAATGATGAAACATATTCACTTTGATCACAATCGGGTCAATCTTTCTGCTAAAGACAGTCCAGTCATTCGTCAAGCAATTGATACTGCTTACGATTTTGCCAAAAAAGAGTATGTCGTTGTCGGTGGCAAATACGCCGCTTTTCGGTATCTCAAAAAGTCAAAGGAATACGCTAAATACAGTTGGTTCCATAAATCCGTTCCCTATTGTGAAATCTTCAGTGAGAACGCCGAAGAAGATACTAAAGCCTTAGTTAAGAAACTACAACAAGTCAATAACGATGCCAGTGTCTCCTTTAGCTCTCCGCCGGTTAAGGTCATCGCTTACTTTAACGAATTCATGCATGTCAAGACCGAACTGGTTCCCCAACAATACGATATCAAACTCAAGATTGGGAAGCAATCGCATTTGATTTGCACCATTTTCAGTCTGACCAAAGAGTGCTTGTCCTATAACCGTCTGAAGAATGAAGAAGTCGATCTGGTCTCGATTGACACTCTGTTCCGAATTATATTCGCGTCCGTCATCGCCAATAAGGCTTTCGAGAATGATATGTATTTGGGTTTGGCAAAAGAATTGATTGAAAATTATCTGCAGAAGGACAGAAAGCGTTTGCCAGCACAAAAGAGATTAAGCACCAGATGTATTGGAACAGAGATGACTTTACAAGACATCCGTGCCGAAAATTGGAAAAAACACGTCAAGCCAATCGTCTATATACCGGAATGAACTTTTTTTTCTTTTTATTTAGTAAATCGAAATCCGTCCTTCTCAAATGAAACAAATTCTATACGTCTTCTGTGGCCTCTTGGTTCTGCTAACTCTGATTAGCACTTTTGGCGGAAGCGTTCGTGTCACCGAGAAGTTCGTTGAGGAAGAGCCCGTTGAAGAGGATGAAGTCTCCGTTGATGCTGCTCCCAGAATGATGGAGACCTTCTATCAAGACGCTCTGATGACCTCTTCCGAGGAACAAATGGAAGAAGAACCTGTCGACCCGACGGTCAATATCCCGGTTGGTTCTGAGATGGATGTCAAGCCGGCTCCTCCGGCGGCTGAAGGCTTTAGAAACTTTGAGAAGTTCGAGGACTTCCCTGAAGATGCTCGCCCATTCGATCTTTTTGGCTGCCGTGCCAAGAAGGCTGAACGTGAAGACGAATTCGAAGAACTCTTCGCAGTCAAGCAGGAACAGCAACCCGCTCCTTTTGCTGGTGAAGGTGTTGTCGAAGGCTTCTCTGGTTGTATGTATGCCACTTGTGGTGCCCTCTAAAATTTGATAATTAATCTCAATTAACAAATTACAATTCAAGATGAACATTCATCAAAAGTTTATTGAAATCTTGACGAACGTCGTCTTGGAACAAAATAAACAACTGTTAACTATCATTTCAGAGAATGAAAAGATTAGCAAAAAGGAACTCTTCCGAAAGTATCTGGCTTCTAAAAACATGATCTCAAATACAATCATTTTGGAATACAGTTAAGCATCAGATACGTCTTCTTCGTCGTCGTCTTCGTCGTCTTCTTCGTCATCGTCTTCGTCTTCTTCAAGGTATCTTGAGTTTTGAATATACTCTTGTTCCCTTTTCAGATAGACATTCCGGAAACGTTGGTCATCCACATTTTCTTCGTCGTCATCTTCCAGCTCATCGGTTTCTTTTTCTTCCATGTATCGGAGATACTGCATAAAGTTCGGATTATAACTCGGGTTCAAACTGGATGGCTTATTCCGGCTCTTCGGACGCATGACCAAGTAGCGAACCACCACTAAAAGATGATGATTAATTCCTTTGAAGTCATAAAGCTCCCCACTCACCCTTTCAAATCGAAGAGTAATCTTTGACAACTTACCAATCGGATGGAACTCTTTAAAAGAAAACGACGAAAAGTCAAATCGTGTATCCGAATAACCGACGACACCGAGCTTAAAGAGTGCCAGTCCCGGAGCATTATAACCATACGCCGCACTTCCATAGACGTAATTTTCAATCTCAGGACATCTCATAATAATAAACCTTTCTCCGACCAAACTGACCATACCGGGAGAGGTAATTGTAAATGACTTATCCGCCAAATCAATTGACATACAATATTGATTTGATGTTCCAATCGAACTTCTGGTTGCTCCGCTGTCGGTCGAATAAAAGGCATTGTATCCAGTATTGCCATCATTTGGTGTATTAAACAAAACTGCCATTGCGACGTCATTACTGGTGCTGGTATCTTCCCAGACATACAGCCAATAAAACTGTTCGGACTGAAGTTGATACAAGACAAAATCATCATCCGCCAAAGTCGAATTGGAATACGTTCCGGTCAGATTGAGATAAAAGTCTAAATCGCCTTCAACTAACAATTCACCCGGTTCATTAGTCAAGATATTATTCTTATAGACCCGAAACTTCATCTGTGCCGTCGTTGGGTCAAATCCACCCAGTGCGACGGCTTGGACTTTGATTGAGCTGAGATACCTCTGACTGGTCGAATAAATCTTCTGAATGACAACACTATTTTTATTCACCACTTTGAACTTGGGTAGATTGGTTTGAGTATTTCCAAATGGAACTGACAAACTAAAGGTCTTATCCAACAAAATCAAAGACAGATTGTGTTGGCTTCCAATCGGTTGTAATTGCGCCAAACTCACTCCACCGTCCGATGAGATGTAAGCCAAGTATTCTGGATCCGCTTGAGATGGATTATTGTTCATAACGACTAAGGTGTCATTCGTATTATTAGCTGTAGTTTCAGTCAAAACAATCCAGTAATAACTCTCACGAGACAAATCGATATTGACTGTTCCTGGAATAATCACCGAATAGGTCGAAGTCGCCGTATCAAAGGTCGTCACCGTTCCCGAACTCAATGGACTACCTAAAGGACGATTGTTGGTTGGGTCGTGGGCGTAAAGTGAGTAATTAACTTGAGCTGAAGCTCGAACAAAGGTGCCGAGTTCTTTGACTTGAAAAGTGAAACCGCCGAAAAACTTGGCCGTCGGAACATAAAACCTTTGTAAGACTTGATTGCTCGTCGAAATCGGTGAATAAGAAGACGAATTGGCTAACTGTGAAAGTGAATAAGAGACACCGAATGGTGAAGTAATGGTAAAGGTTTTATCAACGTAAGTCAGGGACAAATTAAACTGCTGATTATTCGTCAGCGGAGTTCGGGTCGCTCCGCTGTCATTGGAAGTGTAAGCGACAAATCCCGAAGTGAGACTGGCCGGTGAGTTATAAAAGAGACCCAGTGCATTGACTGGATTGGTATTCGTAGTTGTGCTAAAAATGTAGAGCCAATAGACTGTGTCTTGAGACAATAAAACCGATGACCCACTAAAATCTGCGGTCAGTTGATTGGATGCATTCAACGCGCCCGAGAATGAACCGGATTTGATAATCGTATTCGTGGGTTCATCGGTGATTGTATTGTGTGCGACAATTTTAAACTGTAATTGTGTATTGGTGGCCGAAAAGGCTCCTCGCTCGATAACTTGGACGGTCACTTTTCCCAGATATTTTTCCTCCGTATTGACAAACCTCTGGATCGCCTGGACATTACTCACCATCGCCAAGTTCGATGGAATGGTGGTATTGACAAAAGACAGAATGTAATTATTGCCAAATGGGTCGGAGAGTGTCGTCGTCGAAGTTGTATTGGAGACACTCCCATATAATTGTTCATTGTTCTCTTCGTTGGTAATTTTGGTGTATAAAGTTGGTTGGTCACTTCTGGAGAGTAAATCAAAACCAATCACGTCGGCGATGGTCGAGTTTTTCATATCGAACACAAATGGACTTGAACTTGTAAAAACCAACTCCGATTTACCCTCACCAGCTTTGGTCGCTTGGATTGAATATCGAATACCATCGACTGGGTCTTGTAGATTAGTCATTTGACTGGTCAGCTCACCCACCATCTGATCGACATTGTAATCACGAGTGCTCAAATTAACCGTAAATAACAAATCCTTCGCCCGAGTTCCAATGCCAAGCACCAGCTTATTCTTATGAACATCAACATTATACATCGTCCTCGGGACTGAAGCATCAATAATGTCTAAACCATAGACATTTGTAAATGGTTCATGAAAATTGACAACGTATTCCGATGGTGTTGGATAAGCGGTCTTGTCTCGAGATGCACTATCGATGAAGAGGACTTTATTTTCTTTGATACCATGTTCGTATAAGTAATCGATGTCCTCAACCGGCATGACTTTAATTAACAAAGACACCGAACCTTTATATAAAAGTTAGACAATGGGTAGTCTCATTGAACTCTTTTAATCGACGGGTCGTATCTTATCCAAGCTCTATATAAAGGCAATCCGCTAAAGTAGATACAATTCCGAAATGACAAGTATCGACTTGCGAGTAAATGAAATTACAGAGAACGACCCTGTCGCCAGACAACCGCGTCATGCAAAAATTGAACTCAAGCCTCACCAACTGGCTTTATTACAGAGATGTATCGACTATGAAACAAAACCCATTCATTTAAAAAATGTTCTGGCCGCTAATTACGGTAATCTGGGTGTAGTCGGAGAACAAGACGTAATGACTACCGATGTTGGGATTATTGGAGATAAAGTTGGAGCTGGAAAGTCCTATGTCGTCTTGTCTTTGGCTTCTCAAGAAAATATCCCTTCAAAAACACAGTTTCATACTCAAACTTTTTGCGGAAATAAAGTCCAAGTTAATATCCTCAACACTTCAACCGTTTATCAGACCAATATTATTGTCATTCCCCATAACTTGTGTGCTCAATGGAAACAATACGTCGATACATTTTCCGATAATATTAAATACCTTTTTTTATTGAACATCAAAAGTCTGGAGCCTTTTTTGCGCAACCCATTATCAATTAACGAATACAAAATTCTCTTTGTCACCGTCCCAACCCACAATGCGATTGCATCTCTCTTAGTTCAAAACAATTTGAAAGTTGCCCGGGTCTTTTACGATGAAGTCGATAGCATCAATATCCCAAGTGCCGCCGAAATCCCAGCCAAGTTTCATTGGTTCGTCACCGCTTCCTTCGGTAATCTCTTGTATCCTCGTGGTTATCGAGCTTGGGATCCGACCGCGATGAGGTATATCTATCAAGCGGTTGGTATTCGCAACAACGGTTTTCTAAAGAATATCTTTGTTGAATTGACCTCAAATATTCATCGTAAATTACTTCGGATTTTGGTCGTTAAAAACAGTGACACCTTTGTCGATACCTGTTTCCGAATGCCCGAACCCCTCGTTCGTATCGTCCTTTCGAAGGAAAACAGTGCGATTGGAGTTTTACATGGTTTGGTCGATCGAGAGATTATGCAATGTCTGAATGCCGGAGACGAACAAACTGCTATTCAGTTGGTCGATCCTCGTCGGAAGAATACAGAGGATAATATCGTCAATATCCTCATTCATAAACTACAAAGCGACTTGCATAATCTTGACGTTCAAATTCAAGCCGTGACTTCGATGAACTACCAAAATACAACTGACCAAGAGAACCGTCTGGCTCGTCTAAAGGAACGCCGGGACGCTATCTCCGCCAAGATTAATTCGATTAAGGAACGGATCAGCAATACCAGCACCTGCTGTATCTGTTTTGATGAGATGCTTCGAAAGTGTATTAACAAGTGCTGTTCGAATGCCTTTTGTTTCACCTGCATTCATCGTTGGTTAAATACCAACCGAACCTGTCCTTTGTGTAAGTCAGTTCTGAATATCGCCGATATCTACGTCGTCGATAACGAAGTTAATTGCCCTTTGCACGTCGAAGAAGACCCGAATGAGAACTCGACCCACGAAAAGTTCAGCAAACTGAAGAACCTCCAGATTATCCTGCGTAATCGTCGCCCCGGTTCCAAGTTTCTGATTTTCTCCAACTACGAGAATACCTTTGATAAGATTGCCGAAAAGCTACAAGAGGACAATATCCGCCACGCTTACCTGAAGGGCAACAAGTATCAAATCCAGTCCAAGGTTCGTGAGTATCGGGAGGGCGACCTCGACATTCTGCTGGTCAATGCCAGCAGTTATGGCAGTGGTCTCAATCTGGAAAACACCACCGACGTCGTTCTCTTTCACAAATGTGATACCGAGATTGAGAAGCAAGTTATCGGACGGGCTCAACGTTTGGGACGCACCCAACAACTCAACCTCTGGTATCTTGTCCATCCGAATGAGATCCAAGCTCGGTAAGTAGGACTTAAAGCCTAAACACCTTCTTATTTTGTTAGTTTCTTACTTCATTTATGAAGTCGGTAAGAAACAGTTCCGCCTGTGTTCAAGTCGATGACATTTTACCCGATGATTACAAACGTATTTTTGACCTCGTTGATGTAGAAGACACTGTCGTTCAACCTCGTCGTTTCTTTCGAGGCACTGTTCATCCCAAAGACTACGAGAAATTGCGTTCCGCCGTCCTTGAACTTCTTGAAAATCCTCAGCTCTTGGAAGGTTTTCTTAAAAAGCAATTGACCAAAGTTCAATTACTTCACGTCTATCGAGACCTTTTGAAGAAAGGAGAAATCCCCGAACCATCACCCATCTTAGATAGTATTCTTCGTAAAAAGGCACCTCGAAGCAATAGTGGTGTTGTCGTCGTCACTGTCTTTACCAGTCCCGGTGAGTTTAGTTGTCCCATGGATTGTCATTACTGTCCCAATTTCCCGACCATGCCGAGAAGTTATGACCCGGATGAACCGGGATGTCGTCGAGCTTTGCAAGACCGTTTTAATCCAGTTCTTCAGATGTATGACCGTTTGAGGTCTTTAGAGGTCACCGGACACATCGACCCACTCCAAGAAATCCCCGGAAAGCTGGAAATCATCGTCTCCGGTGGAACCTTTAACTTTTACCCTGCCGATTACCTCGAGTATTTTATGACCAGCTTGTATTTCGCCGCCAATACGTATTACGATGTCAAAGACCTACCACGGATTGAAAGAAAGATGCTCTCAATGGAAGAAGAGCAATACATTAATACCAAGTCGGCCAGACTTCGGATTATCGGTTTGACCGTTGAAACTCGTCCGGATTACCTGGCCAATGTTTCGAATGGTGAATACGATTTATCGGTGCTCCAAACTTTCCGTCGGTATGGAATTACACGGATTCAAATCGGAGTTCAACATACCGATGCTTCCATTTTGAAAAAGGTCAATCGGAAATGCACTCCGGACGAGAACAAGTTCGGGATTAAACTTTTGAAACAAAATGGATTCAAAGTCGATATTCATCTGATGCTCGATTTACCTGGTTCTTCACCGGAGAAAGACACTGAGATGTTAAATACAATCTTGGATGACCCAGACTATCAAGCTGACCAATGGAAACTCTATCCGACCGAAGTCCTTAACTACACCAAAATCAAGGAATGGTATGAAGCTGGGTTGTATCAACCGTATGGTGAAGCTGAGAAAGGAGCTTTATTGCGTCAAGTGATTAAATCAGTTCAACAACGGATTCATCCTTGGATCCGGATTAATCGTGTTATCCGAGACTTCCCTCATTCGAGTATTTTAGGTGGGGTCAAGTGTGGAAGTTTGAGAGACGCGATTGATAAAGAGATGAGGCAGGAAGGAATTCGGTGCAGATGTATCCGATGCCGAGAAGTCAAAGACCGTTCCACTGGTAATGAAGAGATCACTTTGGTCATTCGAGAGTTTCCGGCTTCAGATGGAAAGGAAGTCTTCTTGTCCTTTGAGGACACCGAGAAAGATATCATTCACGCCTTTCTCCGACTTCGGTTTAATCAGTCGAATCAAGCTGTCTTACCGGTGCTTCAGAGTTGTGCTTTGGTCAGAGAACTTCATGTCTATGGAAAACACGTTGCGGTTCGGGGTGGAACGTCGGGTCATTCGGCTCAACATCGTGGATTGGGAAAGGCTTTACTTCAGAAAGCCGAAGAGATTTCATTGGCGGAAGGATACCACAAAGTAGCAATTATAGCCGGTGTGGGTGTTCGAGACTATTACGCCAAGCAAGGCTACGAATTAGAAGAGACCTATATGACCAAGACCCTTCAAAATAAAATTCTGTCTTCGACGACCCATGGTTTTGTTTTGGGTCTGGTTGTTATTTGTCTGAGTATTATCCTTGCCATCTATTTTGATTATAAATATTAAGAGATGGATTTGAAGATAATTGTCTTGGTTTTCATTGGGATTTTAATCGGTGGGCTACTCGCAGTCTTCTTTCTTCGTCCATCTGAAAAGAAAACAGTTCAATTCGTCGAGACATCTGAAACTGTTTCCAGGGAGATACCTTTAGTCGATACACCGACCAAGTGTTTTTCTTGTGAAAATCAATTTGCACCCGAGGAGGCGTGGAGAGGTCGTCCGACGAAATGTTTTGAATGTGAAAAACAATTTGTAAATACACTCGGTCATGAAGCCGGTGTCTTCGGACAACCATCCAAGTTCTACTAATTGCTTAAAGCGATGTTTCTTTTTAATGACAATAATGGACTTCCCTCATATTATTGCTATCTGTGGTAAAAAGCGTTCCGGAAAAGATACTCTGGCCGATTATTTGGTTCAAAGATACGGATACACCAAAATTAGTTTCGCCGATCCATTGAAAAAAGTGGTTCAAATTGTATTTGGTTTTACTGACGACGAGGTTAATGGTCATGAGAAAGACCTCGTTCATCCCGATTGGGGATTTTCACCTCGTCAAGCACTCCAGTTTGTCGGAACGGAACTTTTTCAATATAAAATCCAGGAGCTGTCTCCAAGTATCGAGAGAACACTCTGGGCAAAAGCTCTCATTCGAGAGATACAGAAAAATGAAACGAAAAAGTATGTTATCTCAGATTTACGGTTTCTCCATGAATACAAAGCTCTTCAAGAAACCTTTGCTGACCGAATGCTCTTTCTTCGGGTCAAGAGGAACCTGAATTCAGATGACACTCACTTATCTGAAAATGAAGAAGGACGAATCCCGGTTCATTTTGAACTGAAGAATGAATCGACGGTCGAAGCCTTACACCAGTCGTTCGAGCACTATATCACTACTTAAAGACAAAAGCCAAAACATTATTCGTGAATAAGATGCTGAGGCACTTTGCTTTGGTGGCGCTACTGCTACTTTCTGTTCATTCGGCTCGGTCGGTTCAAGTTGGTCTGACCGACGACCTTTACTCTGACATCGATACGGACATCGATACCGACATTGATGATACTGGTTCGGATTTAGATGTCAATGACCTCTCAATTCAAGCTCCTCCGAGAAGTGAAAGATACAATCGTATTCTGAACTACATCAAGCAAATTCAAAAGCAGGTCAATGACGAACACGCTTCGCTGACTAAGATGTTCAATTCACAACAGTCTGCCCAAATCAATCAGAAGAACCGTCTGTCTCAGGCCGAGAAAGCTCTGGCGACACTCTCAAAGAGTATTATCCAGGCCAACTGGAGGTATGGTAATCTGACTGAGGCTCAACGCACTCGTTCAACTGAGCGGGCTCGGATCCTAAAGTCAATTGAGACCCAGCGTTCATTTATCAAGCAAGAGATGAATCTGGTCTCAAGTATGACTGAAGAAGCTTCCAAGGTCAAGAGCTACAAGGAGCATCAATTGATTGTTCGTGAAATCACTGAGCTGAAGAGTGCAATTGTCAGGGAAACCAATCAACTTATTGCTCGTTATAATGCTCTGATTTCCAACTTTGACGCGCAGACGGTTTCAGGAAAGAAGCTTCTGCTACAATCGGAGAGAAACTCCAGAGACCTCAACACAACTTACGCAACAATGCTGAAGAACTACCGTAAGCTTCAAGCGGATTACAATTCTTTTATGGTTCAATACACCAAGAATGCCGACCGGAACACCAGAAGTCAGGCCGACTTTAAAAAGGAGATCGCTCTACTTCAGTCTGTTTATGATATCATGTCTAAGCTTGACCCACAAGTCTGTTTGGATACGACGAACAAATACGCTCAGTTGAAGAAGTCTCACTCTCAGCTTCTGAAGAAGTGTGGGAAGAAGTAAATTACCTTCTTGGAAATTCAACCCCACTGTTTAAGAGACGGGTGTTGATTTTCTGGTGCTGTTCTTGAATTCGACGGTCTTGCATTTGCATAATATACTGTCTTTGACGCTCCCTTTCTTTTTCCATTCGGAGAGACAACTGATATTCTCTCATCTGCTCTTCAGTCATCTGACTATTATTTTCTTGATACGCCCTAAACTCATCCACCGTCTTAAAACTAGGACGCGCTTGAACACTCCTCGGGTCAATCAACCTTTGAGTTTGATGGGCACGCATGTAGTCAGTGTAATTGAGTTTCCGCATCGTCTCATTCTGTCCGCTAAAGTCATCCACCTTTTCGATACCGAGTTCGGTGTATTGAATATTTTTGGCCAGAGGTAAAGCCTGAGGGGCTCGATAAACTTGGAGTTCTTTTCTTTGTTGCTTATCAACCGGGATTTTGTCAAAAGCCTTATTAAATGACTTGGTATTAAAACTCTTCAGCGTCTTCGGAATGCTAAAGTCTTCTCGGACTGCCGAACTGGGCTCAACATTGTATCCGACACTATATGGGTCTTCCATCTTGTGCTCTTCAAAGACCCGATTAAAGAGGTCTTGAACCACGGTCGGGTCGGTCGTCTCGGGTGCGTATCTTTGTTCAAAGTGAGGATTGATATTTCGCCGGTTCTGTTCAGCGGGCATTCTGGCCACTGGAGGTTCTGCGACTGGTTGTGAGTAGTATTGGTCATTCGAAACGTAATGGTCGAACTCTTTTTTCAGCTGGAGGTAGTCTTTCTCACGTTCCTTCCGTTGATGATACTTTAACAATTTCCGATAACAACTGGTGACCAGCTGAAAAAGTTGCTCACTTCCACCTTTATCGGGATGGACTTGAATTGCCAGTCTTTTGTATTTTTCTCTCAGTTCATCCAGAGTAAATGACTTTGTGACACCCAGCACTTCAAACGGATTAAGTTTTGTTTCCATTTCACAACTTATTTAAGGCATACACAAAAAGAACTTTAAGAAATACGCATCTCTGTGATGGTAAATTTTTATACAACCTTAGGTTTATCCAATGATGCTTCACCGGAAGAAATCAAAAAGGCGTATCGAAAACTGGTTATTGAATACCATCCAGACAAAACCAGTGGCGATAAACAAAAAGAAGAGCATTTTAAACAGATTAGTCATGCCTACTCTGTCTTATCTGACCCGGATAAACGTTCCAATTACGATACCTTTGGTTGTGAAAATACTGCTGACATTGAAGTCGAAAACGTTGATGACCTCTTATCCGATCTGATGGGTGCTATTTTAGGTGGTGGCGGAGGTCTGTTTAGTGGAAACTTAGGTGGTGGAATAGAAATCATTAATCTGGCGGTCGGTGGTGGAGACCTTCTCAGCGCTTTTGGAAGTATCCAACACCAAGAAAAGATGATTGAAGACACAACCATACTTCATGTCTCTTGGGAAGAAATCGCTGTTGGAGCAAGAAAATCTGTTGAGATTGAAGTTCTCGATTACTGCCCCGAATGCAATCTGGCACTCAAACAGATGTCCCATGACGTTGTCAGGTGTCTGGTCTGTAATGGTCAAGGTGTTCTCTTTGGATGTAAGGTCTGTCAGATCTGCAGTGGTCAAGGATATACTTTTAAAAGCAAAAGAAGATGCGGTGCTTGTCGAGATGAACGTCTAATGAAAATCACCAAAACCATTGTCGTTGACATCCCAATCGGTGTTCCGGATGGTCATCAATTAACCTTTGAACGTCTTGGGTCTCTGGATACATTTACTAATCGTTATCAAGACCTAATTGTCAAAATCCAGTATCCTTCTTCGAATGACCACAAGTTCATTCGAGGAGCTGACACAAATGGTAATCTGGTGACGACAATCAAAATCCATCTGGCCGACGTCTTTTGTGGTTTCCGGAAAGAAGTCAATCTTCTAACGAATTTTGTAATTACAGCCCCAGATGGGATTAATCCTTCTAAAATTTCGAAGATACCTAAGAAGGGACTTCCGTATTGGATTGACAGCAATCCAAATAACTTGGGACAAGGAGACCTGTATATTAAATGGGTAGTTCAATATCCATCATCAAAAAGTAAAAATAAATTACGGGTTATCTTTGAAAAACTGTATCAAAGGTCAGAATTACAACCAGACCCGAATGACATTCTTATTGAATAAACTGAATCGCACCTGTTAAGAGACGAACCCCAACAAATCTCGGCTCTTTCAGACTGTGGGAATAGACATTATTATTTTTATCGATTAAATACAACCTATTTTCATAAAAAATCTCTTCCGTTTCGATGTAATCATTATCTACATTACCTCTTTTTTTTGATTTACAGTATCGTGTTATTAGCTCGTCCAGGTCTAAATCGTAATCTCGGGAGACATTTTCCAGAACTGACAAGATTTTTTTTGAGACCATTTGTATTTTAAAAAACTTTAAGATTAAGCCTTAAATGATTTCTTCCTCTGAAAGATCAGCACCCCAATAAATAACGACGCAACGACAATTCCACAACTAAAAGCAATCTTTGACCAGCCATATCCTTTTTCTGAGCTCTCATTCTTTGAAGAAGCATCCAAAAACCCACTGGTGTAGAATGTGTAGGCGTCTTCAACCGACATCTCCGGCTTCCCAAGCGACCGATTGACAATGTTATGAAGACGAACTGTCCATTCAAAGAGCTTTTGACGATTGTCCAAGAACTGTTGGAGTGGTAATTCTTTCAGATGTTCGACGTAATGTTTGGCACACTTTTCACACATCAAGACCTTGTGTAGATTTTCATAAAAGCTTCGGTAATTGTATTTGTCCATGTCGCTCGGTTGTTCTGGGTATCCCAGAGCCACAAAGTGGATACTAAACCACATGTGTTTTCCCCAAACCTTCGGATCCATTTTGTATTTACACATATTTTCTTGTGTTAGAAACGTTTCAAATAAAAAGTAGCATTATACCAGTGGTAATTATGAATTCAACCGAAGAAAGACCGCAACACAGACCCCGACAAAAACAGATCCAATGTATCAACTGCGGATTTTTTGGCCATACCGCCAAAAAATGTAATGAACCCACCTCCAGTTACGGTATCATCTGTTATCGGGTTCTTCCCAATCGACAAATCCAATTTCTAATGGTGCAACGGAAAGATTCGCTCAGCTATATCGAGTTTATGCGTGGAAGATATGACCTGGCCAACAAAGACTACCTCCAAAAATTGTTTGACAATATGACCTTGTGTGAAAAGATGGCACTGATGAAATGTCCGTCTTTTGACGTGATCTGGAAAGAACTCTGGAACTATGACGAAGAGTATATCTCTCGTTTTGAAAGAAACTACCTCGATTCCATCGACAAATTTAATGCTCTCCGTGCTGGTATCAACCTCAAAGATAAAGACGGAAACTTACATTTTGTCAGTATCAATTCACTGGCTTGTAGTTCGACCACCCATTATTGTGATACCGATTGGGAGTTTCCCAAAGGACGACGAATGATTAATGAAGGGAATTTGTCCTGTGCTCGACGTGAGTTTGAAGAAGAAACGGGTCTTTCATCTTCTTCCATCGTCATTTTAAATGAATATAAACCAATTGAAGAAATATTTGTTGGAATGAACCGTTCGAGGTATCGTAATGTCTATTATCTGGCTTGTTTGATTAACCATTTTAATCCAATGGGTGAAAACAATCCATCCAGTCAATTCTACGAAGTCAAAAATATCAACTGGTTTTCACTTGAGGAAGTCATTCAAAAAACAAGAAATACAGAACGGAAAGAACTAATCCGTCGGGTTAGTCGTATGCTTTTGAAAGAAATCAAAAATTAAACTTCATTAAAGTAAGAACCAAATGGACGATCTCGTTAGAAAGGTTGAACGTGCCTTGGATGATTACGATCGAACACGTGAGAATGACCAACGGGAAAAGATATCGACCAAATTAAACAGTCTCGGACAAAAAGCTCGGGAAATTACCCCGGTGTCTCCGAAAACGGTCGCTGAAAAAGTCCTCGAACAAGGCGAGTTTCTCTTGAATAAATACACTGCGACGGATCATTCATCATCAAATAATTCTTTTCGTTTGTCTCAAAATCAAGTCTTTCTAAAGAAGTTGATGTCTCCCGATTACCCCCAAAATGGAGTTCTTCTATTTCACGGAGTCGGGGTCGGAAAAACCTGTTCCGCCATCCAGATTGCCGAAAACTTCCATGACTACTTTTACGGTAAGAAAACGATTGTCATTCTACCCAAGTCCGTCAAACAAGGCTTTCGGAAACAAATCTTTGAAATCCATTCAATGACCCCCGACCGAACCTTTGAACAATGCACCGGAGACACCTATGTCGAAGGTATTCCCAATCGAAGTGCTTTGTCTTTACAGTCGCTGGAAAAGAAGGCACTTCGTGAAGTCAAGGGTAAGTATCATATGTTGGGTTATGTCGAATTTGTTAATCTGGTCGTCGATAAACTGCAGAACAATCCGGAGAAGATTGCCTCTTTCTTCACCAACCGGGTTATTGTCGTCGATGAAGTTCATAATATGCGTCTCTCCAGTGAAAAAGATGCCAAGAAAGCCCCTGAAGTCCTTCGTCAAGTCCTCAAACTGGCCACCAATACCAAGTTGGTTCTTTTATCAGCGACACCGATGTTTAATCATGCGAGTGAGATTACTTGGATTATGGACTTGTTATATACAAATGACCGGATTGACCGTCGGCAAGAACTCTCTAAACTCCGGAAAAAGATGTTTGATACCGAAACAGAACAACTCTCTGATTTTGCCAAGGGATTACTGACCGACTTCTCCGCTAACTACGTTTCCTTTATGCGAGGTGAAAATCCACAGACCTTCCCAGCTCGGCTCTACCCTTCGATTAATAACGACCCGAATGTTCTCAACGCCAAGTCATTTCCCAAATACGCTTTGGATGGTTCAGTCATTACTCCCGAAGAACAGATCCGATTTCTCGAACTGATTGGATGCAACTTTAGCACGTATCAAGAGACTTTGATCAAAAAACAAGAAGAATCTAACTCTTCCAACTCGAACTCTAATTCTAACTCTAACTCTTCTAACTCTAACTCTTCGAATTCCAACTCTAATTCTAACTCTAATTCGAATGTGTCCGAGGACGAAAATGATGAAGACCTGACCAATGACGTTCAGTTTAAATTACAAGTCTCCAATATCGCCTATCCTGGTTTCTCCTCCAAACACGACCACAATAGTGCGGTCTATATCGGTAAATCCGGTTTCAAATCTGTCTTTGAAGAAAGTGCCTCCAAAGCGACCGAAAAACACCTGATTGTCAATTACAAAAAACAAACTCTCGACAAATACGACACCTTTCTCTCCAATCGTGCTTCGCTCGCTAAATACTGTCCCAAAATTAAGTTGATCCTCGATTATCTTCAAAAGAGTGAAGGTATTGTCTTCATCTACTCTCGATACATGTATTCGGGTATTTTACCCCTCGCCATCGCTCTCGAACATCTCGGCTATAACCGTCATGGTGCTCCGAACGTTCTGGCCTCTGGAACTCCGAATGTCGCTTCTCCGAATGGTTTCAAATACACCATTTTGTCTGGAGACCAACGTTTGACAACCAATATCGCTCGAGAAGTCAATGCCGTTAATGCCAAAGACAACAAAGACGGAAGTAAGCTCAAGATTATCTTAGCCACTGAAGTCGCTTCCGAAGGTTTGGACTTTAAAAACATTCGTGAAGTTCATATTCTCGAGCCTTGGTTTAACTTGAACCGGATTGAACAGATTATCGGTCGTGCAGTCCGGAATCGTTCTCATATCGAACTCGATGAACCACTTCGGAATGCAACTATCTTTATGTATTCCAATCTTCCCAGAACCAACAAACGTGAATCGGTCGATTTTCGGATGTATCGGATTTCGGAGAATAAACAACGGAAGATTTCTCAAGTTGAAAAAATACTCAAAACACACTCTATTGACTGCAATCTAAATAAAGACGTTCTTCTCTTCAAAAAAGGTCATCCTTATGCCAAAAAAATAGATATCCGCACTTCCCAAGGAGCTCTGATCCAGAATTACCGTCTCCAAGACAAGGACTTTTCTCGTGCCTGTGATTTTGATAAATGCAATTTAGAATGTGTTCCGGCTTCCAAAGTTGCTTCGCAAATTCCGATTAAGAAACATCATCTCCTGCGTTATGAAATTAAACTCAACCACCGTCTGGTCGCTCAACTCTTTAGTGGTTCAATCACTTCTTACACCTTGGAGACACTCTTAGAAGCGTATCGTCAAGCGTATCAAAATACGATTGACCCCGTTTTATTAGAGATGACCCTCGATGATATGATTGAAAAGAAGGTTGTCTTCAAAAATACAGCCGGTCTCCAAGGACGGATCATTGCTCGTTCCAAATTGTATTTGTTTCAACCCTTGGGAGTTTCCGATATGAAAATTACCAAATCTGAACGTTCGATACTTCCTCAAAAGACCGTCGTCTCAGCCACCATTCCGGAAAGTATGTTGGCCTCTGCATCGACCATGCAACCTCTCTACTTCCAAGAACCTGAAGTAAATATTGTAAATGCAAATGCTGTTGAAAATGTATCGGCAGAACAAATCAAAAACCCCGTTTTAGAAGAATACAAAACTCTGTATCAAACTCTCAAATCTGGCTTCGAGAATACAATTGGAAAAGGTATCTCTGATGAACTGGTTTGGGACATGGTCATTGACCGTATTCCCGACAACCACTTAATTGCCATTGCTTCTCTTCGTCTGAAAGTCGTCAAGCGAGACCTTCCTGGTCTCTATGAAGCTCTGCATCGGAATAGTTATATTTTCGTCGATGAAACCGGAAAAATTGTGAATGTCTTCTTGAAAGACACCTCCGATTTTATGTGTCTGGACGAACAAACGAATACATTCGTCTCGTGTGACCCAATCCGTCGTCGGATGTTGGTTGGGTTATTAGATGAAAGACTGAATGCTTTCCTTCGAGGTAAGAAAGTTCGATTAATGGGACAGGTCGATTACAATATCAAACAAAAAGAACATTTTAAGATGGTGGATCCGGATAAACCCTACAGCGACATTTTATCAACCAAACAACGTATTGGTGCCATCTGTGTCCAAACCGCTCTCTTTAATGTCGCTCAAATGAAAAAATGGATCTCGGTTTTCCTCAATTCAGATGAAAAACAACATTTAGAGACTTCCAAACCACAAAAGAAAGGTCTCTGTTATCTCTATGAGTATTGTTTGCGTCGTATCTCTCAAAAAACGAATGAGGTCTTTTTCTTGTCGCCGGTTTTGATGTCAGTCCTCCGGTCAAGAAATGTTTCAAAAAATTGAAAAGGTGGAAGGTATTTAAACCTAATAAGTAAAATTATTCTCAGCAGGTTAATAAATGTTGAAGTGGGACGATACATTTGTCAAAAGCGTCCTTTTTGAGCGGATCAAACTCCCTCCCAAAGACATGCACGCCAAGTATCGTGAAAGAATTGCCGAACTCTTGGTCACCAAAGTCGAAGGTAAATGCACTCGTCACGGCTACATCAAACGTGGAAGTGTTGAAGTCTTACAAGTCATGATGGGCAAAGTTGAAGCTCAACTCTTCCGTGGCAATGTCGTTTTCACCGTCAAGTTCCGCGCTGAAGTCTGTAATCCTGTCGTCGGAAGTGTCATCCAAGGAAAAGTTCAGAACATCAACAGTTTTGGTATCCTCTGTATGTGCGGTTACATCGATAACGCTGGCAAGATGAATTACGTTCTTGAAGTCATCGTCCCGAAACAAGCCTTCTCTCAAAAGATACGGAGTGAAATCGAACTTGACCGTGTTAAGGTTGGTGATGAAGTCAATATTGAGATTATCAGTAAAAAGTTCGAGCTCGAAGACAAACAAGTCTCGGCTGTTGGCAAAATCGTTAAGATTGCCAAAGAGTTTGTCGCGGTCGCTCCGGCGGACAATCCCTCCGATGAAGAGGAAGAATATATCGAAGACGTAGCGTATCTCAGTGACGACGCAGACATTGAAGACGGAGACGAAGGTGAGGAAGGTGAAGAAGAAGGTTATCTTGACCTCCGGAAAACGAGCGCGATCGAAGGTGAAGCAGAAGCCGACGAGTTAGAAGACGAGGAAGTCTTTGAAGAAGAGGAAGAAGACGAAGACAGCGAACAAGAAGGTGGCTTCGCATTCTCCGACGGAGAATAAATCACCTTGCCGAATAAATCACCTTCCCACATACTCTTTTTTTTCACGCATTTAAGAGAATACGTGTCTATACATACAGATTACAATGAAATACACTGTCGCTCAAAAGCGTGATATCGCTGACCAACTAATAGCTCTCGATCGGAAAGAACAAGAAGATGTCTTCATCATTTTATCTCGACACAATATCGCCTTTTCAAGTAATGGAAACGGTATCTTTGTCAATATGAAAAATATCAAAGCCAATGTTTTGAAAGAAATCGAAAGTTATATTCAATGTGCTGCCGAAAAACGACTTCGTCTCGCCCAGTTGTCAGAAGAAAACGAAAAGATGAAAACTGAAGCCGAAGAGATCCAACAACAGATCGACCAACAACTAAATCAAAATCTCCCCGAAGAACAGCAAATCTCTATTCCCGATACAACCTACAAGCAATTCGAACAACGCTTGCTCGATGACAAGCACCTCAATAGCACCAAAAGCGGTGGGATGAAGCGCTTTTTAGTTGCCAAAAAGAAATATGCCAAACCCAGTGTCTCAGATACACGGAAAGACGAGTTTCATACGGTGCTCGATAAAGAACTGTATCTGTTATAAGAAAAATTGAACTTAAAAGAAAATCAAGATAGACAGTTAAAGTATGAACTTTCACGGTCAAAACCAGCGTCGTCCGCCCAATCACCAACCCCAGGAAGAGGTGTCTCTGGATGAGATACTCTCCAAAATTAATGTCAATCGTGTTTTCTCACAGATTACTTCCGCCCCTGATTTTGAACAATCCGCCGACTACCTCAAACGGATCCGTCCCGCCAGAGAACCCGCTGATATCCTCTCGAAGGTAATTCAAGAAACTCAACCAGAACCACCCACCAATCAAAAACTGGTCACTCACGCCTTGTTTAATACGATTGCCATGGGACTTGGAACCAAAACCACCTCCAAATGGAAACAGTATATCAATCAAGAGATGAGTTTGGAAGTATTACGAGACTTTGCCACCAATCAACAATGCACTTTGTTTTTAACAAAGCAGGATGGTCTCCCGATTTACTTTCAAATCCAATCTCCAATTGTAGAAAAATCCATCGTCTTGTCTGCAACGGCGGGTGGTGTTTTCAAAGTCTTGTCTCGAGGAAATGTCTCTGAGTTTTTGGAAACCAACCATTACTTCGATATCGAAAAGCCTTTGACAAAAATGATGAAAGTTCCCGAACTTACAGAATTAGCAACACGACTTGAAGTTCCACTCAAGGACGACAGCGGGAAGAAGAAGCTTAAGGCCGGACTGACTTCTGATATTAATCAAACTCTGGAAAATTTGAAAGCCGAACTATTAAATTTATACGTAAATATAAATTGACCGAGTGTGTGTCATGGACATTTCAAAGCAAGAATACAACGACATCAAGAAGTGTCTCGAACAAGCCATCAAGGACAGTTCCCTTGAGTTCGAGGTCATCTTTAAAAATGTCGCGCCTCTTCTTGATGCAACCAAGTTCGGAAACGTCCTCCGTTTTCTCCAGAAAAATGGCTACACCCCGCTCTCCGCCGTCCCGACTGAAACTCTGGATATCAAAATTGACATGCACGGTTCGGAATGGAGCAATTTCCGGTATCACCTTCTCGGTAAAGAGAACGTCTTGCGGTATTGTCAAACCAACTCGGTTAAGTTTGTCCTTGACCATCACATCGACCGCAAGACCAAAATGCAGGGCGTCCAACCTATCGATTTGAATGACTACGATACCCGTTTCGCTCTTCGAAGCGACGCGGTTGTCAAGGAGGAAGCGACGGTCGCCGGTTTTGTCGATATCCTTGAAGCTCCCGAGTTTCCGAAGTATTTCCGTTATAAAAAGAGATACTCCTTCTTCTCTCCCTCCAAGGCCTTCCGGGTCGATGCGACGGTCGTCAAGTCGTCTTCCAAAGGTTCGAGCACTGGAACCTTCGCTACTTCTGGAACTCTCTCGACCAGAGAACAGTTCGAACTCGAGGTTGAATATATTCCTTCGACTGAAGACAAGAAAGCTAAAAAGGCCTCGGTTCCCGAAGCGACCGTTCGGGGACTGATGCAAGACTTGTTTGGTATTCTCGGCAATCTGCTGAAAGTCATCCAAGGCAAGGACTATCTTCTTCGGAAGTCTGAGACCGAAAGTGTTCTCGATGAATACATCAAACTCGCCTCCAAACTTCACGGCATTCAGTTTAAATCGGCCAGTGTCAAAGGTCTGCGTGAGAATCCGGGTCTGGTCAAGTCCTATTTTATCGGAGCTCAACCGGTGACACTTGAACTGATTAATGTCACTGAACCAGCTTTGGGTGTCGTCTCGGTTCAGAAAGACTACACTGTCACCGAAAAGGCCGATGGCGAACGGATGCTCTTGTTTGTCAGCTCGTCCGGAAAAGTGTTCCTCATTAACAACCGGATGGACTTACATTACACCGGTCTGAAGCATCCTCACACTAACACTCTTTTGGACGGAGAGTATATCACCAAATCTAAACTCGGTTATCCTCTCCGTCAATTTGCCATCTTTGATGCTTACGCCCATGAAGGTAAAGATGTGAGCCAGCTTCCTTTAATCTCTGCAACTGGGTCTCGTCTAAACATTGCCAAGAATGTCTTGACGGCTAAGTTCTCGAGTGTCGGTGGAAAACTGGATATCAGTCTCAAGACTTTTGAACACGCCGATGACCTTCAGATCTTTGAGAAGGCCAAGAGTATCCTCAAAAATCACGAAATGGATAAATACGAATACGAGATTGATGGTCTCATCTTCACTCCCAAGTCCAGTCCCGCGGTTCTGGGTGGCACGTGGAACAAGGTCTTTAAATGGAAGCCGGCCGAAGACAACACTATCGACTTCTTGGTTGAGTTCGTTGATACTCCTTTGGTCAATCTACCTAACCAAGCCGGTTCTTACAAACTGGCCAAGTTGTTTGTCGGGTATCGTCCTCAATCGGATCAACTCGACCCGTTGTCAGTTTTGACCGAGGCTTGGAAAGCAAATCGTCGGGAACCACAACAAAAACAGATTTACACGAAGAAGGAGTTTGCGACTTGTTATCTCGAAGTCTCTTCCGATGGAAAGACAGCTCGGACAATGCTTCGGGAACCGATTGCTTCGGGTAGTATCGTCGAGTTTGCTTATGAAGCCGACAAGTCTGAAGATATGCTACGTTGGATCCCGAAACGAGTTCGTCATGACAAGACTGACCTCTTACGCCGAACGGGTCGTCTGAGTGGAACGGCCAATGACAACTCGACGGCGATCAATGTCTGGAGAAGCATTCAATATCCTGTCACGACCCAGATTGTCAAGGGTGAAACGGTGGTCACCCGTGAAGCTTTGGATATCAACTATCTCGACACTTACTATCAACGAGACATTGACCGTGAGAAGAGTGGATTGATTGCCATGCTCGATTTCCATAACAAATGGGTCAAGAATGCTCGTTTGTTGAGAGCTTATGGTGGAAAGAAGAAGAGGCTGTTAGATATCGGTGTCGGAAAGGGTGGTGACCTCTACAAATGGATGGATGCTGGTTATAGCACCGTCCTGGGTGTCGATGTCAGCTACGGCAACCTGATTGACCCGAAGGACGGAGCTTATTCACGCTACACCAGTTTGGTTCAGTCTCGTCGTTTGAATCCGAAATTCACCAAAGTCATCTTTTTGGGAATGAGTGGAGCTTCCGTTTGGAACAAGGAATACATTAACTCTTTGGCTCCGGAACCCAATCGACTTCTGGCACAGATTGCTTTTGGATACAAGACCGCCTCAATTGCGGAAGGACAAGAAGCTTTGCGTCCTTTTGAAAAGATGGCCACACCGAACAGCTTTGATGTTGTCAGCTGTCAGTTTGCCGTTCATTACTTCTTCAAAGACGAAGCCAGTCTCGACGCTTTCTGTGATAACGTCGCTTCTTCACTTGCTCCGGGTGGCTACTTCATCGGAACTTGTCTTGATGGCTACCGAGTTCATGCTAAGTTGAGAAGTGGTCAGAAGGTGGTTGGTTTGGATGACGAGGAAGCCGTTCTCTGGATGATTGAGAAGAAATACGCACAACCGTTTGACGAACAACAGCCGGAAAACAATTACGGTTTAAGGATTAGTAATTACGTTCAGTCGATTGGGAAGATTTACGAGGAGTATCTGGTTGATTACACTCTTTTGACCAAGAAACTCGAGTCTCGGGGAATTGTTCCTCACGCGACTGGGTTCTTTGACCAGGAGTTTGAGGCGTTGCAACAAGAGTTCCAGGCCAATCCGGAGAAGACGATGTGGGCGAAGAGTATCATTGACGGTTTCACACCGGTTCAAAAGGAGTATTCTTTCTTGAATAGGTGGTTCGTCTTCAAGAGAGTTTAAAATAAAAATACTAATTCTTATTTTTTCTTCTAATTCGAACTACCTTTGAAAATTTGATTAGAGTTTTCAATTCAGACCATTTTAAAGTCATTTGTGGAAACACTGAGAAAGTCTTGAAGATGTGTGATACTGGTTCTCAAAATGTTGAGGGTAAGAAAAAGTATATGTGTGAGCATGGAAGGAATAAGTATCAATGCAAAGAATGTGGAAGCGGTTATAGTTATAATTGTATCCATGGAAACTCAAAATATAAATGCAAAGAGTGTGGAACCGGTTATAATTGTATCCATGGAAACTCAAAATATAAATGCAAAGAGTGTGGATCCGGGCTGTGTGGTCATGGATACTCAAAATATCAATGCAAAGAGTGTGGAACCGGTTATAATTGTATCCATGGAAACTCAAAACATCAATGCAAAGAGTGTGGAACCGGGCTTTGTGATCATGGAAATTGGAAACACCAATGCAAAGAGTGTGGAACCAGGCTTTGTGATCATGGAAATTGGAAACACCAATGCAAAGAGTGTGGAACCGGGCTTTGTGATCATGGAAATTGGAAACACCAATGCAAAGAGTGTGGAACCGGGCTTTGTGATCATGAAAAGTGGAAAGGTTATTGTAAAACCTGCGATAGTAGATACCTGTGTAAAACTGCATTTTGTGAAACTACCGCAAATAAAAAATACGATGGTTTCTGTCTCAATTGCTATATTCGGATCTATCCTGACCGGCCTCTATCTCGTAATTACAAAACGAAGGAGTCTTACATTGTAAAGAAGGTCATCGAAAAGTTCCCCGACTTCTCTTGGACTTCCGATAGAGTTATTGAAGATGGTTGCTCTCTACGTCGTCCGGATTTAAGATGTGATTTTGGAACACATCTTATCATTGTTGAAATCGATGAAAATCAACATCGGGAATACGACTGTTCTTGTGAGAACAAGAGGCTGATGGAGATTTCACAAGACGTTGCACATCGGCCAATCGTCTTTATCCGGTTTAATCCAGATGACTACATTAATTCAAGTAATCAAAGAGTGCCGTCTTGTTGGAGACTGAACAAGCTGGGTGTTATGACTCTGACTCAAAAACATCAAGATAAATGGAATGCCCGTATGAACGTTCTATTAGACCGAATTCAATACTGGGTCGATAATCAAACCGATAAAACGGTATGTGTCGAACATCTCTATTACGACGGATTTGATTAAATGAACTTAATCGCCGAATTGAATGAATTATTTTTTCTTCTGTCTTTAACCGACTTGACTGCGTCAGCTACTTAAAAATGAAGAGAACTACTTGTTATAATGGACTACATTATAACAAAAGAATATTCGTCAAGTGGAGACATCGACGACTTATTAGAATTCAACCGTTCTCTAAGAAGAACTGTGAATCGATACAAAGGTAAAATCGACGAGTTCTTTAATAGGAAAAACGTTTGGGATTCTGCGAAAAAAATATCGAACGAATACGAGTTCATCTTCACTTCACTCTCTAAGTATCCCTGTGTCGCATCCGTCGTTCCCCCAAGTCGGAGCTACTTTAAACTCTGGGAAATGCTCCAACAGTTTGAAGACATCATTACCCCCAATTGGAATTCGAAAAAATCGGCTATTCGAACAGCTCATTTAGCCGAGGGTCCCGGTGGTTTTATCGACAGTTTCACCGATTGGGCAACCGAACACAACTATCGGATCGATGGAGTTCATGGTATCTCACTCATTTCAAATAATCGAATGGTTCCGAGTTGGAAACTCTCGGAGGAAAAAATGGCCAAACTCCCAATTACCTTGCATCGAGGAGCGGATGGCACCGGCGACATCTACAAAATCGAAAACATTGAACATTTTATCTCTCGAGTGGGTGGTGATTGTGATTTAGTCACCGCCGATGGTGGCTTTGACCTCTTCGGAAAATACGATTTACAAGAAGGATTAGTTCAACGTCTTTTGCTCTCCGAGGTTTATATCGCTTGTCGGCTCCAGAAAATTGGTGGCTCTTTTATTCTTAAAGTCTTTGACCTTTTTCAATTGAGCACCATCAAAATACTGTTTGTCTTACAACAATTCTACACCGAGTTTAGAATTGTCAAACCTTTAGCCAGTCGTCCCGCCAATGGGGAAAAGTATATTCTCTGCACCGGCTTTAAACTACCTGAGAATGCCGAAGCCCTTTTCGCTTTATTACGTTCCTCGATTGTCGAACAAGATTGGGATGCAATGCCGGAAGCCGATGTTAAAATCACAGTTCCATATTGGTTTGTAAAAGCGATTTCAGACTTCAATACTCTTTACACGATGCGACAGATCCGAAGTATCTGTAAGACGCTTTATTACATTGAGATTATTCATCATAAAAAACAAAAAGAATTCATTCGAGAAATCATCACCAAACATTACGACCAATGTAAAACCTGGTGTCGGAAATACAATGTTCCATACATCGACACCATTATTTAGACAAAACATTCTGAAATTAGTTATTTAAGTTTGGATATCGATAGTAAATAAAGGGCGGAATAGATAAACGAAATTGCAAAAAGACAAAATAACTATCAAAAGCGTTTAAGGAATACTGTTAAAATTTGAGATAGTAACAGAAATGCAGTCAGCCCAAATGGACTATTCAAGTAAAACTTGTAAGGAACTAATTGCTCTGTGTAAGGAGAAGAAAATCAAAGGGTATAGTGGTAAGAAAAAGGATGAGATTATTCTATTATTGTCTCCTGAAGTATCTGATGCTGTAAGTAAATTGAAAGTTTTATCATTATTCTCAGGTTGTGGGGGTCTTGACTATGGATTTCATAAAAATGATGCATTTGAAGTGATAAGATCTTTCGATTCAATGAAATATGCTGTTGAGACATATAATATGAACTTTACACCAAAAGCAGAACAATTGGATGTTAAAGAACTCATGCAACCGACATTTAATCTTGGATTCCTTCCAGATATTATAATTGGGGGTCCCCCTTGTCAAGATTTCAGCATTGCTGGTCAAAAAACATTGGGGGAACGAGCAAACCTTACAGAGATTTACATCGATATCATTTGTAAATATCGCCCATTATACTTTGTTATGGAAAATGTTCCAACCATTCGAACAATTGGTCAGACAGTATATGATAAGATTATGAAGAAATTGAAAGATGCATCTTATGGACTGACAATAAATGTCATTTACATGCCCGATTATGGAATTCCACAAGAAAGAAAACGTCTCGTAATTATTGGAAAAAGAGACGGTTTAGATGATACATTTAATCATTTATTAAATCATGCAAAAATACCGATTAAGAGTATTCGTGAGTTTATAACAAAAACTGGTATTGATATCGGGTTAAATGGTAAAGAACACATTTACAGACATCCTCGTAATTATAGTCGGAGGGGTGTCTATTCAATTGATGAGTTGTATCCAACTGTCCGTGGATGCCTACGCAAAATGCCACCAACATATGAGTTCCATGATGGTGATACGGTAAAGACAAGGGATGATGTCGTTTCTCCAGATTGGAATATGGTTGCTAGGATTCAATCATTTCCACCTTCATTCAAATTTGGGAATAAAAATAATGCTTTAATTATTGGAAATGCCGTCCCACCTAAGTTCTCAGAAGTATTGTCTAATATTATTGCATTTCACCACACTTCTTCATAAGACGGTGTAATTTTTCAGTTAAACTTTTAATTTTATCGTGCAACCTATTTTTTTCAATTTCTTGCCAAAGACTTGTATCAGAACGAACATCACATATTACAATATCAGTCGATTTTACCAGAAATGTAAATGGATATTCTCTTAATGAGGGAATATCCCTAATCGGGAATAAAGAGACTTTTTGATGAGCAACTGTTGATGATTTTTCATTCTTATAAGTCATAACACCATTTGATTCATATTCAGATAGCGAACGATTTATAAGTTTAAGAGCCTCTTTTGTCCGCTCAGTATTCGCATTTTTAATCATACGAATGATAGAAACATCGGTAAATACAATACAATCAAATACTATTCTCTCATCAACCTTTTTCCACAAAAGCATCCATAAATATGGAGTTTCAACTAATGTATCTTTTAATAAACTATCTACGTCCTTAAACTTTTTTGAAGTATTATTTACTATAATGTGTTGAAGAACATTGAATGCATAACAATCTTGTCTTAAAATAAGTTCAGTCTTGTTTGCTTTTGACATTACAACTTTACTTTCATAAAATACAGAAGACCCGTTGTGTGTTACATACACATCATTTGGAGGAGCGTGTCTAAAGTTTGGATGAATATATGACTTTTCAGTTTCAAACTTTGAATCTTCATAAAAGCATTTTTCTAAATTACTTACTTCTAATTTGCTATCACATAATGCAATCGCGTAGTTCTTTTTTTGTGAATATATTCCAAATGAAATCGGTAATAATGCATTTGATACCTTTTCAGAAGTCTGATCTTTTTTACAACAATTAGATTGAGAAAATCCATAAAGACTAATAATCTTTTTGTTTTCTGTTTGTATTTCTGGCGTAATTTCCATCTCAATCTTGGGTGCCGACTTAACAGACAAAACACGATCCATGGAAACAGGCTCTAAAACTTCAGCATTCTTACATGAACGCTTGGTATGCCCATTTTTCTTACAGAGAGAACATCTCATTCTAAGATTTGTTTTGTTTAATATTTATGGACATTCAAATTTTCACTAAGAAAAGGCAAGGTATATGGTTTAAAATTCTTCACAATATTTCGGCTCCCCAGGAAAATACGGAACCGGCTCATTATCGTATTTGACTGGCACTGTGCATTGAACCGCGTGGGTCTCCGGGCTAAACTTAGAGACACCAGCCATCGCTTGATAGTTATTTCCGGGACGGACATTGTGAGGATACTGGACAATGGCACCGGGAGGAGGATTGGCCGAACGTAAGTTTTGATGAATAAAAAAGTCAGTCTCTGGAACAACTGGAACATTACCCCAAGCACCTTTAAACGGCTCACCGGTATAAAGACCGCCATTGAGTGTATGTCCGGGATACGGAGTGTATTTGGAGCTATCGTATTCACCATACGGCATTGTCGAAGCACCAAAATAAGCGGTCGCATACGGAGAATACATGGACTGGTTCATTACTTGACGATTTATTTGAAGAGAGAAACTATTTAAGAATAATGACCGTTTAAGAGCAAGAGTATGTCTGAGAAAATCGATTACGCCGTTCCGCTTCCTGTCGAGAACTTTGTCGAGACTGACCCCAATTCCATCCTCCAGATCGGTTCTGAGATTCGGAGTTTCTCCGGTTCCGAGAAAGAAAAGAGAACCCATTTTGAAGAGAAGTATCCTGATTTCGCACGGTCATATCCGACTTTGTTTGTCATGTGCTGTCAAGACAACTTTGACATCGAGATGCTAAAGTTCTTTGTCTCCAAGTGGAGAGACGTCAAGTCCAACCGGAAGAGCCAACACGATGCCTCCGTTGATGTCGGTCAGCGTTTGGCGGATAAGTATGTCAATCCACTTTTTAAGGAAAATGCAAAGTAATGAGCGTCGTCAGAAAGAATAAGACCCCTCCCCAAACCGTGTCTTTGAGTCCGGTTGTCATATCGTAGTTTTTAAACATCGCATAGTTAGTAAAATTAAAAGTGCCATAGATGACCAGACCTAAGAGACCTCCTGCTTTCAGAGACGCAACGACTTTGCTGTCTCCTTTCTCCATTGCCATCTTGGCCAAAGGTAAAGCGATGAAGATGACACCTAAATACAAAAAGAGATACGCCAACAAGCCCAGATTATTAAACTGCAGGTCTTCTTTTTGCACGCGAGCTACTAATGCCTTGTAGCTCATGGTGTTTGTGCTAAGCCAGACAAAGTCTAAGACAAGAAAGACGACCAATGCGACAAGGTATGACCTCATTTACCTTTAAGACAGAAGAAATAGCCTGGTGTGTGAGACCAGACTATTTCTTTTCGGGGCAATTCAATTATGCCACCGCATCGAATTCGAAGGACAAGTTCCGAGGCATCAACCAGCTGTTGTCGAAAGACTGGTTGCCACTGAAGTCGGCCAGAGAAGAACTGTAGAAGGGAGAACCGTAAGAGGAAGAAGTCAGCGACGTGACCGGAGACATCAACCACTCGTGATTGGCGTTCGGCAGAAGCCAGTCCAAAGAACCAGTTCGGTTTTGAAGACGCAACTGCTCATTCTCACGCTGAAGAATGTCGATTTCATTCCACATGACTTCAGTCCGCTCGTCGTAAGAGACCTCACCCCGACAGTTGGGGCAAGTGTATCTCTGAATGTCTTGGTCTTGGTGCATGAACCACTTGTTGATACAAGAAACGTGGTATTCATGACCACACGCGGTCAGTTTGCAGTTGTCAGAGACAACGTCTTCGGTGCAGATACTGCAACAGATAGGAGTAGTAGAGGACATTTCGTTGGTTGGTTGTTTTGAGTTCAAAGCTGAGTTGTCTGAAACCGATTTTGCTTTCAAATTTTTTCTCAATCGGGGATTATTTCGATTTTCCTCGCTTCGGAATAACATTTTCACTAAAGAAGTAATCAATCAACGACTGAATTTCATTGTCTCGGACTTGTTTGACTTGTTTGGCATACAATGACCGGGTCTGACTTCCGTGTTTCAGATAAAAGCCATACGACCCATACAACAACTCCAGTGGATGACCATTAATGACTTTCAGAACTTTGGGAAGGGAGACAATGAAAGCTATGTCTTTTTCATCAATATCACTCAGTCCCTTTTTGGACACTTTCAGATACGGTTTCAAACTGATATACTTTTTGGTCTCTGCTTCAGTGTATTCAATCACTGCACCAAACCGAGCTTGACGAACCGTGTATTCTTTTGAATTGACCGTGTAGGTTTGTCCTTCGACAGTCTGAAGCTTCTTTTTCTCTTTCGTGGTATCCACTGAAGACAAGGTTTTGATAAAAGGTTGATAAAACTCTGACATCATCTTCCGATACTCCAGTTTCCCATGAGCAATTCGATCCAAGTTGTTCTCCATCTCTGAAGTGAATTTGGCATTGATAATTCCCGGGACTGTATTCCGGAGAAACTCATTGACCTGGGCTCCAACCGCCGTCGGGACAATCTTTGAGTTCTCATGAAACCACTCTCGTTGATACTCCTTGACTGTTACCTTCTTCCGGTTCCAACTGTAGTCTTTGTAAGTTCGTTCTCCACCTTCAATGTTCTTGGTTTCTATATAGTTCCTTTCAAAGAGTTTGGCCAGAATGGCTCCATAAGTCGAGGGACGACCAATTCCCTCTTGTTCCATCTTCTTGACGACACTACTTTCATTGTAGCGAGAAGGTGGGACACTCCAAGTATTTTTAGCCGAGATTTCATTGGGAATAACTGGTATCTCTTCCCCGGCTTCCAGAGTTTTTAAGACACTGGCGATATCGACGGTCGTGGTCGTCGTGTCTTCGGAGGACGACTGCAAGTTCCAGACAATCAGATACCCTTGGAAGACCAACTTTTTGACTTTACCGACGAAGGTCTTGGTCTCATCAAAATCGGAGTCAATCTGGAGAGTTAGTTCGTCATAGACGGCGGAGGCCATCTGAGAGGCGACGGTTCGTTTCCAAATTAAACTGTAAAGTCGTTTCTGGTCAGAGGTTTCATTTCCGGATAGTTCGGAGACAGAAAGGTCAGTTGGACGGATGGCTTCGTGGGCTTCTTGGGAGTGTTGTTGTTTCTTCTTCGATGCATTCCGATTTTGAAAATAGTCCAGACCGTACTGGGTTGTGATGTATTTTTGTAATCCGGTCATGAAGTCTTCCGACAGCCTTGCGTCATCGGTTCGCATATAGGTAATCAGTCCTTTTTCGTAGAGTTCTTGGGCGACTTTCATCGTCCGTTGGACACCAAAACCCAGTTTGCTAAAGGCCTCTTGTTGGAGGGTCGAGGTGACGAAAGGTTTATCGGGGCTGGATTTGACTTTGGACAACTTTCCTTCGGTCAGAGCAAAGTCGGGGTTCTTTTTCAGATGGTCAAAGAACGAGGAGACTTCGGTTTCGGAAGAGAAACGGGCATGAGTTCCGAGAGTTTTATCAACCAGAGTGGTGTTGAGTGGGACTTTCTTCCCTTTGACGGTCAAAGTAAAGTCTCCATGGACGTGCCAATAACTTTCGGTTTCGAAACTACAGATTTCGTTTTCACGTTGGAGAAGAAGATCCAAAACCACCGACTGAACTCGACCGGCGGAAAGAACAACTGAGCCTCGGGTGAAGACTTTCCAGAGTAGTTCGGTCAGTTTAAAGCCGACAATCCGGTCAAGAACTCGACGGCCTTTCTGAGCATCGACCAGAGCTTGGTCGATGGAACGAGGATTTTCGAGGGCTTTGGCGATGGCGGACTGTGTAATTTCGTTAAAGGTAATTCGTTTGATTTTTTTGTCGGGAACAGACTTGCCGATGACGGCACGGATATGCCAAGCGATGGCTTCCCCTTCACGGTCGAGGTCAGAGGCGAGCCAGACCATTTCAGCTTGCGAAGCCGCTTCTTTGATGGCGGTGATTTGTTTGCTTTTTTCGGGGATAATAGAGTAGTTGGGTTCGAAGGTGGTTTCATTGACAGCGATCCGACCTTTTTCGAGGTCTCGGATATGGCCATAGCTGGCGAGGACAGTGAAATCGACACCTTTGATGAGACTGGTTAGATATTTTTTAATCGTTTTGATTTTGGAAGGTGATTCAACGATAACCAGTTGCATGGTGATACTTATTGTAGCGGAAGAAAGTAATGTCTAAGTGGCTCAAATTTTGAAGGTATCTGTATTTCGTATTTTGCGTATGTTGGTCTTCTGTCTTTTGGAATCACTTTCCCCCTAGGGCGGTGATTTTTGATTTGAAAAATTAGAACGACCTGAAAATCCCCATTATTTTGAAAATACGTTTTAAGTTCCGTATGTTCCGTATTCGTATGTTTCTTCTTTTCAGATTGAGAATCCATTTCCCCTAGGGTGATGACTTTCCAGATCAAAAATCACAATGACCTGGAATGGTCGATATTTTGAAAATACGTTTCAGAACTGTATGTTCCGTATTCGTATGTTCCGTCTTTTCAGATTGAGAATCCATTCTTCCCTAGGGTCATGATTTTCCAGATCAAAAATTAGAACGACCTGGAAATCCCGATATTTTGAAAATACGTTTTGGGTTCCGTATCTGTATGTTCCGTATTCGTATGTTTCCAATCTCAAAGATTAGAATCACTTTCCCCCTAGGGTGGTGACTTTCGATTTGAAAAAATAAAACGACCTGAAATACCCAATATTTTGAAAATACGTTTTTGAACTGTATGTTCCGTATTCGTATGTTTTCAATCTGTATTTGGAATCACTTTCCCCTAGGGTGGTGACTTTCCAGATCAAAAAATTAGAACGACCTGAAATGGTCGATAATTTCAAGATACGCTTAACAATCGTATGTTCCGTATTCGTATGATTCTAATCTTCAAGATTAGAATCCATTTCCCCTAGGGTGATGACTTTCCAAATCAAAAATTAGAACGACCTGAAATGGTCGATATTTTGAAAATACGTTTTGGGTTCCGTATCTGTATGTTGTATGTTCCATATTTCTTCTTTTGGAATCACTTTCCCCTAGGGTGATGATTTTCCAGATCAAAAATCAGAACGACCTGAAATGGTAGAAAATTTCAAGATACGCTCAATGACCGTATGTTGTATGTTTTGTATGTCTGTATTTCTTATTTGGAGACGACTTCTTCTCCCTAGGGTGGTAACTTTTCAGATCAAAAATTAGAACGACCTGAAATACCTCAAAATTTCAAGATACGCGAAGTGGTTTCGTATCCGTATGTTTTTGCATTTCGTATGTTTGTCTTTCAAATCCATTTCCCATAGGGTGGTGACTTTTCAGATCAAAAATTAGAACGACCTGACACCCCTCAAAATTTCAAGATACACTTTCGTATCCGTATGTTGTATGTTCTTATTCTCCTCATTCAAATTACTTTCACCTAGGGTGGTGACTTTTCATTTCAAAAAATAAATCGACCTCAAATTCCTCATAATTTGGAAATACACTCCGAGCTCTGTATGTTCTGTATCTGTATGTTGTATGTTCTGTATGGTGATATAAAGGTTTTATCTTCACTTGTAAAAGAGAATGACTACGACTAAGCGGAAGACCGTCGATGAAATCAGCGAACTATCTGATGTCATGGATCGAGTTTTAAAAGGAGTAATAAATAATGGCTACAAGAAATCAAAACTCGACGAACCCGTCATTGAAGTCAAGAAACCTGAACCCGAATCTAAAATTGTAAATGCAACTACACGTCCTGGACGACCATCCGTCAAATTGCCCCAAAGCATCCACGCTGGACGTTTTGGTATTCCACTGACCCAAGTCAAACCATTTTATACTCTGCAAGACCTCTTGCAGATTATTGATGAAAGAGAAAGCATTCTCTATGAAGGATACACTGAACTGAAGAAAGACCTGGAGAATATGCGCTCTATGAAGTCGTGGTGTGGAGATGGATACACGGGTTATATTAGTTAAATGTAATTGAGTTCAGAGAAATCTTCGGGATGTTCATAAAAATCTTTTAAGTCATTGAAAATAACCTCATTACCGAAAATCTTTACAATGGCCAAGTTCGAGACCTCACCATAGTTGTGGAATTCTACTTCAGTTTTCATGTTTGAAAGTTTTTAATAGTAAATATAGCAATAAGATATCAATTTTTCAAGAAAAATCTCATTTTAAATGAGATTTTTTTGGGCAAGATTTAACCAATGACCTTAATCTTGCAAGGCTTGGGTGATGGGGTTGGGTTTTGGGAGAGTTGTTCTTCAATTGGAATAGCTTCCTCTACAGGAAATTCATCAGCTGATTGAACTTCGATATGTTGTTCATTGGAGCCTACAAGGTATGACTCCATAATAAAACGAGCATCATTATCGTTTTGCTTTTGAATCTCCTCCAGAGTATTGAGTTCACGCTGAAGAGGTTCAAGTCTCTTTAAAACATCTATCTGAAAATTAATTGGAGGAACAGGAATCTGAATACGTTCAACGTCTGACTTTCTAATCAAATTTTTTACTCCTGTTGCCATATTCTTGAGAATATGGTTATTGAAAAGAAGCCAATAGTAAAAGAACTTGTTGTTTATAATCAGATGATCCCTTGTTGTGAAATTAATTGTATTATCCGATGGATAAAAAGGTCCATTCACATAATGAACTGACCCAATGCTTAGAGTTCTAGCCGTGACTATATATTCACCATCAAAAAGAGATGTTTCGACGTATGCAGCGACACCATTAGATTTGTAATATGGAATTACAAAGGGAGGCTGATGACAATCCGATAAATTAGGATTACCCTTTCCACTCAACACATTCATGACATCAAAAATCGCTTTCTTTTCGAAATTGAGCCTATTAGATGCCGTGACAATCTCCTTCATTCTGAATTTGATATCATCAATCTTCTGCTGAGGTGCATTCTTTACAGCTTGAGCAGACTTTTGAAGCGACTGCTGTAGTTGAAGCAAAGGCTCCCAAGCAGCGAACTGAGGATGAGCCATGATTGCATTCAACTGCTGAGTAGAAATTTTAATGTTCTCAGAGAGCTCAGTCATACCTGGATTGTAAATCCGATCGAGTTTGTCGACGATTTCATCCTGGACGGGACGAGGGGGAACCATAATTTCAACGGTTTTAAGCATCAAATCAACGTTGATATTACCGTTCCCAGTTGTATAGTTGGCAAATGATTGAATTTGAGGAAGATGATAGGCCAATGAATATGTCAGAAATTCATATGAAACTTTATCCAAAAATTCTGACCTAATCATGTATTGGTAAATAGCTATATTTCCAGAAGATTTTCCTTTAACATGATGAAACTTACCAATACCTAAAGTTGATGAAATGGGATTTTTAGCATTACCTCCACTTTTAGCAAAAAGTAAGTAATTCGGTGCATCAAAATCATAAGAGGAATGTGTCCCTGATGGGACTACATTTGTGCACCCATAAAATGGATATTCTCCCGTGTTTGTGATTGAAGTAGAATTTGTCTTCCCACTACCATTTTTGAAAATAATTGAATCGAGAATAAAAGATTCATATTTTTTTGGTAAAATGGGTTTCTCTTCATAACGCCGATAATCCAAAGAACAACTCTCATCAATCTTCTCTCGGGGGATTGAAAGAACCATTTTCTCAGTAATCTGGTTCATCTCATCCTTCTCGACCTCCCAGAACTCAACATTCGTAGTAGGGTTTCCAGTATTCTCGAAGAAAAGAATAGAAGCTTGAGCTCCAGTATTGACGAATTGCCTACCCTTCATCTTAATCACTCGCTTCAGCTCATAATTGTTGAGAAGATGCTCCCGGGTTTTCATAAAAGCGCCATTAGTAGTTAAGGTTCCATCGGAGACGACAACAGCACAACGACCTCCTTTTTTCAAAGAAAGCATCATCAACTGCAGGAAAGCAGTATCTGATTTCCCCCCTCCGATATTGAGAGCCTTGATGCGTTCAGCACATTCATCATAATCGACACCCAATCCAAAAGGCATGTTTCCAAGAATGATGTCGAATTGATTGTTATCAAGGCCACTTTTGAGAGAATCTCCAGTTCTGAGATTAGTCGCAAGATTTCCATTTGCTTCGATGAAAAAATTCATCTGAGCGATGGCTGAAGTGGCATCATTAAGTTCAACACCATGAATTTTCTCTTGGTGCTTTGACCAATCAATCTTTTGATTCGGATAATTGTCCTTGTAAAACTTAATGTATGAAGTCAAGAAACCACCTGTCCCCATTGATGGATCACAAACGATCTCAGGTTCTCCTAAAGCATTGAGTTTAGGTTCAACCAACTTGGTCATATACTTACAAATACTCCGATTAGTAAAGTATTGACCAAGACCTTTGGAAGTCCCTTTGTCATACTTAAGAAAGGTCTCATAAACCCAGCCTAAGATTTCGGTTTCTTTTTCGACTTCATGAATATCAACCTTGTTCAAAATCTCAAGAATTTGTTTGTGTGTCTTGACTTTGTTCAATTTGAAAGAGAATTCTCTCGTTCCGAAAAAACGGTCAATGTAATTAATCAAACACTCTTCTGAAGGACTACAGAAAAGCTCAAACGCCTTCTGAGCACCATCACCTTTTTTATGTAGGACTTGCATGATATTTTCCCAGGCAAATTTATCAGGTATCCCCATTGCTTTAGCGACTTTCAGATTAATGAACCGACTAATGACATAAAGACATGTGTGGATCAGTGAAATCTCACATGAATAACCTTCTTTGAGGATAATGTTTCGGATTTTAAGAACAGCAGTGTTAAAATTATCAATCAAACTCGTAACCGCTTTTTTCTCAGTCAGCTGTAAAGCTTCCATTTGTTGAGATGGTTATTTAAATATGTTCTCAAAACATATTCTATTTTTCAACCGAAGGAAAAGAGCTCTTGATTTGAGTTTTTCGATTGTCTACATCTTTATAATCATCTTCATTCAGTGATTTACACATCTGGAATAAATATTGCAAGGTCAAACAGAACATCTCGGTCTTGATTTAATTAAAATTGGAAAGAGTTTGTTTCCTTTTAATTTTAACTCCAAACGAGTTAAAATTTAGTAGAATGATGAGATGACAAAATTGATGCGACGAATATGTGCCTTAAGCTTATCAAGGTGATAATTGAGCTTTTTCGCGTCTGTTTTGGTAAGAAGCCCGGTCTCTTCAAATGTTGAATATTCATGTTGATAGTCTCTAACAAGTCTTTCAGATTTACATAGTTCATCCAAATGCCATTTCAGATCATGAATTACAGTTAATCTGAATTCCTTCTTAAGAACGGGGTCAAAATAGAGAAGCGTCTTAGGTATTCTTTTTGGTTCCCAGATGGTAATTTCAACAGAATTAGCTTTTGCTTCAACTGTTTCAATTGCCTTAGGTGTTTCAACTGCATTGACGATTTTAATTTTAGCCTTCTTAGGTGCTTCAACGATGTTGGTTGTCATGTTTCTGTCTTCTTTTTGAAAGTCAGGTAAATGAAAAGGTTTTTATCAATTTTTTTACCACCCTAAAATTTTTAATTTTTCGAAGTTCCTTTTAACAATTTTGAGCTTTTTCGATTCCAGCTCCTAATTTTTCAGAAAGGGAGAGATGCCTTCTCCCCTCTTTCCAAAGGTTGACATTTTAAGCACTTAAGCACTTAGAAAAACAGGTCATTTTTATGAAAGTTTGTAATCTGACCTCGATGTCTCGTAATGTATTTTTACGAGATACCTAAAAATGGGTGTCATCTTTTTGTCAACCTTTGTCAACCTAGCGTCATCTTTTTGAGTTGACAAAAGGTTGACATTTTAAGCACTTAGATTTCAGACTGAATTGAATTTTTTTCTGAACTTCTTTTCATGATTTTGAGCTTTTTCGGATCCGGTTCCTAATTTTTCAGAAAGGGAGAGATGCCTTCTCTCCTCTGCTAAAAAGATGACGCACAACTGAATTTTTAACTACTTTTTTAGACCTTTACTTTTTAAGAAGACGATATCTCGTCTTTATTTTTGAAACTACTAAAAATCTTGAAAAATGCTCGTCATCCAAAAACGGTTTGCTCGTCATCCATTTTCGGATGACGCACAATTGCTTAAAATGTCTAAATTAACTCAATCAGCTCGATGTATCGTGTTATAAAACAAAATAATTGTCGTTTTTTTTTCAAAAATTTCAAGTCAAAAAATTAAGTCAGGAAAATAATTTCTAAAATGCAAACAACTTTGAAAGAAATCAAGCAATTTCGAATCCGGTTCCTAATTTTTCAGAAACTGAGAGATGCCTTCTCCTCTCTGCTTAAATGATGACGTGCAACTGAATTTTTACTAACTTTTTCAGACCACACTACTTTTAGAAGACGATATATCGTGTGCTTTTTTGAAACAACAAAAAAACTCAAAATTTGCACGTCATCCAAATTGAGTTTGCACGTCATCCATTTTCGGATGACGTGTAGTTTTTCTAAGCATCCAACTTTAATCTAAAAGCTCGATAAATGGTCTTGAAAATTATATCTCGAAATGCATATTCCAAATTTTTAAGCAAAATCAGTAATGATAAGATGTTTTCTATTTTTTTGGAAGAAACTTTTCATTTTGAAGCTTTTTCGAATCCGGTTCCTATTTTTTCAGAAATGGAGAGATGCCTTCTCCTCTGTTTTTTAAGGATGACGTTCTAAGCACTTAAGCACTTAGAAAAATAGTCACATTTGATAAAGATTATCATCCTTAAGACGATATATCGTAATAATTTTAACAAACCGTTTGAATTTACTAAAATGACTGCGTCATCCCAACGTCATCCTAGCGTCATCCCAAAAGATGACATTTTAAGCACTTAGATTTTATAGATGACCAGAACTTTTTTTTCGAATTTTCTTTTTACAATTTTGAGCTTTTTCGAATCCGGCTCCTATTTTTTCAGAAACGGAGAGATGCCTTCTCTCCTGTTTTTCAAGGATGACGTTCTAAGCACTTAAGCACTTAGAAAAATACGGTTATTTTTACTAATCTAAATAAATTAGCTCGGTATATCGTAATGTTTTTTAACAAACAATTAAATTTGGTAATTTTGTTAGCGTCATCCTAACGTCATCCTAGCGTCATCCCGAAAGATGACGTTTTGGATAACGTTTTAAGCACTTTGATATAAACAATGTCGATGAGACTGAAATAATTTTTTGAAGTTTTGTTTTACAATTTTGAGCTTTTTCGAATCCGGCTCCTATTTTTTCAGAAATGGAGAGATGCCTTCTCCCCTGTGTTTTTAGGATGACGTTCTAAGCACTTAAGCACTTAAAAAAATCTACTGAAATTGATAGATCTATGTTTTTAATTACGATATATCGAGCTAAATAATTTATAAACTTAAAAGTTGTGTAATTAGTTTGCGTCATCCTAACGTCATCCTAGCGTCATCTTTTGGGATGACGGTTAAGCACTTAAAAGATTGCATTAATATAGAATATAAAATGGTTCGAAATGGACAAGTTTATAAATGTGAGAAATGTGATTACACCACTACGAGACGTTCGAACTTTAATTCTCATTGTGCAAGAAAGACACAATGTTATCCAAAAAACAAAACACCCGAAACTGTAGCTATTCTACATGACATTCCGAAAGAAGATAATGATCTCAATAAATATATCTGTCCAACTTGTAACAAACAATTTGCGACTCGACAAAGCAAGTTTCGTCATATTAGATTAAATAAATGTCTTGAGTCTTCTGAAAATGAACTGAAAAAACGTGTCGGCGTTCTCGAACAAAAACTTCAATCGATGAATACTTCTTCTATTGTAGCCAACACAACCAATAACACCATGAACACCAATAATAACACCAACAACATCCAAGTCAATATATCTGTCTGTGATTACGGCAAAGAGAATATGTCCTATATCGACAACAACTTCCTTCTCGATTGTCTTCTCGCTTGTCAAAAACAAGAGTATCTGGATGAAAATGAAGAACATGGCATCAAACGTCTCATCGAACACATCCACTGCAACGCCGAACATCCTGAAAACTGGAATGTCCGAATCAAAAACCTCAACCGAAATCTCGTCGAACGCCGTCAAAATGGAACCTGGATCGTCGCCGACAAAAACAAAACCATCGACGATATGGTCTCCAAATGCTGTAAAATCATGAAACGTTTCAACCTCAGCACCATCGAAGACATCGACGACCGTTTCGACGGTATCACCGATGACATCGCCGAGTTTATATCTCTCCTTGAAACTGGAGACCGTGCAACGATGTTAGACACCCGCCGAGATATCACTCTCAAATTCTTAGCTATGGCCAAAACCATGCGCAATCTGACCGAACAAGCCCAAGCCTTACAAGATAGTCTCAAATCGGCTTAAAGATTACTCCCAATTCAAGAACAAGAGAAGAATGCAAGCAATCGTCGCCGCATGTTCAAATAATCTTGGGATTGGTATTCGAGGCAAACTCCCATGGCATCTCCCCGCCGACCTCAAACGGTTTAAAGAACTGACCCTGGGACACGTTGTCGTTATGGGACGTAAAACCTGGGAAAGTCTTCCTGAGAAAGCCCGTCCTCTTCCTGGAAGAACCAATGTCGTTCTAACCTCCAACCCTGACCAAATACAATTTTCTTCTCAACTTCCAGCCGACACTCAAGTCGTTGCTACCGAGATGAAAGAGTTCCTGATGCACGTCCTTCCTCAGTTTTATAATCGTCAAGTCTTTGTCATTGGAGGTGCATCCGTCCTTCAAGCTCTGTGCCATCGGATTAAATACGTGTATCTAACCCATCTCGAAAAACATTTTGAATGTGATACCTTCTTTGATATCCCCTGGACATACGAACTGACTTCATTTAGCCAACGGTTCAATGAGAATGGTCTGTCTTACCGTTTTCTCGAATACAAATACAACAGTCATAAGTCGTATCACGACGAATGGTCATATATCTCTGTTGCCCGAGACATTCTTGACGTGGCGACTAAAAAACCAGCTCGTCCGGAACGCACCGGCTTCGGAACTTACTCCACTTTCGGAAAAAGAATGCGGTTTGATATCTCTCAAACGGTTCCACTTCTGACCACCAAACGCCTTCCCTGGAAAGGATGTGTTGAAGAACTACTTTGGTTCTTACGTGGTGATACCGACAACAAAATCCTCCAAGACCGGGGTGTTCATATTTGGGACGGCAACTCAACTAAAGAGTTTCAAGAAGCAGTGGGTCTGGGTCATCTCCGAGAGGGTGATTGTGGTGCTAACTACAGTTTTCAATGGAGACATTTTGGAGCTAAATACGTTGATTGTCAGACTGATTACACCGGACAAGGAATTGACCAGATTGAAAATGTTTTGCATTTACTTCGAACTGATCCATTTAGCCGTCGGATCTTCTTCTCGGCTTGGAACCCGGTGGATCTGAAAGCGACAGTCTTACCACCTTGTCATGTCTCTGCCCAGTTCTATGTCGAAGAAGACGAAGAAGGGAAGAGACATCTTTCGTGTCAGATGTATCAACGGTCAGCCGACTTCTTCTTAGGCGAACCGTGGAACATTCTGTCTTACTCCATTCTAACTTATATTCTGGCGATGAAGACGGAGATGCAACCGAAAGAACTGTTTATCTGTATTGGAGATACCCACGTTTATACCAATCACATTTCACAGATGCAAGAGCAGATGGAACGTATTCCTCGTCCTTTTCCGAAGTTGATTTTGAACCCGGAAGTCAAAAATAAGGATTGGAAAGACATTTCCATTGACGACTTTGATTTGGTTGGTTATATCCCCCATCCGGTGATTAAAGCACCGATGAATGCTTAACTTAAGACCGGACGATATATTTGTAATCGTTGGTCTTAAAACCGTTGAAGGCACTGGCGGCAGCGACAGTGTAAGCGCCGAAGTTTTCGACATAGATCCATTCACCGACGGCGAGTTCGGGCAGTTGTAGGTCTTCACAGATGGTATCCATACTATCGCAAGTGGGGCCAAATAGAACGGACTTGTATCTTTTCCCGTCTCGTTCGTTAAATGGCAAGATTTTGGGTGTATGATGGTCAAAATAGATACAATTAAAAGAACCATACATACCATCATTGAGGTAATAAACGAAAGTCTTGTTTCCGGTCTCCGGGTCAGTCGTATATTTTTTCCCGATGACATTCAGAACCAAAGTGTGGGATGTCTGAACAAAGTATCTTCCGGGTTCGGAGATAAAGCTAATTCCATCGGTGACGGCAGTCGGGAAAAACTCATCGATGCCACGAGTGATTTGTTGGGCGATTTCTTCGAAAGCGGAACGGTTATCACCGGGAAACCCACCTCCGATGTCGATGAGACTAATTTGAATACCTAATTGATGAGCAATCTCGGTGGCTTTTTGACAGTCCCGGAGAGCATTATAAAAGGCTTCGGGAGCACCACAGTTGCTTCCGACATGAAAGCTGAAGCCGATGACATTCAAAGATAGCGTCTTAGCAATTCGGAGGACGGCTTCCACGCCTTCGAGGGAACAGCCGAACTTTTTATTAAATTTGCAGGCGGAGTGGCTGTCATCGACGGCGAGACGGAGCAACAATTTGGCGTAGGGGTGATACAACTTAATTTTGTAGAGTTCTTCTTCACAGTCGAAGGTCATGGAATCAACGTCGTTGGCACGGGCGTATCTTATTTGGGAGGTCATTTTGCAGGGATTAGCGAAGATAATTCGTTCGGGGTCTTGGGTGACTTCGATGACTTGTTTGATTTCGTTTTCACTGGCGCAGTCGAAGTTGGCACCGAGACTGGACAGAGTTTCGATGATAACCGGATTCGGATTGCATTTGATGGCGTAATAAGGTTTGACTTGGGGGAGGAGGGTGATCCATTGAACCCATGCGCGGAGGATTTCTCCGAGGTCGACGATATAAAACGCTTTTTCGCTGACGTTGTCTTGGAGGAAGTCGTCGATGATATCGTAGATGTCGTAGTCACTGCCGTAGTAGCTGACGTTGTATTTTTGGAGGAGTGAGTTGTCGAGACCGGAGGCAGTGGTCATTTATGCGTTTTTTAGAAAGCGCAGAAATAAAAAGAGTTGGATGAGACGATTCGGTCGTTTAATTTATAGAGCAGAAATCATATAACCTAAAAAATTTATGGTGCTATCGATATACATATCACCTGATCCAATGCTTGCATAAAGCGTCTCACCTGCATTCATCTGCACAATTGTTGATGTTGATATATATCCTTCAGACAGTGTATTTCCACTTTTATACGCTCCAAGGAGGAAATCACCATTGTTTTTGAAAATACTAATTACGCTGGTTTGGGCAAATTTTGATCTTGATGTAAAACTAACATAATAAATCCCACTATGAAGTATATATACTCTGTAATCTCCATTACCAGTCACAGTTTCTTTGAATTCTATTCCAAATATATTTCTTACATCAAAAAGATATAATATGTTTTTGGGATATCCAGTATCTGTAGCTGAAGAACTTCTTGTCATGATCCAATAAGGCATTTTAGCAAATACCACTCCAGCCGAGTTTCTTAGAACAGCGGTGTCTGGGGTTGCAGTTGAAGTCATCGCACCACTCGAAACTTTTCCAGAACTGTCAGTGAAAAGATAACCGGCAGATGTTTTATTGCTGATAATCAAGTCTTTTGCTGTGACAGTATTTGCACTTGTATTCACTGTCAGAGAGGTTTGCGTTCCATTGCCAACGGTCAGAGCAGCTGTATTGGTTGTAGAAATACCAACTGTGCCAGTTGTCGAAAGGTTTCCGGTAAGACTTCCACCACTCGTGTTCAACTTTGTGTTTAAAGCAGTGTTGATACTTGCGCCAGTATCGACATAACCAAGCTTTGTTTCTAAAGTTACTGAAGGGACATTTATTTCCACAATATTTTTTTGTGTATCGGTCGCAAGAACATAATTCCCTAACGTAGGTGATAAAGTCAGAGAGCCAGTTATAGTTCCACCACTTGTGTTCAACTTGGCGTTCAAAGCGTTATTGATACTCGAAGATACATCAACATAGCCAAGCTTTGTTTCTAAAGTCGATTGTGATATATTGGTTGAAATAAGTTGCTTTGAGCTGTTTGTGGCAAGAATGTGTGTAGCAGTCGCGATTCCTGTCACAACCACGTTACCAGCTCGTGCAGTGCCAATAACATCAAGAGGATTATCTGGTGTCGCTGTCCCTATTCCTAAATTGCTTCCTGATGGTAAATAGACTCTGGTTCCTGAAGTCGTGAATTGACTTCCAGGGTTGAAATTGTTTCCATTTTGCAACAATGACCCGGTAAAGTTAATACTTCCAGAGACATCTAAAGCGTGTCCTGGATCTGTATTAATACCGACCTGGTTATTTGTATTTACAGTTATAACGTCACTCTCAACACCACCTATAACTCTTGTTAGTTTAAAAGAATGGTCACTACTTGATTTTTGACCCATAGTCCATTCTGCTACAGACAAGCCATTGTGTAAATGATATTTTGCTGCTCCACCTGATGGTGGGTTAACAGACATATAGGACGTTCTGGTCGAACCATAGACATCCAGTTTATAACTTGAGGAAATTGACAAATAATCATATAAATAATTGATCTCAGTGCTAGAAAGTGGTTTATCATAGAAGTATAAACCTCCAATTTTTCCATTAAATTGAGGGTCTCCACCAATTCCAAAATCACGAGAATCACCAACAATAACTCTAGTAATAGTTCTATTAGCAGGAATAGAAGTATAATTTTGAGTAGTAGGGGTGATTTCAAGAACATTATTTACATAAAGATACATAGAACCATTCGCATTTCTGGTAGTGTCATTTATGTCATACTTAAAAACAATTACTTTCCAAGTATTTTGCTCTAAAACATTATTAGCTGAAACATAATTTAAAACTTCACCGTTACCAGTATTTCTGACATAAATTTGAACTCTTGTGCTGGTTAGTTCTCTTAAAAACTGAATATCACCAATAGTCCCTATGGTTGTTCCTGCGATACAATTAAAGATATGTTCATAACTTGCGGCAGTTCCTTCAGGACGAACCAAACAGGCAAAGGTAAATCCCCTATTGGTGTTAATATTGAAGGTCTTAGATGTATTATTTTCAATTGATTGTGTCAGGTCAGTTGCAGAACGAGTAAATTGTGCACTTTTTAGAATATTTACACCTTCTGCTGATGAAACAGTTGGTTGTCTTGAAGAAGTTGCTTGTGAAAAATCATTCCAAGACGAAATATTACCCGAGGCTGGAAGGTCTTGCCAATCAAGGTATATCTTAGAATCAGTTGATGATGGTTTACTTAATCGAGAAACTTGAATATTATTTGCACCGAACGCAGTTGTTTCTAAATTACCTGATATTCTAGTCGAACCGTTAACGTCCAGTTTGTAAATTGTAGAATCGGATACTGAATCTGTATTAATACCGACCTGGTTATTTAATGTATCAACAACCAAAACGTTATTGTTAAGATTGTCTTGAACCAAAAAAGTAGTTGTATCATTTGTTGTCGGCTTGACTGTTAAACCAGTCAGTATTCCAAGTGCGGTAATATTTCCTTGTGTGGCAGTAGTAACAGTTCCGGTTAAATTGCCAGTGACATTTCCAGTTAAATTACCACTAAAAGTTCCTGCTCTGACAGTTCCTGAGCCGACATCTAAAGCAGTTGTTGGATTTACACTATTAATACCAACTCTACTATTAGTAGTATCAACTACGAAGATACCCGTATTTATCTGATTACTGACACTAAAAGTATTGAGACTGTTTGTCGTTGGACGGACAGTTAAACTAGTCAGTGTTCCAAGTGAGGTAATATTTCCTTGTGTGCCGGTATTAACAGTTCCGGTTAAATTGCCAGTAACATTTCCAGTTAAATTACCACTGAATATTGAAGCGGTGACAGTTCCTGAGCCGACATCTAAAGCAGTTGAAGGGTTTGTAACACCAACTCCCAAACGACTACTTCCGACATCAACGGTTAGAAAACTGGTTGTGACAATATTTCTATTTACATCGGTGACCATAACCGCATTGCTTCTGATCCCATTTGATGTCATCTGTATATTCGACCCAAAAACTGCATTTGACAGGACAGTTGCATTTGAAGAGGTGATACTACCAGCCGAAACATTTTGAATCATCGTCAGGTTGGAGCCGATGAGCATACCGTTATAAGTAATGTTCGTCAAAGCATTGACATTCGAAGCTGAGATACTCCCGGCAGATAAACCACCGATTAAAGTGGAGTTTGATGCTATTAAGCGAGAAGCAGAAACATTATTTATCGTTGTCACATTCGACCCGGTCAGCATACCGTTATAAGTGATATTGGTCAAAGCATTGACATTTGAAGTCATAACCGTTGAAGCGGATACATTCTGAAGCATCGTCAGGTTCGAACCAGTCAGAATACCGTTATAAGTAATATTAGTCAAAGCATTGACATTTGAAGTCATAACCGTTGAAGCGGATACATTCTGGAGGAATGTCGAGTTTGATGCAATTAAGCGAGAAGCCGAAACATTATTTATCGTTGTCAGATTAGAACCTAAAAGCATACCGTTATAGGTAATATCAGATAGCACACTTATGTTTGAAGTTGTGACACTCCCGGCAGACAAACCACCGATTAAAGTGGAGTTTGATGCTATTAAGCGAGAAGCAGAAACATTATTTATCGTTGTCAAATTAGATCCAGTCAGCATACCACCATAGGTAATATTGGATAAAGCATTAACATTGGAAGTCAGAACATTCGAAGCAGAGACATTTTGAAGGAATGTCGAATTTGATGCAATTAATGCAGAAGCAGACAAATTACTTGACAAGGTCAGATTCGATCCGGTCAGTATTCCGCCGAAGAAAATATTGTCACCATCGACACCGAGGTTAATCGTAGTCGCTGATCCTGCAACGGTGGCAATGTTCAAAGTCGAGAGTGTCGTTGAAGTTCCGATATCGATTTGGGTGGCCGTTGTTCCAATGGAGAGTGTTCCATTTGTATCAGCTTGAAGAGATGAAGTGACTAAACTGTCAGTCCGGGTCGTTCCAACAACATCCAAAGCTGTGGTCGGATTGGTCTTACCGATACCAATCGCTTCCTGAACGATAAGACTATTGGATGGTGCGGAAAGCAATGAGTAAGTCGAACCAATTGAGACATTGCTACTGACCGCTAAATGACTTCCAGGATTGGTCAGACCAATACCAACATTACTGTCGATAATGGTCACATTCGTTTCACTTGAAGTAAATTGACTTCCACCGTTTCCGATAAACGGAGTTCCATTCGTAAATAGATCACCAGTAAAGTTAATATTCCCAACGACATCTAACTCATACGCAGGATTGGTCGTTCCGATGCCGACATTACTCTGAACAATTAACCCATTCGGTGGTGCGCTGACATTGACGTAGCTGGCACCGATGCCGACATTACCCAAAACGGACAATTTATTGGCGAAAGCCGATGTGCCGATACCGACATTGCCTGACAACGGATTAACGTTCAGTCCAGCATACGGCGAAGACATTCTTGTTTGTTGTTAAATGATAAAAATAATTGGATAATTTTTCAGCAGACTTAAATTCGTTGTTTCAGGTCATTGACTTCATTGGTTAATCTGGATACATCCACCTTCAATTCTTTAATACAATCAATTAGATAAGGGACAATCTTAGCGTATTTGATGCTTTTGAAGCTTTCCATTCCTCCATTGACCCCACCAGAATACTCCGCGACCAGAAGAGGTTCCACTTCTTCGACTTCTTGAGCAAGTAAACCAATATCGGGTTGTCCTTTTCTTCTGCCATTGAACTCGTTGCTATTCCAGCGGAAAGAGACTGGTCTCAAACGCTGAACAAGGTCGATTGAGTTGGAGAGGTCGATAATGTCGGCTTTGAGACGAGAATCGGATGTGTTGGTAGTATCAAAAGCGGAGATATCATTATAGGAATAAAGGTCGCCGTTGCTGACATCAAAACGGAACATATTACTGTTATTATTGGCATTTCGAATATAGATGTTATTTGACCCAGCCCAATAGTTATTGGTTCCGACAGCAAGACGACTCGAGTAGTTGCTGTAGCTACCAATGATTGAAGTCGAGAAGTCGGTGTGGAAGACAGATTTGGGAATACCGTCGGGAATGGCTGGTGTTGAAGTCATAACTCGATTTCCTGTTCCAGTTTCGGCAACCACCACAAATAGCGATAATTCGGGTGCCCAACAAACTGAATTCCACTTATTGTCTGCAGAATAACGAGCTGTCCAATTAATTCCATTGGGACTGGTCATAATTCCAAAAGATGAGACAGCCACAAATAGGGAGAGCTCAGGTGCCCAGCAGACGGACTTCCACTGATAGTTTGTCGCAGAACGCGTTGTCCAATTAATACCATTCGGACTGGTCATGACTCGGTCACCTGTTCCATCATTGGAAACAGCCACAAATAGGGAAAGTTCAGGTGACCAGCAGACTGAATACCACTCATTGTTAGCAGCAGAAGAACGAGCTGTCCAATTAATACCATTTGGACTGGTCATGACACGGTTATCAGTTCCAGTAATTGCAACAGCAACAAATAGGGAGAGCTCAGGTGCCCAGCAGACGGAATACCACGAGTTGTCAGCTGCAGAAGAACGAGTTGTCCAATTAATACCATCCGGACTGGTCATGACTCGGTCGCCTACTCCAGACCAAGCAACAGCCACAAATAATGATAATTCGGGTGCCCAGCAGACTGAATTCCAAGCATAGTTTGCCGCAGAAGAACGCTGTGTCCAATTAATACCATTCGGACTGGTCATGACTGTTCCAGATGTAGAGACAGCCACAAATAGGGAAAGTTCAGGTGCCCAGCAGACGGACTTCCAAAATTTGTTTGTTGTAGCAGAAGAACGAATTGTCCAATTAATACCATTCGGACTGGTCATGACTTGGTTGCCTCCGCCATCATTGGAAACAGCCACGAATAGGGAAAGTTCGGGTGCCCAGCAGACTGAATACCACATATTGTCAGCCGCAGAAGAACGAGTTATCCATGTCGACACTGCTGTTGTTGCAGCAGTTGATGAGAAGGTTGAACGAGTCACCAGTGCATTACCATTCACATGGAATAAGTTTTGTGGAGCACTGGTTCCAATTCCAACATTACTACCAAGGATAAAAACATTGGAAGTGCTTGAGGTTGTGAATTGACTTCCTTGATAAGCAACATTATTATTTAACAATGATCCGTTAAAGTTAATATTCCCAACAACATCCAATGAATTCGTAATTACTTTACCGAGTGTTCTTAGATCACCATTGGTTGTGCTGAATTGTATCATGTTGCTTTGAGTTGCTGAATTGCGGAATATAATTTTGTTAGTGCTGTTCCAAACATTTTGTGCTCCTACTGATAAGCTACCATATAATCTTGCATTATAAGTATTTTTCTTTGAGGTTTGAACAACTGTATTGCGAATGTCAATGTCAGGTATCGCCTCCGAGGTTGCCACACGGTTGTCTGTTCCATTGGCTGAAATAGCAAGTAATAATGATAATTCTGGTGCCCAACAGACTGATATCCATTGTTTGGTTTCCGGCATGCTTCTTAATGTCCAAGTGATACCGTCGAAACTGGTCATAAGTTGATTATCTGATGTATTAACTGCAACCGCAACAAATAAAGACAGTTCAGGTGCCCAAATTACTGATATCCAAGAGTTATTCGCAGCAGAAGAACGAATTGTCCAATTGATACCATCTGGACTGGTCATTACTCTGTTTCCTGTGCCAGAGCTTGAAACTGCAACGAAGAGCGATAATTCAGGTGCCCAACAGACTGACCTCCACTCGTTGTTTGCAGGACTTGTTTGTGTTGTCCAAGTGATAGCATCAGGACTGGTCAATATTTTACCATTAAATGAAACAGCCACAAGTAGTGATGATTCAGGTGAAAATGTTGCACTTGACACAGACTGCCATGTATCTGCAGAAATTGTTCTGGTCGTCCAACTTATTCCATTTGAACTATACATAGCCCTACCTGCTGAAACAGCCACGAATAGAGATAATCCTGATGCCCAACAGACTGACTTCCACTGACTGTTTGCAGGAGTTGTTTGTGAAGTCCAAATAATACCATTAGAACTGGTCATTACACTACCATTAAATGAAACCGCAACAAAGAGCGATAATTCAGGTGCCCAACAGACTGAATTCCAATCATTATTTGCTAGTGCAGGGGAACGTGTCGTCCAAGTGATACCATCCGGACTGGTAGCTACTAAACTACTACCACCTGGATTCGTCTGTGAAACCGCAACAAATATCGCTAATTCAGGTGCCCAACAGACTGACGACCACCATTTGTCGGCAACTGAAACTCGTGATATCCAAGAATTAACTCCTGTGATGGCGGCATTTCTAGAAAATCCTGACATAGAGTATCCAACATTGCTTCCCGTAATAAACATATTGGTTTGATTGCTTGGGGAGACGTAACCTGTATATGATAATGAACCGGTTGAAGTGATATTCCCGGCGACACTCAATGCTGATTGAGGAGTCGAAGTTCCGATTCCAACATTACTCCCAATTATAAATACATTTGAAGTGTTATTCTGTGTCGTAAATTGACTACCCATATATGGCACACCACCCGTAAATAAACCACCAGTAAAGTTAATATCACCAAACACATCTAAAGCCCGTGTCGGGTTCGTTAAACCGATGCCGACATTTCCAGTGTCGGGATTGATTTGTATTCCCGATAATGACATTTGTTTATAAATGATATAAATTTCACGTGCTTGTCTGCGTTGTTTTAACCTTTATTTTGGAGTATTTTAAAGAAAATACCGTAATCTATCAATTATCTACCCGGTAGATAATTAGACAATGGATTTCATGAGGTCAATGATTGTGGAGATCTCTTTTTTCTGTGTTTCGTAGTTAAGCGATCCAAGAAGTTCGACGAGGTATCGATACATCTCCTTCTGGCTAATCTCGTATTTATCAGAAGGAACCGTCTGAATATACTCAGTCAGTTCTTGTAAAAATAACGACAACGGATAACGAGCCTCAAACTTCTTCGGAAGTGCCACCAGTGTGTTCTCAACTTGAAGAAAACGAGCACCCGCGGTAAAAATCTCACCCGTCTCCACACGGCGGCTAAACTCCTCGTAGCTCAAAGACATCTTTTTTAAGTAGGAAAAAATGTCCTTAAAGCATTTTCATTTTTTACTTTTTCAAAATTTGGATTTTAACTCTTAATTTGAGTTTGTCTGATTTAAGACCATAGCTCCAATGAAGAGAAAGTGATGGAAGAACAACTCATTATCAACGAAGTCTATTCCAAATTACGTTCGGGACAGACCTTCAAAAAAGATGAACTTGAAAAGATTGAGTCCCGTTTTGCCAGTTCTGTCGTCTTACAATACTACCTTGGGGTCTATTACGAAAAAACATTTGACCTGGACAAAGCCGAACAACAGTTCTCCAAGTGTCTAAAACTGTGTCCTCTATTTGTTCCACCTTACTTCAATCTGGCGATTTACTACATTTCTCTCGGTCGTTTTTCTGAGGCGGAAAAAAGACTTAACTTTATCTTTCTGCGAAAGACAATTGACCCGACTTCACATAATAAACGCTTACGGATTGATTTGGTTGATAATTTCCGAATCTGTTCTCTGTTGTCTCCCGAGTATCTTCGTCAAAATGAGAAAAGCAAAACTCTCGAACTTTATCAACGGCTAATTCGATATGTCAAAAAAGAGTTGTCTCCTTGTCTCCAAGACAACTACTTCCTTCTCGAAGGTTGGAAGAATGTTTGTTTAGGTGCCGGTAATCTTTTAATGGAAACCTCTCCCGAAGACGCCTTACAGATGTATTATGATGGACTGACATTTTTTAAGTTGAAACCTGGACTTCGTCTGACGATGGAACAAACAGAAGTCCTTCACAGTTTAGAGAAACACTTGGTCACTGCTTACAAAATTACATCCAGTTATGCCCTGAATCCGCCATCTTTACCGATTGATATCAATACTTTGTATGCTCATCAAAATGCAGTTGTTATTCAGGACATTACCGGTCGAAAAGTTCGTTTGGGGTATATCTCTCCGGACTTTAATAAAAATGCAGTTGGATTATTTGTCACTGCTTTACTCAAACACTTCAATCCAAATAAGTTTGAAGTCTTTTGTTATTACAACTGTCAAGATTCCGATGAATACACAGAACTCTTAATGTCGTATCCTGGAGTGACATGGACAAACGTCAGTCATCGACCGATTGCTGAAGTGCGACATCTAATGAGTTCGGTTCATCAACTGGACATTTTAGTCGATTTAATTGCCGGTGGTGCCAATCATTGTTTAGATTTAATTGCAACTGCTCCCGCTCCGATTATCATTAACTATCTGGGTTATCCGGACACAGTGGGTCTGAAAGAATTCACTCATCGGATTGTCGATGCTTGGACGGATCCGCCGAACAAAGCTTCGGATGGGGAGAGTTTGATCCGGATGCCAAGATGTTTTTTGTGCTATACTTTGTTTGAAAATGTTCGATTACCCCCAATTCGTCATCAAAGCTTACATGGTCTGATTCGAGTGGGGATTTTTAATAAAACGACGAAGCATCATCCGGTTGTCCGGAAGGTCTGGAAGATGGTTTTAGAGAAAAATAAACAGGTTGTCTTGTGTCTCAAATTGGGACAAGGACAGACTGAGGCATCCGTTCGTAATCACTTTTACTCTGGATTTCCACAAAAACAATTGCGTTTCTTACCTTTTACTGAGAAACTCGAAGAGTATCTCGACCAATTCAATGACGTTGATATCTGTGCCGATACTTTTCCCTACAATGGAACGACGACGACCTGTTCGAGTTTGGTGATGGGGGTTCCGGTCTTTACGGTGTATCATCCGGAGATTAATCCACATGTCTCGAATGTCTCTGGAAGTCTGATGTTGAATACTTCTTTGGAATTAGAGAAGTATCTGTCTCGGACGGTGGAGGAATACGGTCGGAAGTTGTTGGCTTGGACACGTAATCCGGCTCAAATTGACCGGCAACATTTGCGACAGTTATTTCTTCAGGCGATGCACCCGGTTGAGTTTATGAAGGACTACGAGAATTTGTTATCAAGTCTATTGAAATGAACTGTCCTCCAGAGCGAGAACACGTTGGGTCAATTCTGAGACATTCTTTTTCAAAAGGTCATTTTCAGCCTTTAGTTCCTTGACACACTTAACGAGATAAGGAGCAAGTTTGGCGTAATTGACACTTTTGTAAATTTCTTTTTCGTCATTGATATCTGGGAACTCATTAACCAAAGCCGGTTGAAGTGCTTCGACGTCTTGAGCAATGAAGCCGATATCTTCTTTTCCGGCACGACCGCCATTAACATTGTTGCTGTTCCAACGGAAAGTGACTGGTCGGAGTAAGGAGACGAAATCGAGACCATTGGAGAGGTCATTGATTTCGGTCTTGAGACGTTTATCTGAAGCCAGTGTCGTGTCAAAAGCGGTGATATTGTTGAAGGCGACGATATTTCCATTTGAAACATCAAAGCGGAAACGGTTTGCAGATAACGCAGTGTTGGCAGTAGTGCCATAACGGAAATAGATATTATTGGATGCGACCCAGTAATTGTCTCCGGTGTTGGCACCACCATTGATATACAGAGACCCGTTGGTGTGTTCATGTCCGGTTTTGTTAAAAGAACCATCTGAAAGTCGGAGGGTATCTTTCAGATTGAGATTGCTAGTTCCGATTGTATTTACGACTGTTAGATTTGAAAGTTGCACATCACCAGAAACTTGAACATTGGTTGTATTGACTTTCCCAACATTAATCGAGTTGTCTCCATCTCTCTGAACAATACTCCATGCATTATTCGCCGTCGAAACATTACTACTCATCAAGACGACGGTATCATTGGCCGAAGTGTTTTGACGGATAGTGATATTATTTGTTGCCATTGGAGCTTTAAACTCCAAAAGTGCATTGTCAGTGGAACTGACCCGGAAATAACCAGCGGTATCGTTTCCATTCAAGTTAATTCCAATACCGGCACCATTGGCCGTCACGCCATTACTATTGACGACAATCATTTGGTCGGTCACTTGCAAGTTGGTTGTTTGGATGTAAGTCAATGTTCCAGCAATATTCACGGTATCATTCGCCGCTCCGAGATTAATCGTCGTGGTTCCATCCCCAGTTCCGATATTAATTATTTGTGTTGTAGTTGAAGTTCCGATATCGATTTGAGTGGCCGCGGATGATGTTCCAATCAAGAGTATTCCATTTGTATCAGCTTGAAGAGATGAAGTGACTAAACTATCAGTCCGAGTAGTTCCAACAACATCCAAAGCTGTGGTTGGATTGGTCTTTCCAATTCCAATCGCTTCCTGAACAATCAAACTATTGGATGGTGCGGAAAGCAATGAGTAAGTCGAACCAATCGAGACATTACTATTCACCGCTAACCGACTTCCCGGATTGGTCAAACCAATACCAACATTGCTCCCAACAATGGTCACATTGGAAGTGCTCAAAGTAGTAAATTGACTTCCAACGTAAGGATTGCCTTGATATTTTAGGGTTCCTCTGAAGTCGATATCACCAAGTGCGGTAATGCCTCCAGTTTGTGTATTAAATTGAATAGTGTTGCTGTTATTATTTGGATTCCGGAGATAGATATAATTAGAAGCAGCCCAATAGTTATTAGTTCCGACAGCAAGCCGACTCGAGTAATTACTGTAGCTACCGATGACAGACGTAGAAAAGTCGGTATGGAAGACTGATTTAGGAATACCGTCAGGGATGGCAGGGGTTGAGGTAATCGCGTTATTACCACCTGTCGCAGAATCTGAGACGGCAACGAATAATAAAAGTTCAGGAGCCCAACAAACAGATCGCCAAGTTTTACCAATCCCTGACAGTGATCGTGATACCCAATTAATACCATTGGAACTGGTAATTATACCATCTACAGTATTTGATCCGAAGACAACAAATAAAGACAATTCGGGTGACCAACAGACCGACCTCCAAATATTAGGAACCCCTGAAGAACGTGTTGTCCAATCAATACCATTAGAACTGGTCATAATATTATTATTAGCATCTGCACCACCTGTTCCTCTTACAGTCACAAATAAGGACAATTCGGGTGACCAACAGATTGATAAACACCCATAAACTCCAGGTATAGAACGAGTCGTCCAATTAATACCATCAGAACTGGTCATGATGTTATCCGCGATAGGATTATTTCCAATAGCAACGAATAATGATAGTTCAGGAGCCCAACAGACAGAAGACCAAGATCTATCAAATCCAGAAGTAGAACGTGATATCCAATTGATACCATTGGAACTGGTCATGACGTTATTACCACCTGACGCAGAACTGGAGACGGCAACGAATAATGATAGTTCAGGAGCCCAACAGACAGAAGACCAAGCTTTATCAATTCCAGAAGTAGAACGTGACGTCCAATCGATACCATTGGAACTGGACATGACGTTATTATTACCCGACGCAGAACTTGAGACGGCAACGAATAACGACAGTTCCGGAGCCCAACAGACAGATACCCATTGTCTATCAATTCCAGAAGTAGAACGTGACGTCCAATCGATACCATTGGAACTGGTCATGACGTTATTACCACCTGACGCAGAACTGGAGACGGCAACGAATAACGACAGTTCCGGAGCCCAACAAACAGACCGCCAAGATTTATCAAATCCTGAAGTGGAACGCGGTGACCATGTGCTAACTGCAGTCGCTGCCGCTGTTGATGAAAAAGTTGATCTGGTGACCAAAGCATTCCCATTCACGTGGAATAAGCTTTGTGGAGCACTTGAACCAATACCAACATTACTTCCAGTGATAAATACATTATTACTTCTCGTCGTAAATTGACTTCCAATGTAAGGACTTCCATTCGCCAACAGACTTCCCGTAAAATTCAGGTCACCAACCACGTCCAAGGCCGAAATCGGTGCTGTCGTTCCAATTCCAATTCGTGAGTTCGATCCAACAACAAAGACCGGACTTCCATTATTCAAGACCTGAACGATACTCTGTGTCCGTTCCGTGCCTCGATGGTCAATGACTAAAGCCGACGCGTCATTCGAGGTTTCAACAATATCAAATCGACCTCTTGGAACAGCCAAACCGGCATTGAGAGTGACTTTACCCTGTTCGTCTTGACGAAAGCCTGCAGGAAGATAAGTCTTTAGCACTGGAGTGGTATCCGTCGTCGAAACCGTTGATTTGTAATTGACCGAACCTTGGAGTAAAATCTCATTTCCACTCGAAATCGAACCCAATGACTTCTCCGTCGTTCCGTTGAGATACTTAATCACTACTCTTGAATTGTTGGTCGAATCCACCCGAGCAAAGGCTTTAAAGACGGTGGTCGTGCTGGTCGAGGCATTGGTAATCCGTAGCCAGAGGTCTCCAATAATTGAACCCAGACCACTCTTGGTCATGGCCACGGTATCAACCGGTAAAGATGTCTCCAGTTTGAGATAAAAGTCTTCGTCATTGGTTGGTTTAGTCGCAACCGTTCCGCCAAGAGTGAAATTGTAAGTGACTTCATTCCCAACGTAAAGGTATCTGGCTAATTGTTGAGAAGAGTTATAAGACACAGAAGCCGAGACACCATTGTCCCAGACGAAAATCGGAGCAACACCTTCAACGAAATCAAAACGTTCGGATGTCCAAAGTGCATTGCTGTCATCGAAATACAAACCACCAGTTAAACTCAAGTTTCCTCGAACATACAGATTACTTCCTGTATTGTCTTGACGTAGTGATGCCGGCTGATACGTCTTGAGCACTGGAATGGTTCCGGCGGTGCTGGTTGGGGTGACGTAGTTAATCGCACCTTGGAGGTTAATGGTGCTTCCGGCTTCGATACTTCCCAAAGAACGGTCAGAAGTTCCGTTGAGATATCGAATTAGCACTGCATTCGTCTTTCCCGGGACTGCTTTGGCATAAGCTTTGAAGGTCGAACTGACTTGGGCGTTGCTGATGGTTAACCAGAGGTCGCCGATGACTTGTTCCGTGGTATAGACTGATGAACTTAGAGGCAAATTCGTTTCCAGATTGAGGTAGTAGTCTCCTTCTGTCGAAGGAGGTGAAGTAACGGTGCTTTCAACGATAAAAGAGTAAGTGACTTCGTTACCAATGTAAAGATACTTCGAATTACGTTTTGAAGAATTGTAAGCCAAAGTTGCGGCAGTGATACCATTATCGAAACTATAAACGGGCGCGGTTCCGATGATGTAATCGAATTGTTCAGCGACCCAAATGGCATTATTGTCTGCACTGACGAGTGTTCCACTGAGAGTCAGGTCACCCTGGACATGAAGTTTAGAGTTGGGTGATGTCGTTCCGATACCAATATTACAATCAAGGTTATAAAGAGCCGTCGGAACAGCCGTGAAACCACCAACACCGCCACCACCACTAGAGACAAAGAGGTCATCATTTTTGTATAAGTTTCCAGTAAAGCGGATATCGCCAATTACGTCCAATGCCAGTGTCGGATTTGTCTTCCCGATACCAATTGCTTCCTGGACAATTAGACTATTGGAAGGGGCGGCATTGGAAGCGAAAGCATAACCGATGGACATATTACTACTCACCGCCAAATGACTACCAGGATTGGTTAAACCAATACCGATATTACTGCCAAGAATGAAGACATTGGAGGTGCTGACAGTTGTAAATTGACTTGCAATATAAGGGTTGCCATTACTAAACAAACCACCGGTGAAGTTAATGTTGCCGACCACATCCAATGCACTGGTCGGATTAGTCTTTCCGATACCAATTGCTTCCTCGACAATCAGACTATTAGAAGGAGCAGATAGCGTCGCATAACTCGAACCAATCGAGACATTACTATCGACCGCTAACCGACTTCCGGGGTTGGTTAGACCGATACCGATATTACTGCCAAGAATGAAGACGTTGGAGGTGCTGACAGTGGTGAATTGACTTGCAATATAAGGGTTGCCATTACTAAAAAGACCACCCGTGAAATTGATATTACCGATAACATCTAATGGATAAACAGGGTTGGTCTTTCCAATACCAATTGCTTCCTCGACAATCAGACTATTAGAAGGAGCAGATAACGTCGCATAAGATGAACCGATGGAGACATTACTACTGACCGCCAACCGACTTCCGGGGTTGGTTAGACCGATACCGATATTTGTCAGGGCAATGACATTCGAAACATTCAACTGATCCACATTAATCGCACGATTAGCGTCTCTCTGAACAATTGAAAAAGGTGTGCTACTTATCGACACATTGCTATTCATCAAGACCAATGTGTCATCGACCGTTGGATTGGGACGCATGGTCACCGTCGTTGTGCTATCCGGGGCTTTAAAGACAAAATTACTACCGTCCGATGTGCTAACCCGCATAAAGGCATTACTGTCATTCTCATTTCCGTTAATTAAGAGACCCGCGCCCAGTGAAGTCCTTCCACCCTTATTCAGGATAATGACATTACTATCCACCTGCATATTCGAAGTCTGAACGTAGGTAGTATCACCGGCAATATAAACTTTGTCGCCACTCGAACCGATGGTAATCTCAGTGGGTCCCGCTCCGGTGCCGATGTTGATAAATTTGGTTTGACCCCCATCGACAGCACCGGTGCCGATATTAATCGTATTCGTTTTTCCAGTCGTTCCGATATCAATTGAACCTAAAGTGTCTCTCTCAATCGCGGGCACATTAATCGTCGATCCAAAACGGGCTTGACCTCCAGCGACTTCCAGAACATAAACTCCACCCGGATTGGTCACACCGATACCGACTGCTCCCTCAACAATCAAACTGTTTGACGGTGCTGAGAACTTCGAAGCGTAATTCGAACCGATGGCGATATTACTATAAACCGACAGCCCACTCTTGGGATTGGTTAAACCGATGCCGATAAATCCATTTGAAGTTGAAATACCATCGATCGCACTCGCCGCGGTGGCGGTGTTGTTGTTGTCATCAACCGCAACGACTTTGATATTGTTTCCCGTATCGTCTTTGGTGATCCGCAATGCTGAACCAGACTCATCGGCACTCCCGATTTGGATTTCATTGACGACAATCCGACGTAGAACAACAGTCGAACCAACTCCAACTGAAGTCGCATCGGCAATTTGTAGGTCACCACTCGAACTGACTGACAAAGCCGTTCCACCTAAATTAATGGTTGATCCGGACAAATACAAGTCTCGAAACCGATAATTCGAAGTTCCAAGGTCATAAGTCACACTTGTTTTCGGTGCGATATGACCGTCGACACGAACATTTCCAATCACATCTAAATTACTGCCAGGAGTCGTGGTGCCAATCCCGACGTAGCCGTTTTCTGGATTAACAAAAAGACCACTTTCGAGCACCATTTTTTGAAGCACTCTTTAAACTAAGTATAGAGAAAATTAAGTTATTTTATCCGGCGTAGAAACCGCTCAGAATAATTCTCATCATTAATTTAAAAGATGCACATTGTGATAATTGCCAGTGTTATTATCATAATTACTGTTCTTCTCTTTACAACTTTACAGAGTAGGCAAAGAAGAATTACTGAAAGGTTTGTCGAAAACTCCAGTGACGGTTCCACTGGTTCAACGGGTTCGACGGGTTCAACGGATGCGTGCCCAGTCTGTCCTGGTTCAACTGCTGTCCCAGCTGTAGCTGGTGTAAGTGTAAGTTCAGCGGTGGCGGTTCGTCCAGCGGCAAGTGCCGAAAAAGAATTAGCGAATGTTGTTCAAAATACACAGACCATTTTATCTTCAAATACGAAAGAACTTCTGGATGGTTCAGTGACAGCAGTTAAACTTACCGATGGTTCAGTGACTGCATCAAAAATTGTAGATGGTTCAATCACCTCAGATAAATTGATGGATTCGGTCATCACTGGAGAAAAGATTTCAGATAATACAATTACTGCCAATAAATTTTCAGTATTCCCCAGTTGGCATTTAACTCGTAGTATCAAAGCCGGCACCGCCACTGTTGGTGATGCTTCGAATAAAGATATTCTACGATTTTTTGATCAACAGATATTGAAGGGTGGATCGACGTTTGTTAATGACAATGCTGTAAATACGTATCGGATACGCGTTCCATTAAGTGGTCTGTATTTTGTTGGTGTAAGAGTAAGAACGGATACCTCCAATCAAATCACGTTGTCGATTGCGAAAAACTCATCGACCACAACATACAACAGCGATCTAACTTCTTCCAAATCAGGAGACTACATGAATTCCAGACAAACACAAGGTAGTGTCATACAAATGACAACCATTGTCGAATTGTTTGCAAATGAAACCGTCTTTGCCAGTGCAGATGGTGCAGTGGTAGTAGATGACAAGTCCGCTTTTTACGGATATATGATTTCCGGTTTAACCCCTCCTCCTCTACCAGTAGTAAGAACAACACCAGCCACACCAGCTCCGGCTTCTGCACCTGCACCTGCACCTGCACCTGCATCGGCTTCTGCACCTGCACCTGCATCAGCACCTGCATCAGCTCCGGCTCCGGCTCCAGCACCAGCTCCGGCTCCTGCACCAGCTCCGGCTCCCGCTCCAGCAAGACCGACAGTCACTCCGATGTCAGATTTGCAAAACTGTGTTATCAGTGGGGTGTCCGTTCCTGGATGGAAACAATTACCCAATTCTCAGGTATGTATTGCACCAGCTGGTCAGAGATGTTGTAATAAAACTACATACAATGGTCAAGATGCCTGTAATGCTAATTTTGGAGGTTATAATACCGATACCATGAATAATTGGCTCAATGGTTGCATTTATACAAATAAATTAATGGCGAACCAGGCTCTAAAGAATGACCAAACCATTCGTTCAACAAATGGGGAATATGTGCTGATGATGCAAGGAAGTGATGGAAACCCGGTCATATATGCTAGTGGAGGGAGAGTTGTCAAATCTATCTTGCCCGCCAGTGGAGAAGGTGGAAGTTTGTTTATGCAAGCAGACGGTAAATTGATCACTGTCACTAAAAATGGAAACGTAGTTGCATCAATTGATTTAGGATATCAACCAGGTAGCTATGCAGAATTAACAAATGAAGGGAGATTGGTGATTAAAAATCCTCAAGGAAATGTCTTACATACTGTGTAATGCGTATTTAAAAGGACTACATTCTAAATACAAAAATGGTCAATAATTTTCGTTTAGGTCTGGTTGATGATACACTCCGATTTGGGGATTACCACGTCCCCGATTTTTCTTCCATTCCCGAGACAGTCTGTGTCGATGTCGGAACCAATGTCGGAACCTTTATCTTGACCAATCATTCCAGATTTACTCACATTTTTGGATTTGAGGCTTCTTATGAGAACTTTCAGAAGTGCAACGACAATCTCAAATTACGTGGTATCCAGAACACAGTTCTCTTTAATTTGGCCGCGGCTTCAAAGACCGGAGAGTTGGTCAATATTCAGACCCATCTGTCCAAAGACCATGGTTCATGTTCGATTATCAAACACGAACATTGGCATTCAGAGAAATCACATCCGATTCTGAGTATCTCATTTGAAAACGTCTTTAAATTGATTGGAACAGACCATGTTCATTACATGAAATTGGATATTGAAGGTGGAGAGTATGATTTTCTGATGAATAAAGACTTGTCGAAGATTGATTACATTGGTATTGAAATGCATGGTCAAATCGGTGAAAAAAGAAAAGAGCTCCAGGAGTATCTTGAACGGTATTTTGTAGTGATTACGGATTATAATCAAAATTGTCCTTTTGATGAAAATTATGAGGTGTCTCTGATGAACCGGCGTTTGCTTTAAACAAGTTTTCTGATTTTGATTTTTTCTTTTAAATCAAAAATGTCTTTAAGTTGAAAAGTTTTAATTTAAAAAAAATGACCCGCAAGATTGTCGTCTGTTCGTATCCGGAAACGGATTTTGATTTGATGTTAAAATTTCTCAAAGAGACTGAGAAAAAGATTGAGTTACAAGACAAACAATTAATGGAAATCAATAACAAGGTGAATAAAATGGATAGTTTATTTTGGGATTATCTTACCTTGGTAAGTTAATTATTCATCTAAGACTTATTTCTTAGATGAACTGGATACTTTCTTCTTGGACGGAGAAGGCTTTTTGTATTGTATTACCTTCTTAGGTTGAACTTTTCTTGAAGATGTTGGCTCTTTTGGTCTTGGAGTTTTTACCAGCAGCTGCGGGTGCATTACGAGCATTTTACGGTTCGGTTGCTTCCATTTTGATTTAATCACTTAAGCGTAGGAAAACTAAAATTATTTGAAATACCCTTCTATTAGTAGGGTATTAAAGATTTTTAGGGTAAAATTTTAGGTTTCTCTAAGTTATAAGC